TCTCCATAGTACTGAAAACATTTAACATGATGTTCTTGTCAGTATTGTGTGAATAGAGTCGTACGTCTTTTTCGTATGTTCTGCTTTCGGTAGATAATTCGCCAAAAGTGTGTACGACTAGATTCTCATTCGAAGTAAAAAACGAATGAGTGGCAAATGCCTTGAGTGATCTTGCCATTTTGTAGTACCTTTAAAATTTTATAAAATATATAAATGGGGTAAACCAATTATGTTTAGAACAATAATTGACTTTCTATGGGAATGGATAGTCGGCAAGGAAGTCAAACCTGGTCAGGCTATCCGTCATCATAAAACTCGACTATTATTCTTTGTAGTATTGGTGCTGTCTTTAGCTTATAACGTCAAAATCACGGATCGATTCAATTCGTACTACGAAGCGTTCGAAGAGTTGAAGTCTCGTTATAGCTTGCAAAAAGGGAAAATTAAATCATTAGAAGAGGCCAACCAAAAGCTGATTGAATCAGTCAACCTATTAACAAATGGTAAGCCTCTCGAGTGTGTACCAGAAGCTAATAAGAATGTAGTCGTGCCGCCAGCTTTGCTTGGCATTAAACTACTGCCTCCTCAAGAGACAAAACATTAATTCAAATTCTTCTTGAATGAGGGAATCTATGAAAATGGATTCCCTTGTTATTTTTAGAAAGAATAAGAATGAATTATACTGGATTAGTCGTCTACTGCGACGGTGGTACCTTTAGAAAGAATCCTGGTTCTTATGGACGAGGATTACATTGGTATACTTACGATACCAACACCATTCAGAGAAAGTTTCCAATAGGAAACATCAACCCAACAACCAAAGGATATGCCACTAAGGATATTCCTACTGAGACCTTTCCTGCTTTTGACAGCAAAGAAGCGTTTATAGAAGCCGTAAAATCCGATAAGACTTATTTAGTCAATGTGACTTCTATTAAAGAACATGCTCAAGGATATCCGGATATCCAATCAAACAATGCAGCCGAACTACAAGCCATGGTGCGTGCATTTGAAGTCGTTTTAGAAACCAAAGCAGACATTACGCTAATCTACAGCGATTCTCAATATGTATTGCGTGCTATTGGTAGTTTGGATAAGCTAAACAAATTTCAATTCTGTAATCCCAATACAGGCACTCCCCTTTCTAATCAACACATCTTAAAAGAACTCTATCGCTTACAAATTTTAATCAATGAAGCCAATCTAAAATACATGGCTAAATGGATTAAAGGACATGGTGATGCAAAGAATGACGATAGAACTCAATCTTCTATTCCGAATCTCTTTGCCGATGAAATGGCTTCCATTGCGGCTTCACTCTCTAATAACTTATTTTATTTAAGTGAAGACAATGATCGTCATGAACGGGAAATTACTTTTGATGATTTAGCCAATGAAAGAAAGCCTAAAAAGATACATCCTTTCTTGAATAATAAAAGAATGTATTTGGGATTTACACCACGTAAAAATAAAGAGATATTTTTTGTAGGGAATCCTGGTGACATTAATCAGGATAAGAAAATTGAAAGACAAATCGTTATTGACAGCAAAACCAAAGAAGAAATCGTCATTAAACGAAAGGTAAACGTACCCATTGACATTTACACAGGCAAGATGATTGCGGATGCTCAAGTAGGTGTCGTGGTCGTAGAGGGTGGGGACCCTATCGTAAACCTCATTGAAGAAGTCCAAGAGAAATGGATTATGCAGCATTATGCACATCCAGAGATGATGTATTGTCTTTACATGAATACCGTATCGGATAGTAAAACATACGCGAATCTCTTAAAGCATAAAGAGCTATGGATTTCTCGCAGTTTCGGAACACCCAATCTAGAAACAGTAGATGGAAAAGTGTTGACGTATATTAACGATCCTGTGTATCTGGCTATTCGTAATTTCGATAACTTTGAACAACTCTATTTACAACTAGAGTACTACCGTTCTAAGCATATTGCAATACGCGAAATGGATATCACAGAACTTCTATATGATACACACGAGTGTTCCGTCAATAAAGACTTCAGAGGAGATCAGAAAGAGAAAGCGATACTCGGAAAGAGTCTTAAGAAAGAAATTGGAAGTGATTTTAAATCATTGACATTAGAAGCCGAATTCGGTGAAGAAAATACAGTGAAAAGAAAAATCATTTTAACCACAGGGGTGGACTTACTAAGCAGAAATCAATTAAAAAGTATTGAGACTGAAAACCCTTCTGTGAAATTACTTTCTTGGCACCATTCTGGGAATCTTTACTCCTTCGCAGTTTTTATAGAAACACACAAGAAAACAGAAAACGGTTTACAAACTAAAGATTATGGTATTTGGCGAGGAGTATATTCTTCGCAAATCCTGATCGAATGATTTGGTTATTTTTAATTTTGTTTTTTCTATAAAAAGGTTATGGATTATGAAAACTCTGTTTGCTTTTCTAACCTATCTTTTACCAGATAGAATGATAAGAACTCTGTTTTTATCGTCCCTTTATCGTCAGCTATTCAAAGTTCGTACTTTAGACCATGGTGTGTATCACCGCGTGAACAAAATCTTGAATGTTTGTGAACGTGATCATGCATTAGGCCTAGGTATGGAGTTAAGTAAGTCTTTTTGGAATGGTGAAGAACTCAAAAACATTGAGACTGAATTGACGAAGAATGGACGATATGTTCTGACCGAAAAAGCGAAGAAGGAAATGGTAGACGATATTTTAGCGAAAACCCCTTCTTGGTTAAGATACAACTTATCCAGCATGAAGGAAGATATCGGTAAGATGTTAGACAACTATTTCCGCTTATCCAACGCTTAACACAATAAAACTGTAAGTATACTCCCCTATCCTCACGAGGGATAGGGGAGTATTACTTTTCTGTATGTTATTCTGGTACGTTAGTGAGGTTGCCATCACCTTGTTCACGATGACGGTGAGTCGAGTAAGCAATACCATTGACAATGACATCACCACGAACTTTCATGACACCTTGCATTTCCATACCACTACCATAGCCACCAGGTTGACCAAAGATACCACCGGTAATGCCATAGTTACCTTCATGAGCATGAGTAGGCGCCATGGTATTCCATCCTGCTTTATACTCACCATGCTTACGAGTAGATTCTTCCGAAATGTTATTACCTGCTTTAATGCTTACATTGGAGTCAGCTTGAGTAGATATATTATCGCACCCAATATTAATATTGCGCTTATTAATCTCGATAAAAGCCCCTTCAGCAGTTTGTAAGCGCACAATGCTATTAGCAGAATCAATAAAGAAGAAGTTCCCAATGTCATCTTTAATATCCACCCTTCCTTCTTTGGCATCTACGCCAATGTGATAAGCCCATTTTTCACCATCTGATTTTGTGGTATTAATCAATACGGCTTTCTTACGTCGAGTCGAAACCATTTGTGTCCAATCTGTATCCGGACCAGACTGCACATTCTCATCTCGAGTATTAGAAAAGCCTATTACTTTCTCTTCTAGTTTTTCAAAGTTATTGGTATTAGTAGTAGTCTCCCAATAGAAGTAATCGGTATTGGCTTTACGATAGAGTTGGACTTCTGCACCACGACGTACATCAGGAGCAGTCTTCACATTAGGATCACGACAAATCCATTTAGCAGTAATGGTATTCGATGTTTGCACCTTTACGACACTACGTCTACCAAAGCTATCGATAATTTCAGACTCGTAATCTTCTACTTGGTCGACTACTTCACCATCTACTAAAGGAAAGATAGAAGTCGGTAGTGCAGTGATAATATCCGAATTAGGATCTTTATTGACGGCTACAATACCCAAAGAGTAAGGAATAAGATTATTCAAGTTTTGCATCATTTTCTTTTCCAATTCAAATTAGTTAAGATCAATCATATTCTCTGAATAATTAACCCTAATCAAGAGAACATCATGAAGATTATTTCCTTAGAACTAGAGGGAGCCATTCGCTTAGAATTAAGCGGAATTAAGAATTTAAAGATTACCCCAGAAACCAGTATTACTGCCATCATTGGGAGTAATGGCAGTGGTAAGTCATCCTTACTGCATTACTTATCTCCACTACCTGCTGATAAAGCAGACTTTACCAAAACAGGTTATAAGAAAATAGTATTAGAAAAAGAAGGGGTCAAGTACGTATTGACATCTGACTTTAAAGACAATAAACATTCTTTTGTCATTGAAGCGACAGGTGAAGAATTGAATGTAGGTGGTACCCAAACCATGCAGAATCAATTGGTACAAGACTACTTTAATTACAATAAGAATATTCACCAATTACTCACTGGTAAAGAACGCTTTACTTTAATGTCACCTGCTAAACGTAAAGAATGGTTTACGTTACTTTGCGATACGGATTACTCTTATGGTTTAAAAGTATTTGGTAAAGCCAAAGACAAACAAAGAGATGCTCAAGGCGCCATTAAAAGAATGCGCCAGCAAATCATCTCTTTAACCAATGATCAAGAAGAAGATCAATCCGATATCCCGAATAACATTTTACAGTTAGAAGAGAAGATTGATACTTTAAGAACCATCGCACCTTTTAAGAAAGAGTATTCAGATCCTCAATTTGAATTTAATTTAAAAGAGAAGATTAAGCATACTACGCTAGAAATCAAGGACAGTAACCAAGATTTAAAACTCTCTAAAAAGAAAGTATTGAATCGTTGGATGACCGAAGATACTTTAGAAGACCTAACGAATCGTAAAGAAGCAATGTACGAGAAGTTAGTCAAACTGAAACAACAGTATGCTTCTAAAGTAGAAGAGTATACAGAAACAGAAAATCGTTTAGCGAACATGAAACTCTCGTCAGAAGAAGAGTTTAAATCCATTCGAGATAAACGAGACGAATTAAAACAAGAAATACAAGAGATCATTAAAACCGATGAATCTATTCTTAATATTGATAATGCTCTATTTCAAGAGAAAACTTATCAAGATAATCGAAACACGATTGACACTACCTTAATGGCTTTATTCAATATTCAGTCTCCTAGTCTTTCTACCCAATTGATAGAAGAGACAGAAACCTTATTGAATGGTAAGAAACAACTCTTAAGTGAATCTTCCTTTCGTTTAGTAAAAATCAACGAGAGATTAGAAGCATTTAAAGAGAAAGAGAAAGAAGCTAAAGTCTCTTGTCCCAATTGTCATCATCAGTTTCATCCTGGATTAGAACCTGAAAAGTACAATCGATTAAAAGAAATCTTAGAGAATGAAACCACCAATAATGTTAAGTTAACTGAAGAAGTGAATGAGTTAAATGACAAACTCAATCAGCTAAACGAAGACATGAATCTGGTAAGGCAGTTTTCTCAGCTCTGTAAAGCGTATCCTGAGCTTTTAGGAGAAATTGGTACCGAAGTACTCAAACAGAAGTACTACCTCTCACAGCCCAACTACGCGCAAGTAAAACTACAAGACAGAATGTACAAAGTTTCTTTAAAAATCAAAGTCGATCGTTTACAGGAACAAGTGACTGAATTAGAGAAACAATTGAACAGTATTTCTTCAGTCGATGAAAAATACTACAATGAAACTAAAGAGCATTTGTCTAAACTAGAAACACTCTCTAATGCTTTACACGAAGAGATTCAAGAGAACCTAGTCGTCTATAAAGATCTCTTAAAAGCGATAGAAGACATTACGCAATTTCAAAAGCATAAAGAGTCTCTTTCTAATCAATTAGAAACCTATAATGCTTTAGAATTAGAGTTAGCAGAATACTTATTGTATAAGTCTGCTAATAGTGTTATTACGACTTACAGAGAAGATGTCTATCGTCTGTCTAAGAAACAATCTGAAATCGAATCTAAGAGACAAACCATTCAGCTATTAGAAAAACAAGTCGATACTTTATCCAATGAATTGAAAGTATGGGATGCAGTATTAGATGCGCTCAACCCTACAGATGGGTTAATAGCAGAAGGACTCTTAGGATACATTAAAATCTTCTTAGCCAGAATGAATGGATTGATTGCTTCGATTTGGACATATCCATTAATCATTCATCCGTCTAAAATGTCAGAAGAATCTGAAACAGAACTCTCTTATCGATTCCCCATGACTGTAGGGATTTCAGATAAACCTAAGAATGACGTTAATCAAGGTTCAGACGGGATTTGTGAAGTAATCGATTTAGCCTTTAGAATGGTAGCCATGAAAGCTTTAGGATTGAAAGGATATCCTTTATACTTAGATGAATTTGGTCGTACATTTGATAATAAGCACAGAGAGAATGCACTACGATTAGTAGAGCGTTTATCGGAAGAGTTTATTGAAGATCAAATTTTTATGGTTTCGCATTCTTTTATGGAATATTCGGTATTAAACGATGTAGCATTCTGTGTACTATCAGAAGACAACATTGTGTTACCACCTAAGAACATCAATCAAGGTGTCGTGATTACACGGCACTAATTTTTTAAGGAGTAGAACATGTCTCAAGAAACAAGCATGACTCAGGAAAATATTCAAGAAACAACCAAAGAAACAGCAGAATATCGAGAACTGCAAGAGCATTTGGATATCATTAAAGCACTCACTGATCGTGCTCGTAAAGACTTGATCGACTGCATTAAGACAATTGCTTCTCGTGATAAAGAAACTTTGACTGAAGCTGCTAAAAGCTTGGCTAAGAACTTATTAGCTGTTGAACGGTATTCTGGTAACTTGGCTAAAGAATTGGTAACAGAGAAAATCATCAGTTCTTCTTTGGTAAAAGCTTTGGATAACTTGACTAAACCTCAAGAAGAAGTAGAAGTACCTGAAGAGCCTAAAGCTAAGTCTATTAACATCATTCATCCTGATGCGGATGAGAATGTGGTCGCTCGTGGAGAGATTCCTTCAGTACAACAAGCAGATGATTTGGCATTTAAAGAAGATGAGATTGATGAAATCATTTATGGTAACGAAGAAGCGAAAGAATCTTCTATTGATGAAAAGGTAACTGAAGCATTTGATAAAGTAGGTACTTTGGTAAAAGAGACTAAAGAGACCGATTATCAGAAATGGGTAGCAGATATTAAAGAACATCTGAAACGTGATACTGTGCGTTCTATCTTGGATCGTAAAGTCTACTTCATGGCTTCTAACCCAGTCATCAACGAAACGCCAGTTACCGATGATCCTAATCGTGTAGATATTACTCAATACATCGAAGTGATTGATGCGGAAACTCTGAAATATATCTTGATTGAACGTCATGCTAAAGGTGTAGATATCAAAGATACCATTCTCTTCGAAGTAGACGATCAAGATGTGGTAGAAGATCATGTATTCGGTCGAGTCAATCGTCATCGCTATGTCGGTCCAGATAACAAACTGACTACCTTAGCGAAGAGTCTGATTAAAGATATTCCGAATCAACATGCATTCCATCATCCTTACATCGTCTCTTCTGCTGACTGCTAATTAACTCATTCTAGACATACGTCTACACAGTCCTATGACTGTGTAGACTATGGACTATTTTGATTAATTTTAAAAGGAATTTGTTTCATGAATCCTAAGCGAAAAGCAACAATAGAAAGATGTGTAAACTTAGTACAGAGTATGTTGCCTAAATCGAATAATGGTGAGATTACGCGTAAGTGGTTAGAATCTTTAACTGATAAAGAATTCGATGAACTCATGATGAAGTTTGCCAATGGTGAAGAGTTTTTACAATTGATTACTCCAGTAGGTGAAGATGACTTTCGCCTAGATACCGATACTCTACAGAAAGTAGCCGATGAAAATGGGGTTAATCTTTATCATCGTATCTGGATTAAAGACGATGAAGGTGGCTATGAACTCTCTAATAAAAAATCCATGGTGATTCATCTACCGATTCGTATTCAACAACAATTGATTGCGAAGAAAGTCTCTATTCCTAAAGACAATGACCACATTGATGTCTTTACTGGACAAGTGACTTCTAAAGACTCTAAAGCCGCTCGTCTCTCTTATCCTGAAGTCAACTCTCTATTGGCTATGGGTTTAACCAAAACTGTAGAAGAAATGATGCACTTTAGGGGTGGTTCTGAGAATGGTGTGCGCTTGATTGAACAATCCATTATGCAAATGGGTCGAGCTTCTGCGAATGCTCTTAAACCTTATACCGGTAATGTGGGTTCTACGGTTATGTTGCATTCTTACTTAACTGCCATGATGTTAAGAACCACACTCTTAACTAAAGTCGGTACGGCTTAAATATTAAAAAGGAAATCTCGTCATGTATCAAATAACACAGGAACAAGAAGAAGCATTAGACAATCTTTCTAATCAGAATGAAGAAGTCGAGAAAGTATTATTGACTTTAGAATTGATTGAAGAAGACAAAAAAGAAATTGCTCGTTTAAAGAGCCTAGAAGACAATTTGGCGGACTTTCGCTCTTTAGAATGGAAATACCTCAGAGCCTCTGCAAGACTGCTGTCACGCTATCCTGAGGGTGTTCTAGCAAGCCATAATCAATTGGTTAAAGATGTCTTTGAACGTTACAGTGTTACCGACTTCTTAAAAGTCGATATTATGCAATCTTACTTAAAACGAATTGAGAATAATCATTCCCAATATAAGCAATACTTATTGAGTCTCTATGCTTTACTAGAATTAGAAGCAGAAGATGAACTGCATTACTTCATGGTGAAAATATTCCAATTAAGAGAAGCTCATGCTGTATTCAATAATGATACGAGTTATTACCGAGATCTTTTAAATGAGAATATCTGGTTACGCGTATTGCTGGTTCAAGCATTTCTATTGGAAATGAATTGTTTGGATAAGATTGAAGCTTTGATGATTGCCAATGGACCTAGAGCATGAAACCAACAACTAAACCTAAGAAACATGGTTTATTGATTGATTTAGATTGTCTCTTTGATACACGATATGCTGTCTTAAAGGAAATGGATCCAGAGAAAGCTGATGACCTTTTATTGAAAGGTTATTATTTACGAGACAGAGATGAATTTCCGAATATGGTATTGCCAGAATTCAGAGAACGTTATCAGAAGAGAGATGTCAATACTTTAAAGAATTCTCTACCTACAGCTTTACTCTTTCGATTAGGAGCTATTGTAGGGGACTATATTGTAGAATTCGGTAAAGAAGGAAGACTTTTGAATCCTGAATTGATTCTGAACATCTATCCTTATAAACTGACACCTGAAGAAATCAATACCATGGTATTGTGTTTGAAAATCCACATCAACCACATGATGCCTGTACGAGTCATCAATAATGATCCTTTATCGATTACACCTAATTGGTTAAAAGATAATGTCACTTTCTTTTATCTCTATAACTGGTCAGAATGGATTACTCGATATTCCATGGAACTGGCTTCTAATCGATTAGACGATGTGTGTATTGTAGCTCCAGCTATTATGCCACTGTCTATTGACGAAGGACGAGAACAAGTAAAAGAATTAGAGAAAGATTTACGATCTCAATTTACTAGCTACGTTGAAGTAACTGAAGAGTTATCCGATATGGATTTCTTTAAAACCACTTCTTCATTAGTGAAGTTCTTTATTGGTTTAGAGTTCTTAGAAGCGCGAGACTACTGTATTGCTATTCCGGATGCAGCAGAAGTTCCTAATGTGAAGTTTGATTACGATCAATCCAAAAGCATTATAACATAATGAATGAATACTACTCTCCTCTCCTTTATCAGGGAGAGGAGAGTAATGTTTTATGTTTACAAGAATGTCAAGAGATTAAAGAAGTATGCTTGAGGAATCCTTAATCTGTTTGTAGGAATTCCAGCATCATTCAAATAAGTATTCTTATCCATAATCCGATAGGAATTATAGAAACGAACGTGATATTGACAATCTGCTGTTTCTAACACATACCTATCCACATCTCGAATAGCAACATATTCTTCAAATTTACCTAAACGAGTCATCATGGGTAAGATAGGTTTCGTATCAGTCAGATAGTTATTCGGAATATTTCTTTGTTGAGGATAAGTAATCTCTTTAAAGATTTCTGGATTATCCAACAAGACAATAAAAGAAGTAGAATGCTTTAAGTAATCCACAATAAACTCATCTGAATAGATGTCTCTCAAGATAACGTTTCTATCACCATAGGTTTTGTGGAAGAAGATATCTGCCATGTCTAAGTCATCTGCAGAAGCATGGACTCGTTCTAGCAAAGGAATGTTTTTAAACTTCACTTTAATCGCACTATTAGAAATCAGAGTAAAGACATCAAAATCCAATACATGCAAGTAACCACCTAGAACTAACATTACAGTCTTATTGGAAACATCTTCACCAATATCAATCACGCATTCTGAGTAATAACCTACTTTCTCATTTAACTTAGAAAGCATATCTTCTTTAATGTCAATTTGTTTTACAGAACCTAAGTTCTCAAAACTAATTGCACCAATACAATGTTTCTTTCTACGACGAATGGTTTTATACCCATCCGTTACCCACAATCCTTTACTATTCGCATCGGTTTGGTGTAAGAAACCATTTACAGTAAACAATACATGTTTCTGTAGATCAATGGGATCGACACCTTCTTTAGTAATAAACAAATCATCGTAGTTAAACTTACGACTTAAGTCATCATCCGATAGTTTTCCTTTAGCTACTGGAATGACTTTAAAGTGATTAGATAATACTTCTTGATAGATTAAACCTTTTCTACCTAAGTTCACTTTTAAGTTAGTATAGTTTAAACGAGTTTCACCAATACTCTCTAACCATTCTTCAATCGTCTTAGATCGATCCATGTGTGGAAAGTATTCGTCTAACAATACTACCCCTTTTTCTTTACTGTACTTATTCGTCATTTCTAAACGAATAGAGCTATATCTTTTATACAAATTTTCAATCGTTTCGCCTAAAGGAATCTTCTCCCATAATGCGATTTCACCAATGACTTTGCCAATCGCTCGGTTGATCTCGTAATTCATTTTATCGATTACCTCAGTGGTTGATAGAGAATCGCAACTTAATATGACGATCGCTCTGGATATAAATTTTAAATAAAGTTTATATAATATTTAGCTAAATATTATTTTCATATTTTCAAGGAGATTAAAAGATGGCGGTACAGAATTTACCTAGCTATACTTTCGATCCACATGCCCGTGTACCGGCTAATCTCATCACTAATGAACGCCATACACTGACTCCTAAAAATGGATATACTTTCCATTACATCATACCGGATTACGCTCCCTTTTACATTAAAGATTTAAAAGTCTATAAGAAAACCCAACAAGGTGCGAAAACTTATTTAGTAGAAGGTGTAGACTTTGTAGTAGGATACGAATTCCTACAAGCTGTTAACTCTACAGGTATTCCGGTTTATGGTGCGATTTCTTTTATTAACAGAAATCTTACAGGGGATATCTACTTAGATTATCGTACGGTAGGTGGTGCTTGGACGATTAGTCAGAATAAGATTGCAGAAATCATTGCTGACTTACAATACAATCCTGTCATTACCACTTGGGAACAAGTTGCTAATATTCCTTATCAATTCCCACCCACGGCACACTCACATGATATTCAAGACATGACTTCCTTTGCCGACTTACTCAATGTTCTACGACGTTTGGGTGAGAATCTGCGAGGTGGAGGCGGTAGTGTTAACCAACAACAAATCATCGATATTGTTGAACGTACTTTAGCATCAGGTGGTAAAGCTCAGGTAGGATTGAGTAATCTTAGAAACTTAGAAATTCTTCCTCTAAATAATGGCAACAACAATACCGATAACTACTATGTCACTCCACGTGGTGTACGAGACATTATCAATGCTGTTGCCATGCCTGTTATTAACCAGCACATCAATGCCCGTGGTAATGTCCATGGTTTAGTAGCGGCTGATATTGGTGCAGTCACTCAAGCCGATATTGATTCACGTTTGGCTACTAAGCTAGGTAAAGGTGAGAAAGCGGCTGATACCATTTTGTTCGATGGTCGTAACAGTCAACAATTAAAGACTTTCGTATTGGATGGTACCTCTTCTAATACCGCTAAGTTCAATGGCTTAACCTATACTGAAATGGTAGAGGATGTAAAGAATCGTTTGAATGCGATTCTCTCTACTCAAGGTGGGGACAATGTTACGAACTTAGCTGCTCGCATGTTGCAACTGACTGCAGGCGATACCAATAAGTTTGGTAATCGTACCCCTGAACAATTTGCGACTTGGCTTTTAGCAAACAACAATATTAATGCCACGACTTTAAATGGCTTAACCAAAGACAATCTGATTAATGAAGCGCGCTCTAATGTGAACGCGACTCAATTGAATGGCTTGTCTTCTACCCAACTGATTGCTCAAGCCAAACAAAACGTCGATGCTGTCTCTATTGGTGGACGTAACTTACAGCAATTGCTCTCTGATGCGAAACAAAACGTCAATGCTACTCACTTAGGTGGATCGACTAAAGAGCAAATCATTGCTGATGCGAAGAACAATGTCAATGCCGTACAATTAGACGGTAGGACTGCTCAACAGATTATCGATGAAGCACGTCGGAATGTGAATGCAACGACCATCGGTGGTAAAACGATCGAAGCCTTTAAAGCAGAAGTCGCCCAAGGTGTACGTGCAGCAGCTACGACGATTGGTGGTTATACTGTTCAACAAATCATTAATGAAGCAAGATCTTCCGTCGATGCAGAACGCTTTGGTGGTTTAGATAAAGAAGCCTATAAAAACTATGTGCTTTCTGCAGGTAATATTAATGCTGCGACAGTAGGTGGATTCAGTAGAGAAAGATTAATTACTGAAGCTCGTAAAGCCGATACTTTAGGTGGTTTGACTAAAGACCAATTACTCACTCAAGCTAAGGCTAATGTGAATGCAGCTACCTTAGGTGGTAAGACATTACAACAAGTCATTGCAGATGCAAAAGCAAACGTAGTAGCTACTAATGCTTCTCGTTTAGAAGGTAAAACCGTACAAGCCTTAACGAGTGAGATTACTGGTTTCATTTCTAACGTCATGGACGACACTAAAGTCCACATGGGTAATGGTGTCAATCAACATGCAGTAGCGACTCAGAACAGTGCTAAAGTCAATGTAGTTAAGATTGGTAAAACGACAGAAGATTCTGGTTTACCTGCTGTGACTATTGATGCTGTCGATATGGGTAAGATGTTCATGTATCGTAAAGCATTAACCAACGAATCCATTAATGACTTGAAACAAACTGCTGATATTGGTATTTATTCTCAAGCTTCAGATTCTGCTGCCGGTACCAACTTAGGTTATCCTGATCGTAAAGCAGGTACACTCTTAGTATTGCCTGCTGCTTATACAGTACAACAATGCTACTTTGTTTGGAATGAAGGTGCAATATTCTCTCGTTATGCAGAACGAAATGGTACTTGGTCTAGCTGGTCACGGACCGGTGTGGATCCAAGTAAGATTTCACATTCTATTAATGGTAATGACCAGTCTAAGATTGCTTCTGAAAAAGCAGTAGGTGATTTGAGAGCATTCTTCATTGATTCTCGTACAGGAAAAATTAAAGAAGAATTGATCCCTGCACCAAAATGGCAGTAATACTTTGAATGGCTATAGAGTAGTGGCCACTACTCTATAGCTTTTACTTTTGCATTTTTAATTAAACGTTTAATTAAGGAAGTCAACATGGCAAATCAAACCCCAAACCTTAAGGTTCGGTACGAATTTGACCAATCGGGACGAAACCCGAATAACTTGGTGAGTAATGAACAACATACCACCACACAACGACTCAGAAAAATCATTGTACCTCATTACGGACATTTCTATAATGATTCTGTAGTATTGACAGAATTACCTTCTGGTCGTGAAGTACCGAGAAGTGATTACTTCTTTGAAGATCCTTCAGAAGTGATTGCATTGAAAACTGGTCTTGCTGCTTCTATGGTCATTGTGGTGACCAACAGTAAATTAGGTAATAAGTTTGCAGTCTCTTATCAAGCAGTCGGTGGTGAATTTAGTGGAGCTGATGTAAAACTATTGGCTCGTAAGTTAGAAGATTTAAATCATGATAATCGCCCTGTAGAATGGGAGAACATTCGTAATAAACCTTCTACATTCAATCCTGCTGATCACCGACATCCTATTTACCAAACTTTCGGTTACGAAGGATTGATCTATATTGTAGAGCGATACATTCGCGCTGTATTGATTGGTGATGAAGCTTCTCACGATGTCATCTGGGATGAATTGAAAAAGATTCGTCAACTGATTAACTCTACTGTAACACCTGTCATTAACGACTTTAACAACTACAAGATTTCTCAAGAAGAAGCTTTACGTTTGTTAAGAGAAGCGATGCGTCAGTTAGACACTAAACTGACGGGTAAAGATACAGAACTCAATGACAAGCTGGAACAGCATAAACGTGCTTCTAATCCACACAACATCACGCCTGGATTGATTGGTGCGCCTACTAATCAACAGATGAATGATGAAATCGATGCTTTGCGTCGTGAATTGAAAGCTTTGATTGCAGGTCAACACACCAAAGAACAAGTAGACTTAAAGGTTAATAACTTACAGAATATCTTGAATCGTTTGCAAGACACGAAACTGGATAAGACTGCTCGTGCTGCCGATACGACTTTATTCATGGGTAAAACCTACGATGCGGTGAAAACAGAGATTTCTGATAAAGCATTAGAAGACCATAAAGACGACTTCGTACACATGGGTACAGGAGTCGGACAAATTCGTCCTGTCGGTACTGGTGCTAACATGACCAATGTCGTCAAGATTGGTAAAGATACGGGTAATAAATTAGTGAAGGTGTCTGTAGATACTGACGACTATGGTACCATGTATAACTTCCGTGGTACGTTCGACCAAGACTTGAGTCGTTTGTTTAAATTAGAACACATCGGTATCTGGAAGATTCCTGGTAATACTACTGAGGCCCCGATTACCGCTCCTGGTACTTTATTTGTAGTACCTGGTAACTTAGGTGTGATGCAAATCTTCTATCCTGGCACAGATGGTAGTAACAATACTGAAAACGTTTATCGTCGATTCTCTACCGGTGGTAACATCTTTACCAATTGGAAAGGTGTAGCCGATTATCGTAGTGCGATTTCGCATGAGAAATCTGGTAACAACCAAACCAAGATTGCCTCAGAGAAAGCTTTAGGGGATGTCAATCGTGACTTAACCAATACCATTAACAATGACGTTAAGAATGTCTTGAAAGAGAACATTCTGAAGTATGTCGATGGACAAACGACTTTGGATCGTCAAGCGATCAGTAAAGCTTTGTTTGGTAAACCTTATAACTTAGGTATTGGTAGTGCGGCTGTTGTGAATAGACAGTTTGCTAACTTGAATGTAGATAATACTCAGGTTACTCGTCGTGTTACAGAACTCTTTGGTTCTGAACAACCTAAGTTAACTCGTGAAGTCATTCCGATTTCTTCTGTAGAATCTAACATGATTCGTTGGAATAACGATGGATTGTATTATGGTAATGTACCAGATGAATTGACGAAGAATCTGTATGTTGATCCGACGAGTGGTGTGGATGAACCGATTACTGAAACCAATGGTCGTGGTACCCGCAATAAACCATTAGCGACTTTAGCTTATGCTCTGACACAAGGCCCTGCAGGTGTGAATCGTACGATTTACTTAGCTGAAGGTAAAGAGCATAAAGTCGGTCGTAAAGCCACTGCCATTACTGCTAGTGGCATTTCTTACGAGAGTACGCCACAAAACCATCAAGCTCTCGATATTGCTTATATTCGTGGTGGTCGGGTCGTGATTGACATCTATGGTCCTCGTATTGATGCGATCTATAATGGTTTTCAGTCTTCTCGTGACTATACTGATTCGGTTATTTCTGAAGATCGTACTAAAGCATTAAAAGTGAAAAACATCGATACTCGTTTGACTTTCCAAGGTATTCGCCACGATGGTAGTGTATACTTACGCAATAATCCGAAGAAAGCATTACACTTGACTTGTTTAGAGTTTATCGGTGTACCTGATGTTATCTTTAAGAACTTAACGCTAGTAAACTATACGGATGACCGTACTATAGTCAATACTGCGATTACTGATCACGACTATGTCGTATCGGAAGATGCTCGTTTCAATCGTTTACAAAGCGCGAATATCTCTTTCAATAATTGTTGTTTCAATACAGGTGAAGCTTACCAAAACAATATTCAATCTTTCTATCCTGTTTTCATGAAGACTTCTGAGTCCTATAAGAACTTGTCTTTCTATTCTAATCGATTGGAAAGAGACTTTGTTTGGGGTAAAGGTTTGATCATTGCTTACAATAGTAACAACAGTACGATATTAGCTCGTGAAGGCGTGTCCTTACCTAGATTCTTCGACATCAGTGGTGAAAACTATGCTGTTGTAGATGATAATGTAACATACTTCACTGGTATGAAAGTAGGTAATGGTGAGTATGTAAACGTACGTACGAACTTCTACCCAAGTGAAGAGAAATCTTTGAATGTGTTAAAACGCACTACAGGGAATGTCGCTACTCAAAAAGCAGATATTGAGATTGATTCGGATGGTAAAGTCTATTGTATTTTCTTTAATACGACTTCAAGACAATTACAACGAATTCAAATTCATCCTGCTCGTTGGGCTGGTTAAACATAAAACAGTATACTACACTAGGTCGATAAGACCTAGTGTAGTATATTTTGTTTATCCAATTAATTGATGGGTACAATAGATGTCTTCAATACGCAATCTTGGATTACGCTTAATAAGCCAGTTAATGGCTACATTTCTACTAGATTTCCTATCGTCCACAACTTGAGTATTAAATACTAAAGTATCGCCATTTCTAATATCCAAGTTACTTACATCATGCACAAGATAAGGATTGTATTGATAGTTTAAACTGTATATGTAGGCAGAACGTTCTCTAACTGAAGTATACGAATAACTGTCTTGAGGATAATTAATGTAACGACTACTGGCATTTACAGCAATAATTCGACCATCTCTCCATAATTCTACTCTGTCGTAAACATATCGACATTTCTCAAGACCTTCGTAATGGGTAACGAGATAAGATGGTTTAAAAACAAAATCCTTTACGACAAGGCTATGCTTGACATTAGGTACACCACCATCGTGTTCAGTCCAACCGTACTCGGGACCTACTATATCGTTAGATATTTCTTCTGGCGTAGGTACTTTTCTACTCAGTTCAGGATAGACTCCGTAGTTATCATCGTAGATAATTTCAGTAACTTCCAGAACGACAGCCATCGCGTCACCAGAGTCACCAGTGGTACGAACACGTAGTTGAAGAATCAGATCATCAATAGGTTTGTCTGACAAGGTTATGCTGTTACTGGTAAAATAAAACTCATCTTCATGATTACCTGGCCCTAGACCTCTTTCTGTCGTTTGTGCTAATATCACTCCAGTATTTTTATGTATTAACAATGCTGAAACAAATAGACCCTGTACGCGAATACGGAATTGTTTTCTTAACTTAAATCCTCTTACGTTTCTAGCGACTTTTGGAAGCAAGAAATGAACAGTAGCAATACCATTAGCGAAAATCGGATCGAACTCAGCAGTATTAGTATTCACTCGGTTATTTAACGAAGGATTGACCCGTCCTATGTTTGCTTCTTTCTTAAAGTACTTCACACCACCTTGTGCAGGAGGTGGAGGATCAGGTAAACGATAAACATATTCTTTTCTTTGCTGCGCTTCTTCAGCATGATCTAATACTCTTTGATACCATCTTTTACATATGGTATTAAATTCAGTTGTACCCACAATAGAATTCTTAACCGTATTGAAATCAATCATGTTAGGATTACCATTACTTAAAGTCGCATAAACGTCTTTTTCAGAATACTTACGACTACCTTTCATGATGGTAATTTTATATTTAGCTAATCTAGAGGCATTCTGAATAGCTTGAGTAAAAGTACCTAATAAGTCATCGAATGTAATGTCACCTTCTTGGTCTTGGAATTGGTCTAAACGAATATAGTCATGCATTGTCATGAGTCCATAATCACTATTCGCAAAGTTCCAACCCAGACTATTGAAGAAAGAACCATGTACATCCGTATTACGAGTGGTTTCAGGATCACCTGTAATAATATAGAAGTAATCTTTAGAATACTTAGGTAATAAATTCAATCTTTCTAAAAACTGTTTATTAAACACATCCAATACAGATTGTTTGGTAATCAATTCATCTGTTTTATCAGTCGTTTCTTTAACAGTAGAAATCACTTCGTCAGTAACATTAATACTGTCACCATTTTCTCCAATCATCTGGATAGTAGCTGGAGAAGCTTTTCTAACCGTAATTTCCATTTTCAATATTCCTTATAAATAATAGAATTTTAAAAGTCGTATAAGACTAGAGTCATATGGAAAAATGTGGTTGATTTTATGAAATCCTTGCTATTTCGACTTATTTATTAAAAAGATTAAAAGGAACTTTAAATGATTGTTGTTAACAATTATTTAACCGAAGGTGTGAGCTTTTCGGATGCCATGGATAAAGCATTGCAGGAAGCTCATAATCAAAATGACTTCGTCTTGATTCAAGAAGGCGAATATAAAATCGATCGCACGATTAAAATGACCAATACTCTCTATCCTAATTGTCGTGGTATTATTGGTGTTGATCGTAAGAAAGTAAAGATCTGGACAGATCGTCCTCAAACTGAAGATTGGGATCCAGAAACTAACTTAACCGATGCACGTAATGATGCATTAATCTTAGTAGAACGTTTGAATGATAAAGTCATCTCTGCTTTGACTTTACAATACAAAGGTGAGTTCTATCGTCCAGGTGTCACTTACTTTGGTGCAGTCAACGGTATCTACTTAGAACACACTAACCATTGTAAAGTTTCTAACGTAGAAATCTCAGGCTGTAACCGTGCCGGTGTATTCTTGAATACCACTGATGTAGGTATTGTAAACTATGCCAAAGCAGGTACTATGGCAAACAAACACTACTACGAAGGCTTACATCCTAAAGACATGGGATTACCTAAAGCTAACGTAGTGACTAACTGTATCTTGCACCACAATCGTGTAGCCGGTGTATTAGCCTGCTGGCAATTAGATTTCTTAGCCAAAGGTAATCACTGCTATCGTAATGGTCACGAGAAAGACGGTGGTACAGGATATGGTATTACCATGTCTAGTGGTACGGTAAACTCTAACTACCTGATTGAGAAAAACTTAGCTGAGTACAACTATCGTAAAGGTTTAGACGTACACGATGGTTGGGATGGTGTCATTACCGATAACCAAGTCTACTGTAACCGTTTCCATGGTATTGCTGTAGAACACCGTGGATATCCTGGTAAGAACTGTATCATTACCAAAAACGATATTGACTTTGATCCAGAGTTCCGTTTAGAGCGTGATGACAATGTACCAGAAGGTCGTGCACTGAACCTGAAACAAGACTACTATCAACAACGTGCTATTCGTATTGAATTGATGCCTCAAGAATTCCAAAAATGGGGTAATCAAGTACGTGACCCACGTTATGTAGTCGAAGGCAATAAAGTACGTGGTCTCTCTCACGATGGTCGTGGTGAACACCGTGTGATTGAATTGATCAACAAAAACAAATCGTCTGATGTATTACCTAACTGGTTTATCCGTGATAACGACATTAAATGTGGTAAAGTAGACTACATTCTCTTCATGGATTCTCCTGCCTATGTCGCTAATGGTTTAGGTAATGTGACCATTGAACGTAACCAATTCGAAGCAGAGAATGTAGTAGTCGTACCGATTGCTATTCAAGAAACAGGTACGAAAACCTTTGGTGAAAATCGTGCGATTAAAGTTGAGAACAATGTCCTGGAAGTGACTCAGTTTAACGCTGGTGCGAAAGCTATTCACTACCATGGTACGGCTAAAGTCTACTCTGTCCGAAACAATACGTTTGACTTAGTACCTAACTTGAATCGTCCGGTCTTCCGCTTTATCTGTAATATCCCAGGTAAAAAAGAAGAAATGCAATGGGCTTGTGAAGACAATATCTTCTTGCTAGCCTTAGCGAACATGCACGTATTCAAAGGTGCTCAATGGTGGGCAGCAGAGAACTCTCGTATCTCTCTGAAAAACAATATCCACTACTTGAAACTCAAAGTCGCATTACCTGATGCGACTGCTGAAAATGCTAAAGAGATTCAAGCAGCGACTGCAGCACAAGCATAATAGACTCTACTCTCTACTCCAATTAAGGAGTAGAGAGTATTTTCTTTATTTGTTAATCTTTTCTTTAATCTTGTCAATATCGACAATGTGTGTAGAGTACAAGAAGATCTTATGCTCTTTAATACCACTCGGTTTATCTTTTACATTATAGACACCTAAGGTATCGGTTTCTTCCAATTGATCAAATACCATACGCTCGTATTCGTAGTTAAAGTAAATACGGACATTATGGCGATTTAAGTAATCAACCAAATTACTCACCATGAAGATAGGCACATCTTCAATAATCACACCATCGTAAATCTCAACAGAGCGAGGAGCAGGATCAATCACACCTTCAATGTATTGATCTTTAGCATATTGATCTTTTTGTTCTTCAGTCAGTTTATTGTACTCTTCCAACCAAGCTTCGTATTTTTTATTATACACTTCAAGCTCATCTTCTTTCTCTTTCATCTTCAAGAGAATATAATCAGTCAAGTAGTAAGATTTAAGATCAATACTTTCACGATCAGGTGGAAGTCTGAAAGACAGATAGTCACGAATCTTTTGGTCAGAGTTATCGACATTCATGCCTAAGATAGGTTCGAACTTATGGTCAGTAAGAGAAATAGAGAGTAACATGATAAAATAAAATTCCTATTATAAGAGGATTGGAAACTAAAAAAAAGAAGCTCCACTAGGGAGCCTCTCTAGATTAACTAGGTTTAGCACAATATCCCAGTGCAATGAAGAACACTAGGATACCGGCATAAATCTGTACTTGATCTGGCACAATACTAACCAGCATTTTACCGAAATAGTAAATACCGATTAGTGTTGCTATAGTCGTTAACGATTTCATAGTTAAACCGTTTCGACTACCACTGAGTAACCTTCAGGAATACGTACCAGTACTTCATTACCTTTAATGGTAACAGTAGGACGAATGCCTTTAGGTTGTTTAGCTTTGACTTCTTTCGGCTCTTTAGGCTCTTTACGTGGAGTAGGAGACTTCTTGATACCTACTTCGTTCAAAGCTTCTTCGAGAGCCGTTTTAGGTTTTGGCTCTTTCTTAGGCTTCTCAGCAATCAGAGGCAAGTTTTCACCTTTAGTAGAATAGACGAAGAAGGTTTCGATAGAACCTTTGCCTTGCTCTTCCAGTTCCACTACCTTGTAAGAACCAGTACCAGTATCTTCAAGCAGGAAGAAGATATCACGAGCTACTTGCTTAACAGAAGACAGGAAACGTTCACCACGATGGAATGGTGTACGTTTATTTGCATATACGAAAGAACTATTGTGGAAACCAGGATTAATGGTTACTGGGAAGTTTTCTTCTTTCGGAATATTCTTAGTTACGAAAGAGAAGTTCGTACCCAGAACAGAGTCAATGTCTTTTTCAGACACTTTATTACCGTGGGCATAGTTGAGTACTTCACGTACGAGTTCGTTGCGTACTCGATCGGCCACATACTCAATGAATTCTTCACGAGTATTCAGTCGGATACCACGTCCATCCCATTTAGGGATTTCTTTAGTAACTTCTTCTTTAGTTTCGACTTCGATTTCGGCTATAGGTTTAGTCAGATCGATTTCCAAGTTAGTTTGATTTTCAGAGTTTGGGCTGGTGAATGACATCATTTTAAAATCCTTTTCTTAAGAAATAGAGAATAGACAGAACTATACCTATTAAAGCATAAGTATAATTAAGTCGACTAGTCAGGGTGGCAAGAGTACTTCTCTTGACCCATTATAATAGTATATACTTGAAATAAACTATATTACAAAACCAATACAATTAGAAAGCTTAATAGGCCTTACTGTTTTAGAAGGTTTAGAACCTAGCGCTCTTCTCTTGGTTTCGGTGATTCTTGCAAAGAGTGCTTCTGCTTCATCATCAGTAGGTTCTTCAATTTTGATGTATTGTTTTAACCAATCTGCAGCATAGATATCCCCATACGTACAAGCATCGTTTTCTTTATACAGAGTATTCTCTGCAATGTACTTTCTCAATAGAGGAATCGTCTTCTTAAAGAACTGTTCCTTATCAAAGAATTTCTTTCTTAAGTGATGACCTTCAAACACAATCATTTTACGGAAGATGTTATAGAAAGTTTCATTGAAATCAAACTCTCCATTTTCTAACCATTTCTCTTCATTTTTCGTAATCGGCCATAAACCCATCTGCATGACGCGTATATTGCGTTTCATGATTGAGACAGTCGTATGTAGGTAAGCACTCACTAAGTGGCTAATAACGCCATTTAGAGGCACTCCTGACGGTTTCTTGAATGGTTTAAAGACTTCTTCTAAATCATGAACATATTTCACTGTCATTCTAGACAAAGCATTATTCAAATCAGAGATAATCCAGAGATAGTCATTACTCTTTTCAGTGATTTGATAACGATCAAATCGCTCATGAAAAACAATACTTTCTGGTTGAGGAATTTTACTTAAGTATTCCTCTTTACTTTCAAAACGTTCCGTATCCATTTAGATTAGTTCCTAACTTAAAATTGAATATTCAATTCGACTGGTTTCCAAGTCACAATATCCAGTATATCTTTTACTTTATTTTCTACAGATCTAATTAGGTTTTGCTGAATCTCTTCAGGTAAAGCTTCTTTATTGGTTTCACCTGTTTCTAATACAATATCATGGTAGTAATCCAATAAGGTAAAATCAATACCTTCTGGTTTAGAAATACCAATGTTATCAATATTGGCTCTTATGAGTTGTAACTGGATATCTTTTACAATGACTTTATACATGTCCACATGAGATCCTGTGGTATAAACCCATTGACACAACTTATCGAAAGAAGCATTAGATGTCATTAGGATTTGTAATTCACTTTCAATATTGATATTGGTAGTAAAAGCAAACTCTGAAGGATTGAACTTATTGAAATATGGATAAGTACTGACATGGCTGAATTTTCCTTCATCATTGACAAAGTGAATTTTCAAAGCTGTATAAGATAATTCCAATACAGATATACCAATACTGTTGACACCAGGAACAATAGAGATACCTTCTTTACGAACAGAGTTGCTTCGATTTAATTCCGTATCATGAATCATGAAGTCAGGCGATAAAGGAATCAAAACACTTTTTCTATTTCGATCAAAAGAAGGTTTAGGTAAAGGAACGGTATACATGTGTTTTGTTCCTGGGTAATTCGTGCTATGTTGAATCAAGAGATTCCCATCTTTATAAATCACAATCATGTTATTCTCCTTTAACCAATTCTTTGACTTCTTTAACAGTAAAAGGTTTCAATACTTTTAAATCCTTTACGTTATAGCAAGTATATTCTTTATCGGATAGTTCTACTGAAGAAACGATATCCATTCTGATTGCTAATTTAAATCCTTCCTTAGGGGTCAAACCTAGTTTTACTGCGCCGAGTACATATCTTTCTCCAGTACCTGATACGTAGTAATCGATCTTATCTGTATTGACAACAGAAACGAATATTTTATTTTTTAATGGAAAAGAGGATTTATCCTTAGCTCGTTTACCGAAAGAAATAACGTGGTTATAACCGACTACAGATTTCTCATTACTTACTTTACTGATAAAAGCAATTTCTTCATTAGCGATACAAATGGTTCTGTCTTTGGTAAGGATACAAATTTTAGATTCAATCACATCACCCATTTTAAAATTTGAATCTATAAACTGAACCAGCCTCTCAATCATCAAACTCGTAAAGTTTAAAGAGAATAATTTATCAGATAATTCGTTTTTATAAGTTTCTGCTTTAGATGTTGCTTTTGCAATCCATTCTGCAGTAGCTAATACTTCTTCTTGTTTATCTTCAGGAAACATAAAACCAAAAGAAGTCACGATTAGGTGATCATTCTTTAGGATTTTAATTCCTTTACGAAAAGTACTCTTGGAATCTAAACCATTTTGATGATATATCAAGGCTTTGGTATCTGCCATGATTTCATTATCGTAATAAACAATAGTCGTCATTTTACATTCCTAAAAAATAAAAGACATAATAGATTACTCTCCTACCCCAATAAGGAGTAGGAGAGTAGTAAGTATTAAAGCTTCAAGCTTTTGTCAATGCGAGTACAGCCTTGTCGGCGTTTCGGTACTTCGATTTTAATACTTTGCAGTAAATCTACAGTACCTTCTTCGGAATAAGCATTGGTGAAAAGACGATTGATTTCTTTATCTTTAGATTCGACTTGTAAATCACCGACAATCGTTTCAATCACGAAAGAGACATCTTTCTCTTCATCTTTCAACAAGTTTTTCACAATCACACGAGGCACTTTCTTCAATTTAGCCAATTGATCTTCAGTTACTTCAGTGTTGAATTTAATGTTGTCAATAATAAGTTTTTGTTCAGACATTTCGTTTTTCCTTTTTAGATAGTTTTAAATAGGTCAGCGGGTTCGCTATCAATAAAACAGTTAGAAAAATACTTAGCAATTTCTGGACCGGTTGTAGTGACTTCGTAACTACCTACAATCGTAGAGATGCTAAGCGAATAAACCAATTTACTACCATCAGAATCAATACTGAATCGGTTGACAAATGCTTGAGGCACTTTATCTAATCGATCCTTGAAGTGTATGATTCCTTTGTCTCTAAACTCCAGTAAGTCGAATATCGTTTTAGGTCTAGTCTGTTCGCGGCTATCACGTGCGAGAGTATCTTCTACAGATGCTATTTTAAAACCCTCAACCTTCGAGTTTTTCAAAGAGGTCTACCGATTTACCAGTAACGTAAGCAGTAGCTAACTTAGCACTGATTGCTTCGTCTTTCACCATGGCGTTGTATTTACCAATAATCGTTTCAAAATGAATATCGTTAATGTACACGCCTTCGGCAGCTTCGAAACGTTCAATACCAACAACAATCGCCAGAGGGGCCGCCTTAAGTTTGAGCAGTTGATCTGTGTCAAACTTAACACCGAAATCCAACTTACTGATCAGAAGACCATCGGTGTTAATAGTGTTAGGTTGAGTATTTACAACAGGGTTAAATACTTGGAACAAGTTAGCCGCGACATTGTCTTTCTGACCATCGTTGAACAATTTGATCAATTCGCTGTCGCTAGTTTTGATGTGGATTACACCAATAATAGATTCGGCTACGAATACATCGGTACCGTCCTGTTTGTAGTTACCGGTGATGATAATGTTAGGAACAGTGTGGATTTTGTCAATTTGTTCTTCAGTAGGTTTACCTTCGCCACGATGGTCACGTACAGAGATGATTTCGAATTTACCAAATTTACCAGTATTGATTTCCATAATACATTCCTTTAAAGATGAGTTAAAAATAAATAGCTATTTAAACGGAGATTCAGTTCTCCATTTAAATAGTATCGGTTTGAAATTTATTTCTTTTTAGCTAGACAGAGGAATTGGTATATATCGACCCAAGATAGCAGTAGCCATTGCATCGTTTTGTAAGTATTCGAAATTCTTCTCGTCGTCTTTCTTTTCTAGACGAGTCTTAATCGTTTCTTTACTGCCATTAGCGAAAGTAATGTTCAATTCTTTAGGTGCAATAGGATCATCCAATTCAGCAATGACGACCTGATCGACATTCAAACATTTCACTTTACCATCTTTAGTTTTTACGGTATACAACTTAGCCATTTTCTTTATCTCCAAAAATTAAAAAAAACTAGCTACTCAGTTAAGAATAGCTAGTCTGTCACATTATTTCAATAATGCTTCAATCTCTTCTTCAGATTTCCCTAATACTTCAGGTAAGTCTTCTTTCTTCACGATGTTAGAGCATTTCGGTTTCCCATTAAAACCATTACATGCTACCATCTTTCCGAATCGTCCATTCTTCACAAAGAGATTGTGTTTCTTACACTTAGGACATTTTACTCCAGTGTCGACATTTTGGTGTTTGACAATTTCAGAACCATCTGCATTACAAGTATACTTACAATTCGGATAACCCGTACAGCTACCAAATTCTCTTCCTTTAAAGCCTTTGCGAATCACCACTTTATTACCACACTGAGGACAAGACTTGCCTTCAATGTATTTCAATTCAGTAGGCTCTTTCTTAGGACTTAAAGAACGAGTATACTTACAACCCTGATGTGGACATTTCAAGTAGTTACCAAACTTACCTAACATCTTCACTAAATTAGCTTGTCCACAAGAAGGACAAATCTCTTCAGTGGTTTCGATCACACCTTTATGCTTAATCGAAATTGTTTCTTCACGTTTCACGTTTTCAATAAAAGGATTCCAGAAGTTAAACAACATGGCTTCTCGGTTAATCTTACCTTGAGCAACATCATCTAAATCCGATTCCATTTTACTCGTAAACTGATAGTCTACATACGTGTAGAATTTATCGACTAGGTAATCAATTACTGCAATACCCATATCCGTTACGGAGATACGGTTTTTCTCTACAGTAATGTAACCTCTGTCTTGCAAGGTCTTAGGAATAGTAGCATAAGTCGAAGGACGACCAATACCGTATTCTTCTAAGACTTTCACTAAAGAAGCTTCATTGTAACGAGCAGGTGGTTTGGTTTGGTGTTCAGAGACTTGTAAGTCTAGTACTGGTAACTTATCACCATGATTGATTTTAGGTAATCGAGTATTCTCTTCTTTTTCTCCATCGATCTCTTCACCTTCTTGATAAACCGATAAGTAACCAGAGAATACCAATACACTACCATTGGCTCTAAAGCCATAATGTTTACCTAGATTAAAGTTAACTTGAGTACTATCGAAGATAGCAGGCTTCATTTGGGAAGCTAAAGTTCTTTGCCAGATCAATTCGTATAATTTAAATTCATCTGGATTGAACTTACTCTTAACGGAATCAGGTGTAATGGTAATGTCTGTAGGGCGAATCGCTTCGTGTGCTTCTTGAGCGGACTTGTTCTTACTCGCGTATTGCTTAGGGTGATCTAAGACATCATTCGGATAGAACTGTGTACCATATCGGTAAATAGCATTTAAAGCCTCTTCAGAGAGCGATACAGAGTCGGTACGCATGTAGGTGATGAAACCATGTCCATGTACCTCAGAGCCTTCAAATAAGCGCTGTGCGACCTGCATCGTACGAGTAGCATTCCAACCTAACTTACGTACCGCATCCATTTGCAAAGTAGAAGTCGTATAAGGAGGCTTAGGTTTACGAGAAACCTTAGAAGTCTTAATGTCTGTTACGACTAACTTCTCTTTATTAGCAACTAATGCTTCAATGGCTTTCTTATGTTCTTCCACGTAAGCCGAATCATTCAAAGACATCTTAGAAATCGTCTCTGTACCAATTCTCACTAAACGAGTAGGAAATCCTATTTGGTCTTTTTCAGTAAAAGCATTAATCTGCCAATAGGTACTCGGTACGAAACTCTTAATCTCTTTTTCACGTTCAGCTAAGATACGCAAAGAAGGTGATTGTACACGTCCAGCAGATAAACCTTGAGAGGGGAAGATCTTCCAAAGAATCGGAGAGATCCAAAACCCTACTGCATAGTCCAAAGCAGCGCGTGCAGACTGAGCTGCTACTTTATTCAAGTCTACTTGACGATTCGTATTAATCGAATGCTGAATTGCGTCTTTCACTGCTTTCTCAGTTACCTCTGTATAAGTAACCCGATAAACATGCTTGGGATTGATCTTATTCTGTTTTAAGATTTCAATCACAGATTGAGAAATCCCTTCCCCTTCGTAGTCAGGGTCAGTCGCTAAGTAAATCGTATCGACATTCTTAGCCATGTTCACTAAATCTTTTACATGTTCTTTCGATTTAGCAGGAACCTTGTATTTCAGTTTAAATCCATGTTCGACATTTAAAACTTCTTCACGTGGTTTATCCACGTCTAATCCACGAACATGTCCGAAAGTGGCTACAGTCTTAATCCCATCTTTCGCTAACCACTTGGTAATAGTTTTAGCTTTATTTGGGGATTCGACAATCATTAGTGTATGGTAAGCCATTTTAAATATTCCTAAAAATAAAGAGACTCCAGTATAATACTAGAATCTCTTTTACCCAGTTACTCTTTCTTATCAGAAGAAGTATTGTCTAGAATCTTTTTCTCTCCATCTGAAGAATGAGTTTTTACACCGAAGCTTTTGGCGACTTCATTGTATTCTTTCTCATCGATTTTGTGACGGGCTAGACAAACTCCTTCATCGTCAAAACTCTTATTGAGTTTATCGGTTTCTTCGTAAATCTCTTTATGCTTCTCTCTTAACTCTTTACCGATTTCTTTAAACACAGGAGAATCAATTAATGAAGAGATGGCTTCTCTCATGTTGCTAGGACGACCTACTGAGCGCTCGTACTTAATGTGGGAATGCTTGTAGGTATTCTCGGTATCCTCTTTACTGGTCTTACTGGATCGATAATTAATATTCAAACCAATCCAATAGAGTTTATTAACAAACCATACGAACCATTTAGGAAATTTACGGAAAGTATGTAAGTTTCCTAATTGAGTAATACAGTTTCTCAACTGCATGATGTTGTTAACCGTATTGGCGCTAATACTACTCATGAGAATCCAGAAGATCAAAAGAATAGGATAGTAAACATAAGCCAAGAAAGGAGCCGCATTCACTCGCATGTTCATGTGTGAAGTAATGCGAATACCAATCGAGATACCACAGTATAAGACAGTGAAGAGCGACATGAAGTTCAAAGGATCTTCAAATCCAAACTTTTCACCAATCAAGTAAATACCAGCTAAAGCCGCCATCATGTAAGTAGCGGTACGAAACACATAGATGAGCATGTTACCTGAATCATCACGTGCTGTCATGAATTGCTCAATAGCACCGAGAATAACCAGATAAAGATACGCTGTTAAACTAGCGTAAACAATCGTCGGTGTAATTTGATTAAATAGTTCCATTTAAATTAATTCCTTTTGATCGAAACGAAGAGCTAATTGAATTAACCCCATGTCGTACTTATCCAGAACATGTCGAACAAAGTCTACTTCTGAAAGATAAGCTTTTGGACGAGTAGTCTTGTAGGCACTGGATAAGTGCATCAAGATATTCCTCAATTCTTTTAGAGAATAAAACTCCATGCTGTTTTTATAGAGATTCAAAACAGAAGTCGTTTTACCTAATCCATTTCTTAAGTAGAAGTGGATAAAGATACTCGTATTAGAAAGTAGAATGTGGGTAATATTGATTCCTGAATCGACTTTCAATCCTTCTTCAAAAAGTGATTGTAAGAGTCGTTTGGCTTTGTAATTGCCTTTAGGTGTATCAAAGTCACCTGCTACTAATTCTTTACGATAGATTTCTCTTGGAAATTCAGACATGGTTAATTATCCCTTTTAACTGTAAGTGATCTTTCCATCTTTGTCTATCTGTAATTGATAGCCTTCTGGATGGTTATAATATCTCACATTGAAGATGACTTCACCGGTATCATTATCCCGTACCCAGTTTGCTACAATGTTAGAAGCTTTGTAGGAATAATGGTAGTGTAAACCAATCTTTTTACTCGGTGTGGTACCGAATGTAGAATATACGCCTTTAAAGGCGCCAGATTCGATGTTATAGAGCATTTCGTTGATAAACTGAGCTAGGGTATAACCAGGCTCTAAACGGCTCTTAAACGCCTCCAATTGCTCTAGTACATCATCTTTCTTAAAAATGTCTTTATAGTCCTCATTAAAGTCCATTGCTACCAAGAATGCTTTAGAGAACATTTCCAATAACTTAGTTTCAAATTCTTTCATTTTACTTAGCCTTACGAATAATTCTGATTTCACCAGTGGGTTTAATAAAGATGTGGTAATCTTTCTGTTTAGTACGAATCACCACATAGTATTCATCACCCCAACCTCTTACCCAATGGAATGTATTGCTCGTCCATTTATTGGAATAATCAAAACGTAAATATTGATAGCCTTCTTGATCAGCTACGATAGAAGTAGTGACATCTTTCACCCCTTTTCTTTCTGCTTTTCTCAAGAGTGAAAAGATAACTTCAATATCTGTTTTATTAGGATCATCTTTCTTGTAGATATCCAGTGTATATCTCAAGACTGGAAATTCACCGATAAGATCAGAGAGTCTGAATCCATCTTCAAGTGTAGCAATTTTGTCTACTACAGAGTTTACTAACTTTAACTGTTCTAATCCAGATAGATCAGTAAAGTCTTTTTGTTTAACATTAGCGTTAGTGTGTAATTTTAAAATAGCCATGATAAAAGTTTCCTTAAGGAGTTAGATTACACTATAATAATATAGGTTTGAAATAAATCAAAAAAAATAGAGATACCTTGTTAGGGTATCTCTATTCTATTACCTATTAAAACATGTAAGTTTTAGTAGGTATAATAATTTTCAGACTGTCTTTTTCAGACATGCTTTGGAAGCCATCGGTGGTATTGAATTTACCACCTACTGAACCAGCAGTTTGTACAGCTTTACCGTTCAGCAGTTCCAGTTTAGAGAAACCGTTTTTGTTGGCTTCGCTTACAGCTACTATATGGGTATTACCGTCGACGGTCAACAAACCGATCATGGTAATGTCTTTGTGTTGGTTATCATGTTGATCCATGTAACCATTCTCAGTAGCTTCCACGTAGAGAGCATATTGAGTCGGAGTCAGTTCGCTAGGAGCGATAGTTTCACATTTTGTCAATACTGCGATTTCAAAAACTTGATTGTTCATTTTAAATTCCTTTACAAAGAATAGATAGAATAGAAGAATGAGACATTATTGCCTCGGGTTAAATAAGATTACTCGGGTAATCTCATGTAAATAGTATATATCTGAAACAAACTAAAATATAAACAAAAAAGAAAATACTCTCTACTCCTTTTTACGGGAGTAGAGAGTCAATCACTTCTTATTCTCCACGTAAATCGTAGAGGTCTAAATGCAAATTAGTAATCTTAGAGTACTTATCAAATTCCTCTTGATTTCTTTTATTAGCTTCGTCAAGAAAATCTTTTTGATTACCTGAATAATGAACACAAGTAAACCAATCTTCTTTAGTAGAAGCAGTAATGTAATGATTCTTATTGAATGGGTCGCTATAAACAGCTACATCATTATCACCTGTAATGTTAAAGTCAATACGTCCTACACCAAAGACTTTGCCATTTTTAGAAACAGTAGCATGTCCGTACATCATCACCCGACCAGATACAATGCCATTATCTTTAACAGAAGCATGATCAGTAATGCGAGCCTGTCCATTAATAACGGCATGACCATAAATACGAGCATCACCACCTACTAAACACAAGCCACGTAAACGAGCATATTCATAAGCCTCAGCAAATCCTCGTAAGTCACTATTGTCATCCATCTTAGCATTACCATAGAGCTTAGCATCATCACCAATACTACTGTAGTTTTCCATAACAGCATGACCATAGACTTCAGAGCGATCCATTGTGATAGAACTATCTTTCACAATAGCAAATCCATATATTTTAGATTGGTTACAGGTAATGGCTTTGTCTTTTACAACTGCGTTACCAAATACCATGGATTCATCCGTTATAAAGGCATTGTCTTGTACTCGGACATCATCAAAGACTTTAGCGTTATCAAATACCCAGCAGTCACCTTCGTGAGAGAGATTCTCTTCTTTTTGGACATACCCACCTAACGTACCTTTCTTTACTGCATAAGTACCGTCATCAGATTCAACTACATTTTTCAAAGCTCGTATCCGATAAAGCGTACGACCTTCTACTACGATAGAATCTTCCATTACCAATTCAAATTTCTTTTCCATAATAGTTTCCTTTATAGAAGTTAGACATTACTTCAATTTAATAATATAGATTTAAAATAAAACATAAAACTCTCCCCTCTCTACCCCATAAGGAGTAGAGAGGAAAGAGTCTATATTAGTAATCTATTTCTAGATTAAGCTTCAGCAGTCAGAGGTACTTCGCCGTCTTTAGTCAAAGCTTGAACAGCAAAAGGAATACGCTCTTGAACGGCTTTCTTCAGACCAACCACACGGATACGAACCAAGATTGGCAAGTGGCAGATGTGGCTGAACCAAGGCTGAACCATTACTTCGTGTTGGTATTTGCTACCGCGAGCACGGTTAACAATACGTGGGATTTCACGTTTGCTCAAGCAGTTACCAAACCACAGAGGAATGCTCAAGCTACCATTGCGAGGTACACCGAAGGACAAGAAGATAGTACCAACTTCACCATCTTTGTCTTTGTCGACCAAACGATCGTCAGAACATTCTTCAATAGTGAAGTCAAAGCCATCACCCAGAGTACGAGCATCACCTTCACGGAAGATGAATTTGCTGGTGAATACGTCAGCAATAGCAATCACGTGCGGACGGAAGTTAGCACCACCAGCGATGATTTCGTAAGCTGCAGCCAGTTCAGAAGATGTATAAGCTTGAGTCATCTCAGCCAATACGAAGTTAGTGATCACAGCAGAAGCGTTAGCACGCACATCAGTGGTTTGCATAGATTGGGTAGTTTTGTAAACATCCAATGCTACGTCACGTACGTAGTTTTTAGAGAAGTATTGACCAATACCAACGATAGAGTGAGCGAAAGGCTCAGTCATGTCTACTTTCTCAGGAGCAGCTTTGAGCATACCCAAGATGTCGTACAGAGCAGTGATCGCAGCGTTAGTACGACGGATGTAGTTGGTTTGGATCAGAGTGTCGATGCGTTGAGCGTCGGTCACATCAGTTTTCTCGTCGAAAGGACGACGTACAGCGATTGGAGAGTGCAAGCGTACACCGTAGATGATACGTTGTACACGGCTGTCCAAGATCATACCGTGTTCACGGATGTTGCTGTTGGTACGAGTAGCGTCGATTTCCCAACCTACTACTTCAGTCGCTTTAACAGCATCCAACAGAGGTTTCAGAGCAGCATCTTCCAAGTCTTTAACTTCTTTGGTTTTCGCATCACGTACGGCAGTTACTTTAACAGAACCAGAGTTGATTTCGAAAGCAGAAGTGTCAGTGTTACCACGACCAGTCAGAGTCAGGCGAATCAAAACTTCCAGACCTTTGTCTTTCAGGGCTTGCAGTTCAGTAGGCAGCGCACCAGATTTCACACCTTTAGTGTGTTCATCCAACAAGTGAGTGTTCACATCGTAAGTCAACAAGATGTCTTCACGGTCACCTTTAGGAGAGTAGGTGAATTGAGAAGCTTGATGGTATTGCAGGTTTTCGAACAATACGGTATCGTTACCGACTTTCAAACCGATGGTTTTCAGACGTGGGTTACCAGCGATTTGGTCAGTAGAATCTTGCATGCCCAGAGCAATCATACGGTTGGTTTGAGAAATGTCCAACAGTTTGATTTCTTCGCCCAAACGCAACAGAGAGGTTTGGAATTTTTCACCTTGATCGTTCACAACAGAACGTACAGGCAGAACACTTACGTCAACGAAAGAATCGTCGTTTTGGCCTTGACGGTAAACAGGGATAATATCGGTGAAGTTTGACTTCAGGATAGTGCTGTTACGCAAAGCTTTGATGATGTGTTTTTGGTTACGGTAAGCGTCACGTTTACCAGTTACTTCGTATTCTTTTTCAGTGAATACAGTAGACAGTTGAGTGTCGATGGTGTAGTTGTTGCTGTTGAAGTCCAGATTGATAGTCGGGAAGAACAGCTCAGCAGCTTTAGATTGTTTGTCAGCACGAACGTTGTAAGAAACAGTCATGGACAGAGTGTTCATCATGCCGTGAACTTCGAAAGATTCACGAGAAGCTTCAACGACTACAGGAGCAGCGTCTACTTCACCACCCAGTACACCATGTACCGTACCGGCTTCTTCTTCGTTACCAGATTTCAGGTAAGCTTCAGGGTTGGCAGCAACAACCAAAGAGTCTTGAATGTTTTGTACTTCTTCAGGAGTCAGTTGTTCACCTTCAGAAGCCGCAGCTTCACCAATTTGAGTAGCAGTAGTCGGAATAGCAGAAGTAGCTTCGTTCAATTCAGCGACTTGAGATTCGTCCAAAGATTCAGTGGACAGGAACAGGGCACCCAACAGGTCACGAGACTCAGTACCCAGTTGTACTTGAGTAGACAGGGCAGCGGCGATTTCACCGATTTTAGCTTCACGGGATTTACCAGCGTAGCTGTTGCTTGTTTTCTTTTTAAAGAGAGACATTGTTAATAACCTTTTACGTAAAAGTTTAGAAATGAAAATTTATTTCTGTAAAGAAAAATAATACGAAGTAAAGACGCTTTGTTTATTCGTCTCACATATTTATCTTACTAGATAAGTACTGGACGAACAAGCTACTCTGAGCAATGGTACTTTGATCGTGGTAAAATGCGCTTTTTCTCAAAATAGCTTCTAGTACATTCTTCGCAAAGATGCTCATGGTTTCTTTACTTACAGAAGGTACATTCGCTGTGGTATTCTGAATATAAGGCACCACAACAAAGAAGCACTTACCTTCGCAAGAAGGCAAGACATCTTCATAAATATTCCTTCCGCTCGCTAGAGCAGTATCTAAACCATTGAGCAAAGAGAGCAAAGCCTGTGAAGCATCGTACTCGTATTGATCCAAAGAATATCCTGAATTGTCATCACTGGCAACGAACTCATTACGGATTTCTTCTCGAACAGATTGATCTTCTTCAAGAGATAACCATAAGTCTCGTACGTCCAGACACTCACTCAACACAGGAGTAAGACATTCTGAACCATGAACGAATTCTAATCGTTGAGGATTATACTTGGAATTCAAGACAGTAAAAATCTTCAAAGCGTTCTTATTAAGAACTTTACTTGCTTTGTCATAATAAAGTAAAGCATCTGGGCTATAGTTTACTGCCTTAAGATCTTCGAAAATAGGTTCGGGTACCAAGATGAGTTTTAACTCACCATTTGGTAAATTTAAAATGGACATGTTGTTATAATCCTTTGTTTGTCTATTTCACGATTTAATCATGAGAGAATTTATTCGTAGATTAAATCATTTATGCAACACTAACTAAAAAATAGAATTACCGGTAATAATTCATATTTTTAACTAACACCTATATTAAGACAAAAATAATTTATTAGAATAGTGTATGCAATTAATCTAACTGGTCGTTCTTTATAATAAAACGAGGTAAAAGCAAAATGGATGTTAAAGCACTATTGGCTAAATGTATTTCTCTCTTATTCAGAGAAGGACAAAGCGGTGAAAGTGAATTATCAAAACAACTCGTATCGGATGTCATCACTACTTTAAAAATAAATAACAATGATATTTCAGGTACAGATTCTTCATTGAACGAATTGAAGAATGTCGTCTCTACCATGATCAGTAAAGAGACACCGACTCCTTACAATGATTTAATCCAACACATTCGTATTGCTTGTGGATTAGATTCTAACTTATTTGAAAGTATTCAAGACAATATTTCTTTTCGTCTAGATGAAGAGGAATTAAAAAGAACTATTCTTTCTTATCGCTTTGAGTTAAATAAATACTTAAAAGAAAAGAAAGCGATGATGCTTTTGGATAAGATGACTTTTGATTTGAAATTCAATCGAGATAAGATTGGAGACTTGAATCAATACATGTCATCTTCTTTAAATGGTATTATTGACTTAGTCAACTATTCAGGTGAAGAGATTCCTGGAATTGTTTGTGAGGTTGACTTATCGGATATTGATTCTGTAGCAGAACAGTTTGAATTGATTCGTAAAGAGAATGATGGTTCTCGTACGATTAAGATGCCTTGGCACGCCATGAATAGAATGACTCGAGGTGGATTACGTTTAGGACAATTGACGACAGTAGGTGGTTTAGCACACAATAACAAAACAGGTGTGTGTTTATCCATGTTTATTTCTGCTTGTATGTTTAATAATCCGAAAGACTTACAAACAGATGAGAAAAAGAAACCTTTAATGCTCTTGATCTCTTTTGAAGATGACATGTTGATTGTTCTCTTTAACTTGTATATCTTATTAAAAGAGAATCTAGAAAACGTTAAAGTCACTGATGAAGATAAACAAAGACTCTCTTCCAGAGAAGCAGCAGCTTACGTTCATGAGAAACTGACTTCTACTGGATACGAGGTTAAACTAGTGCGAGCAGACTCATCGACTTGGTCTTATGCAGAAATCCAAAGTAAAATCTCGCAATTGGAAGCTGATGGTTACGAAATCCATTTAACCTTAATTGACTACTTAAACTTAGCCAATAAAAATGGATTGTCTCACTCTCGAGCAGATGCGGATATTCAAGAACTCTTCAGAAGAACCAAAAACTTCTTTGCGGCTAAGAATATTGCTTTGTTAACACCTGTACAATTATCACCTGATGCCATGGAATTAAAACGTCAAGGTAATAAGATGTTAGCAATGCAGATTTCAGATGGATCTTATTACGAAGGCTGTCGTGGTTTATCTCGTGAACCAGAGTTAGAAATCTTTGTGGATATTGTTAAAGATAGTGGTCGTAAATACCAAACCATTGCTCGTGGTAAACACCGTGGTCAGAATGACACACCAGAAGAGCATAAGTTCTTTATCTTAGAGTTCCAAAAGATTGGTGGTTTAAGATGGGATATCAATGGCACAGATACTTCTCTATCTAAATTTGGTGCTTCTCGTAATGGAGATGGGGACGAAGAAGCAGCGTTCTGGGACGTAGGAAATTAATTTAGGTTAGTTCTATATGAAAAAGAATACGTTGTCAAACACAATTAGTTTAGGCAATCATCGATTGTTGATCTCGTTTCATTTTCATTTCCTTTAAGATTGATTGGGCTTTACTCTCCTGTAGCTATTAAGGCTACAGGAGAGATAAGTCTTTTTAATTCCTTCTGTGGTATTAGAACCACAGAAGGAATTAGTCTTTTTGATTTGATACAACACAGTCTATTTCAATCTATTTAAATGGTATTTCTATCATGTCAGTATTCAGTTTACTCAGAGGACTTAAAGTAGAAGTTGATTCCTCTGTTAATAAAATATCTATTAGCGGGATTTCATTAAAATATGTTTGTCGGGATTTAGAGAAGTATTTAGGTACTAAGATGTTATACAATATCTTAGATAAAGCGACTTATGCAGAGATTAAACTAAGTACGTTTTACTTACCTGACTTCTATCATTCGATTAATACACTACTCTATAATCCTAAGTTTAAAAGAAGAACGACTTCTACAAGAGAATTGTTAGCCATTAAAGAAGAATTAGAAAGAATTCCTTTAGTAGCAAATATTAAGAAAATTCAAAATACAGAATCTGTTAATATTCCTAAGATTGATAAATCTAAATTAGATAAGATCTTTAGAGGAATGAAGTTATTCGATTACCAGGATAAGTTTATTGATGAATGTATCTGGAAATCGAAGTTACTTGAGTTAAAAGGATATCTTTTGGACGCGCCGGCCGGCTCAGGAAAGTCCTACGGATCTTTAGCATTGATGGAAATGTTGGATATAGATACCATTATTGTTATCTGTCCTAAGAAAGCAGTGAATGACGTTTGGGACGAAACCATTACACGTGTCTACTCAGAACCTCAAACTTACTCCATGTCTTTACCAGTATTACATGGTCCTAGTAAACCTGCTGGTTTTGATATTAATGATCGATTCATTGTCTGTCATTACGAATCCTTAGGAAAGTTAAATGAGTACTTAGATTCTGTTAAAATCCCTAATAAACGATACTCAATTGTGCTGGATGAATGTCACTCATTGAATTCACATAATTCAGAACGATCTATTCAGTTTAGGGAATTGAATAAGAAAATCAATCCTGAGTTCTGCTTATGGATGTCTGGTACACCTATTAAAGCACTAGGTACAGAAACCTTAACAATGTTCGCCACTATTGACAAACTCTTTGATAAGAGTGTCTATCGATCTTTCTTAACAGTATTTGGTGTATCTGGTGTATACGCTACTTCTGTTATGGCGAATCGTTTACAATTAGTACGTTCTGAGATTAAGACTAAAGGTTCAGGTGTAGAACAATTTACCCACAAGATCAAAGTCTCTTTAAAGAATGGTGGTGACTATACCTTAAAAACGATTTCTGCTAAGATGATTGATTACGTGAAAGAACGTAAGGCTTATTATCAGAAGAATGCGAAAAAATACGAGAATGATTTCTTTAACGGTATAGAAGTCTATCGTAGTCGTGTTTCTAGAGGCCGAGGAGACACTAATTCCTTTAGAGCCGGATTAGAAGATTACTTAGTGAAAGCTAAAACCTTACACGAAGGCTATATTCCTACAGATCCTAAACATAAGCAATATGTTTTAGATTGTAATCATTACGAAGATAAAGTGATTATTCCTACTTTACCTAATGACGTTAAGAAGATCTTCAGAAAAGCGAAGTCTGTCTATAAATACGTAGACTTAACGATTATGGGTGAAGCATTAGGAAACATCTTAGGTAAGTCTCGTTCTAAATGTAATGCAGATATTGTAAAACAATTAGTTACTGATGCTAAAGTCATTACTGAAGATGGAGAAACTTATCAGTCTAATCTACCTGATATCATTCGTAATGCTCAAGCTAAGACGATTATCTTTACGGATTATGTAGAAGTCGTAAAAGAAACAGAATACCAATTAAAACTCAATGGGTTTACGCCTATTAGTATTTTTGGTGAAACGACTTCTGGCAATGGCTTAGCCATGCAAACTAAGATCTTTAAAGAGAATTCTGAAATCAATCCTTTGATTACGACTTTTAAAACTTTATCCGAAGCTGTTCCTTTAACCGAAGCAAACAGAGTGATCTTCTTAAATCTACCTTTTAGGTCTGGTACGTACGAACAGGCTGTAAAACGTGCTAATCGTATTGGACAAACTTTAGATGTGGATTTGTTTGAAGTGACTTTAGATACGGGAGAAGAACCTAATATTTCTACTCGTAATGAAGACATTTTAAAATGGTCTGAAGAACAAGTGGCTCTGATCTTAGGTAAGAAAGTAGATGATGAAGTCAATAGAGACATCTTAAAAGGATTAATGGCTGAATCTCATTTAGAGAAGATAGTGAAGTCAGGTATTCATTCGATTAAGAAATCTGTAAGTAGTTTCTTAAACTGGTAAATTAAAACCAAAAAAAAATAATCAGAACCTCTTATATTTTGAAAGAGTAAACTACATTCTTTCATCTTCTTTCTGACAACACTTAAACAAACTTAGTATTAGGATTAATTCTTATATTCGTATAGGGATTTACCTAACTACTAAAAAAGAATAACCAGTACTCTCTTGTCCTTTAGAAGTTGGAGAGTACTGGTTGTAATAGTGAAGTTACTTGTTAATGCCTAGTAATTTCACAGCTATCAGTAAAACAATTACTGATAAAATCGCCAGAAACAAAATAACTACTTTTTCTTTTAGATCCTTGTTAGAATCTATCAGTAGCTTAAATACTGCTCCGACGAATGAGAGTATAATGGATAACGGTTCCATCTTAGCAACTCTTATTTCTGACAAACCTAAATAATCTTTTACTCAGGATGATTTACAAGCCACGCCTTAGGAAGAAGGCAGACTCTACCTAAGTAGAAGAGATGACAGAGTGGTTTGTCTTTGTTTTTGGCTCTGTCGTTAAAACTGTATTCTCTACTCTCTACCTTCCTGGGGTAGAGAGTAGGAGTACTTTTATTTTTTGCTATTGAACAAGATGTTACCACCTTTAACCGTTTCAATAGATTCAATGATGGTAATCAAGTCATCGTTTTCACTGATGTAGTGACGTACCAGCATAGAGAAGATAATGCTCTTCACTTCTACTACATGGACTTTCTCTTCAGAATCTTCACGATCGATAGAGTATTCGTTAAGAATAGAGAATTCAATATTCTCCACTACTGATTTACCGACGATAGAAGAATCGTATTTGTTGACTTCTAAGAGCCAGTGCTGGGTACCATAGACGCCAAAAGAGAATCCACGTTCATTCAGCCAATTAACCAAGACACGACGAGCGTAATTATTTTTACGCATGTAGTCTTGAATGTCCTTCATTCGAACTTCATTAGTTTCTTCTGAAGTTGTTGCAGGTGCTTTGAAGTCATGATTCTTATTCTTGTGGGTATACAAGTGAAGAATCAGTTTCTTCAAGATACGAATGTTCTTGATGTTTGGCGTATGAATAGCCGAGTAATACATACGAGCTAAGAAGTCAGCCGTGAAACCAATGACGCCAATCAGGATGGCGAGACCAAGAGAGAATAACAAGAATTTTTCCATTTTAAAATTTCCTTAAATAAAGTTAGTAAAAAGAATAATAGAATATTTTAAAATCCTATTACACTTAAATAGTATAGATTTGAAATAAAGTAAAAAAAAGAAAATACTCTCTACTCCAATTAAGGAGTAGAGAGTAGATCTATTTCAGCAATTACTTAGCATCAATACGAGTTTCGTACGTAGACATATTGTAGATAGAAGAAATGGGGTTATTGATGTAGTAAGCACCTTCGCTTTCAGCTTCCCAGTATTTGGCATTTTCACCCAAGTCACTTGCTTTTACATAAGTCAACAAGAACATTGGATTGCCATTTATCATAGCAGGATGTTTGAAGCTTTCACCTTCAACGGTTACACCATACAACAACTTCTCATGTTTCCCCATGACTTCTTGGTAAGTAACCTTACCTTTGAAGACCAGGTGGGTACCGTAGTAGTAGCCACTTTCTACATCAGAAGAAGGACCGCTGAACAAAGCATCGTCAACAATTTGTTCTTCTCTTTCTTCCTCGTCCAAAATCAGAACTCGATTTACAGTAGAACCATTGATGACAGTGACGTATTCATCACCAATTTCACTTACTGGTTTACCTTCAGAAGACTTCAAGATCAAACCTTCGTAAACCATATCGTTGACTACGATAATACGTTGGTTCTTAGCATCCAGATAGTTCATGCTAAAGGTAACACCATTGACGGAATAAGGCACGTAGGATTTATCAGACCAGTTTTCTTTCTCAGTGAGTTTCAAGAAATGGTTGATCTCGCAAGCCAGGTAGCCAAGCGTGATAAATCCACGAACACTTTCCAAGTGACTCATCATGTCTGAGGCAAGTTCATTCTCGTTAATGAGTTCGTCAATTTCACCACCTACATGAGCAGCCAGCTCGATAGTCGGCAGGAAGGTTGTACCGTCAGCCCATGAAGAATAAACCAACATTTCTTCTACCACAACAGGAGGTAGGTAACGTTGACGGTTAGGGGCAGTAGACCATACCAACATACGGAAGTAAGAGACATTATCATCTACAGCCATCATGATAGGCTCTACATGACAGAAGACCACACCTTCTTTACTGATTTGCTCACGAATGTCTTTCAGGATTTCTTCTACGGCTTCAGGTGAAGTCGCTTTTTGAGCAAAGCCTTCAATCTTGAAATCGTACACACAGAAGTCTTCGTAATCTTCATCATGATAAGTACACACTACCTTTTGATTTTCAGTAATGATTTCTTTATCGTAATCGTGGATATAGCCCAAAATGAAATCACCAACAGCAGAGACTTCTTTTATGGACATGATGTAACCCACGAGATTACCTTGAATACTCATTCGAGTAACTGGAGAACGCAATTGAGCTTTATCTTCTTTACAGTAGTAAGGATAAGATAAAGTATTCAAGTCCAAAGCATGTACATCAGCTTCAGTAAATTCGGCAATGTGGTTAGCCAGACGATAGTCAACAAAAGCAATGAAGATCTCATCACCATTCAAGTCTTTAGTACGAATACCATAGACATGGTTATTCTGGTCAGGCTGATAATCGTAAGGTGCAGTTTCATCTACTGCTACAATCGGTTCACCATTACCTTTCAAGATAATGCTACCGAAGTTACCTACAGCAATAGTCTTGAAACCTAATTCTTGAACATCGTGAATCAATTTCATGTAGATCGCACCGGCAAACTCTTGAGGACCACATTGGAGTTGTTGTGCGAATTGGTTATATACACCTTGAGTAGATTGGATCAAGTCATTGTAAGAGATACTCAGAATACCTTTCTCTACATGAGTATAATCTTCTTGATTCTCGTAAGTACGAGTACGCTCTTCGCCAAAGAGCTTATCCAGCTCTTTATTGACAAACTCGTTGACTTTCTCTTTAGAGAAAGAATTGAGTGCATTGTATTTATCCAGTAAATTGAATTCCATTTTGATTTCCTTTTAAGTTAGGGTAGGCTAGCCCAAATAATGGGCAAAAAATAAATTAATTAAAATAAGAATAAACTACTCCCTTACCCGATTAAGGATAAGGGAGTAATCTATTATTGGATATTGTAAATATCCTTATGCGCTTGAAGTATAGCACGCATCTTGTTCTTCTCAACATCACCATGTTGGGCACCGATGATCTCCTCAGCAGTACCACTTGCGTTCCAAGTAGTGAACTGATTGCTAACTCTGGAAGCGGCAATGTTTCTGATTGAGAAATTTGGATCTTCGTAAGTGGCAACCGTATTACCTTCTTTAACATCGAATCCGATTCGAAGATCAGAGAGGAAGTTCGTACTTGAGACACTGGCATCGTTTATCAGTGTGACTGATTTCAGGTAGACACCTCTGCCTACGTAAGAGGATCCTGTTACGACGCTAGTGCCATCAATCACAGCATCGTTAATATTAGCGTTGCCACCAATATTGCTGAAACCTTTTACGATGGATTTGCTATGCACGTGGGCATTTTCACGTACTTTAGCATTACCAGTGACAGTGCTGTTTTCAATGATCGCGTTGCCAGAGATGGTCACTTCTTCTCCGACGGTACTAAAATCAGCAACTACTGCGCTACCTTCCACACCTGCGAAGCCAAGTACTTTGCTCCCATTGTGAATTGTAGCATTATTTTTAACACTACCGCTTTCAGTCACTTTAGAAGCATTGTAGACTTTAGCGTCGTCATACACCCAGGCATATCCATCATGAGAGAGGCAGCCTTCATGTTCAATGTAACCACCGAGTTCACCGGCTTTTACGACAAAGAAGTCTTTTACTGCACGAATGCGATACAGAGTAAAGCCGTCGATTACAATGCTGTCTTATTTAACGAGTTCGTATTTCTTTTCCATGATTTTGTCTCCTTATACAAAAGTTGAATGAATACTTTGATATTACATGGATTAAACATCAAAGCGAGATTAGGTTTTGATAGATTTCTCTATCAGGTTCAATTTAATAGTATATACTTGAGATAAACTAAAATATAAAAAAGAAAATACTCTCCTCTCCCGTAAGGGTAGAGGAGAGTAATATTTAAGATTGGTGTTCTCTTCTCAATCGCTCTAGCATGAACCAGATACGACGAGATTGATTATTTCGAGCTTGTCTCTTGAACCGTGGTTTTCTCATGTTTACCTTCCAAAATATTGTTTGCTCGTTTCACACAAGCCTGTAAAGACTTCAAGTGTTCAGAGCAGTAAGCCAATTCTGCTTTGGTATTTGCAAAAGCCAAAGCCAAATCACGATTGGTTTCGATACTGTATTCTTTATCAGAGCAGACTTGTGTTAAGTCACACTGTACAGGAATAGGTTCGAATACTTTTACCGTTTGTACTTTGGTCGTACAAGCAGCTAAGAGTAGTGAAGCAATGATTACTGAATACTTCATTTAGTCTTTCCTTTTCAATTTAGATTTTAATTCATCAGGCACTTTTTCTTTAGACCATTCTGTACGATCTAAGGCTTCAGCTAATTGCTTCGTGCGTTCAGCTTCCTTCTTTTCAATATTGGCAATCTGTTCTTGATGTTCAATCAAAGATTGTTGAAGGTTAGTAGCCAATTGACGTTCTACTTTAGATTTTTCTTCTAAAGCATGAATCAATTGGTCTTTGTCTTTCAACTGAGTATTGAGTGATTCTACTTTTGCAGTCAATTCAATATTCTTTTTAGCAGTTAGGTTATTGTCAATAACAGACCAAACCAAAAGAATACCAAAGATAGAAATCCCTAATACTTTCCAGTTGAGTTTACTAAGCACTTCTTTAATCAGTTTAGTGTAAGGCATTGTCATTTACCCTTTCATGTATAAATTCTTTTAATATAATAAAACTTCATATCGAAAGACTTTATACTTTAGTTAGATAATAGGTTTAAATAATCTCTCCAAAACGCATAAAGCGTTTATAATCGAATACTAAGGATTGATCAGGTGCGGAGATAGGCATTGCTTGCGTCAGGTTGAGCACAGAGGGGCGTGAAAGCTCAATGTAAGGTAAGTACTCACCTTGAGACCATTCGGCGCTCTTGTGATGAATTAGATAGGAATGCATGTCCTTAAAGAAATCTTGTGCTTGTTTGTTTAACATCAAGACATCAATCGGATTACCATTCGTATCTAATATAGATGCAACACTCATGCCTTCAATAGGAAAAGCAATTGGATTAGACAATGAATAAAACAGAGTAAAGTCTAAACCATTACTGTTAAACTCGTAAGAGTCTATTCTGTCTTTAGAATAGGCTATTGTAACAGAATAAACCTTATTACGATATAGCTCTAATCCTAAAGGTTGTAATAGTTTAGACAATACAGATACAGATCCAATACTGAGTGTATAAGAGACATGATCAATCACTTGCACATCTTCTCTTAATACCTTAGGATGTCTTAAGACCTCAGGTAGATAATAATCAGTCATGATCTTTACCTGCTAAAGTATAGAAGTCTTGACAATCTTTATCTTTCGTATTATTGAAGCAATAATCACGAATCTCATTACATTCAATAGAACGGTTATTCTTACAGAGAATACCAGTATCTTCGTTTAATTGGAAAGTATTGGATTGTACGATTTCTTCTTGTTCTTGTTCTTGTTCTGGTTGAGGAGCTTTAACAATGATACAAGCAGAAAGAATAAAAGGTAAAAGAATGATAGCTTTTTTCATGGAATACTCTCCTTATTTAGATTCGGTAGTTTCTGTTTTCAATTTAAAAGTATATAGATAATTCTCAATTTTTTGATTTAAATCTTTAAAGAGAGTTGTAGTGATCTCTTCGTTCTTTTCAACTAAGAGATTAATGACGTCATTAAAGAAATCATGGTGAGACGTATCGTTGGTTACTTCACCATTGAAATAATCACTTAAATTAAATCCAGATCTCGTTTCTCTAGATCTTACTAATTTCAAATCTCTTTCAATATAAAGTTCTGGATGTTCTCGAGTATTAAAGATCATTTGAGTTTCAAAAGCAAAATCTGAAACAAATAAATTGTTGTATAACAGATTGTTGTCTTTAACGATACAAACTGTATATTCACCACCATTGTGTTTAACATTACCTACTTTGATAATGCCATCATTGTGAGTCATTGAGTAAAGATGCATTTTAGCACCAGTAACGTTAGGATCATTAAGATAATCTTTATACAAGTCCTTAATGACTAACACATGAATATCCATGGATAATTGAATTGCCATAATAGTATTTCCTTTATAAAATTAGATTGAGTACTACACTTTAATAGTATAGGTTTGAAATAATATACACTCTCTACTCCTTTATTAGGGGGTAGAGAGGTAATGTATTATCTAAACTCTATAGAGAAGACAGCCGTACCGTAAATAAAGTTACTGTCTGATTTAACAATTTCACTATTCTTAAACGACTTTTCATATCTTTCGACTCGATCATTTTGTACTATTGTAATGTCAGTAGTATATTTTCGTTCTGAAATACGCCAAGCATCTTTTACATGTTCGAAATAATCAACACTGGGTGTTACTGAAGATCCTAAGATATAGTTTGCATCATTTAATTCCATTCCGTCATTCACTAACTTATCGAGCAGTTGTTTTCGAATAGCTCCTAATAAATAATTAGACTTAGAAGCATTCCAATTTAACCAATTACTATCAATAGTGAAGACAATACCGTAACCATCTGGTTTGACACTAGGTGTAAAGGTTATCTCTTTTTCTGGGAATCTCTGACGGTACTCAGAAGAGGTTCTCCAAGTAAATATATCATTATTTTTAGTAATGGCATCACCAGGATTAGCCATACCTAAATATTTATAGATAATACCTGCAAGAGTTAACTGAATAATGTTGACGATATAGTGTTTGTCATTTAAATTAATATCCAGTTTATTAATTCTATATAGACTAGGGTCGTAAATACGAGCATACGACGAAACATAAAGTTTACGATCGTAGAATAACTCATCTCCCGTTTCATTACCTATAGCGTCCCTTAATACATTTATCTTTTCAGAAGAAAACGTTTGAGAAAGGTGAGGTTTTCCAATACCTAAAAGAGTAGTGACTGGATCGGCCGGACTGTCATCAAGGTTAACCATTGCTAAGTTATAATATTTAATCTTCCAAATATTATCATTAACATCCAACATACTGATCTTATCTAAAGTATGTTTGTAAACAACACCGTTTACTCTTTGTTTATAAGGAATAACTATTGCAGTGATTTCTTTATCCGCTCCTCTTTCACGATACCTTAGCATTGTAGTTTCTTTAATATCGCTATTGATCAATTTAGCGTTAGGAACTCCTATAGCGGAGATAATATAAATCTCATCTTCAAAAATCTTAACACTGGTGCTATCTACTACGATATTTAAAGGAAATCTTCTTTTTCCGTAATAACAAGGCGAAGCTAAATGAGGAATGACTTCTAATTCTGTATACTCTTCATTCACTTTTACTCTAAAGGGATATTGAGGATCATGAGAAAGATTAGGATTATTATTCACAATCTTAGCTAATAGTTTTAAATCTGCTTCTTTACCATCTCGTTTTAAAGCTTTATTCTTTGTTTCATCGTAAGTGAATGTATAACCCGTATCGTTATTCCAACCTACAGGCATTCTGTTATAGACAGTAGTCGCAAATGTCTTCTTCTCTTTACGATGGGTAGGAGATCCATGGACTAAGTGCATTTGCAATTGTGTATTATATTGCTTTCCTTTTACTGTTCTATTTTCTTCAATAATAGAGATGGATTCAAAATCTCTTCGCCTTTCAATACCGATTCCTGCTTCATCTAAAAGACGATTTAAGTTTTCTGTTTGTGTCAAACGAGCATCTACTTTAATACCCATTATCAATTCCTTTCTAAATAGTCAATCACAATAAGGCAAGACATAGAAGAATACTCTCTACTCCCTGTTAAAGGAGTAGAGAGTACCATTCATTTATTTAGCGTAACGCAATTGAACCAGAGAGTAACTGTGATTACCACTGTTACTGAAGATGTCATTCTCTTTCACCAAGAAGTAAAGACCAATACCAAATTCTTTATTAATTGGAGATAAGAAATACATGCTTTGTTTAACTTTCTCAAAATCCATGTAGGTATAAGGGAAGTCAGGGACGTATTTCTTCATCAGATTAGTGAATTCTTCTTCAGAAGCATTGTAGAGTTTCTCAGGAGCGAACTCTTCTTTATTGACGTTAGAGATGATTCGGTTACCAGGCAAGAAGCTATAAGCCATCAGTTTAGGATACTGAATCGCATAGTAGTTATCACCTGTTGCTGAAGACAATCGTACAGTCTTAATACCATTAGCGTAACGATCCACTACAATATCATGTACTGTACCAGAAGAAGCACCATTAGAACCCACAGTAGGACCTACATTCAATCTTACTTTTTCCAAGTAGTTAATACTATTGTCTTTGTAAAGATTCAATGTAGCAAACATGTCGTCATCGATAGGTGTATCGGTTAAACGACGTTCTTTCAAGAATTGCTTCAAGAGTCCAGTGAAATAACCTTGGTCTTCCAAGAGTAATTTCTTTTTCTCTGGTGTATCGTAAACAGACTTATCTAACAAAGGCTGATTAATGATTGGCATACCTTTCTTAGCAATAAAGGTAATGTTATAATCCACATATACACTGTTTTGCTTAATACCAGGATTACCATTGTGGAAAGTCGTGAATCGGTCTGTAATCGTTTGCCATACGTTATTACCACGAGCAGAGGCTAACAAGATGTTAGAATCTACTGTAGACATACCGTATTTTTGCAATTTACGCATACAGTGGTCACGAATGAAACGCATCAAGTGATTGAACTTATCGTAGTCACCATAAGTGTTACGAACAGTACGAGGACCAGTCGTATTGGTGTAGTCGGTTACATTCAGTAACTCCACAGTCATCTCGTGTGCAGTATCGGAGGTATCTACTTGGAAGATCAATTCTTCTTCAGGATAACGCTTACGATATTCTTCATCCGTAGCCACACGGAAATGATTGTCCAATTCTTTGACATTGTTTTCAATCGGATCACCTTCTTCATAACTCGTCAACAAGTTATAGATAATGTCTTGTACTTTGGTTTTCAGTACTTTGAAAGTATAGTTGTGGGGATCACGCACAGGCGGAGTAAATGCTACACAACCGGAAATACTGTCATTAGTTAATACTTCATCTGCAGCATCTACACCATACTGATTGGTATCTTTAACCCATTTCTTCAATTCTTCTTTTTGATCTTGAGTTAAAGATTCACCACCGAATGGTTTAGCAATGGCAGTAAACGCGTAGTAACGACTGTATATATTGTCTTTACTGGTTGGGAATTCAGCACCAGGTTTATCAGCCAGATAGGTATACCGATTCTGTCCACCTTGCTGACCAAGGTTCAACTTCATGGCGACACCATCTACCGATTGCAAGTAAGGTGCGATCAGTGCATTTACAGTTTTAGTTTCACCAGATTCAGTATGCAATTCTAAAGAAATGAATTCTTGTTTACCGGTACCGCGCCATATATAATCAGGAATCGCCATGTTAGAAACCACATAGGTCACAGGCTCAAAGATCTTAACCACATTAGGTTTCGTAATAATCTTTAAGATGTATTCCTTACCTCCTACGTAACAAGGAGAATCCAAATGAGGAATCACTTCAATACGAGTATAGTCTGTATTGACTCTTACGCTAAAAGGATATTTCTCATCTTGAGAGAAGATATCACTTTTATTAATCACACCAGTTAAGATGTCAATGTCTTCACTGCTGTTATTTAAAGCTAATTTCTTCTCAGCTAAAATATTGTCGTAAGTGAACGTATAGTTAGAATCCCCTTTCAATCCAGGAGGGACTCGGTTATAAGCTGCCGAATGGGATTCTCCAGTCTCTTTCAACTGCATCATCAGCTTAGTATTGTATTGCTTCTCACCTACGGTTTTTGCTTCAGGGGTAACCACATAGCTGGAAACTTTATCAAGGTCTTCTTGTTTGGTATTGCTTTCCAATAATAACTTTTTTAAGTTTTCAGACTGAGTGATCTTAGGATTTACTGTTGTAGTCATTTTAAATCATTTTCCTTAATTAAATAATCAAATTATAAGAAAACATAGATAGAATTAAGCTAGGTTCCGATGAGGAACCTAGCTTAATTATTTTAAAGCAATAACCTATTGCTAGATTACACCGCTACCAAACCTTCGGAGAAGCCGTTCAGTTCGTCAGCTACGTGGAATTTACCCACAGTGAAGTCACCTACAACGTAGATAGAACCCACGATGAAGTCTTCGTAGCCTGCAGCAGCAGAGATTTTGAAAGTGAAGCTGTCTTTGTCATAAGTAACACCACCAGCATCAGGATCTTGGAACTCAACTTTCAGAGCTTTCTTAGTACCAATCAGCGTGTCACCGATTTGTGCTTCGAACAGAGCTTTCAGTTTAGTACGACCATCTTCAGTGTCTACAGAAGCTTGGTGTGCATCCAAAGCGGCTTGATCGTCCAGAGTGTAGTAAATGGTAGCATCGCCAGCTTTACCGATAGAGGTTTCGAGGATTTTCTCGTCTTTGAACAAACCAGGATTGTGTTCAGCTTCGTGGAGTGCTTTAGCAATGGCTTTAGCAGTAGTCGGAGCTACGTAGAAGCCTACGCTTTCGGTCAATTTGTAAGCAGGATCGCTGGTATCGCCAGTAGAACGGAATTCTACGACACGTTCGATGTCACCCAGTTTACCTTCACCCAGAGAGTAGCCTACACGAGTCGTACCATGGCGTTGGAACTCTTGTTCAGCAACCAGTTGTTGACGAGCAGGAACGTTAGCGTAAGCTTTAGTCAAGTAAGCTTGTTTCAGTTTAGCAGGATCAGTTACGTCGTTCAGGTCAATGCTAACACCATACACATGGTTAGATTTAACGATGTCATGGTTAGGACCAAATGCGCTTTGACCTACATAACGAGTAGCCAGACCAGTTAAGTCTTGTGCCAAACCTTTAGTTTCGAAAGCAGGAATCGGAGTAGAGTCGCTTACCAACTCGTGAGGAGTGTAACCCAAGTAAGGGAACAAGATCACTTGGTCACCGATTTCTACGTCAGAACGCAGACGGACAGTCAGTTTTTGTTGTGGATCGCGTTTAGCGAAGCACAGTTTAGCATCGTCAGTGGTGTAGTCGTAGTTGACTTTGTTTTCACCGTATTGCAGGGTAACAGAAGCACCACCTTCAGTAACGATGTCAGCACCGAAAATGCGTTGACCAGTTACTACATCACCAGTAGAGCTGAACAAAGCTTTCTTGATGTGTTTTTCCAGGTTTTCGCTGGTAGGGGCAGTCAGGTCAAGGTACTCGCCATTTTCATCAGTATCGGTGAATTGGTGGATTTGACGAGTTTTAACTGGGTCTACACGACGGTAGTTGTGTTTGATGATTTTGGTGAAACCAGCTTTAACAGAACCGTCAGTGTCAGTAGCAGCGCTAGGTACAGTGCTTACGTCTACGCCAGCATTGGTCATGCGGTTAGCAAAGTCAGCATCGCTAGTACCTACGTACAGTTCAGTAGTACCTTGGTTGTCTACTTCTTTAGTAGTATAGATAGAGATTTTTTCGAGTTCTGCGCGTGGATAACCACCGTCAACCAGCAAATCTTTTACATTTTCGAGACCTGTTTTGGTAAAGTCTACAGAAATTTTATCGTACATGTTAGTGTTTTCCTAATTAGGATAAAATGAAATTAAGGAATTAGATTTCAGGTAAAGTGTCTTCGTCAGCAAGCTTCAGAGCACTAAATCCATCCATGCCTTCCTTAAGGGTCAATTTTTCAGTTTCAGGCGGAACCAAAGCGATATAAATTGGCTCGCTCATAAACATATCGTCACTAGGATCTACAAATACCTTGTGGATAACTGCAGAACCTGTGTAGGTAACGCTAGAAGCAGGTTCAGATTTTTCTAAGCCTGTATCATTCAGCATTTTGGTCAAGAAAGCATCAAACTTAGGTAAGTCTGTTTCTTGATTATATTTTGTTGTTTTAAAGACAACAAAAGTTTTATTCGATTGAACTTCAATCTTATCGAATTTAAACTTCTCTTCTGTGTCTAAGAATTTAGAACAGTAGTCGGCTGCTTCTTTAGCTAAGAGTGGCAACACATAGGTATTGACATTTCCATGAACTTCAGGATACTTAACCATAGGAGAAGCATAACGAATCAAACCAGAAGCACCTTCGGGAATAGAGAGTTCTAAACCTTCAGGAAAAATGGTTTTCTGAGGTACTGTAGAAACACGAGTGAAAGCGAATTTGTTTTGGAGGAATTGTTTCCGGTATGGAGCATCCTCATAAGCTAATTCGTTATACTTCGTATTTAAAACAGAATTGCCTAAAACCAAGAGATCATGCAGAGTAATCGGTACACGTTTGATGGTATTACCTTTACCAGCAAAAGCTACGTCAGCGCCTTCGTAAGTACCTTTAGGCACATTATACTCAGAAGTATCACCTTGACCATTTAAAGTCAATTTGAAGAGCAATTGTTTACCAGAGGTAACGTCAGCTTTAATTGTGGTAACGGCTTCAGGGATAAATCCATGGAATGCTAAACTACCTACAAATGATACAGAGTAAACATTTTGACCATAATTAACAACATCACCATCTCTACCATGATGCATTATTCTAACAGCATCTTCTTGTTTCTTGAATACTGCTGTCGCACCATTGGCTTTTCTAATAGTCGGACTATTGGAAATATCTTCGCCTGGTTGGAAACCTACTTCAGAGTCAATAACGGTAGATTCAGCCTTAATAGCCGTGGAAATATTCAATGTGCGATAAGTGTGTCTAAATACTTTGTTACCTTCAGTTAGTGGGGTGATAGATTCTTGGTTTTCGTTATCGTATTTAGCAGCTAAATCAGCAGGTACTTCGATATAGACAGTGGTGTTTCGGTCGGCTGGGTCGATGGTTTCGTTTGGTACAGTTTTGGCAATTCTCAACTCAGCGATTCGGTCAGCAGGATAACCTGCATTTTTCAGCAGCTCATCAAAGTTCTCTCGATCCGATAGTTCTGGATTATATTTAATGGTCAAAGTCATAGATTCATCTCTTTATAAAGATAGAATAATATTAAAGTGAAGTAGGCCATGGATCATTAGTGAGATAAGTAACAGTAGAGAAACGCAAATTAGGAATCTTTGTTTTATAAAGATCATTGTTAATCAATTCCAAACGAAATTGATTTGCGTCATTAATCCCACCTAACTTCCATACGCCTATAGGGCTACTGTTATCGTCCTTATAAACAGGACCGATAAGAGAGTTTGGTGCTCTAAATCCTTCAGGAATGGTTTTACTACCAGGGTAACACAACCAAACACTAGAAATATTGGTCTTAGGATTTCTCTGGATAGTCGCCTTTGCTGGGTTGCCTGTCCAGTTAGCATCCTGCCAGCCACTTAAAGCAAACAAATCGTAAGCATTACCACCAAACCACCAGAATACCTGGTCATTGATTCGACGTAATTTAATAAACGATCTATCTGCCATACTGTTTGCTGGGATTTGTATCCATCCAGTATCGCCTTGGGTGACTTTCCAACCAGTATTTCCAGAGTTAGTGGTTTTAGTCCACTGTGCTGCACCATGAGACACAGTATTATCTACGTACACTGTTCCTTTAGGAGCAGTGACTTTACCTTCTGGAGAACCATTACCAGAGAGGAATTTTGCTAAGTTACTAAGCTCTTTATCCTTTTCACCAACGAATCGAGCAAAATCTAGGAGAAGGCTCTTTAATTTAGAATCAGCCATTTTAATAGAAACCTCTTATATAAGTACAGATAGTTACATTTACCATATATCTACCCGTACTTATTTCCTAGTCGTTAGTGATTAACCACGAGCTTGAGTATAAGCTTGTTTCAAGGCATCAATGGTCAGGGTAGACACATCAGTTTGTTTTGCAGAGTTTTCCAAAGTAGTGACTTTGGTTTGCAATGCTTCAACAGCCGATTTATTGGCTTTAGACAAAGTGTCGGCAGCTTCAGCTTTAGCAGTCGTAACCGCCAAATTAGCAATAGATTGTTCTACAGATTCTGCTTTTTGTTTCGCTGCATTGGCAGTCACTTCTACAGCAGAAATCTTAGCAGACAAACCAGATTGCTCTTGGGTCAGGTTTTGGATCTGACCTTCAATTGCAGTGAACTTACTCAAAATCGCTTGAGGTGTATTACCTTGAGCATCTTTCAAGTTTTTCAATTCTGCTACGATTTCACGAATCGTATCCAATTCTGCATCGACTTCACCACCCATCACTTGGACGCGCAGTGCTTCAATACGACCCACTAAGTCTTCAAATAAGCCTTTGTCTTTCTCACCCAAGAAAGTAGCAAAGTCATTCAAAATGTTTAACAATACGTTTTCAGAGGAAGCCATTTTAGATATTATCCTTTTTTGAAATGTGTTGATTTAATGTTATTATCCACGAGCAGCATTGTAAGCTGCACGCATGTCACCCAATACGGAAGGGGCATTGTCCGCACTAATACCGGTTACGGCATTACCGTTTTCTTGATCGGTAACCACTTCAGCAAAACCATTCAAGTTCAATTGAACAGTAATCTTAGGCAGAACGACTTCATCTTTAGTAGAGTAAGTCACATAGGCACGCAACTCACCACCGACATAATCAGAAATCTCACGACCAGGCAATACGGAAATCTCAATACGGGAATCTGTAGCGCTATTGCGTTCAATCTCTACCAAGTCAGCATAAACACCAAAGAAACGACGAATCAAAGAGCGTGCTGATTCAAACGCTTTTTGAGCATCTTCGTGTTTACCCAATTGAATGTCAAAACGAGAGCCATCACCGGTATCGGAAGCCAATACAAATGATTTCACTTTAATACCGCTTTCACGATATTTAGATTCTTGCTCTACATCCAATTCAAATTTACCAGACTCTGCCACCAGTTTAGAGATGTCAGAGATACCCACCATCATGCGGATGTTACCGTAGATGCGAGAGTATTGATCTTTCTCTTGATCTTCAGAGAGGCGATAAAGAATAGAAGAGAGGTAGTTCTTAGCCGCTAACTTCTCAATCTCTTGCTCAGGAGTAGAAGGATTAGCGATTTCCGCACGGAAGGTAGGAGAACGAACAATGTTCAAACCTTCAGCTTGGATTTCTTCCAAGACGGCACGAGCACGGCGTTCGCCATAGGTTTCTACCAAGAAACGAGATAGTATTTTGCTATCAGTTTCTTTAGCAGTCTTACCAGGGATAACGGCTAACTCATTGTACATATCTTTTTTAGAGATAGAGTCTTGAGTCAAGAATGGGTTTACGGTAGTGACCAGTTTGGTCATTTTCTTACTCAAGTCAGCCAAGTATTGGATGCACAATTGAGCAGTACCAGCCAAACCGTAAGAGTCACGACGTGGCGTGATTTCCAATTTGTTGGTACCGTATTTCAAAGTACCATCTTTGAGTTCATACGTCAAACGCTCACCAATGAAGGGGTAACCTTCTTTAGTGAAACGGTTTTTAACGTAAGTGACGATATCCAAGTTATCCAACTCAGTATCGAGCAGAACCATCACTTTGTTTTTCCAGTGATAAGGAATCGGCAAAGTACGGTTATAGAAGTGAACGTTACCGTATTTACCACCTGTCAAGTTTACCAATTCACCAGAGTAGTTTACTTCTACCGCAGTGTTACCTGATTTATCAGTATAGCTGGCATAGCGTTCATCGCTAGAAGGGCGTACGGCAACAATTTCAATATCATCCAGATATTCTTTAGGATAACCACAATCCATCAGAACTTGGTTGAGGTTTTCACGACCACTACGGGTAGCATAGTAGTTATATTGTTTGTAATCAGCCATTTTAAAAAGCCTATTTTCCAAAATAAAATATTCAGTCTTAGTTTAAGTTGACACAGTACGATAATTCTGTTTGGTTTTTAGTCGGCCAAACATAGTTTACCTTCTCGTATCTAAAGGTTACAACATCTGCTTTAGATAAAGCTTTCAAGAAATCAATTTGTTCTTGAGTAGGATTAGGATTGTCGTTAATCACGGGAACATACCAAAGTTTTCCATTGATTCCTATTGAAGAAAGATTCTTCTCTTCTCCATTGAAAGACAATCTGACTATAGACATTGCACTCAAAGTATTGATTGTAAGTTTATTATCCCTACAAGTTAAGATCAAAGCAATTTTACCATCTTTAGTCAGTCTGTACTTAATCCTTCCATTCCCTTTATCCTTACGCTCCCACGTCACAGATTCGTGAGAGGCTTTATTGTCTCGGATAGAAACTTCGTGAATACTGAATACATGTATCAGCAAAAAGATACACAAGAAACTGAGCAAAAAGAGTAAAGCCGCAGTGAGTTTGTTTTGTAAGAATATCTGTCTGAGTATTCTTCTCATTTAAAAATTACCTAAAAAGAAAAGCATAATCTATCTTCAGGGAAGATACTGCTATAAGCACTCTATTTCAAAACATAAGAGACAAAAATACCCACTACACTCACTACATGTAACTGTAGTGAGTGTAATAGATATAATAAGAATTCTCTCTTAGCCTTCTAAGGAGAATGAAATAGGATCATGACTTTGATAGCCTATTAATTTAAAGTCTTCTAAGCTAATGTTTCCTGACAAAATGCGATTAGCAGTAAGGTCAGGATTAACATATAATTTAGGCAAAGGTAATGGTTCTCTTTCTAGCATTTCTTTAGCTTTCTCGACATGAGAAAGATAGACATGAGAATCATGGACAGTATGTCGATGAGATAGAGGCAGTACACCCAGTGCATTAGCTATCATAATGTTCAACAAAGCGTACTGAGCGATGTTGTGCGGTTTGCCTACCATTACATCATTAGAACGCATCACAAGCATGGATTCAATACCATACTGTAAAGGTTTGACTTCTTTCTCAATACCAAAAGCTTTATTTTGTTCTAACTGATATTGAATCGATTGTTCTTTTTGTTGTTCAGATAGAGGACGTAAAGAAACATAGAAGACTTGGTGACAGGTATCCAAAGCCATATTACCACGTTCTACATTGTAAATAGGAGACAAGTATTCTTCAGGACGAAGACCTAAAGCAATATTGGATAAGTAATGACGACGAGAGAAAATGTTTCGTTCCATATCATCTCGTAATCCATTCATTAAAGCAGCAATCTGATCAATATAGATAATGTTATCAAATGCACTAATCTCATCACTTTTCATGCCAGTACCTGAAGTGACTTCTGGTTTCTTTCTCCAGAGTAATGGATACATTGGACCAATGGTATTGGTTTCTTTACTCGTCCACTTATCCCAGAAGGGCACATTGTGCTTTTTCAAGAAAGTGACATCAGGATCACCTTTAATAAACCAAATCAATTCTAAGATGGTTTTATTTAACCATACTTTTCTTGTAGTAATTAAAGGAAAGTCCCCATTCGTTAATGGATACTTTTCTGAAGTACCAATTAAAGAAATCATCCCTGTACCAGATCGATCATTTTTTATTTCAGTACCTTCTGTTAAGATTTCTTTTAATGTCTCTAAATATTGTTTCATTATAGTTCCTTTAAGATAAAAATGCGGTAAAAAAGAAATAAGAGTATTCCTCTATAAAATAGAGGAATACTCGATTAATTTACAGTTTCACAGAAGAGAGGCTAAAGAGACGAGCAGCAATGTGATCGTACTCTTTAGTAAACACATTCTTACGAGAGTAAACCAGATAGAAAGTACGAATGATTTTTCCGTCTTTCTCAGTAAACTCGTGGTGAACAGAGAAGTAAGCTTTATTGTTCAATTTCTCACGTACTGCTTTAGAGAATTCAGCAATACGAGAATAGACTTCTTTGTAGTTCACTTTTTCCAAAGTGACACAACCAGCAGTCAAGTAATTGGCAATGTGACTGGTTTGTTGACAAACCGTCAAAAGCTGTGCTTCGGTATAAGGCGCATCATCCATCAAGTGACGGAAGAGTCCTTTGTTCAAAAGGTTAGTCGTGTAAATCTTTTCACCAAATTTCAATACTTTCAAATCAAAGACTTCATTTTGGTTATAGAATTTTACTTTAGGCAATTGAGAAGACAATTTAAACATCAAGTCTAAGTTGTCCATCAAAACAACAGTTTCTTCGACTAAGTTATCTTGTGTATTCAGTACCAAATTTTCTTCAGGCACTAAACGAGTTTCATTGGATGGGAATTCATCTTCACGCAAGTAAGTCGTAGAAGGTTTATAATCTTCAGGCACTGGTACGACGGTTTGTTTTTTATCCCGAGGCGGTTTCCCGTGGTATTTGTGTTTTCTGAATGGTGCTTGTTTTTTGTGAGTTTCAGGAGTAAACATGATATAATAACCCTTATTTAAGATTTCAAGGAAAAAAAAGAAATTACTTTAGAGACAACATATAGTATACATGCTGTCATATTTAGGGTTATTAAAACACTCGTAAACACGGCATAAGACCCTCTACTCTCCTAGGAGAGTAGAGGAATCTATCATCGGTTTAAAACGATTCTAGAAGTACCATCTTCATTTTCACAAATAATGTAATTGAAGATACGTTGATCTCTAGCTTCTTCTTGTACTTTTAAAAATACTTGATAAGACTGCTCGTCACAACGTTTCATGGTTTCAATTACTTCAAGAAGTTTATCCTTGCCTAAGTCATTATAGATAATGGAAAGTACTCTTTGGTAGCTCAAGATTTCTTCAGTAGTCATGATTAATCGTCTTTAGTTAAACCATAAGTACCATCTTGTTTTTTCAAGATAGACCAGCTAGGTACTTTCTCCATTTCACGTGCAGTGATTTGGTTTTGCAGGAAGATCACGTAGTCGTGAGGACTGTTCATACGGAACTCTTCTACGATTTCTTCAAGTGCTTCTGTACCGTGTTTCTTTTCAACGACTTCCAGAACGGCTTGATAACCAGCTACTTTAACCAACAAATCATAATCTTGTTTACTGATTGCTTCGGACATTTCAATTCCTTTTCGTATTAATCAACCACCATTGGTTCAAAATATAATTAAGCCATAAAGAAATCCTCTACTCCTTTTTACGGGAGTAGAGGAATCTTTTAGACTGAATTACAAACAAGGCAAGTCATTTGTAGAGCGGTTGTGAATCTTCACTAAATAGGTCGTACCACTCGGTACGCTAAACGTGAATTCACTGGCTTTATTCATCTCAGCAATAATGGCTTTATAATTACCATTAGCTGGATAAAGATTACCACCGAACAAAATGTCTTTTACTGGTACACTAGAAGCACGACCAAAAGTAAAGTACGAACCAGAATCAAACTTTGCTAAAGTACCATCGGGTTTACAACGATACGTAAAGTAACGACGATAACCATTAGCGGTTTTATTCGTGCTGTATAAACCCACCATGATGTCACCATTGTTTTCTTTAGTCAAACCAAAGGCAGCATTAATCAAGATAGGTTTCTCTTCTTTAGGTAATTGAGGAGTACCTGTAGGAGGAGGTGGAGGAACATCATCACGTGTTACAGGAATCGGTTCGGACGCATCTAACGTTTGAAGATTTCCACGCTCAATGCGATTGTTTTTCAATTCGGTTTCAACACGAGTAGAATTAGTGAAATAATTAGCGGTTAAGAAAATAACCAAACCAACGAGTAAAAGGATTACCCCAATGGTTAAACCGTTTTTGAGTTTTACTCTCATTTTATTTTGTTATCCTTAATGCGTGAATGAAATGTCTACTTTAGGCAAGACATCCGCAGAGGAAACAGGAGTAGTGGCTTCTACACGACGATTGCGTGCTTCTTGAGCTGCTAATGCTTGACGCTCACGTTCTGCTTTCTCGTCGTCTGTTTCTTCTACAAAGTCAAACCCACCAGAGTTATGGGTCACCAGAATCTTAGCTTCTGGTTGTGGTTTAGGTGCTGGTTTCGGACGAGGTTCACCACAACCACAATCACCCATAGGTTTAGAGTGATTGGTATAATCTGGTTGTTTTGGTTCTACGTCTTTAATACCCCAATACTCTTTATTGAAGTATTGAGTATTACCATCCGTGTCTTGATATTGGAAAGCACGAATGGTTAAGAGTTCTTCTAAGTAATTACGTTTACCTGCTAAACCCAAAGCACGAAAGTAGGTTTTATTGACGAGTACTTCTACTTTGTCAGAAGAGAGCATGTAAGAAGGACCACCAATTGCTACGATGACTTTAGTGGTATCGGTAGAATGGTTAAACCAACTTTTAATGGTAGAGGAATTAATTTCTTCTGCTACGAAACGCAAGCCATTACGAGAGGTTTTGACAGAGTTGTAATACACTTCAGTATTGTCGTAGACTTTACGACGGAAAGTATTGTCTTGAGAAGGCAAGTCTTTCAACATCAAAGATTTCAAGCTGTGCAGCAATTGTTCTACAGTTTGGATAGGACAAGGTGCACCTGCCAATACTGCCATACCATCTTCAGACTGGTACCAAGTCGGACGACAGATAGAATCATAGAGCAATTTGTCTTTAGGTAATTCTTCCAGATCTCGAATCAAACGATAAAGTTCCATTGAGGGTTTTTCCTTTAGTCTTTAAAATAAATCAAAAAAAAGAGTACTCAGAAATGCAGTACTCTTTATGTAATTTCTCATAGGGTTAGGTGTTACTTATACTGCTTCAATATCTTTATAATAATCTTTGTTCTCTAGAACACTCAAGATATCTTTAGTGGTAGCTTCTATTGTAGTAGAAGGTAAACAGAAGAAGTTATAAACATCAGGATTGAAAGCAGCACAATCTTCTGCAAAGAATACCATATAGTCACGATATTTACGAGTCATGATTTTATCAAACTCTAATGACATTTCATCAAATGCTTTATCAGATTCATCATTAGGATTGACTGCTTGAGCACGACGAGCACGTTCTTCTACCGGACATTCAATAAAGATAGGAATGACAGGCGCCTGAGTGAGTGCTACATATTTCAAGAAGTTGTGTACTGAATTAACACTGGTAACGCTACCTAATAAGATATCTCGCTCAATAGTATCTTCAATCAAGTTTAACTGATAGTCTTTAGGGTTATTCGCCATGTGGATAATATCAACAGGGCTGTAGGCTAAAGTAGATCCAATAAAACGATCGACAATAATCGTAACTTCTTGATCAAACAAGTTTACCATATCTACGAGTGCTCTTAACTGAATGGCTTTTGCACCAATGATACTTTTAACTTCTACGAACAAAGCCGTATAAGCAATATCGGTACCAAGTTCATTTAGTTTCAAGTAGTCACACACAGTGGTTTGTTTTGGAAACTTATGTTGCTCTGTTCGTTTACGTAGGTTATCAAAATAGATACTGATTCTGGACTTCGCATCTTTAAACTCGTCCATAAGGTAACCCATTCTGTTGATTCTAGCTTTATCCACTTCAGGATCTAAAGTATCGACTTTAGCAATGAAATATTCTTCAATTTCTTCTAAGTCGTTTTTATTGGGTGTATTGAGTACCAAGACTTTGTGATCAAATTTCTTTTTCAATTCATTGATCACTGAAGTTTTACCACAATGAGATAAACCTTCTACAATGACGATTTGATTTAACATTTTTCATTTCCTTTACTGGTTTAGATTAAAAAAGAAAGACTGTCCCAGAATAGGGACAGCCTCTCTAGAAACATTCATGATTAGTTCAAATCACAAATGTTTCCGTTTTTGAAGTACTTCTCCGCAGCAGGATCAGAGATCACCGCAGGGATATTGTACTTGTAGGTAACGGTATTGTTTTTAATATGCTCTTGGAACGCATTACCCTCAAAGAGACTCTTCAACTCGCCTTCGTAGGTTTGTGGATCTTGAGCGTATGACATATACACGGCATCGTAATGAGACAAGTCCGTAACGGTTTCGGTAAATGTCAAGCCTTGTACTGCTAAACGATTACCTAATTCGCCATTCACTAAACGACGTGGGTCAGTATAGACCATGTATCTACCAGTCTTGTCATCGATAAGACCACCAATATGTGCTTCCCCTAACATAGTGAAGTTTGGAGTAACATATTGGGCGGTACCTGCCGTAAAGGTATTAGCAATACGGTTACCCACTTTATCGAAAGTGGGGAACTTACCCTCTGGACGTTCTACAAAACCACGTCGAAGATTCTGACCCTGGTTAGTAATGACAAATTCGTAAGGATGTTCTTTACTGTAATGTCTTGCGATACCAGGACCGTCGATAAAGAACGTACTGCCGATCTTACCATTACCACAGGAGTAGACCAGCATGAATTCGCCACCGTCGTCATTCCGACCTACGTATTTCCACATAGGTCCAAAATTCTGTACGGCATCATAAGCGCCAGGATCGCGAGTACCGGCGCTGTAGAATGACCAACCATTATTAAACTCCTCTTCAAACTGAAGATTAGCTGGAACCGGATCACCGTAACCGAGATCTTCTTCAGACATCTCAGGAGTCTCAGAAGCTGCTGCTTCTTTAACTGTGGCGGTAGAACCAGCAGCAGAAGCAGCTTTAGCTGCCTCTTTTACTTCTTTACTTTCGCAACCAGTGATTGCAGTGATAACGAGTAGAGCAATTAACAATTTTTTCATGATGCATTTCCTTTACAAAGTTAGATTAAAAGATTAGGTTAAGGGTTAAAAGATTAAGGGTTATTTAGATGTACCGACTACTGAACGAATCATTTCGATCTTGAGTTCCAGTTCTTTAACTCGTTCTCCATCTATGGTTTTATGGAAAACGATATCTTTGGTCTCGTCGTTTATTGGAATCACGTCCGCGAGAGTAATTCCTAAGAACTTGCAAATGAGGTATGTGAAGTCGATGCAGAACACATAAGTACGTCTGTCTTCTAGCAACATGGAAGTGAACACAGCTTGGTTCACCCCTAAGTATTCGGCTACTTCTTTGATTGTACTACCATTAGTGTAGATAGCGTTTTTCAGATTGCGTTTAAGTGCTGTATTAAACGCATATAAGTCATGTCCCTTAGTGGATTGAATACGTGCTGGCATTTTGAATTTTCCTTTAATGAAGTTAGAATAGAATAAATGATATTGGTTGCGGTGGTCAGGCATCCATATCTCACGTAAATGGTATATATCTGAAATAAATTATAATGTAAAAAAGAAAATACTCTCTACTCCATTTAAGGAGTAGAGAGCTAATCTATTATTTCACTGCCATACCAGCAGCTTCAGATTCTTTTTCATAGTCACGATTCTCAGATTCTTCAGTCGTAAACTTTTCAGCATAACGAGCTTTCAGTTTCTTAATATTCGCTTCCATGATTTCTTTCAGTGTATAAACGGTTACTTCTGTTTCCAAATAACTTGTCATGATAATCCATTTCAAGATATCGACACATAAGTTACTCATTATCACTACATGACGATGATCTAACTCTTGTTTATAGAAGTAGTGTTTCTTAAAGACATCTAATGCACGAGCAGATTTCTCTAAAAGAAGATCAATTACGTTAGACAAGTGTCCATTATGTTTGAAATCTTTTACGAGATATTGGTAACCATACTCTGTTAATTCAGACCGAACGATCGCATTAGATTTTCCAGCTATTAAAGCCAGAAAGCTACCTTTACGGATAAAAGTATCTAATGGATCCTCAATACCTTTATCACGGAAGATTTCAGTAGCATCGTAATACAAAGCAATATGCCAAAGGATATCTCCTAATTCAGAAACATAAGCTTCGTAATCAGAAGACGTACAAACATTATCACGCTCGTATTTACGATAGATCTCTAAAGCTTCAGAGAGTTCACCTGTTAAACCGACCATGGAATGCAAGATACGAGTAGAAACATCAGATTGTTTCGTCGCATCAGTACGTATGGCTAACTTCACATAGTCTTTAAAAGTGGTGATGTTGACATTCCCTACTTTCTCTAATAAGAAAGGTGTAGAAGATTTAATACGGAAGTAAGGACGACCTTGTTCCTTATCTAACATTTGATGTTTACGGAATGCTTCGAATGCACTTGGATTGGCTTTACCCAAGTGACACACTACTGAAGAGAGTACTTCAATACCTTGAGACTCGTATACTGCGTTAATGAACTCACAGTATTGACGAGTCATTTTATTGACTTTATCTTTTAATTCAGAGATAGAATTGAGCTGAATATTGCGTTCTTCAGCAGGAGTGTAATAAGTACACGGCATAATAATTCCTTTTAAGATTTACGGGTAACTTCTTTAGAAGGTTCTTGTCTAAGTTCAGGACGAGTATTATTACCCATAGTCGGTTGTTCTGAACGAGGTCTGCGGCCAGACTGACTATTCATGGTAGGTTGTTCTAGTATTGTATTTGGATAAACACCTCTTACATTGGGTCGCTCTAACTTAGGACCTGGAGAGGTAGTAGATCGACCAATATCACCTGTCATTTGTTGATGAATCTGAGATTGAGGGATTAAATTATGATGACGTCTTTGTTCCATACTCCAATGGTTTGCAAATTCCGATTTGAACTCGGGTTTAAACTCAGGTTTAAATCCTGGCTCTCTTACATATTCGAAATCTGGATAGCCATTGGCTCGAGCTTGTTTAAACTCAAACTCCCGAGTATTTCGAGACGTGTAAGGAGATGGTTTATTTAAATACTTTTTCATGAAGTATTGGTCAGCAATGATTTGCGGATTCATGCTTAACGCTAAATCACGAGCACTTATCAGCAAACTAGGTAACTCACGAGTCAATGTGTAAATATGCAGCAATTTTTGGTCTGGATAAGTATGGGCATCGTACTCATCCGTGAGTAATTGAATCATTTTGAAAACCAATTCAAATGAGCGAATCTCCGTTCTTGTATCAGGAATACAGAGTCCATGTTCTTTTTCGTATTCGTTCCATTCTTTCAAGAAGTGATGACTACGAGTTAAGAAGTCATTATGGAGTTTGGTATAAGTTTGATTTGGAATTACGACGAAATGCAAACCATCTTCGTAGTTAATCTCAATAAATTCTTTCATTTTAAAGAGATGATAGCGAATCTGTTGAATGAGCTTATGCAAAATAGAACGCTTAGAATGAATCTCTTGTACAACAGCATTAGCAATATCTAAAGACTTGACATAGAGATCTGTTGGAATCTTACCTTCTGTGAATTCTTTAGTCAAACCTACGATAGATTCGTACAAACGTTCTTCATCTTCCAATACCAGAAGATAACGTTCTTCAAATTGACGATTCAATTCATCCATTTTATATTTCCTTTATAAGTTAGTGTTAAAATAATGCTTTAGTTTCTACATCGCCTTTAATGCGAATATTACTAAAGATGTAATGTCTTACTGAACCATCTGCAAAGAAACGGAAAGTAAAGATATTACGATTTTGTTTATCAGTTAAACTGGTTTTTACTAATTCACCTTTTACGACATCAAAGTCATTCTGAATAGAACGATTGAAGTATTCAGAAATCAATTGGTGATTCTGTACCAAGTCTACTAAAGTATTCCAAGATTGTACATTTTCAAAACTTAAGAATTCTTCAGTATAAGGAATCTGCCTTCTACCGAAGGTAACAGAAGCATCTTGTTCATGCTTTACACCTTCTAATCCCTTTACGTGTTTAATCATTCGGTCTAATGCTTTCTTTAAAGCATTGAGTTCTTCTCGCATGTCTAAAATTAACATAGTCACGATTTATCCCTTTAATTCAATAGTAATCTTAGTGCTCTCTTTAGGATTACAAGGCAAGTTCGGTAGAACATCTGAAATCTTTACATCGAGAATATTGCAAACAGCAATAACGAAAGCAATATCTAGAGCCTGACTGTATCCTGAAGTCATTCGCTTAAAGAACATGGAGTATTCCATTCCCATCTTCTTAGCGATGGTCGTCATGGTTTCACCCTTAGCAGTGATAATCAATTTAAGATTAGCACGAATAGTACTATTTACTTCTTGATCAATTTTCATTTCAAAGTTTTCCTTTATATAAGTTAGATTAATGTTTTGGTACTTAAGAGTAGTACCATTATAATAATATAGGTTTAAACATAATTAGATTACCTCTCTACCCCAATAAGGAGTAGAGAGGATAATCTGTTTTACATTCTACGCACAGCGTAATTCATTAAGATTAAAAGAACAGGTAAGTAATAGTATTGCTCTAACTCACCCCAGTTCAGACAGTCTTTTACTAACTCTTCAATAATCTCAACATCCAAAGTACTGTCTTCTAGATACTTCTTCAATTCCAATTCTAAATGGGATTGGCCATCATCGGAATCTCGATAAAAGTCTTGACTGAAGACATAGCTTCTTTTTGGTAAGATTTGATTGATTAAGAGTGTATCATTCACGACTTTAAACTGACGAGGATTTACCGTTTCAATCATGGAGAATGCATCGCCAATGACTTCATCATTCTTAATGTAGAGTTCATTCGAATAAGCCATGCCATAAGGTGCTAGTACAGCATGAAATCCAGAATAACGAATGGAAGTAAAGTTTACATCAGTCGTGAAATACTTTAAAGAAATCGCACAAGCTTTAGTAAATGTCTCTTTTAAGAGATAAGGATCTCTTTCACTAATCACGTCCCAAATTGAAGTCGTATGTAATAATGGAAATTCATCATCTGTATAAACCCTAAAATGAACCATTTCAGGATAACGTTGAGAAGAGAACCATTTCTGAATCGCTCTCATGAAGAACCCATCGTAAATCAAAGTATTCTGATTCGGTACTAAGCAAGTTTCATGAAAACGATGATAGAACTTCCTAAACCAATAGCGAGCAATACGATCGTATTCTTTTCTTAAGAATTCGTAAGTATCGGCTTTCTTAGGGGTGATTAAAGGATTCTGCCCTGACTTTAAGTAATCATGATTGTACTTTAAGACCTCTATGGTTTTCTGATTGAGATTAATCATTCGAGGATCGTTGATTTGGTCTCGAATCTCGTAAGCCATAGAGAACTGAATCTCGTATACTGTATTTCGACGATGAGTTAAACGACGTACGTCATTGATGTTAAACCAACCTAATGTATTGCGACCTATGTCCATTAACATAATGTCGCCTTTATTAGGGATTAGAGGAGGTAGTACATGAGCTTCACCTGTAATCTCAGTGGTTCTTAATTCTGTAGTCGTTTGAGAAGTAGCAAGAGAGCCTTGTAAAAGAATCTCTAATCCATCAATACGTTCGTACTGCTGAACGACTCCACCTGCATCTAAAGAGAACTGAGTGATTGAATCATTCTTAGAGAGTCTTTGTCTAAAGTAAGTCACTTTCTGACGTGAACCATCTGAATACTGAATTAAAGTATCTAATCTTTCTTCTTTGGTATCTACGATAGCTGTTTTAAAGTCTTGAGGGACAATCTTAGGTTTTTCAATTAACTCATGAACAGGAGAGTGTTGTTCAGGTTTATATGTGCTGTTCACTAACTTCGGCATAGCGAGGTAATCCTTGTGATTGACTTCTATCACGATAGTTAATGAGATAGAAGGTTTGTACCGTTTTAATATTGCTGATGTTCCAGCGATTATAATCGCGTCCCCAGTTATCATTATTGTTACTGTCTCGACCACCTTTCAAGTAATCGATGACTCTATTGTAGAGGTCAGAGTAGTACTTATTGAACATTGGGTGGAGTTTCAGTTTATCTAACCAGTAACGTAAACGATTAATGGCATCTGGTGATAAGTATTTCCAATCGTAATAAATGGCAATACGTATATTGTAAGTATGTTTTAAATCAATTTTCTGATTCAAGTAAATACAACCATTCTTATCGATCTTTAAGGCATTACGAGCCATCATCTGGTCATTCTGATACAAGAGTATTTGAAAGAGTGACTGTCCTGTATCTAGCATGTAATCTTTTTCAGAAATCATGAATTCTAATAACTCAGGATCAATCTTAAATTCATTACATTCATCTCTTAAGTTCAGTAGTAAACATCCTACATCATCTCCATCTTCAAAAAGTACTAATTGATCGACAAAACGATCAGTACCTCTGATAGAGAAATCTTGAGCAGGTTGGAATTCATTCCAATGAGGTACGACTACACCTTTATAAAGTTCCCAAGCTGTCATATCGACTTCTGAAGAGAATTTTGCTAAATGATAAGCAGAGTCAGTATAGACTGTATAATCTTCAGGATAAGTCGCTTGAGCATTAGGCATCACTTCTCGTTGAGTATTCGTACCCATTAAGACATCAGGTACGACTTGATTATAAACGACACGAGGATAATAGATAGACAAAGAAGTCGGTTTCATGTATCGTACTAGGTAAGGAAACGTACAAATCCATCCAGGTGTATTATCTATCTTATCTCCTTCTTCAATCATCCCATCTGTATCGTAATGCCCTAAGATATTGGTTTGAACTTCTGTTACTGCGTATTCCTTATTAACACCTGCTGAATCTGCAATGACTCCAAAACGATGGGTAAAGTGTTCTTGTAACCAATCGGATAACGGTTTAATATTAGGATTCTTTTTCTTAATCAGTTTATAGACTTCGGAGAGAATATAAATCGCTCTTTCATCGATAATGTAATGGTATTCTAAGTGATGAGGAAAAGTATCCGTAAACATTCTCATTTTAGATTTTACAGAGTTTAACCAAGCGCGAGCAGCATGTTTCGATTGTGCTCTATAGGTAATGTTAAACTTCATGGTGATGTGAGAATAATACGGCGTAATGTGTGTTTGGGTATTGGGTTCAAAAAAGATAGGCATGAATTCTTGAGACCAATCTTGATATTGTAAAAGGGATTGTTCTCCATACTCTTCTTCTACTTGGACTTGGATGGTTTCTGCACCTGCTTCAATAATGCCTTCTTGTCCTTGTTCTTCGGTAGAAGTACCAACTTCTTTACGAACCCCTTCTTCATCTAAGATAATAATAGCAGGATTCTCGAAGATCTTCATCTGTAGATACTTCTTTAAATCATTCACGATTTTAAAAGCGATAGGACGTACAATCGTCTGCTTTTCGCTTTTAATAGGGAAATTAAAAATCATGTAAATCTCCTATAGATAACTTATCATACGAAAAGCTTTAATACTGAAACTAAAAAAAGAAATACCCCTCTATCCGTAATGGATAGAGGAGTATTCTATTTAACAGTAATAATCCAGAGCTAGAATAGCAAAAGGAATTAAAAGATGATCTTCTAACTTTCCTTCTTTAAAGGCAGTTCGTAAAATCTTGACTTCACGTTCTTCAGTGACTTCTCTCCATTTGTATTCCTTTTTCTCATCTAAGTCAGCAATAGCTGGTTTGATATAGTCAGGCGATTTATATCGAACAATATTGACTTTGATAGGGGTACGATGAACACACTCGTAAATCTTACCACCTACATCACAATACATCCATACATGGTCTTTATCCCGAAGATCCGTATAAAGCATGGTAATAGCCGCATCTATATCAGGACGGTCTTCTTTCAGTATAGTGACATCGTGTTTCCTACCGTCGTTTAACCAAGACATTTAAACTTCCTTTACTTAATGTTAAAGTAGTTCTTGTGGAAAGCAACAATACTGTCAAACCACTTCAAGTATTCATCACCTTCTTCTAGGACTTCATCTATAAAGAGATAGGCTCTGAGTTTCTCGGCGGTATCTGCAAGAGGTTCACATGACCAAATATCCTTCTTGGTGGATGCGGTTAAAGATCTGCCGTAAGATACGGGCGAACTATATACCACATAATCCTCATTACTTTCGATATCAAATCTAATGACCGCACCGTTACTGACATTGACACCAGGACCAAGTCTTGAGTCATTTATAAATGAACCATTAGTTACTAAACAACCTTCATTAATAATGGATTTACGAACAACTGCCGACCTACCCATTACCATAGATTTGAATACTCTAGACTGACCAAGAATAAAAGAAGATTCGTCGATATGTGAACCTCCTTCTACAGTAGCGTGGTCTGAAACTTCAGAATATCTAGTAACAGTAGAGTGTCCTTTAACAACAGCGTTACCAACTATTTTACTACCTAACCCTACAATAGAATCATCGTAAATCCAACAATTACCTATTTGGCTAAGATTATATTCAGATTCTACGTATCCGCCTAAATCACCTTTCTTTACATCAGAAAAGTCTTTTAAGGCACGAATACGATACATAGGTTTACGATAGAATTCATGAATTGTCTCTGGTACTAATTCGTACTTTTTATCTTCCATTATAATAGTCCTTAAACATAATAGAAGAAATCAGTATGTTTTCCTGTAGAACATCTTAACTCAAAGACACCTTTTTCTACTACTGAATCAAAATACGAAATCATTTCTTTATTATCACTAGACTTAAGTTTACCTTCGTTAAGTGCTTTAATAACATCGTTAGCCAATACTTCTGGTTCTTCACGCGCATCCATATGCACATCAAAGTACCGAGTATTTTCCGTACGGATAGAAATGAACACATCAAAACCACCATTCTTAAGATAAAGTCGAAGCACGGTAACGTACTTAACATTACTTGGTACATTTTCTAAAGAGCTAAGAAAACATTTTGGATGTTTTAATTTCTCTTAGTGGTAAATTCTCTTTAGGCTTCTTAGAAGCATCGGCTAAAAATTCTTTAATTTCAGCTAACAATTCTTCATTCGTCAGTTCCATAATACAGTTCCTTTAATAAGTTAGGTTAGTCTTCTAAATCTTTACTATCGATCAAGTTATTGTTAAACTCAGTAATGACCTCTACGCCACTTTTGATATAGGAGAATACAAAAGCTTTACGTGTAACGCCATGTTCATCTCTCTGAATTTAACATTGCGATAATCGTTATTCAGTGAAGGATAAAGAGGATGAGGCTCTTTAGTCAACTCTTCAATATATTCAGGAATAGAACCTATGTATTTTAAATCAGACAAGAGTCTGTTCCATGCTTCTGTCTTCTTGAAGCTTGATACTCTTAAGTACAAACGATTACCTTCATCGAGTTTATATACACTCGGTAATTCTTGATAATAAACATCTGGACTATGGATGTACTTGATTATCAAATCCTCTAAGTCTTTAGATAGACATTCAATAAATTCAGTTTCTGTCATTTTCATGATCACTCCTTATAGAGTAGTGAGTTTCGTAGATGAAGCATATTGATTCTCTACTGCATTAGAAAAGAAAGTATCCATGCTTTTTACATGGTTAGGTAAAGTAGGAGCAATATAGTTAGAAGCATAAGTCGCTAAGTACTGCTCAAATGTTTCACTATCTGGACGAGTAAAACTTTCATGTCGCCAGAGTTGTTTTAAAGTAGTAGCCATGCCTTCGTGAATCAATTCGTGAATATTAGAATCTTTCTTTAATTCACGATCGAATACAATAGAACGACCACATTTAAAGATAATCTTAATATTCAGTGTACCTGTCTTTCTTTCAGACAAATATACAGCATGAATACCTGGAAACAATGAATCTTCATTCAATGTTTCTAAGTACTTCTTCAAAGCAGGATGCTTAGGTTTATGTTTTAATTGTTCGGTTTTCATAGAGTTTTCCTTTAATGAGTTGGAATAGAATTAGATCACAATCCGTATTGTTGTTTATGGAATGTGACTAGATTACGATAATAATCTGCAGATGAAGGATAGTTTTCTTCTACGTACTGGATCAATTCTTCACCAGTTCCCCAGAATGGGAATATATCCCAAATGTCCTCTTTAGTGGCAGCAGTGACATAGCCAAAACGATTGAGTTCTTGATCTGTTTTACTCATTGGACGTATCGCTTTAGTTGTTCGATAAGTAGCGATATCTTCATTACTCTTCGTATTGAAGCTAACATGATAAAAACCAGATAAGTGTAAATTATTCAAAACTTCTGCTTCGGTAACATTAGCACTATCCAGGTAGATTTTTCCTTTCAAAGTAGAATCGCTTATTTGGCTACGTCCGAGAATAACAATACGTTCATCGCCCACTATTTGGCTACCACTGATTACTGAATTGTTAATAATTTTAGTATAACCACCTATAACACTATTGGTAACACGAACAAGATCCAATATAGAAGCATTATCTTTAATAATGGAATCTTCACTCACGACAGCATGATGGAAGATTTGAGCATTATCTTCAATACGGGAATCGTCGTATACTCTAGCTTTATCGAAAACCCAACAACCACCTTCATGACTTAGGTTTTCTTCTTTCTCTACATAACCACCTAGTTCACCTTCTTTAACAGTATAACTAGCAAGTGTTCCACTTTCATTTCGTATCTTAATTGGACAAGAGATGTCTTTTAAAGCACGTATGCGATAAAGATTAATCATTTCACCATAGCAATTGTGTACCAACAGTGTGTCATCTTCTACTAGTTCAAATTTCTTTTCCATAATAATTCCTTTAATAAAATTAGATTAGTTTTAACTACATCATGTTAATAATATAGGTTTGAAATAATATACACTCTCTACTCCCGTAAAAAGGAGTAGAGAGTAATATACTTATTTTCGTACAAAAACAAATAAAGCAGAAACAGAAGAGTATTGAGTAGAGACTACAGAAGCAGAAGTCGCATGAATGTAGTGATGTGCTTTAATCACTACTCCTTCTAACATAACTTGTTGATTCACATTAGCATCTGTATAATGTACTCTAACCACACTACCTGGTTTCACTAAGTCAGCTTGACTATTGTGCCAAACCAATCCTATTAACTTACCATCTCTTGCTTCGACTTGAGAGACTTGTTCGTAAATATTAGTGTCTTTCTGACTCATGAGAAAAGGTGCATTGACTACACCATTTTTCGATTCATTCAGAATGACTTCAGAAACATTATTCGCACGAGAGATAATGGCTTTATTACCGGCTACTTTTACAGACTCGTCAGTGGTCTGTAAATCGGGATTTAAGACCCTTATACCGTTACCCTTATTCAGGGTATTAGCTGACGTTGAAATGTCCTTAGAATCGCCTTCTAGAGCCGCTATGATGTATAAGTCATTGCCTTCCTTCATCCAAGTATTCTCTGTATACTTTAAGAAATCTTTAGGAGAAATAAAAATGTTAATAAAACGCGTTTTATCATCATTTCTTTTGGTACGAGATTTAGGATAGATATACCACATACCTGTTTGGATGTAGTGACCCATCCCTTGCTTATAAACCCCATAGAGTTTCTTCTGTAGGAAAAAGGGCAAGTCTAATAACTTAATACCATGTGGAATAGGGATATTATCATAAACCGTTTCATTATCGGCTTTCACCATATCCACACCTTTTAACATGTCAGCATTATCTAAACCTTGTAGTTTAGTGGCTTCACCCATGAGTAAGGAAGTTAGTGCATCAGTGACATTAGAATTGACGACATTCGTACCGATTTGTAAAGGAAGTAGTTTCTCCATTAAGAGTGGTACTAATTGAAACTCTACTTTGACAATATCCATTCTATCAATGGTTTCAGTATTGACATTCTGTAAACGAGCATCTGTTTTTCTAAAGTTTACTAAAGTCTTACAATACGCTTTATAGCGAGTAACAGAAACAGGTGCTCTAAAGTTTACAGGTTCAGCTATAATTGAAATTTCTAAGTTCTCAACAAAAGGCATGATGTAATCTGACCAAGTACCTGGAGAAACCGCTAATTCACAGTTAATCACATCTGCTAAGTTGTGTTCGTAATCTCGTTCGATATCTATTCCTAATACTTTAATGGGTTGATAAGCTAAGTCTTTTTCTACAATGTGGATTAAAGCAGAATAAGCATACTTAATCAAACCTTGTTTGGAATGTGATATTTTAATTAATTCTTCAGTAATGGGTGAACCATCTAACATTAGAATCTCCTATTGGTAAAGATTTGATCTAGGATAGCAGCATCTGCACGATGTGGATCTTTCTCTGGTTTCTTCTCTTCTTTAGTAGGATCTTTCTTCAAAAGATCAGAAATACCAAATGAAGTCGGTACATAGTCAAATCTATTTTTCAAACGTAACATTTCAGGATCAATATCTTTCGTACGGTCTCGTGATTTATAAATCGCAGAAGCAAATTCAGATAGATCCATTAGGTCATCAAATGGCACCATGTTTAAAGAGATGGTTTGTTCTGCATATTCTCGCCATTCTTTAATGTGTTTATAAATGATTTCGTACATGGTACGATCATCAGTACGATTAGTTAAGTAGAAAGGGATTTGATTCTTATAAAGTTCTACTAATTGAGGAATCGTCATCCCTACTGTAATTCTCTCGTAAGCATTCTTCTTATCGTCTTCAGGATCTTCAGTAGCAATCGTACCATATCTTTGAATTTCGTTAATATCCATTAAATGGATATAGTCTACCGTAACAATAAAGATACGATCGAATAATTGGTTTACTGTACTTTCTAATTCTTCTTTAGTTACATAACCTAAGAATTCCATTTTATTTCCTTTTTAAATCAAAAAAAGAATCTACGCAATGTAGATTCTTTTTCTAGTGTGTTAATTGAAGATTTCGTCTTCGATGATAGTCCAGGCTTGGTTACCTGAACCATAGTTACGACGAGTATATTCAGCTTCCATATCTTCGATCTTGCTCGTCAACTTAAAGCAAAGATTTTCATACTGCTTATCTTTATTAATGCGTCGATTCTTAGAAGAGAAGCATTTGGTCAATTCGTAACCGGCCTGAGCAATCTTGTTATTACGGAAACCGTAAATACCTCGACCGTACCGACTCCATTCGCCTGTGATATAGATATAACGTTCGAAACCATATCCTTTTGCCACACAGTCATCATGACTGTAGCAGAAGTTAGGATTGTTTTTATATTTTAGATCATCGAACCATTTCATACGAGTATCTTCGTTTTCCAGTTGAGACGGATAACGAAGTTCTTCACGCGCGCGAGCTTGGCGGCCCATCTCTTCAAGATGTTCACCAATTTGATTCATGACGGCACAACCTGTCATAGTTGTTGCCAATACTGCTGCCATAATGATAGATTTGATTTTCATGATTAAATTCCTTATAAAGTTAGATTAGAAAAGTAGTAATGAAGGGATTCATTACCTATTACACTACAATAGTATATATCTGAAATAAACTATATTAAAAAAATAAAATACTCTCCTACCCTTAGTGGATAGGAGAGTGATTCTATTACAAGCCGTATTGCTTTTTGTGGTATTCCACTAAGTTACGATAGTATTCAGTAGAGGTAGGATGATTCTTTTCTACGAACTGAATTAATTCTTCACCTGTACCACGGAATATATTGTGGCTCCAGATATCTTCTACAGTAGAAGCAACTATGTATTCGTAACTACCGTCTTTAATGATGTTGATGTTCGTGCTCTGAATGTAAATAGGCTCGGTAGTACGATAAGCTGCAATACCTTTATTACCATCAATATCGAAAGTAACGCCGTATTGACCACACAAGTGAACATTACCTGTAAATTTAGCATTTTCTACAACTACCGTACCATTCAGGAAAATATTTCCATCTAATACAGAATCACCACGTACTTGACTATTACCATTGATACTCACGTAACCATTGGTTCTAGAGTTACCACCAATAGATACCAAACCTTTCATTTGGGTGGCACCATCTAAAACAGCATTACCCCAAACATAAGCATTAGCAGCCAAACAAGAATAACCTTTAACAACAGCATTATCTCTTACCAATGAACGACCAGTAAGACGGGCATTTCCTTCTACCCGTCCATTGTCTCGTACTTCAGCTTCTTCGAAGATCCAACAACCACCCTCGTGAGACAAGTTTTCTTCTTTCTGTACGTAACCACCCAAGTCACCTTTCTTAACCAGAGTTTGGTCTAAGATTTCACCATCTGGATTAAGTTTAAAAGGACAAGTGAAATCTCTCAATGCTCGAATCTGATAAAGCGTGATTTCCTCACCATTACTGTTATAAGCAATCTTGGTATTCTTTTTCACCAGTTCGAATTTCTCTTTATGTTCAAGCTGTCTAAAGAGAATTTCAATGGTTTCTTTTTCATCGTCGTATTTGACATCAAAAGATTCTGTTTTAGAAGCCATGCCTTGACCAAGAATGGTAGAGGGGTGTCTTGCTGTAGTTTCTTCACCCATGATCTTACCAAGCTCTTCAATCATGTCTTCTTTGAAAGAAGGATAATGAAATTCTTCTAAGTTAGCAGGATTCTCTTTATCCTCAAACAAAGTGTATCGAGTAGCTTTCTTGTCTTCCAAAATTTCGAAAGTCTTAGCCATAGCTTTGTTTTTCTTATTGTCAATAATAGACAACAAGTAAATGCGGGCTTTTTCGTATTGTTCTTCGATATCGTTCATTTTACATTTCCTTTAAGATTGATTAGAATTTCACTTGTTTAACGACAGGATAGTCATCCAAATCGACTGGATTATTCCGAATGCCTTTTAAGAAAACAAACTTAGAATAACGAGCTTCAGTGAATGCACTACTGGTTTGAAAACTGTAAACATAGAGTTTACAATCTTTATCATCAGGATGATGACAAATAGCGTAAGAAGAACCTGGTAATTTACAAATATCCACTTGCTTCACAAATTCTTCTAACTGATTAGAAATCTTATCAAATTCTTCACCAAACAAAACAGTTAAACGACTTTTGAAATCATGTCCAAAGACCATACGAAATTCCATATTGTCGTTCTTGTTTTGCTGTAGTTTATTAATCAATTCTTCTAATTGATTAATTAAGGTTTCTTGCATTTTATATTCCTCTAAAAATTAGTATTTAGTACGATAAGCAAAACCGTAGTAAAGTGAAGAGGTTTCGGTATTTAAAATGATGACATAAAACCTGGTTTCTTTATCCTTAGCAAATTTTACAGATTGGTTACTTTGATAACCAATTGGACGATCTTTTATAACAACTTCATTAATCTCAATAAGTCCATGAATAGTTTCATTCCAAACTTTTGGATCATTAGTGAGAATATGTTTACGAAGTTGTTCTTTACCGTTAAATACCCCAGAGTCTACTTTACCGAATATACTTTTCTTATCTTGTGCATTCTCAAGTAACTCTTCTATTAGCTTTTCTACTTTTTCTTGTATATAGCCAAGATGGCTAGATTTTATTTCCTTACTTACTTCGTGCATTTTACTTTTCCTTTACATTAATGGTAATATCAAATTCAGGTATGGTTTTCTTTTCGTATTTAAATTCGAATTTTACAATAAAATCTCGATCGTAATTTCGTGGATCCATAGGGTCTAAATCGAAATTAAACTGATATTCAAAATTATCAGATTCTTTTCTTTTTATCTTTTCAATTCGATCTAACACTAGCTGATAACTCTCTTCTGAATCAAAAACCACGTGTGAATTTTTGATGACTCTTTCAAACTCGTGAATATCGCTAAACTCTACTCGACGGTAAGGATATACATAATTTCCTGAATGTTCTTCTCCATCGATGACTTTAAAGACATTACCTTCTTCATTCTTTAAAGATTTAAAAAGTTCAGTAAGAAAAGTGTGTTTTCTTTCTAGAGTAATTTGAAGCATTTCTGGATCCATGTAAACTTCACGATATCTTATATTGGTCATTATTCAGCTCCTGCAGGCAGATAAGTAAACTGGTATTCTTCTGGGGTAGGTAGGTCATTTTCCATTATGGTAAATGATATCTTTTGTTCATTTCTTCTTATCACTTCACTTATTAAATCAGAGATGTAATCATCTTCCCAATCTATTATTTCCAATGCGGTAGACCAGACTTGTTTAAAGCATTGAATATTGTTAGTCTTAATCTTGTAAATAACCGAGTGTTCTTTCTCGATTATTTCACCAGATTCATCTCTTGAACGATTCATTACCTGTTCTTTTTCGATAGTAACATCAGGATTATCTTCAAGAGACTTAATCAGCTCACTAATTGAATTTAGTTTTTCCATCGATAGTTCCTTTACAGTTAGATTTGGTTAACCATTATAATAGTATAGATTTAAAATAATATACCCTCTCCTACCCTTTTACAGGTAGGAGAGAGCAGTATTACTTATTGCCATTCATCACAAGACTTCACTTCAAATTCACGATGCCCTTCTTGGAATTTAGACATCTGAACTAAAGTATTCAGAGTAGGAACGTATTCTACTTTCTGTTGTGTTTCACTCGGTGCATCAGATTCACCTTGAGTGACTTCTACAGGAGCAGGAGTAGTTTCAGGATGAGTAATGGATTCAGGCGCACCAAAGCCTTCTTGAGAAACCAACACATCAACATCAATACCTAAACCTAATAGGTATTTTCTAGTCTCTTGTGTTACTTCTTCGTCGTTTCCTTTGGATTCGTCTGATCCTTTTTCTTCATTATCTGATTCTTCAGATTCTCCACTAGATTCTTCATCTTTAGTTTCAGTTTCAGAATCTGCATTGTCTTCTTCGGTATCATCTTCACCTTCTTTCTCTTCACGTTTCTCAACGATCTGTTCAGAACGAGTCTCTACCTTATCAGCAACATCTTTCTCATCCGTAATATTGTCTACGGATAAGACTTCGTCACCTGTAGTTTCCTCTTCTGGTTTTTCTTCCTCAGTAGGTTCATCATCTTCGTCGATTTCACCTTCCAGTTCAGTCAGAGAGTTTTCTTCTCCATCTTTCACATAAGGATTACCAGAGGTAAAGAAACGATCCATAATCGGTTTGGTTTTCTCATCGTATTCTTCTTGAGAAAGTTTACCCAATTCAGGAGGTAGAATCAGTTCTTCGACTTCTAAAGGCAGTTCAGGTACGTTCTTGTCATTCAAGTCGTCGACTTCAATCTCACAACGCGCCCATGGGTAGTAAGAGCCATTACCATCAGGTACTACATCTACTTCCCATTTCTTATCACTACCCTTAATCTTAAAGGTATAACGGTGTTTTAACATGGACACAGTAGAGAGGACTTTAAACTGAATGAAGTTCTCTTTAGAAGTCGGTACAGTAACTTCAATATTGTCACCGACATCCATTTTGTTTTTAGTGGTGAGTTCATAGCGAGAACGACCATTACGTGCCGTAATCTTACGAACACGAATAGCGCCTTGTCCGGCATTCTCTTCAGTCTTTTCAATCGGAATGATGTATTGCTCTTGAATCTCAGCACGATTGGCTTGTTTCAATTGAGAAAAGTTCAGGATACGAGCAAATACGGTAAACTCTTTTTCACGAATGGCTTTACCTCGATTTTCTAACTTGGATAAACCATCGTTCTTAGGTTTGGGTTGATCAGCTTCTTCTACAACAGGAGTCCCTACTTCAGTAGACAGCTCTAATAGATTTTTAACCATAGTTAATCTATTCCTTTTAATCTAAAATGCTATTCAATAGTCGGTTTAGAACCAATAGCCATATCGAGGATTCTTCGGACAATGGACATAAAAGAACTAATCACGCCATTAGAGTCAATATCATTCGTCATGATACCCATGGTCACTACACCACCAATGGTCATGACAAAGAGGATCAAACAAGCGAAACCAAACCACTTAAATAAAGACAGTTTTAGGTTATTGACTTTACGACCGTATTCTTCTACATCGTCAATGTTTCCTGTCGCTACCATGTAACGATAGACGACTTTCAATCGGTCTCTAAATTCTAATCTATTAACCAATTGTTTCAATTCAGCGCCAGAGATGTCTTCTTCCACATCTTCGTAATTAGAGCGCTTATCACTAATCTCTCGATAATCTTTAATTAAGCCATTGAGTCCTTCATCTGTTTCTTTACGGTTAGCCAACAACATGTTGTCATCAATACTTTTCAGACCTTCTGTAACCAAAGGATCCAGTACGTTATCGGTAACTCTTGTTTTCTTCACCATTATCTTAAGGCTCTGGATTATCTAAATAATCATGCTCATCTGTACCTTTGATAATATTCTGTAATTTCGTATTGATCTCTGTAAGTGATCGATTAGCGTTATTCAGACGTTTTACATCGTTATTGAGTTTTAAAGTTTCAAAGGTCAGTGAAGCAACAGTCACGGTTAGTAAGATAGCCACGAAGACTAAAAAACCATTCATGATTCGCTTGGGTTGATTTTTGTATTTGATTAAAGTTCTTAGTAACTTAATCTTTTTTACATCGAGTTGTCTATCTAATTCGGTTTTATTTTCTGCTGTATCCAGACTCATGTCTTTACCTATTTAAATTTAAGACATAATTCAAATACCCATAGTGACCTATCGCTAGAGCATCGATTGCGTGCTCATCTAATTCTAGAGGATTATTTCTTAATCGTAAACGATCTTGTATCTCTAAAATCGCTTGCGTCATTTCATCTTTCTTTGCATTCCCTTTAGCCCCTACTGCTCGTTTAGCAGTAGGTGGGTCGACTTTAAAGAAAGGAATCTGATAATTATATTCCCAAATGGTTTCTTGGATTAAGTTGACCACTTCTATTAAAATCGCATAAGCATTAGGCGTGAAAGAATTAAAGAAGGGAGATTCGCACATGATGATCGAAGGAGAATACTCTCGAAAGACATTCGCTAACTCTGATTTCATGGCTTGTAATCTGGCAATCTTATCACCAAATTCATTACTGGTATTTCGACTGTAGAAATTCGTATCCTTAGCCGAAATCGTAAAAGCAAACGATTCCTTAATGGCTAAGGTATTAAAGTCTAGTTTATAAATCGAAATACCCAGGTTACTGGAACCTGGGTCGATACCAAGTAATGTGAATTCCCATTGGGTAGTATTTGGAAATTTCATCTTACATTACTTTTAATAAATTAAGGAGCTTGTAAAGACACGGCGCCTTGAGACAGATTATAGATAGGTTCATTCACACCTAAGTTGAAGATGGAATCGAAACCATCATTGACAGCAGCTAAGTACTGAATCGTCGCATTGATGTGGGCAATCTGAGCTGCGATCACTTCGTTAAACTGAGAACGACCTGAGGAAGTGACGACCTCTACGAGTTTATCCACACCTGACACCAAACCAATCTCTGTAATCAGAGCACGGTTAGGATCACCATGGCGAATGTTAAAGACATTCTTCAATTCTTCTACGTCTTCACGAGTAATATTCACATTCACCTGAGCAATCGAACGACCATATTTGGCTTTCAAGATGTTCTCACGATCGACAGAGAGTTCTTGAGCAACAGGATTCAAGTTAGTGGTAGTAGGAGCATAGTCTTCTTCAGTCAGATTACCATCATCACCTACAGTAATGATTTTGGTTTCTACACGGGTTTTAGAGAGATCCAAACGTTTTAAGTAATAAGAGTAATACTTCACGTTTTTATAAGTCTCTACCACACGTAATGCATAGCGAGTACGCTCTTGAGCCGTCAAGTCATTATTGAATTCACGCATGACAAAAGGTACTGGTTTAAAGAGACCAGTATCTTCTGCTGTATGTTGGAAGATTTTAGGAATCGGGAAAGCGTCAGAGTCATTGGTACAGTTTTGCAATGAAATACCACCGTAACCAATACAGAAGTAACCAATGGTAGGAATGGTGGTAGCAGGTGGTACCACAGATTGGTTAATACCCAAGAGTTGATTCAAAGTGGTATTCTGTTTGACCGTATAAGGCAAGCCTAATTCACGAATGACTTGGTTTTCATTACCAATCAGCGTACGTACCGATTCAAAGGCATTACGCTTATTAGGAATAACGGGTTTTGCCATAGTTAATATCCTTTTAATAATTTAAGAGAATTAGATTCAATGTATCGTCATAAAGATCGTGGTAGGGTAATAATACCCTACCACTAAACCTTATTTATTGTAGTCAAAACCATCAATGGATTTCGTTTGGAAGTTCCAATCAATGTCTTCTTTCGGTGTTTCTGTATTAGCTGGGAAGGGTTCCCAATCCAAAGAAGCACCAATACAGTCTATCGCTTTTCTTCTTTCTTTTAAAGGTAAAGAGAGGAAAGCTTTCATGCCTGGAATAGGAGGTAAGTTACCAGGATTATCAATTCCTGTTAAATCATCCGCAGGCATGGTACAATAAGTGCCTGTATTGACTTGATGGATTAAACGAACACCATTGCTTGGCATTTTGATGTTCTTCACGTCTACAGAAATATTCACATGAGCAGAACCTCTGGTTCTAGGTTCAATGTAAATCTTGTTATCTGTATAGTCGTGATCTAATGCACTTTGGTGTGCTTTGGTTTCTGTGTCTACTACTGAGATAGAAGTACCTTCATTTAGGTTACCAATGTAACGAGCATGTTTACGACCTCCACCGTCTAAACGTAAAGCTCTCATGTTCGTAGAAGTAATCGGAGATTCATTGATCTCACGAATATAGTGAACAGAATAAGAAGAGAGCTTAGTCAATAACTGTATCATCGCTTTATGCGTATTATACAGAGAATTGACTTTAACGTTATTTAAACCAGTAGCGCGTTTATAGATATCATTACCTAACTTCAAGAAGTCATTACGGTTTCTCACGTCTTTCAGATTCAAAGAAATCGAATCTAAGAACTGAGTAAAGTTTTGAACTTGAGGGGTTCTGAAGGAAACGGTTTTAGTCGCATAGAGTCGATAGAACATCATCTCTTTATAAGCACGACCATCTAAGTGTTCATCTTCATTTACGGCATTAATACCATCATTCAATCGTTTAAACAATTCATGAGCTTGTTCGTAGAAAGAGAATGTATCAATGACCGGTTTAATCTTCATGTACTGACCATCAATAAAGTTCTTGAATCGTTTATCGACTAAAGCAGGATCAGGAACAGCTTTCTCTAATTCTTCTAAAGAAGGTTTCTCTAAACGAGGAATAATCCCAATAATGTAATCAGGAATACAGTTATCCTTAATCCCGTAGTATTTATAAATACAGTAGGTATACAAGAGTAATGCATCTTTTCCTGATAGAGGAATCAATTCACCCGTTAATGGATGGTTCACCATGATGTAGGCTTTATAAAGCCCACGTGAAGCCATCTCAATCCAAGTATCAATCAATGCTCTTTCTAGCGTAAACTGTTCAGAACCAGAGTAGTCAATCGCTTTAGATTGTAAGACTTTCGTTTTAGAGAAAGAATCTAAAGAACCTGAAGTATCTTTATAAGCAATCGATTCTAAGTTATCTCTTTCTTTAACGTTATAAGGAGCAAGTGGATCTTCTTTATCCAACATGTCTTTTAAGGTTAAAGTATCGAGTTCTGGAATAATATATTCCAAACCATTCAAAGAGACTTTCTCAAATACAGGTTTTACTTTAGCAGTCTTAACAACATCGCTATCCCATTGAAGCATGTTGTATTCAGACAGTGGTAAGTTACGCATGGACAATACTTTTTCAATCAACCATTTTTGTGTGCGTTTCTGACCTACGTATCTCTCTACCCAACGAATATTCTTATAGAAGATAATCGCTTGTCTAGGGGTTAACTGGTCTAAGTAGAAGTCCAAGAAACCATGAGAAGCTAGGAATCGTCTGTAGTGATAAGAGTGTGCTTCATTCGTTAAACACATCTCTAATCGAATCGTCATTAATGCATCGACTAACTTAGGATAGAAAGTACCCCAAAAAGCAATATTGAAATATTTGTTATTAATATTATACTGCTTTTGATACCAACGATTATACATGCCATAAATCCAATTTTGTAAACGCTCCATTAAGGAGTATTCATTGGACTCTACGAAGGATTTATCGTAAGAGAGAATCGTACCTTCTTTGGCTTCTATTGCGACATTAATATCACAAGGATTTAATATCCCTTTAATCAATAATTCTTTATCAGGATAACGTTCTACTAACTCTTCGTATTTCTTTGTTCCGTAGGAATATTCCTGACGAGTCGTACGGTGAGTTTTTAGATTCTCTTTATTGAATATGATTGTTTCCGTAGTGTCCATAGACACTACTGTCATCGGTGTATCAGTCTCGTGATATTCACCTGCGATGTGTTTATAATAGATCCATGTTTCTGGACGATATTCGTCTACAGCATTCATGTTTCTAGTCTTGACACGAACAGCGTCATTCATGTCCTGCGCTTGATATTCAGACTTGATAATCATCGTAGAAACCAAGCCTATATTCTTATCAATATAAACGCTATAGTGATAATCAAAATCAGATAACATAGCCTTTAAACCTTTTGCTTAAATTAACCACTGTTAAGGATCAATAACAATGGACAACCAATTACTTAAAAATATTGCACTGCAATTAAAAAATAAAAGCAGTGCTAAAGATTTAGATGAGAAAGACATCAAAGGGAATCCTGCCGTCTATGCTCTATTGTCTAAATTGAACTCTTCACGTCAGGAGGAATCCTTTAAGAACAATGGTGATTTATCCAATACCACTCCTGACTTAGATTACATGTTAGGCATCTCTTCTGAAAAAGCTCAGGAGATTGATGATAACGAAACCATTATGCAATTGCTTCCTGACATGGAAAGAGCGGCACAGATTCTCTGTAGCTATATCTTGTCACCGAAGTACTTGATGAAGCCTGAATTGCAATTCAGGCCACCTAAAAACTTATTTCCTCAAAATACTATTACCATCATTACAGACGAGATTAAGAAGTACTTTAAGAAGCATCACGATATCGAAGGCAAACTCTATAAGATTCTCTACGATATTTTGTTCTTAAAAGGTGCCCACATTACGGCGGTGATTCCTGAAGCATCTTTAGATGAAATCATTAACAGTGACTTAGTAGACAATTCTCAAGAATCTTATTCTATTCGTTTGTCTCAAGAATCATTGTCTCATGTTGAACAGCTCTTATTGAGCAGTAATCGTCCTTCTCGTGGATTCTTAGGACAACCTAATTATCAAGCTAATGGACAACCTAAACAGTTTACCCGTAAACCCATGGTGTCTCACGAATCTGTAGAAGTACACTTTGGTAATACCGACGATGGTTTTGAACCTAAAGTCTCTAAATCTACAGAACATTATAATACTTCTATTCGTGTACCTGAGAACATAGAATTTGAGTTACCGAAGGAGTATGCCAAAACTCATAAAGATGCGGCAGATAAATCCTTAGAGATTTCTGAAGAGGGCGTTTGGAATATTAAGTTTGATTCTAATAAACTCGATACTTTAGTAGAAGTGAGTGATGATCTCTCTATCTTAAGACAATCTTTTATCCGTAAAGAAATGCTCTCTCAAGAATCAGCAAGAGCCGCAGGTATTCCGACTGGTTTTAAACCGACTTCTTTAGAGCGTGAAACATTCTCAGATCGAAACATTATTGATAAGATCTTTAGAAAGATTGACGATATCAACAGTTACAATACTGATGTGTTGGAATTGAAGAAGTTAAAGAATGACAATCAAACGGCTCGTGAAAACTTGGATGAGCCTATTTTCATTAATTATCCTGTAGAAGCTGTGATTCCAATTTTTAAACCAGGTTCTCCTTCTGAACACGTAGGATACTTAGCATTACACGATGAAGAAGGTAATCCCTTGTCTAAAGCGAAACCTGTGAATTACTATCGTGAATTGGCTAATGGTTATAATAGTCGAATGACAGTAAATACCATGGCTTCTTCTTTGATTCAACAAGGTAAGACGATGTTTGAAGGTTTCTCTAATAAGTTAGATGAAGCTCGTCAATTGGAAATGCTCTCTCGTATTCACTCTAATGCCATTATTAAAGACATCTTAGACAGATTGAAAAATGGTTTGTATGGTAAGAACTTAGATGTGGGTGATTCTGCTGAAGTTTCTCGTATCATGTTCTATCGTGCTTTAAGAGGTCAAAGAACACGAGTTTTATTCGTTCCTAAAGAAGTCATGTCTTACATGGCATTTGATTACGACAATCGTGGCTTTGGTATTTCTCTATTGGATAACATGAAAGTCTTGATTTCTCTTCGTATTCAATTCATGCTCGCTCAATTGCGTGCAGGGATTATGAATTCGATTCCTGAGACTTTAGTAACCTTAAGAATAGATGAGAAAGATCCGGATCCTCGTAAGACCATTCAAATTGCTAACGTGATGGCATTACAATCTCGTTCTAACTCTGGTTTGATTATTGGTGCTTCTAACGTACAGACTATTGAAGATCGAGTGAATCAATCGAATATTCGTATGGCGATTGAATCTGATAATCCTAAGATTCCTCAAATTGGTCATGATATCTCTAAAACCACTGCAGATATCCCTGCTCCTGATAATGAAGTAGCAGAAGGTATTAAACGTGATACCATCATGGGTACTGGTTTAACACCTGACATGGTAGATAACTCTTTGTCTACAGAGTTTGCAGCGAATGTCTTGCAAGGTAACTTTATCACAAGTTTGATTGCATTCCAAAAACAAGATCGTTTCAATCCGCTTTTAACTGATTTTGTTCGTAAAGTGATTACTGTATCGCCTTACTTACACAAACGATTAAGAGAAATTATTCGTGATAACTTAGATGAAATCATTGAGAATGTAAAAGAAGCTTCTGGTGATAAATCTTTATCTGTAAAAGGATTAGCCTCTTCAGCAATAGAAGTTTTGATTGATGGGATTATTGATAAGTTTACTTCTGCATTTGAAGTCACTTTACCTGCTCCTCCTAATGACAATCACGAATCTAAAGCAGAACAATTGCAACAATACGAAGAACGTGTGGATAAAGCGATTGAGTTTGTGATCTCTCAAGATACTTTACCTGAATCCATTGTATCGGAAGAAGGTGCGAATATGGTGGATGCTTACGCCGCTATTGTGAAAGCAGACTTGATTCGTGATTGGATGTTAGAGAATAACTACATGCCTGAAATCATGAATTACATTACGGTTTCGGGCGAAGGTGTTCAAACTTACGAGAAGAATAAAGCCATTCGTGACTTGACTGTTAAGACAGTGAAAGCCATGACTGAATTCTTTAAAGAAGGTAAGAACATTGCAGATTCTACTGAAGCTGTGATTAAAGCTAATGACATGGCTGTAGAAGATGACTATTCTTCTAGCAGTAGTTCTAATGATTCTGATTCTTCAGGTGGCGATATGGATGATCCATTTGATGACATGGGAGATATGGGTAATGAGGATCCATTCTCTGATGAATCCAATGAAGAATCTAATAGTGAAGAGAAAGGTTCTAATGAAGAAGGCAATGATAACTTGAGTGGAAATGAAGCTCAAGATGGTCCTGCCGACTAAAAAGAACGAAATCTAAACCAAAAATAGCTTACACCCTAGGGAGACCGAAAGGCCTCCCTAGGGATTTATGCTCGCTATTTTCTTAAACCCTAATTTGTGTATTTTCGTATATACTTTCTATTGTTTAAATTGTTACAACAAATTTTACAACTATTTTTCTTTACATAGTAATCCTTAAAGGTATATCAAACCATCGGTTTGCAATTTTGGTTTTATACGTTTTCGTAAACATAATGAATACTTGTGTTTTTGAACCTTCTTTACGCATCTTTAAATCAGACACAAATCCCTTAGCTTGGAATCCTAATAAAGCAGTCAAAAGCGTAGTGTCAAATGACTCTTTTAGGATGTCTACAACAGCTTGTAATTGTTCGTTGATCTTATCTAACAAAGCATTGAATTGTTGATACTTTGTATACTTAGATAGGAATGGAGTATTAAAACGGATGGCTCGATTAGTCGGGTAAGGAGTAGTGTCATTACCGATTCCACCTAGCTTCACCAATTCATCCATGTAATACATAGCTTCTTTAAAGCGATGACATACTTGGTTGAAATCTAATACTACATCTTTATATTTACGTTTACGATCTTCTGGCTTTTCACCTAACTGCTTGAAAAACTCAGTATCTTTAAATCGCAAATTATGTTCACGAATCAATTGAGCAATTTCTGTTTGCTCTTTGAGGGTTATTGTACTATTAAAGTGCATGGTAATACTTTCTCTGAGAATGGGGTAAAAAGGATTCAGTAGGAGCAATACCTAGTCTTTTATCTAGATACTACTCCTATTTCTTTATTTAGCACACAATACGGACATAAACTTTATCAGCTTTCGCTACAGCATTATATCCTTTAATGGCTTCAATCAATACACCATCATTAGTCACTAAGTAGAACTCTTTGGAATGATGCTTATTGCGTTCCATCAGATTGATCAAGAATGTATTCAATTCTACATGGTCTGCGATAGACAGCTCATACCAGCTATTACGTTCCTTTCTACCTGTAGGGCTTACTAACCCTTCAAACTCATTTAATTCTTTATCTACGACGACTACAGAGCCAGTAACAGGTATTACCGCCATATACTTAGACTCTGGATCTTCAGAAGAAGTCAAAATGTCTTCACCCATGAATTCTTCAGACAAGAAATCTTGGAACATTTCTTGCAAAGCAATGCGATATTGTTCTTTGCGTAATGGATGATTCTTAAACTGCGTATTTTCTACTGCAGGATAAATATCAATCACACAAGTCACTTTCACATTAGGCAAACCGCACTTCACTAACAAGCGGGCATAGGCTTTATCTAATACATCACTTAAACGTTTCGCTAATACAGGTTCTGCTTTCTTCAGTGGGGTGTAGATGTTCTCGTAGAACTCCTCCATCGTTTCACAATGTTTGATTTCTTTTAACAAATCATCTTGATTGGTTTCCGAGAAGGCAAAGTTACTACTGACAATACGGAAGACTGCCGCTTTAGCTTCTGGATTATTCATCCGATGATTCAACAAACAAGTATTGACGATTTCTTGGTCATTGCTGACTTCTCGAGTAATGCCATCGTATTTTACATCGGCATATTCTTTTTCAGATTCAGTAAGCTTAGCCAATTGTTCTTGCAGCTCTTCTTCAGAGAGTAACAAGTTATCGGCAGCTTGCAATAATGACTCGTCATTGTGTCCTTCGGAATAAGGATTGCCATTACTCATGAATCGGTTGTCTGGTTTAGTATTCGGAATAATGTGGCGAGCACGCTCCATTTTCTCTTCCTCATTTAACGGGTAAGTGATCTGAACAGGGTAGTCGTGTGGATTTAATTCAAAACGATAACCCATCTCAGTATATTTGGTCATGGTCCATACATTCCAAGACGGATTACGGAATGCCACTACTTCACGATAGTAACGATCTTCAGCTTTATAGTTCAAATAGCCAACATCCTCACCATCTTCTACGACCCATTCAATCTCATGGTCATACACCGGATACATCTCTCGTGGTGCGTAATCATGGCGATGTTCATCGAGTTCAGCATTACCTTCAGTCCAAACATCCAATCCTTTTTCAGGAATAGCCATCCAACTGTTATTAATCACACGGCGTGGTTTGCGTTTAACGACGCGTACAGGCACGTTCTCTGCTGGGGGCACCGTAGTACCTTGAGTACGGATGATACGGTCTTCTTCGCTCTCTACGGGCACTTCCTGAACAGATTCAGGTGCAACATACGGTTTAGTAGACTGAATGTTGTCCATGACTAATGTTTGGTTATCCCAATCATTAGCGTATTGTTGCTCTTCTTCTTCTTGTTCACGACGTTCGATTTCTGCTAAAGCTGTTTTAGCATTATTCTCGTCTGCTAACTGATGATAGAAGTAGCGTTTTTGTTCAGGTGTTTTCGCACTCGTGTCCTCAATGAAGTCTTCAAACTCATCACCGGTGTAAATTTCAGGTTGTTGAATTGTGGCTTCTTGTCGTTGTTGTGCTTCGTATTCTTCGTACTCACGAGCAGCCTCTTCAAGAAAACGTTTTCGTCCACTCTCGAATTCAGCCTGCATTTGCTCACGCACCTTTTTGGTGTTTTGCTCAGTAACCTCTTCAATCTCTTCATCGGTCAAGCCAGTATTGGTGTAGTAAGTGAATGGAGAGCCATTGCTGTTACGATTACCAAAGTTAAAGTAAGAGCTTTGGATTTCTTGATCCGATACTTGTTTCGGTTGAGAGGGTTGAGTATTAGGATTACCCATCAGGTTCATGTTCATGTTAGCAGTATTGGTACTGCCAGCATTAGAAGCCATTAAGGAGAAACCACCACCAAACTGATTCTGAGGCATTTGACCAAATTGGTTAAAACCCATTTGATTCATTTGCGGCATTTGTCCGAAACCTTGCATCGGCATGGTATTACCCATGAATTGGGATTGCTGTGCGAAAGGTTGTTGAACAGGTTGACGAGCTTGGTTTTGATAATAGCTTACCAAGAAACGCATCACGCCATCACGAGTATTCACGTAATCAACAGCAGATTGTTGAATACCTTGGCGGTTTTGGTAGTTAATGGCACCTGCTGGGAGATTTTGTTCACCCAGATTGTTTGCCATATACGCTACGTAGTTATTGAAGATGGTGTATACTGCGCCATTCAATGCATTACCATCTTGAGGATTCAGACGACCTTGAATGGTTTCTGCTTCCACGAAATGGATAATGGTGTTGTATACTTCTTGGAAGTACTGTGGTTGATTTTGAATCACTTGACGCACGACTTGACGTAATACAGTGTCTGCATTCGTGATGTGCTGATTCAAAAGTTGTTGAATCGCAGGATGTGCGAATTGGGTATTTTGGGTGTAAGAGATTTGTTGTAACATGATTAGGGTTTCCTATAATAGTTAGTCTTGACCGAGTTTGTCTCTTAATTCAGACATAATCGGTTCGAGTTTAGGGTTAGGGACGATCGTGAGATCATCGGATAAGTTAACAAACAAGTTAATACGGTTGCGTCCTGCTGGGTCTGCTTTAGCCATGTCTAAGGCAGCACCGGCTTCAATCAAAGAAGCATTCAGTTTATTCTCTGGAGAATTGACATCGAAAGAAGTCTTGGCTGTACGCAGCTTATCAGATTTCTCTTGAGGTACGACGATTCTGCCTAATTTCAATAATGGCAAATCAGTTGGGTCTTCTACAGGAATAATCTCTGCATGTTCTTTAATTCGCATGATTTCTTCAGGACGGATATTGTTTAAGATTTTACGAATATCATCATCCTTAATGTTTTTGTTTGGATCTCGATCTTGCTCGATACGCAAGCTATTCAATTCGAAGTAGCAACGGTTAATCGCTTTAACGATATTGAATAAGAGAAATTGCAAGACTTGTAATTGTTTTCCGTAGAATGAATTAGAAGTTGCAATTTTATTTACTTCAGAGACCATTAGGTTAAAGTTCTGCACAATGAAGATGAAAAGCTTATATACAGAATCAATTTGAGCAAAACCAATGCGTTTAAAATCATCGTGTACCATTTCATCCACATACTCGTCTAGCGAGATCATGTGTTTATCCATGGCATTTTTAATCACAGCGTAATGCTCGTCAGATGAACGAATCGATTCACCTAACATTAATCGCCATGCATCGATATTATTGACCGTATCTGGATTCATTCTTCGTGGAGAAGGGAAATGCTCCAAGATATAGATCAATGTACCCATGACAGATGGAGAAGTCGAAATAGATTCGTATTGTTGACGTGGTACCAAGAATAGATATTGCATTGGTGTGTAGAGCATGTACGAGTAAGTACGCGCTGGTTTCTTACCGGTGGATTCAATCACTACCCAATCCTCTTTAGGATACCTATCTGGGTTTTGTTTGAATTCTTGAATATCTACCATCTGTACATTGGTTAAACCAAAGAGTTCTAGAGTTTTGGTTAAACCGTATTTACAGCAAAGGTAATGTACTAGGGTAGGTTTCATTTTAATCATGCGACCACCAGCGCTACCATCGGATTCTTTATGGTGAATCTTGGAAAAGTATACCGGTACGTATTCACGTGCACCATCTACCACGACTTGACACACAAATCGCTCAAACCAAAGTTTGGTCTTAATGAGTTTCACGAAAATGCTGTTAGGTTTAATGGTCATGATACCATCAGCTACTACAGGTGAGACTACGTACTTTACGCCATTCATGTGCATAAAACCATGACGAGAAATGAACGGTAAGTAAATGTACTTAGACATGGGTGTACCATTGAACTCGAAATCGAATACATACATTCGAATATCATTACGATTGATGTCGTAACGACGGATATTATTTAATGGACGAGTTTGGTATTTATAGCCTTCTAAAGGTGTGGCTTTACGCAATCCTTTATAGACCATGCCTTTTGGGAATGAAGCTGAATTAATGCGTAATACGCGATCAATGAATGCAGGAATCTTTCCAGATTCACTGTACGAAATACCATCACCGATCCGAGGATCGATGACAGGCGTTTCTTCTTTAATGAAATTATTTAATGCAGGATTCATTACGTTTTCCTTTAACAGTTTGGGTTAGAAAGAGTCAATATAATATTGCACTACCAATATTTTATTTTACTTTTAGCCAAACATCCCTTTTACCTGACTAATGGTTTGGGGATTCACTGCAGCTAATGCCTGTAAGAGAGTACCTGTTTTAGAAATGGCTTGATTGCCTGTGGCTGATCCAAATATCTTACAGAAGGTACCAATGATTGAAGAAATACCCATAATCCCTGTTACCCAGTTATTGCTGACTTGTTTGTTGTGTTCTAGCTGTTTTTGCTCCATTTTGGATTGTAGTTCCATCATCTTCAGTTTTAGAGTGAGTTCTGCATTCTGAAGATCATTCATTTTCAAATAACGCTTGTGTTCATTATCTGCTTGTTTATCTTGTTGGGAGAATTCTCGATCTTGAATTCTTTCTTCTTGATCCATCACTCTTTCCCAAAGCTTATATCGTCTATCATCTAGCTTCTCATTGAAAGCCTGATCTCGAGTCTCTATCTTTTCCCTGTGTTCCATTTCACGCATCACACGCTTATGCACAGTCTCTTGAACAAACTCTTTAATCTTTAGTGATAATTCGACATTCTTGATTTTCGCTAATTCTTCTTTATGTTTAGCCTCTTGAAGAGTCATCTCTTTCTTCATTTCCATGGTTTCTAATTCATATTGGGTTTTGAGTTTAGTCAATTCCACATCTGAATTAAAATTACGTGCTTCATCGTAAGTACGGAAAATATAGAAATCAGCTAAACGATTTCTATCGTTTAGATCAATGGTTTCATTGATGGTATATTCTTCTCCATTTTCATCGACAGCTTCACCAAGGTAATAGAGTCCTTCTTTTTCATTATCGACAGGTAGTTTGGAAACAATCTTCTGGATATGTTTACCAATCTTTCTGTACATGGTGATGGGTTTAAACGAAACCAATCTAACTGTTTCTAATTGATTAGTATCATTTAGAGATTCTTTAATCACTTTATTGATTTCAGAAGGAATAGAATTGGATTCCAATACCGAAGGATGATAAATCCGTTTATGGGAAATATCATCGAATGATAAAGAGATATCTAATGCAGAATCGTAAAGTACTTTCTGATTACGGATATCTTCTTCTGTAATAAAGAATACTAGGTCATCAGTGACTTCACCATCTAATAGACTTTCGTATCCTCTGGCTGGAATTCTTTCTGAAAAATAAGGAAGCCATCGATCTTGAATACGATGATAGAACTCCTTAAGAATAGGATTATTCTCAAAGAATTCTTCTTTTTCTGCTTCTTCCATTTCATCAAATACCTTACAGTATTCGAAGATATGTCTGGCATTCCAACCATTGGTATTGAATCGTAATACAGCATATACACCTCTACCATTCACTGGAGAGATTTTATATCGTTCTGCTACATATTCAGGTGTAGGATATAAAGGTACCACTAATCCTGTTCTGTCTGAAACCAATACAGTATCCGAAGTACAGTTTAAGTATTCTTTACTGATTCTAAAACGACCTAATAAACCATTTCTCTTATCCCTTACGTGAGTAGAAGAAATTGATAAGTCGTAACCTACTGCATTGTCGTACCCGCAATAGATACGTTTAGCGTAATGCCCTTTTGAAATATTGTTTAATGATGTATTCATTTATTTTCCTTAAAAATAAACTTATAGCTATAAGCCTCTATTGGCTAGAGGACAGGGGATCCATTATAATAATATAGGTTTGTATTTCGTTTAAATTTAAAGAAACATAAATAAAATATTCCTCCTACCCTTTTACAGGTAGGAGGAATAGATTATCTAATCAATGAAGATTAAGCTGCTTTAACTTCGTAGCTGTCAATACCAGTACGAACCAAAGCACCCAGTCGAGACAACTCGTTAACCATGTAAGAGCAGTAAGAAGCACCAGGTTCACGCAAGATAGCCAGAGAGCTACGTACCCATTTCAGGATAGCGCGAATAGCTTTTTGCAGGTAACCACCAGAGAATACAGTGCTTGCAGCAACACCTGCTTTGATCATGCCCAGTTTACGTTGTACTTTTTTATAGTAAGCTGCAGCGCCATCGAGGTGACGTTTCAGAGAACCACATTGTTCGCACAATTCGATCAGGCTTTCACAAGCAACGATCAGTTCTTTCATCTTAGGCGTTTTCAGAGAAGCACGTTTGTCACGGATTTGTTCCAGTTTAACCATTTTGTACTGCAGACGTGGCAAGCCGTCGATTTGGCTAGCAATGTTATCCATAGCGGCTTCAGCAGTAGCTTTGTACTTATCTTTAGCACGGAAGATTTTAGCAGCAGAACCCAGGTTCATCAGTTTGATTTCAGAAATGTCTTTCAACCAATCTTTAACAGATGGGTGAATCAAAACGATAGCACGGTTACCTGGCAATACTGGGGAAGATTTAACACCTTCACCTTGACGCAGTTCTACGCCGAAGAGTTTCAGTTCTTCTTTATTGGTATTTTCTTTAACGAATGGCAGAGAATCCATTGCGTATTCAACGATAGATTTAATACTGTCAGTCAAGAAAGCAAAAGTACCTTTATCAACGGCTTCAGTAATCACTTCAACATCTACGTCAGCAGTATTAGCGGCTTTGTTAGGAAGAAGTTTAATATCGTTACCATTTTGACCTTGTGCACCAGCTTTGTTGTAAGCAGCAGCTTTTGCAGCTTTAACAACATCACCCAAGGTAGCACCGCTCAGACCTTCGATCAGAGCGTCTACTTTAGCTTGGATTTTCATCGGTACCCAATGTTGAACCATTTGTTTGGTTACATCTTCCAAAGTACCAAAAGTAGGCAAGAAGCCAGATTCAGAAACAGCTTTCAGGAGAGAAGTATTGGTAATCTCTTCACGACCTTCTTTCAGTTCTGCACCTTCTTTAGAATTTGCATAATCCAGAAGTTTACGAGCAGTGTTTGCCATTTTCTCAAAGCTAGCAAACAGTTTATTCCAAATATTAACACCTTGTTGAATTACCCAGTTTACACCTTCGATGATGGACTGAACAATTTTAGACAACATGTCTTTGGCGGATTGGATAATAGACTCTTGAGTCAGAGACAAAGCACCAACGGTAGCAAAAGATTCTTGAGAGTATTCCAGATCAGGAATATCACGTTTGCCCCAACCCAATTGTTTACCGATCACTTTAACGTGTTCGTGTACCAATTCAGCATGAGCAGGAGTGATACCACCACCTATTTTCTTAGTATAGATCAGGTTGTGGATCAAGGCTTCAGTAGCGAGAGCTGCATCTTCAGCTTCGTCGATTTGTTGTTCAACATCGTCAACTTTAGCTTCTTCTTCAGCAACATCAGCAGCGTCTTCTTGAACTTCCAGAAGTTCAGTTTCCAACTCTTCAGGTTGAATGACTTCTTCACCATCAGTGTTCTCAACGGTTTCAACAGTTTCTTCAGTTTCGGTTTCAGTTTCACCACCTTCAGGAGTTTCTTCAATAACTTCTTCTTTTTCAGTTACTTCTTTTTCTCCTTCAGGAGTTTCTTCAACTTGGGTTTCTTCTTTTACTTCTTCTGCTGGAGTTTCGTTAGAAGCTTCAGTAGTTTCGACTTCTACCTTATCTTCTTTTACTGCAGCAACGTTATCTTCAGTGGCGTCCAAGTTAGATACCGACACCCCTGCGCGCCAGAGATCGTATAAAGACATTTTGTCATCCTTATTTTAAAAATTGTTTAATGAAAAGCTTTTGATTAAAAAATCTTAAAATATACAAAATAGCTATTTTAAGAGCATTTTACCATATAATAGAGAGGAGCTAGCTCCTCTCTATTTAGATAAAAAGATTAGAAGTCGAATACTTTTTTCGCTTGTTTGTAGATGTGTTCTAACACTTTAGCGAAACGTTTATACTGGTCTTCTTTGGTGTGTACTTTACTGTGGTTGTTAGCTGCACCGATCATGAAGAACTTATTCCAGAAACTACTGTCGTCTTTATAATCGTCCATCAAGCTATCAATTTCGCCACAGAGACCTTTCCAAAGACTACGGTCAGTCATTGGGAGGTCGATACGTACGAGGAAACCATTACCAGTAGAATTTTGATCCATTGGGGAATTCTTCCAAGAACGGAAGCTCAGTGGATACAGTTTCAAATCTTTACCGGCAGTCATGCTGTTCAGGTTATCACGAAGAGTTTGAACTAAAGCTTTCTCATCTTCTACTTTGATTGCTTTAAAATAGCTTACATCTTTAGCTTCAAAAGGAAGATAAACCATTTGTTTCTTAGTCAAATCATTCCAAATAGATTCCCCGATAGAATCGGCAGGTTTATTGGAAATAGCGATTTGACCCAGAGTCATGACTTCTTCAGTAGAAAGCTCAGGATGTAAAGCTTCGTGAGAAATAGAAGCAGTACGGGCTTTAATACGAGCTACGCGATTGTCTTGAATCATTTGTACGTTTTTCAAGAGTGCGTGAATTTGACCTTCTACAGACAAAATCAATTCTTGAATCATTTTAGTACGAGTATCGAAAGATTGGTGTGATTCGATAGACAATACCAAAGGAGCTGGCTCTTTCAGGTTGTTATCAGAGTAAGCTTTAGAAATATCACGATAAGCCGAAACCAGTGACTCGCGGTCAATAGAAATACCATGTTTTACAAACTGAGTCAAAGTACGGTTTACGTTTTCCAAAGAAGCGATCGTTTTCAAAGCATCACCAATCAGAGCCTCTTCCGCACCTTCTACATCGGTACTGGTTTCGTCAGATTTCTCTTCTTTACCATTTTGTACTTCACCAGTACCTGCTACATTTTCAGGTTCTTCTGGTGTGATTTCTTCAGGTTTGCCAACAGGATCTTCAGTGATAGTGTGCTCTTCACGACTAACCAAATCTAACAAACTAGACATATTAACTGTTTCCTTTCGTTAGGTTAATTGTTTCCATCAATTTACTATTGATGGCTTCAATACGGGAAATGACTTCTTTATATATCTCATCTTGTCCGAAAATATTGGAGAATGCTTCTTGAGATATATAGATAGGTAAAGGATCTTCCAGATCACCTTTCTTAAAAGCCATTGTGATTTCTTGATTGAATTCATTTAAAGATTCATAAGACAGTTTTACACCTTCGTCTTTCATGGTGAGTAAGCGAGTTTTAAAACTCTCTACTGATTCTACCACGTCTAAAAGTGTTTTCACTGTTTCTGCATCTTCTCGATTTTTAGAAAGAACGACTCCTGTTTCAGAGTCATAGCTTTCTTTTTCTTCAGTAGGAACATTTTCTACAGAAGGATGCTGAACAATGATTTTCTCATCATCTTCACATTTTTCCAATTCTGCAGGAATGTCTAGCAGACTATTCATTTCTTATCTACCTTCTTAATAAAGAGTCTTGTTCCTAATAATACTATTTTGTCTTCCATGATTATACCTCTTTACGAATAATCAAAGAGCCATACATGGCATTTAAGTAAGTGATCAATAAACCGACCCCGCCTTTGACTAAGCATTGGCGAATGAAGTTAATGGTGTTTTCGTCACCTGGTTGACCAAATACGTATTTAGAGAAGTCAGTAGAAGAAATACCTTCGTAAAAGAATTGTTCTTTTTTAGAAGATAAAGAACCATCACCAAAACGACGATTGTATTTGTCAGTGATATAGTCTTTCATGACTTCTAAGTGATAAGCCAAAGGAAACATGGGTTTGTCATCCGCATTAGCTTTAATACCTACATCCACGAGAATGTCTCGAACCATACCCCAAACATGTTTGTTGGTGTAACCATCCTGATAAGCTTTCTTGAATAAAGAATAGTAATCTCTACCCAAGTGATTCAATGCTAAGTTAATCACTGCATCGGTATTTTTAAAAGCGGCTTCAGAACTACCTTCAAACCATTCAGGATGATCCAGATACATAGCGTAAACGTAATCGACGTCTTCAGAGCCTACAGCTAATCCTACAGTGTGTGTAGGGGCGTTAGAAACTGTGTTAACAGTCTTAATGCCATAGTTGTCGACTTGCCATACGTCTGGTAAACCTAAACGCTTAAATGGAGAATTGTAGACGAAACTAACGTGTTTGGAAGGGATAGCCTTACAAATAGAATACTGAAGTTGAAATTCATTCAACTGATGATCAGATTCTTTTTTGTAAGGAATATCAAGAACTGCTTCTGAATAAGTATTCATCATCTTAATATTCCTTCCTTAATCAGTAACGAGAACCCAAAGCGCGTTCTTCGTATTTGTGGATTTCGTATTCCAGTTTAGACATACGTTCGATAGACTTCTCTTTTTGTTTCTCTAAGTAAGCATCACCTTGACCACTAGCGAGAACAGAATTCATGTAATCCAATTCAATACGAATAGATTCCAGTTCTTCTTTAGAGAGTTTATAACGATAGTTTTGGTAATCTACCCAAGCCATTTGGATGTAGTAGAGAATGTTACCAGTAGTCGTAAAACGACGAACAGCACCTGTAGGATCCAGTTTGGATTCTTGGAACATTTTCTTCTCAGAACCATCTTCAGAAACGATAACGTCTGGAATACCACGAATTTGAGCTTCTAAGTTTTTCAAAGAAACACGAGACAAAGTATCGATCGTACGATAGAAGTCAACCATGTTAGATTTAATATAAAGCTCTTGTGGTTTAGTCACGGTTTTATTCATCGGAATATTAGCGACTTGTTGAAGATGTTCTGCAACAAAGTAACGAATATACTTAGGAATAAAATTAGTTAAGAAGTCAATTGACTCACCCAAAGCCATGATTTGAGCTAAAGGATAAGTCATCGAGTTACGGTCTGTTTTCTCTGGGAAGTATTTAGAAACCAGTTTGATCAAATCGTTGATAGTGGATTCGCAATGCAACAGGATATTACCCAAAGCTTCAAACAAACCTTGTTTCTCAGTATTGTTACCATAATGACGACGTACGTTAGCCAGAACCATTTGGTAAGTTTTATTAGAAGAGAAATCCAACGATTTTGTTTCTTCAATTGCAATAGATACTGCAGGTATAGCAGAATCACGCAAACGATTACGAGTATCTTCTAAGATATCGGAAATATCGTTAGATTTAAAGAAGTTTACTACACCATCAAAGATGGCAGAGAAGCTAAAACCTTCTCGTGAAATTTCTTGATTCATTTTTAATCTCAATGATGGTTTAAATAATAGGTGCAGAACCTTGAGACATCAGTTTAAAGACGTCCATGTCGAAATTAGCGCCTTCTGATTTTTTCTTCAGGTATTGCATGGTGATTTCAGACACATCTTCCAAACCATGATTGTACAAGAAGACACGTTGGTAGTCAGGATTGTAAACGATCAAAGTCATGCAACCAGATTCTGCCATGAATTTATCACGAGCACGTTTGTTAGACAAACGAGAACCAATAGTGGCTTCAATACGAGCAGCCGTCATGTCAGAAACAATCCAAGTATTAGCCACTGTACCTACTGAATAATCACCAGTTAACAAAGAAGAAATTTGATTGTTCTTATTCTTCTTATAAGTTTGTTCGTAATAACCAGTAGTATCTTCAACCAGATGACGACGGTGTGCTTCTACTAAGTCACGACAAGAAATCCAGTCCCATGCGGATTGAATTTGATCACGATTCCAGAAAGCAATCCAACGTTCACGGAAAGAAGTCGGTTTCTTAGAAATGCCAGCAATCGCAGCAATCGAAGCTGAACGCAATCCGACCAAAGTAGGTTTCAGCAACATGGTAATATCTGCTTTAACACCATCACGAGACAGAGAAACATTCAAGAGCTTGCCTACAGCTAAGCTCTGCATGTCATTAAGGTCTTTAGCGTTAGACTGGGCATTATTACCAACGAAAACAGTTTCTTTATCTTCTTCTTCAGGTTCGCTCAATCCTAAAAGGTCGTCTACTTTCTTATCCATGTATTGGCGACCTTTGTTGATCGCATAATTCAAAGCAGCAGCACCTAAATCAGAAGCAAAGACACCAGCAGCTTCTTGAGAGATTTGGGTATTTGCTAATTCGTAAGCATTATTTACAGCTTCTACACCATACTCCAAAGCCAAAGCATCGTAGTGCTCCAAAGAAGCAACTACATCACCTAAAGACTCCTGAGAGAGGGCATAAACACTACTGAAACGTTGAGGCAAATCAGGGATAAATGTTTCCACTGAAAGTTTCTTAGAAGCCAAAGTATTCTTATTAATCTCTTTAGCAAGCTGCGGTAAGTATGACTGATGGGAAACAATTAAGCCATCTGCAATACCATTATTCAGCATATTTGCTGCATTGTGGTGAGCTGAACGGTTAGGTGAGTATTTACCTACCATGCGGCCTACTGACACACCATTAATGGTATTGTCAATAGACAGTGCCAGAATGTAGTAAGCAGCGTAGTTAGACATCGCTACTTGTACTAAAGTTTGCATGTTCTGATCATTCAGAATCTCGCGTTCAATGGCAATGGTCGGACGCAGTTGTAGTTCTTGGGAATATTGACTCAATGACTTAGCAGTAGCGTTATTCATGTCTGAAGACAACAAACGAACAGCATTGCCTTTCAATACTTCACCAATGTGTCGGACTGCGGTTAAGCCGGAATCGACTACATTAATCATTTTGTTTTCCTTTTTAATTTAAACGATAAAACTAATTTTAAAGAAAGTCTAATCATGACCATCGATATTGCACAAATCGGAGATTCTACTTTCAGTATCAATGATATTTTAAAAGACAATTACTCAGGTCCAATTCGGGAGATGTTAGACAGTCTGACTAAAGTAAAGCATGGATTCACATTAAGCGAATCCATGACCAATACCTTTAGGGGACCAAACATCATTTCTAATACCCCGATGTTAAAACCCAATACCAATTTACCAGGCTATGTCTTTACAGTCAGACCTGATTTAAACTTTTCTTCGGCTAACTTAAGAATAGACCGAAAAATGTCGCCTTTATTGACCGAAAAAGCCAATTCCATCATGAGAGCCATTCGATGTATTTTGGCACCTCAATGCATGATGCCGATGTACCAAGCAGGATTTCCTAATCGTACAGTCGATAAAAAGATGACTTACTTAGAATGTCCTTTAGTGGATAAGAATTATCCCTTTATTGCCGTCTCTGATAACAATGTCAAAACATTGACAGGATGGCCTTCTAACCGATTGGGTATTCGAAATTCCCCAGCAGGGATTTTAAAAGAAGTCCACATCATGGCAGATGGTCCTGCGACTTATAAAGGTGACTTTTCTCTTAACATGAGTTTAAACTCAATGAAAGGGAATCCATTAATGTATTTGTATTATTACTGGATTCTTTATATTGGTATGGTTTATACACAGAGCTATGGTTTAATGCCTTGGCCTGAATATTTGTCAAACGGACGCATGGATTATACCACGCGTATCTATCGACTCATAATGGATGAAACGAAGACTTACGTCACTGAAGCGGCTATGACCGGATATGCAATTCCTACGAGTATTGATATTGGTCCTTATTTCGATTATCAAGCTGATAATTATCGACCTTATGTCGAAAGAACAACCGAAGTAGAATTTGCTTGTTCAGGTGTGGAATACTTAGATGAAATCATCATTAAACAGTTTAATCGCACAGTAGAAATCTTCCAACCTTTAATGGGTGATAAATACCGTAAGCAGTATTTATTGAAAGTCGATAAGAAATATCAGAAGATCATGAACAACAAAGTCTATCCTCGGATTAATCCTGTTTCTCGTGAACTGGAATGGTGGTGTAAACCGGCTGACTGGAAAGAATCTTCTAAACTCATCCAACTGGCTGATATTAGCACAGTATTTTAGGAATATTTAAAATGGCTGAAAATACAACTTCCTTAATCATTAAGAATATGGAAAAGTATGGCGGTAGTCCCGCCATGCTCATGCGGGACTCTTTACAAACCCTAAGAAATATCTTAGGGAATAACCACGGGGTAATTTCAGCAGAAAACCCTGTGGCTTTATTGTTAGAGATGTCCGCTACACAAACAGCGGGTTCTATTGGTAAGAACTGGCTCTTAAACAGACGACAGTATCCTGTTGCGGCTCGTACTCATGAAGACTTGTGGTATCACTTAAGTGATTTGGATTGGGTAGGAGCATTTGCATTACCAAGTGATGCGACATTTGTTTTGGCATTTGACTATAATGAATTAGAACAAATGATGCGTCCTTTAGCGAATGATGATGATGGTAAGCTATTGCGTATTCCTAAAGGCATGAGAATTACTGTCGGTAATGTAGACTTTATGTTGGATTATCCGATTAACATTCGTCAATTACGTCATGGTGGTTTCCGTGTCACTTACGATACGAGTGAGAAGTCTCCGATTCAGCAATTAGAAAGTAACATCATTGAACACTCTGTAGCGAGTATTGCTGATGTGAAACACTTTTTGATTCGCGCTCGTTTTATTCAAGTAACAGAAACAGTAGTAGAAGATTCTGTAACGAATAATACCACGATTACGATTAATAAGAACTTCAATGATCAGTACTACTACGCTCGTGTCTTTACAGGCAATGATGAATTGGGTTGGAAAGAATTAACCACTACTCATGCGCCTGATATTTACGATGCGAATAAACCCACAGCAGTACTGAAAGTCATTGAGAATGCCAATGACAGTACACTGACTGTTACCATTCCTAAACTTTATAATTCTACAACGACTGCTTCTAATGGTTTAATCAGTAATACTCTAGGTAGTCGTATTCGTGTCGAGATCTATTCTACGTTAGGTGAAATCTCCATGAAGTTGGATGAATATACACCAAACCAATTTAGTTACGACTTCTTCCCACAAGGTGAAAGAAAACGAGACTATTCTGGCATTGGTGATTATTCTGCTGCTTTGAAGTCTATTCGTAGTATGTCAATTTGGTCAGATACTTTTGTCTCTCAAGGACGAGACGCTTTGACCTTTGAAGAATTGCGTGAGCGTGTGATTAACAATACAGTAGGGCCTAATGAAGTTCCTGTATCGAATAACGCGATTGAAGATAAGATTCAAGACTATCGATTCAATATCACGAAAGCAGTGGATTATGTGACTTCTCGTGCCTATTGGGCAGTACGCGACATGCCAAATCCTGAATCCTCTAAATTGATTACCCCTGCTGCTTCTTCTGTAGAAACGTTAAGTACTTCGATTTCTGCATTAGTAGGTACTGGTACCGTAATTGATAACGATGCTCGAGTCACGATCATGCCTGAGTCTGTGTATACCATGAAAAATGGTAAACTCTCGATGTTGGTTAAATCAGATATTGATCGCATTAAGGAAATGAATTCTGAGAATAAGGCTAAAGCCGTTAATGAAAATGAAATGTTCTTCTCTCCATTTCATTACGTGGTTGATACTAATCATGATACGATTAAACTGCGTCCTTATTACTTAGACAGACCCATTGCTAAGACTAAGTCTTTCGTTACAGCGAATAACAAGATCGATATTGCTTTAGGTATTGACACTTATGCGATTGAAAGAACCCCTAAAGGTTATCGTTTGATTGTCACCATGCAAAGTAATGATGTCTATCGTAAGCTCTTAAACGATGACTATTGGGCACAGCTCTTAATCCATCCGTATAAAGACAAAGGTTATGTTTACTTAGCAGGTAAATTCATCGGAAGAACTTCTGAAGATGAGCCTATGTTCCAATTTGATTTGGATACGCGATTTGACTTGGATGAAAACCATAACCTGATTGTGAAGAATATGTCTTTACAAGGTTTTGGTGAATTGGACGTACCAATTCCATTAGAAGCGAAATGGGAACTGATCTTTGGTTTCTATGGCAAGATGGATAACTGGTCCCGCATTAAGTTAGATGATGTAGTCGGTTTACACTTAGTGAATCCTGATGCTAAATCCTGTCTTATGGAATCTTTGGATGTACGATTAGGTTATCACTTGGAATACTTGTGGACTCGTGCTCGTACTCATGCTACAGAACTCTTCTATAAACGATACGATAAGAACATTCCTTTAACGTATCAAGAAGATGTTTACGATAAAGATGAGTCTACAGGCTCTATTGTTAACATTGTCAATGGTGAAGTCCAATATAACTTACGTCATCGTAAAGGTGATCAAGTCGTAGACAAAGATGGTCAGCCAGTATGGTTACATCGTGAAGGCGATGTCATGTTGGATGAAAATGGTCGTCCGATCATCAAAGAGCCTAGAAAGGTGAATCGTCGTTTAGAATTGATGTTGGTGGATGCTACTTATCTTTTCGCTACCGATGAGATTGCTAAATCTTATCGTGAAGAGATTGTAGAAACCTTCTTGGATTGGATTATTGACGACTTAAAACCTATTAACGACAAGACACTAGAACAAACCCGTATTCTTTATTATCCATCTTCTACCATGGGTGAATTTAGAGTGATGTACAATGAAGGTATTGAAACTTACATCAATGCCGCTCAGTCATTACAAATCTCTTTCACCGTAAGTAAACAAGTTTATATTGATTACGATATTCAAGAGAAGATTAAGAATGCTTCTGTTAAAGTCATCTACGAAGAATTTAAAAAGAACACTGTCTCTATTTCATCTATCGTAGCCGCTTTAGTGAAAGAACATGGTAAAGATGTTTTGGGTATTAAAGTACGTAACTTAGGGAATAATGACGATATTGTTTCCTTTACGGTTTTGAATGAAGGTAAACGTGCTACCTTGCGTAAGAAATTAATTGTACAAAGTGACGACACTTTAGCAGTATCTGAAGACATTACTTTCAACTTTATCTTACATGAATCTGAAACAAACTTGATCTAAACATAAAACAGTACTCTCCTCTCCTTTTTACGGGAGAGGAGAGTATTTTCACTTATGCTTTAATTGCCATTACTGGTTCACTAAAGATTTGTACTGCTCTGAAAGCTTTCTCTACAATCAGTTCAGCTTTATCGTAAACCACATCAGGATATTCTTCAGAATGTTTAATCCAAGAATCCACGACATCGCCCAACGTATTAAAGGTCAATTGATAACCTGCCATTACCCCTAAGAAGTAATTGCGTTTAGCAACATATACAGTTACATCTTTAAAGAGTGTTAAAGTCAAACAATCAATGAGTTTTTGTACATTGTTGTAGAGACTTTCTAATACAGCTTCTTCTTTATTGTTTAAGATGTATTTACGAGAGCGGATGTGTTTATCCAAAGCAGGTAAAAGATCATCGCAATAGAAGTTGATGTAATTAGCCACACGAGTAAACTGACGATGCAAGAAGTGGGTATTGTTAATCATGCATTCTGAGATATCAGAAGTAGAAGAATTCAATACATCCATGAAAGGATTGTAATCTTTCAATTCAGTATCTTGATAGGCTGAAGCAATATTGAAAGGTTCAATATCGTCATTCGTACCAATATAGTCTTCTAAAGCAGTCGTACCATTGTAAGTGGTCTCTTGAGGAGCCTCTTCACTAGACAAGATTGCATTAGCCGTATCAGTAATCCATTGGTTGATTTCATCCAATTGATGGCATACACGATGATGAGCTTTTTGCTCGTGAGCCTCGGTAATATTGTACACACGACGATCGGTTACGTAATCGGCTAAGACTTTACCGATGTTAACGAATTCACCTAACTCTTCACCAAAGAGGCGTGTTTGCGTCGTAGGAGAGAGATAATCCTTAAACCAGGCTAAGAGTGCCTGATCATCTGTAACGGTCTTATAAACGCCTTCTAGGGCACCTAATTGCGATTCTATTGCTTGCTTGACATTCGCATCAGAGGAACCGACTAAAGAAAGATCAGATTTAGCTCGCTCAATGTGTTCTTGAATCGTTTGTGCAAAGTCTACAATCGCTTCTTTAACGGAATTGATCGTTTGGTCACGACGATAACCACCGTCACCGACTTGAGCAATCATTTCGTTAACGTAGTTTGCTACATCTTCCATAGTCGCATTGGATTTACCAGCAAATAAAGATTGTGCGGCTACTAATCGACCACGACCACGCATTGCGGCCATCAGTACTTCATTAAAGCTGATTTCATTACGTACAGCGACTTCTGTTTCTACCACTTGTACAGTAGAAGGTACAGTGGTGTACATGTTAGCCGATTCTAATGAAATCTTAGGTGCAATCTCTACTAAAGAGCGATGAGTTTCAGTGGAGACTTTGCCAGTTTGTTGAATATGTTTATAAATCTGTTTTAAAGATTCTTGAGCAGTTTCTAGAGTTTCTAAATTCTCTTCTACTGCTTCCGTTTCTTTCAAGACTTTATAGTCTTTATTAATGGCTTCTTGAGGAACATTTAAAATCTCCTCAATTTCAATGGTAGGTGTCGCTCGTTCATCAACGACATTAGTGGGCGTTTCTACTAATGCGCTTTCAGTAGTTTCTTCATCCCATCCGTATTTAGACATGTCTAAATTCCTTTCTTAAATATTAAGACGTATAATGAAATATAGCTATGGATTTCACTCATAGTCTTATGAAATATTGGCATTGTTTATTTAACGATTAGAAAGCGTCTGATATGAAGTTATCTGAATTACTCCATCAAAAAGACGATCCTTGCAGTTACATCAATGGAGAACACTTTATTCCTGTTCACATTGGTTTGTCTCAAGAAGATCAAGAAAAGCTAGACGAGTTACGATTGAATTACTTGTCTAACAAAACAGGTAAGAAACCTGAAGAAATAAACTTAAAAGAATTAGGTTTAAAATAAAATACAGCTCTCCTCTCCTTTTTACGGGAGAGGAGAGTATTGTATTTAATCTTTGTTTTTATCGCGCTCTTTATCTTTAGAATCAGAATCGTCTTCCTTAGATTTAGCCTCACCTAAGGCTAAGTTATAGGCAATACGAGCGATTTCTTTAATACCTCGCCCAGTTGCTTTAGCTGTATCGACAATTCCTTCAGCAATATCACGTACTACCTGGTTACGATTTTCACGCTTACGATCGGCTTCAGCTTCTTTCTTAGCCAACTCTTCATCCTGTTCTCGATTGAGTTCCTCACGAGTCTTTTTATCCACAGTCATGGTAACTGATGCATTTCGAGCTTCTTTCTCGATAGCTTTAGCTACGTCATTCATGTAGCCTAGACCCCATTCCTGAGAAACTTCTTCCTTTTCTAAAGAATCTAGATCCAGTAAAGACATGATTTATACCTCTGCAGGTGTTTCAGTAACTGTAAACTTCTCTTGGAGTTCTTCGCAGACTTTCAGAATAGCTTCACGATGTTGAGCAAAGATAGTTTTCTCTTCATCAGTAAACTGTTCAGTAACGTTAGTCAGAGAGTCTGCCAGAGTAACACCTATATTGCGAATAGAGAAAGGTTGTGTACGAAGTGTGTACAGAGCAACAAAGGTATGTTGGAATACAGACAGTGCTGTGCGGACATTGAAGACTACAGCGCTGTTAATATCTGAAATATTACCAGAGTACAAGTCTTTTACTTTTTGTTCAAAAGTATCTTGGACAGACAAACCTTCTGCGTCAGCAACATAGTTAGAAGCTATTAAGCCGTAAAACAAACCTACAGCAAAAGCAAAGCCTTGTGAACGACCTTCGCCTGGAAAGTATTCTTGCGCGATATCACGATAAATAGTAGATTCTGACATGTTAAATTTCCTTTTTATAAATTACAAATTTCTCAAATCATAGGCATGAATAAATAAGTCATTATTACCTAATGATTCCAATTGACGATAGAATTCTGTTTGAGTACCAATACGTCTTTGCGATGGAATGATAAAATCCAAAATAGCACCAAAGAATGATTTGTAGTTATGGTAAGTTTTTAGAATCTCATCAATCTTTTTAATATCTAAACGAATACGATCCCCGATAGCGCGATCAATCTTTTTATCTTTTAACATGGATACTAAGTCTTCACGTATTCGTTTGTAACGATTTGTTATCGTATCGTAAGTACCATCGGAAACATTAGTAATACCACCGGCCTGAAGACTCATTATGTAAATGCCAGCACTGATAATTGCTAAAACGATTTCACCAGAAAGTATAGGTGCTAGAATCTGGATAGTACCAACTAAACCAATCATGATTTCTACAAAAATGAATCCGACTAGACTAGATTTAGACCGATGACCTACGTAAGTATATATTTTATCTAACATACTCGCTACGTAAGCACCTGCTCCAAATCGTGCTGCAAACTTATCAGCAAGATATTCTGAATTAATTTGATCATATTCGCTATGTTTAACAAGGTATTTAACGTCACGAACATAGTTACTGATAAGAGCCGTCACAATGATTTCTTTTCTCTTAGTGGATAATTCTTCTACATCTACTTTGGTAAGCGTATTGTCTTCATCATTCCATTCTTTTAGTACCAATACCAAATCATCATGATTGTCAGTTTTCATAATCCGATTAGCCATACTTAACATAGGCATAACGGTAGTGAAAGTATAGACTGATGAAACGAAATAAGTAAACATATGGCCTACTTCATGCAATACTGCTGCGGCTAATTCTTCACTTTTCATCCCCAGTGATTTACTATAAATAAAATCTGGAGAGATAAATAATTTAACCGGTATATTAGAAAAATCTCCGGAGATCCGATAATTTTTCATGTCAACCATAGATCTTAATTGACCAGATGATTTAGCAAGATCTTCATTAGTGAAAAACTTACGGTGTCTTGGGTCCATTAAGATATTATTTCGATTAACGTCAGCCGGTATTGTAGCAAATTCAGTATACTCATCGCTAAGTACTGCATTTATACCAGTATGCTTTTTAATAATACGGTTGAAACCATTTGCCACCTCTTTATTCTTGTAAAGATCAGATGGGTTGACATTTTGACGAATCCATTCGAAGTGAGCCACAACTTCAGGAAAGAAATCTGAATTGATTTTGGTCCAGTTTCCTTCACCTCCCATGACTTCGTGAGAAACATCTATACTGCCTAAGTTATTTAAATTAATCAGACTCATTTTGGATATTCTTTATATAAATTGGCTTTAAAATAATTATGTCAAAGACAAAAGGATATGAAAATTTATCTTTAAACATAAAATGGCTTAATCTCATAGAGTAAGGATTGAACTCATGGCAGAACTAAAAGGAACACAATGTCGTAACGTTGTGTATTGTAAAAATCCCAAACATTTAGATTACGACTTACACTTAGTAAAGGTGACTGATTACTATCAAGATGGTACAAAAGAACCTAAAGTAAAATTAGTCAAAGACTTTAATAAAACATTCTGGGTAGCAAACAGAAAAAATCGACATTACAAACAAAAAAAGGAAAGATTCCCTTTGGGTGAATGTGACGAGATTAAAGCACCTCGTCGCAGAATGGCTGAAGAAGCAGCCAAAGCATTAGACGTTAAATTCTTACCACCTAATCCCAATGACATTTTAAAAGATCCTTATGTCTTTGGTACCGACTTAACTTCTTCTGCTGAATTAAAGTTTAAATACAATCAATCCAAGTATGCTCGTGAAACAGAGGAATTGGCAGATGTAGCAGCATTTGACGTAGAGACTAACATCCGAGATAAGAAAAGATGGCAATGGATTGAAATGGCTACCTTGTCTTTTAAAGATGTGGTGATTACCGTAGTCGATAAATACTTTATTCAAGAGAAGTATCCCAATAAGTCTAAAGAGCAAATCTTAGAAGATCTTTATAAGTACGACAATATCTATCTTAAAGAGATCAATGAAGAAAGAAAGATTAAACAAGAGTTCTATGTAGTCGATTCTGAAATTGAAGTATTAACGACTGTGTTTAAAAGAGCACATGAATTAAAACCTGATTTCATTTCTGCTTGGAACATGGACTTTGATATCTCTCGTTTGATTGAAGCTTGTGGGCGGGCTGGTATGGATCCTGCTGATTTGTTATCCGATCCTTCAGTACCACGTGACTTTAGATTCTTTAGATACAATCCTGGTCGAGAATCTGGTATGTCTCAAAAGGGCGTTTGGAAGACTTTTGCAAACTACGAGAAATGGCCTCAAGTCTTTTGTCCGAGTTCTTTTGTCTTTGCAGACTCCATGTGTTTCTATTACGGATCTCGTAAACACAAAGGTAAGTTACCTAAGTATTCTTTAGATTATATTTTGTCTCGTGAATTTCCTGATGAAATTAAACCAGGAATGAGTGAGAAAGATATTGAGAAAAGAAAAAAGAATAGCAGGATTCGTAAGCTGAAGTTTGAAGAAAGTAATCACTTAGCAGGAACTCCAGATTGGCATATCTTCATGCAGTCTAAGTACCCCTACGAGTATGTAATCTATAACAAGTTCGACTGTGTGGCTTTAGAGTATCTAGATGAACAAACTTTGGATCTTTGCCATACTTTGGTTTCTTCTTGCGAATACAGCGATTACAAAGACTTTGAATCTGAACCTAAGCGTTTGGCTAACCACATGCACTGGTTTAATCTAGGACATGGTTATGCTTACGGAACAGGTGGTCAGAACTGTGTGATTCCTTTAGACAGTAAACTGATTGGACGTGACGATTGGATTATTACATTAAGAGCAGACTTATTAGTCGAATCTGGAATGAATAATTTAATTGATGCACCATTATTGCATACGAATGTTCATCAGGATAGTGGAGACATTGACGTTACCTCTTCTTATCCTTATTCTAATCTAACGATGAATACTTCTGTTGAAACGATGACAAAAGAATTGATCAGTATTGAAGAAGTCGATGAAATAGACAGAAGACAAGCAGGGATTAACTTCAGTGGTGGATTTGTGAATGTTGTAGAAAATGCTTGCAAACTCTTACATGCAAGTAACATGGCTGATGTATTGAAAGCTTATCGAGCGCAAAGACAAAACTAAAAAAAATAGTCTAGGAGGGTTTTCCTCCTAGACTATTTATTCTGTCAATTGTTTATAACATTGGTAGGCATCTTCTAATCTTGAGAAACCAAGAATCTGGTCTTTTGCCACTACATAATGGTTTTCCTTGTTAACTATCAATTCATTATTACTGAAGATTGTCTTAACATAATTAGGAAAATCCAGATTTCTAAAAGAAGAATAATACCTCATGGGAACCGGATATAGCGTTGAGAAAACCATCTCGTTATTTTTTGTATTTGTAGAGACAGGTATCAGACAGAAGATTTCTCTAATTACAGCCTCCGTTTCTTCAACACCATAGTTATAACGCGGGTTTTTATTGAGGGTGTAATCCTCTTTAAAGCCTATCAAGAAAATTTTCTTTTCAGGATTTCGTTTATAGCAAAACATTTTTATACTCCTGTGCTGTTTATAGAATAAAAAAAAAGAAAGAACGACTCAAGGGAGAAAAGTCGTTCTTTCAAAAGGGCAGGTACGAAAGGTAGGGAAAATACCTGCCAGTCCTATCACGGAGGGATTGCGGCCCCTCCGAGACACCACACTTTAAAACTACTCTTGAATTACAGGAGTAGTTTCATCAACTGCTTCACTAGCCGGCAAAACGTCGTCATTGTCGATGGCGTTTTTATTTTTCTCACTATCGAGAAGTTCTTCTGCTTTCTCCAAAGCATACTCACGTGCTTTGTTGATTACGTAAGCACCAATGAAGAATGCGCCCAGTGCCAAACCAGTACCGACAGCGTTATTGACGAATTTCTTGGTTTTGTTTTCTTTCTTGAATAGACTCATGATAATTTCCTTTAAGATTAAAATTGGGATAGATATACTCCCTGCAATTAGTTACAGGGAGTGGTTAGGTTACTTAGCTTCGACAACCACTACTAATGGATTTTTCTCAGCTTTCTTTTTGGCTTTGTATTTAGCTACCTTCTTAGCAGCAAATTCAACAGTGCAATGTATAGCCACACCAACCAAAGCACCACCAATAACACTAATCAATTTTTCGTTCATTTCATTTTCCTTTATACAAAATGGAAGTTAATAAAAAGAGATAAGGAACGATTTCCTCATCAGGTTCACTTTAATAGTATATATCTGAGATTTTCTAGAATATAAAAAATAAACAACCTATAATTACTATATGAGAAATCTTCTCTAAAAAGAAAGAGGAACCATGCTGCTAACATAGTTCCTCTGTAACGTTACTTAATAATTGGCATTCACCCAATCATCTAGTAAATCAATGGCTTTTCTATTTAACTCGATCAGAAGTAACTCTTCTTCTCTAGTTAAAGGATAGTCATTGTCTTGCTTCCATTGAAGCTCTTGTAGACGATAATATTCCATTGTCGGAACACCTTTTAGTCCAATATAATAAATGAATACGTCCATCGCATTCCTTATAATGCTATATTTCTGAATTATATTGGAATTAAAGGTAAAAAAGAATACTACTCTCTACTCCCGAATAAGGAGTAGAGAGTACTCTTTTCTATGTTTATACTTCTAGAATGATATTGGAATCTAAATCGATTACAGGTAATAATTTGCCCTTAAAGATTCGATTCTTCTTATCCTGATGGTATTTCGTGTGTGCGGTAATATCATCACAAACAAAATACACAAAGTCATGCAATGCACCTTCATTAGGTAGTTTACGTAAACGACCCTGTACTTGGATATTGGTTTGTTCTGATCCTATTGCTACTGTCATGAATACTGCGGCTAATTTAGGGATATCCAAACCTGTACCTGAAGACTGATGCGTAGAGACACAAATCGTAGAATTAAAGGCATTTGAATCTGGATCGTCTTCTACGAAAGAATTGACTTCTAGATCAGGATAACATCCTTTTAAGTAAGCTGCTAATTCACGAGCCATTTTAATGGAAGCGACTACGATTAAACACTTGTATTCTGAATCGATAGGTAAACGAGTTAAGAATCGATTGAATACTAAGTTATCAATCATGCCAAAGTATTGCTTCGTTAATCCTTTTCTCTTTAAAATGGATTTCTCAAAGTTGATGTGATTATACCCTCTAAAACCTTCTGAACGAATCATGTAGGGTTTATCGAACTTAAAGTGAAAAGCAGTAGGCTGTACATGTGGAGTAACATTCTTTTGTTGATAACGATTAATCATCGGATAAGCATAAGCTGCCATCTTATTCACAAAAGCATCTGAAGACTTAATTGTACCAGTAGCTCCTACCATTTTGTTTACACCTAGATAGGAGATTAGTTTACACTGGAAATGAGAGTCTTGATGCACTTCGTCAACGAATACTGTATCAACGCCTAATATCTTACCTAATTCCATAGGTGTCGCATTAAAGCCTAAGTCTTTAAATTCTTCTTCAGAATACCGTTCGTAATACTTGAAGTAGAATTGTAAAGTCTTATTAGAGATTAAAATTACTTTGTAATGTAATTCATTATTCAAAGCTAAGTTAATAATCGACTTTAATTCTTTGTTACCTGAGACCGTACAAATTTCATGTGGTTCTACTTTCGTAGACTTAGCAAACTCTTTAATCCATCCTGAGATAGAGTCTTCAGTTTGTTCACCATGATAGCCTGGACGCATGATACAAACCATTCTCTGCTTGAGTTTTTGACAGATCATTATCGCCGATGTCGTCTTCCCCAATCCTACGGAGAGAGTCATCAGGCAGCATCCATTGTGCGTTTTCGTCACAAAATCAATCAAATCTTGTTGTTCTCCACGAGGCTTAATGAAATCTTTCACCTCTGGATACATGTTCTCGACTAATTGAATGTCTAAAGACTTCTCTTCGATAATAAAGTCTTTACCTTCTACTTTTCTCGCTAGATTCAAATAAGCAATGAAATCCGGTAACATGGTTCTCATTGCTCTGATTTGACTTCTGTCTTGATTAAAGAAGACGTAAGCCGCTACGGCTGTAGTCACTTTAGACTTCCTTCGCTTATCCCAATAATGATTCACCCTAATAAAACTTTTACACCAAGGACGAATAAACTCTACATCTTGTTGGTTTCTAGGATAAATAATAAACTGTAAGGGATAAGCTTCTATTCTCATGGGTTCCATTAATTATCCTTTCTTCGAATTGAAACTTAATACTTTTCTGGATGGTTATATCGATCTTTAAAGAAGTAGAATCGAGAGTAAACATACTGATTACCTTTCTCGAAATCTTTCTCTAAATGCTTTAAAATCTTCTCTTGATAGTTTACGGTAAAACCACCATTGATTTCTCCGTTTAAGATATAGATGAGTTCTGAGGTTAAAAATAACATGTCATCTGAATCATCTAGGATAAAGAAACGAGTATCTGTATCATCGGGTTGATTTACTAACCAATCTAAGATTTCCCATCCTCTAAAATGGAGTTGTTGTTCTTTCTCCATATTTTCGAATTCTTTTAAGTAAAGAGAAGTATCTTTAGGTCGGTATTTAGGCTCTGTGAAAGTCTCTAGATACTTCATGTACTTGTAGTAGTCTTGATAAGTTGGATGAACATAGTTCTTAGTCTTCCAACGATCATGCATTTGGATTTCGTATCCAGATTGCTTAAAGAGGTTTTCAAATTCTAATCTGGTTTTATTACCTCTCCAGCTACTGGAGATGACTACTTTTACTTCAGGATGTTTTTCTTGAATCTCTTTTAAGAGTAAAAGACAATTAGGATCTAATCGCCAATTGTAATTCCAATCTTTTCGTAAGCAGAAACGACGATATGCGTCGTGCTGTAATACTCCATCAATATCGAGGAATATTACGGTTTCTTGTTTTCTTTCCATAATAGTCAATTCCTTTATAAATAGTAATAATAAAAAATAAAGAGACCCCTAGTTAAGGGGCCTCTCTACTTTATTTAGATATCATACCTTGCGGTATTGTAGATCCATAAGATCTGGTACAAACAATTCATCCATAGGTGAATCCGTTCTATTGGTATAATAAAACGCATCTGTAGATGATAAGATTTGTGCTTGTTTTTCATACAGCAATGCAGCAGATAAAGATCGACCGATTAACAAGTGATCCATTGTACCTACGGCATGGCTCGTATGGGGTTTAGGTAATGAATAATCTTTACGAGAAGGATCCGTACACATCATCGTATACGCTACAATCTGTAAGATAGAGAGATTAATCTCTAGCTTCGTATTGATTACATCCACTAATTCCATTAAGAAGGATTCTGGTGTCACTTCTGTATTACGACGTTTGATGTCTTTTACAGAGGATTTCAAAATCTTCTCAATACCACGTGAATACGCAAACATGTCAAATTGTTTAGGTGTGATTTCAATCATGGATTTTTCTGGATCGTATTGAGTGATGTCAATCTCAATATTCCCATCATTGTCTACTGTCCAGCCTAATGTTTTCATGTGCTTCAACATATCGGCAGATAAGTAGCCTTCATCACGTATTGAAACCACATCCAGTACTTCTTCAATGACATTGTCTTTCTTATCGACAATTCTCAATAAGATACGGTTGACATGAGAGGTACGACGTGGAGAAAGTATATTGGTATCTTCTACTTCACGAATATCAGATAAACCTTCAAAAACCACTTCAGGCAATACCAAATGAATGGATTTATACTTACCTAAGATTTCTGGTTTAATTCCAATACCCAATCCATCTTGAATCGCTCGTAAGTAATTCAACGCATTGTCATGCAGTTGTACTACTGATGCTGTAGCAGATGAGATGTGGTGCTTAGTAGACAATACCATTTGGGTAATAATTTGGGTAAAGGCAATAACGCAATAGTGTCCTAAATTGCGATAGCGAGCAATGTTACGAGAAGCTTCACCAAAACAAGTCGAACATACTCCATTAGGATCTTTATGCTGACAGCCTAATACCGTACGTACTTTAATACGTTTACCAATCAGATGCGTATCGTTTCTACGTACAGGACGATACTTACCTGATTCTTCATCTAAATAGTTCATGCCTTCTAACAAGCGTAGGTCAGACATGACCGATCCTTGTCGCTCACCACGTACTTGGATTTCTAAATGGTGTTTAGATCCACAATCGCCATGGTGTAATCGGGATAACTCCATACCGACTAATTGTACACGGCGTGATAAATACTCAGTAAACTTCAGAGGACCAGATTGGTTATTCAGTGCTAAAGCAGCAGTACGAGATTCAATCAATACATGATAGATGTCTTTTAAGCCATGCAAGAATCCTGTACTAATTGGATGTTTGAAAATGGATGAGTCCATATCAGTCAAAGAACCTCGTGGACCCATACATTGGTACAACTGCTGAGCTTTAATAGAACCTGAACGTAACAGAATAGAAATATTGTTCTGACGGAATCGGTCTTGATCCAATACTTTCTTCTTACGTGAATAAATACCAGGTACATAACCTGGATCGATTACTGTTTCATGATTAACCGGATATTTCTTTTCAATATCGAGTATCTCTTTATCTAACATGATATCAAGAATATCTTCAATATTTAAAGTCGCATGATTTGTAGCCCCACAGGTCATGACATCGTTAAAGATGGCATTGTTAATATCCATGAAAGTTTGCCACAAAACATCTTGCATGTGATTAATGGTTTGTGAATCATTATTACGATAATACACATCCCAAATATCCGTCATGATGCTACTGTTCAGGTTTAAGATGGTACTGGGTTTAAAATCCGTATCCTCTTTCATGAATGTAGAGATGTGATGTCGAGCGTACAAACCTACATCAGGAAACTTCTTATTTAATTCCCAAGCATATCGAGACATGGCTAATTGCATACCAGTAGATTGGATCACCATGCCATCATCGAAGACTAATTCGAATTTACCACGAAAGTTCTTCAATACTTCTACGGGAGAAGCATTAAGTACTGCGCGAGCTGAATATCTTTCCATGACGTTTTCACTTCCTTCTTTTAGTCTTCATCTGTATTAATAATACCCAAGCCTGATTCAGACTCATCTTCATCGTCATTAGACTCAGAATCAATGTCTTCATCATCCTCACTCTCTTGAGCATCTATCCCTTCTAAGATCATCTCACTTCTGGTCTTACGTTTTTCTTTTGGTTCATCATCGTCTTCTTCATTCTCAATCACCATAACCGGTTTACCCGTGATGGGGTCTAATTGAGATGGTGTTTGTTGAGATGGATCAAATTCTTTATAAGCCAGTTGATATCCATTACATTGGAAAATATGTTTCACAATGCTTAAAGATCGGTTATTACCCAATGGGAATTTATCTCGATCGATTACAGATTCAATATTAGTGGGTTGATCTGCTGTATAAATGTTTTCCAATATCGCTTCAATCGCGGGAGGATTATTAGAGCGGTCATGGATTTCTGCTACTACTCCAGAAGGTGCACCTGCTACCAAGCAACGAATCTCAGATTCAGCAGGGAATCGAGTGGCTTGGCTACGAGCACCATGGGATTTCGCTTTGTCTTTAGATGTAATTGGCGCAATAATACCATTGGGCTGTGTAGCTGCTGTAGATACAGCTGCTGCTTCATCACCAATCTTCTCTAGGAAGATATAGTAATTCGGACCAATGCGATGCTCCAATGTCGTTTCTTCTTCTTTACCTGTATGTGGATTGAAGAATCTTAACTTACGTGGAGGTGATAAGAATCCTTCTTTGATTAGAGTTTCGAACATTTCCATGTAAGGGACTGGGTTTTCAGTCGGTCGATACAGGTAGAACTTCTCTTTCAGAATGTAGTATAGATCAAGTATCTTTGCTCTTTCATCTAAACCACGATACCATTTGTATTGTTTCTCTACAGTAATCTCCAAGAATCGCTCAATTCGATTAAAGCAGTTTTGCAATACTTCTTTTGGTAAGTTAATAACAGAATCTTTTAAATTAGGGGAAAGCTCATTCAATCCAGTTGTATTCGCTAACCAATCGCGCAATTCCACCATGGCTGTTTTCAATGATTGCTCGTATAAACGACCATAGTTCATGCGGTTAGTTGTGGTTTCAGGAGAGATCACGACTTGAGCGCGTCTTCCGGTTACTGGATCGTATGGCATTTCTTCAGGAGCGACGAGTTTTGCTACGACGCCTTTGCCACCATGTCAAGTACCTTCGATACGATTCGTTAGATCGTACCCTGTTAATTTAATAACAGCTCTATCTTTCGATAGACGTTGAGACTATATCTTCACCTTCAGCATTACCTGGTCAGTACCTACTACATTGTAGTCGATATCCCGTATATCTACGAGCGTGTCTCCTTTTTCCATTTAAGGCGATTAAACCACTCACTTGAGCCGTACGCTATACCTAGCTAGTCGTTGAACGTTCATCCTTTAATCAGGACGCTTCGCTGCTGGTTTCCCAATCCTTTATATTTTCACTATACTACGTCTATTACTAGCGCAGGGAGTAATAAAGGCTCTAAGGGCCTTCCAGCAATTAAGGAGATTATTTGTTCCGAGTATTTCTACTTCGGTGATCCTCATCTTAGGAAATATATTTCTTTTACCACCAATTACAAATTACAAAATAAATTAGTTAATTGGTTGAAGAGATAACCTTCCGTTAGTTTGGAAATCCGTCAATTTGTAGCCTACACCTAACTCTTTCTCATATTCGGTCTTAACAATAACCACAATATCGTCTAGTTTACGATTGAAGTTACCTACTTTTTGAATCGGTACGTTCTTACCTTTTTCATCTGGAAAAGGTTCATTACAGATTGCCATGCAATGACGAATCAGTTGATCGAATTCATCGGTGAATTCTGCATTACCATGGTTATCTGCTTGAATCTTTTTATATTGCATCAAGATTCGTTCGCACCATTCTTTATACGCATCGGCGTATTTATTCAATTGGGCTAATACCTTGTCTGATACAGCAGATGTGGTTTTATTCTGCTTATAGACAATGATATCAATGACACGAGCACCTACACCATTACCATCTAATCCAGTATCGGTAATGGGATTAAACTTACGAGTGGTTTTCTTAGTAAAGGAAATAGGGATTAAATCAGGACGATACTCTCGTTTTGCCATGATGATGCCTTCGTAGGCTTCACCAGTAGGACGACAATACTCACCAATGTCTGGAATGACTTTATAATTGTCATCATCTCCGTATAGGTTTAGAGGAAACTCTTTCTCCCCTAATTCCATCGTACGGGTAACATAGACTTTGGTTTTGACTTGGCTGACTACATCTTTCGATACTAAGATGGAGTCTTCAATAGTCCCTTCTAAAGAAGAATAGAGTGTATTTAATTCTCTACCTGGACAATAGTTACCATCTTCTCGTTTCGCTGGAGAATCGTAAAGAATAGTCCCTTTAGGTATAGAAGCCCCTACACGAATATTAGCTGCTGCTGAAGTCGGTTTATAAGGAAAACCAAACTTCGTGTGATTACTACAGATTCTCTCGATATTAATAATACCATAAAGAGGCTTAGTGGAATCTTCGTCAAAGGTTTGATAGATCACAATCCTTTGTGGAGAAAACTGGATTCCATTAAAAGATGAAGGGGTATAACGATCCACAATAGCTATAATATTGTGAATGTTGTGCTCGGTTTTAATGGAATAGGTATATTTACCAATTTCCTGTGCAAACCCTGTTTGAATGGAATCGGGTTCACAGCCATTTATGACGTAATGTTGTGAGAATGCTGATGCTTGCATTTGCGCTCGAGAAGCAGATACCGTATCAGCAAATGAATTGAACGCAGTCATCCCTCGTAATTCCATTACGTTCTGGTTTAATTCATAGCTCATTTTCCGAAAGTTCCTTTTTAATTAGATTGGAATAAAATGTGTAAATTTACATGATTGCTATATAGCAATATAATGATATATGTTTGAAAGGTTTTTCAAGATGTCCTTGCTGAATGATACTTTCGATGACTCTGGATATGGTCACGAAGACTTTAAAACAGTGATTGAAGATCACTTGCCTATTCTTTCCCGCGCTGATAACATTGACCAAGTTATCAATGTAGCTCCTATCGATGCTGCTCGTTGGGAGTATGACTTTTCAGGTTTGTTACGTTTCCTAGGCGTACAGCCACAATATCACTGGGCGACTATGCGTGTCAATGGACTGCGTAGTGCCGACGAATATCGATCCGACTTAATCCAAATCAAAATTCCTTCCAAAGAAGTGATCGATCGACTCTACAATTACTATAATACGGTAATACGTAAAAGCGCTGGCTAATCGTATTCCTATTATAATTCATTACTAAAAATAATAAATAATCAGAACAAAACATTAGATTACTCTCCTCTACCTATTACGGGTAGAGGAGAGTAGTCGTTTCTGTTATGCTCGTTTAGCTACACCAAAGAACTGACCTACGTTCTGTTGGGCTTGCTGAGCGAATTGATTATTTGCATACATACCCATTGGGTTTGCTCCACCAAACGGCATTAATGGCGCTTGTTGGAATCCCATTGGATTTGCAAATTGGCTTACTTGAGCAAACTGCGACATTTGATTCGGGTATTGCATAAATTGCGAACGCACATCGTATTGTGACAGTTGTGGCTGCAAGTGAGCTGGTACTGCTTGTTGGTAGGGTTGTTGGTAAACAGGTTGCTGAGGCAAGAATTGATTACCAGGTTGTGCTACCGGTTGTTGTACTTGCTGAACTTGCTGTTGGTATACCGGTTGTTGATATACTGGCTGTTGTGGCAAGAACTGGTTAGTGTGCTGTTGCTGTACAGGTTGAGCTTGTACTGGCTGTTGTACCTGTTGAGGCTGCGCCTGATGAGGAATAGGCTGCTGATAGACAGGTTGTTGTACTTGAGGTGCTTGTGCTTGTACCTGTTGTACGGGCTGTTGTTGTGCAGCGTTACCATTACTTGGTGCAGATACGGTATCCCATTTCTTCACTTCCTGTTGTACAGGAATAGAACGAGTACTCTCTTCTATCGATACATTACCTTCATTACCTTCTTGCAGAGGAATCATCACGTATTCAGATTTCCATTTGGATACGGAGAATTCATCTTCAATCCAATCAATCTTCGCTGTGGTTTGCAAGAGTTCTTCTTCAGCTACTGCTGCTGGAACAATTGGGTAAGGTCCAGAGAAGAATGCTTTAGCGATTTTGTTGGTGTGTGTTGGCAAGGTTTTCAAAGCACGGATGAATGCTTCGATATAAGGTGCGTCAGTTGCGTCAGAAACGCCGTAGAAGGCACCTTTCTCAATATCTGGCATGAAGACATGGCAAACAGCTTTAAGGGTCTTTAAATCGGCTTTACGGACCGGTACGCCAAATACTTTCGGTTTGTAGTCTTTAGACTTTTCTGTCAACTCAATCGTTTTATCAATTTCATCAACCAGAGGAGAAGACCAAGTCGCTACACGAGAGTATTTACGATTACCAATGGTTACACCTTTACGCAATGAAATCGTAGCCGGAGTATTTGCACCACCTTGTTTAGCAAGTTTATCGATAATCTTGGTAAAGTTTTCTGCGAAAGTCTTATCAGTCTTACCAAACTTACCAATGATCTCTAATTGTTCAGCAGTCAAATCGGTATGTTTGCTGTTGCTAGAGAGGTCTACCAGAACCATCATCAAGTAAGCCAATTGAGAACCGTAGAATCGAGTAAACTCTTTACGTACCAGAGACAATACTCGAGATTCAGAACGAGCCAAGTTTTCAATGAATGGATGGAAGATCACGTAACTGGCTACTGCTGGAGAATTCAGATTCTCACGAGTCGGCAATACCAAGTAACGATGATCATCACCAAACTTAATGCCTACTGGAATCAGTTTAGCATTCATCTGACGTTTTACCTTACCATCATCATCCACATGTAGATTACATGTATTCAAGATGTGTTGATAAATTTCTAACATGTTCATTTTTATTTCCTTTAATTAATAGTGTTGTCCGTTAGGATTTTGTCCATAACCCATTTGGGTATTGACGGTACCATTGAAATCTACTGCTGGATTTTCAGACCACCCAGTCTTAGCTGAACCACCAAAGATCTTTTCATCGTATACATCAGTTACAATGTCCATAGCCGTATTGATATCAGCCGCATTATGGCGATACAAATCAGTACTGGTCGTCAGCATTGGTGAAATGATAGAGTCTGCAAACATTGGGAATACAAATGCTTCTTCAATACCATTATCGTATTTCAGACGCATGAAGATATCGATACCCATATCGGCTCGTACGTATAAAGTAAAGCCTACATTGTTACCACGTGAAACAATCGGACCTAATTCATCAGTTAGGCGTTGTTGATACGCCGGAATGAATTGTGTCAGATTAATCATTTGGCTATAACCACGAATATCGGTAATGGTAGTTCGTGTCGCAAAGTTACTCAATCCACCCATAGTCGCAATTGGCAACATATTGGTAATAGTAAACTCAACAGCTGTTAATGATGTAGTAGTCATGAACGATGTGATGATATTCGATACCACTACTGCCATGATGGATTCAATAGTCGGTTTATCCCATTGACCTTGGTATTGAGTGGTTTCGTAACCCGTATCATCTACCTGAGTGATTTGTTCTAAGTAAGGACAAATCTGTTGCAAGAACTTATAGTCAAAGTGTGCAACACGTGCGTTAAAGAAGTTATACAACGCACCCATGAAGATGGAATTCAGGATAGATGGGTCAGCTACTTTACCTTGTACAGTAGCTTGAGCACGTACTGGATCTACCATACCAGTCATGGCATCTGCATTAATAGTAGTCGCCATATTCTCAATGATCTTCGAGAAGACATTGGTTGGAGAGTTATTGGTACGATTGGTCAATACGGCAGCATGTTGTACTTTACGATAATCAGAACCAATAATAGGCTGATGACCATCTGCTGGTAATGTAGACATACCCATGACATTGCTGGCTTTAGCAGATTGAATCAAGTTTTGTGGAGTCATGCGCCAAGTAGCTGCACCATTATACGCATCTACAGAGAAACCACTACCAATCACCGAATAGCTACCAGCTACCGTAGGAATCGCAATACCATTGATAGATCGCTGAGATAATTTCGTTACTGTATTCACGTAGAATACCGTATCAGGCGCTACATGGATAGATCTGGTTCCGTTATACATTCCGTAAGAAGCATCTAATCGATCAGTATAACCAGCAATCAATTCACGAGTAATTAAGTTATCTGCTGTGGTTTCTACAATCATGATAAACGTGAATCGGTTATCACCCCAACCATTAGGCATGGCTACTGCCATACTTTGCCCCTGGTAGGTTTCTACACGCTCTGAAGGCATGATGAAGTTATTACAGGTTTCTGAAATCAAGTTCGTAGGGATTGAACCATTGAACTTATCAGTCATTTCTCGAATATTACTTTCTACCGTACCAGTCATCGCTGTACGAAATGGTCGTAAGTATTGATTCTGGAAACCATGTACTCGAATCAGTTTTAAGGATTCGATTTTAAAAGTGATGCGTTGTCCTGCATTTGCAAAGCTATTATAACTTGCCATCTGTTTGTTCCTTTTTTACAGTTAGATTGTTTCATTCAGCTTTTGATTGCCTTCAATAAAAAGCATCAATTCAGCAATACGATTACGAATGTTCGATTGTACAACCAATCGTCCTTCTTTCACTGGAATCTTATTCTGGGTTAACCAAGAGTCGGGTAATGTCAGCAACCAGTTTGTTCCAGAGATTTCAGATTCGATTAAACCAATACATCCGATTGCAGACATATTGCGTTTTTCTGATTTAGTATTGCCAGCTAAATCAAATCGTTTTTCCAACATTTCCTGAATAGCCGGAGTAATATTATCCCGATGGGAATGTGGGATATGGATTTGGTCAAATCTAGGTTCTAATGAGATTGCTGAAATAATCGCTGCAAATTCGCAGAAATCATGATGCCACAAAATAGCTCTTATTACGGCAATCAAACCAATAAATTCATCCAATTCCAAAGAATCGAAAATTACTGTATTGATCGATTCATCTACCAACCATTTCAATAAGGTCAACTGAACTTCTTGCAGAGGTTTAGAGTAACCATCTTCATTCGATTGAATAGACAAATCAAACTTAATTCTCATCGCATCTAAAGATTCCCAATAGAGTTCTTGAGGTAACTCAGGACACAATGTTTGGATCAAACGCTGATGGTCATTGACTGCCATCTTTAAGAAGATCTTATCATCAGACAACAAATTACTACGGGCATAACCTACATCCAAGATAGATTGCGAATTGCTTTCAGAAAAGCTATTGTTATCCGTAATGGGATTACGCTTAATCTGTACTTGGTTGGGATCTGTTATCGAAGGTTTAGAGATCTGTTTGATCTTAGAACGATAGAGGTAATAAATATCCTTAATCAGTTGGTAAGAACCATCTGTACCTGAGATATCACCTAGCGTTACTTTCTTCAGTACAATAATCGCATACATGTAATTCTGGAAATCTTCTTCAGATAAACCTGAAACTACAATGTTATTGATATCGGTTTGTACTTTAGTATTTGCCATGAATTCTTTTAAGCGTTGCTCTGCTCTGCAATCATCCAAGATCGTGCCGTGCAACATTTCCATGGCATAAACTTCTTTTGCATTACGACCATACTCTTCGCGTAAACGACGATAGGTCACTTCACCTAAAACAGGAGCTGCAAAACGCAGTGCAAAAGAATAAACTACTAACTCTAAGTAATCTTCGTATTCGTACGTGGTTTCTTTAGGTACAGCAATACGATTTTCATCGTATCGTGTTACTGGTTTAGTCGTCACGTATACTGGCGTATGGGGATTCACAATCCAGCTACGGATTTCATCCAGAGAAATCAAATCGTAAATCTTAATAAAAACACGATTCAATTCATGTAGTAACGCTTCGACATTGTTGATCGTATCGATCGCTTCCCTTAATTCTTTATAGCAGCTAAAGACTTGTTGCTGCCAATCTTGAGGTTTCGTCGTTATCCACTGGTTAAATTCATTATAGGGTGATGCGGCAGTTTCTACATCATTACTGTCCTTACCCTTGATGTAATATAAAGAACTGAATGCTACTGATTCAGCCCCATATCGGACATGAATTAATGCTTTACTACCGGACATGTCAAAGTACAATTGTGACATGATGCTCTTCCTTTAGTTTTGTTAACAAAATAAAAATAAGAATACGTCTATTCTTACATTTTAATAATATATTGTTGTAATAATTTATACTAAACTCTCTAGGAACCTTTCGGCTCCTAGAGTAGTCTCGTATGGGTTAGATTTTTACATTAGGGAAGCAGATCATCAAAGTCACTACCAATATCGTTAGGAGCACTATTGTTGCTACCGCTACCGCCATTAGAAGCTCGATATCCAGAACCTTTGTTTTCTTTTCCATCTTCTTTTTCTGCATCTTTATCTACGTACTCTTGTGTCAAGACATTAGCCAAAATCAATTTAGCATTGTTAACGAATTGAAGCATCATGCGTTCAGAAGCTTCTTTAGGTTCGATTGGTTCATTGGAATTGATATCGTAAATAACGATGTCACGATCCAATTCAAAATTGAATTTCACACGACCATGAGTATTGTTGATCGCAGAAATGAAGTAGATGCCATTCTTGTCACGACCTACCAAGATTTTACCAATCTCACGACGCTCTGCTTTGTCCATGTCTTTGAATTTCACATAGCCAAAGATAGAAGAAACGATGGTTTTTGCTTCACCTTCGTGAGGCAATTGAGAAAGCATGACCAGACCTTCTAGGATAGCCAAGAAGGAAGTAATTTGACCATCTTTAAAGTCAAACTTAATGGATTTTTGTTTACGTTGTTTGTCTTCAGACAGACCAGTATAAACATTCAGGTGCAATACATTGCCTGTAACGTAGAGATTGAATGAAGCAACTGTTTTCTCTTCATTACGACCCCACAAAGACATGATACGAGTGTGGGTAATATTGTTACGATATTTAGGAGCGAATCGTTGTTCAGCCATTTTGAAAATCCTTATTAGGTAAAAGTGGAAATGTAAGAGTGTTTCATTAAATGTGTTAGGTGTAAAGTTATTCACATACCAGTAATCACGTCTAAGAGACGATGACGAATTTGATAGTCTTTCACACTGTTGATATTATAACGAATCTTATCCGCAGTGGTTAAAGGTGTCCATCTGTTCTCTTTAGCTAATTCGATTATGGTTTGTCTAAACTTTGGTACTTTCGTACGAAACAATGTTTTGTCTCCTAAGATAGTTAATAAATCTAACCTAAATGGCATAGGAGGAATCGCATTGTGATTATCGTACTTCGTATACCACAACTCACGACCTTTGATTGCTCCAGTGTGTGTTTCCAGTAGTTTGAGATTACTGAATCGTCTATAAGCGGTTAAATCGTAAGCGTAGCTGGTAATGATAAAAGCTTTGCGTGTTTCTCTGTCTGTGATTTGATTCTTAAAGATACGGATCATTTGTTTTTTATCACTGGGAATATCAGGATTCAAATGAGCATTGTACTTCTTCAAAAAAATCTGTAAGGTGTTTAACATCCTTTTGGTATAGTTCTTTTGCAATTCCGTATTATCGAGTTTCAAAAGTACTTCCTTATTGATGTGTTCTAAGTCGTAGTAGTTCGGTGTGTAAAATACGACTTCTACACCATTACATTCATTTCGACACACGTCTTTAATCATTTCGATTTCAAACATCAATGCTTCTGCTAATTGCATGTCTGAAACCAAGTCATGTCGCAATCGTGGGATAGCTCCCCAAAGATTACGGAATAAAGTTTTAACGTTAATCCAGATTACTTCAACATTTCGATAAGGTTCGACTTTATGTTTTAAGTCATCATGGATGTTTAGCAAAGATTCAAATGCTAAGGAAGTACCAATCGATAATGGTATCTTTCCTCTTTCTCGTTCATTGGTAAAGTCCATGATGCTGTCCTTAAACAATGTCTTTTAAATAGTCTGGAATCAGTTTGACAATACTACTGGGATTACCTCGCTCAGTAGCTTTCTTTGTAATTAAGTCAATAATGTTGTTTTCATTAATAATCAAAGGCACGTATTCATTCTCTACTGAGAAGACTTCTTTATCCGTAGCAATGACACTTTTATCTGTTACGACTTTAATTGACCAACTGATCAATGGATATTCTGCTTTTAAAGTCATGAAAGATCTGTCTGCTGTAATCGGATGTCCTTGTTCACATTCTAATCTGACTTTACTGTGTAATGGTAACTTAGTCACAATCTTTTTCACTTTATCTAAAGAATCATCGATCGATAATCCTGTAATGACAATAGTCTTATAGATTGTCGCTAATTCATTTTCAATAAACTTAGCTTGAAAAGTACCGTCAGGTTGCATGACAAAATCAATCATGCCTTTAGGTTCTTCTTCCCCGTGTTTTAAACGAGAGAATGAACCAGGTGCAATAATGCGCTCAAATGTAGAATGGGTATGGACGTGTCCAATGAATATTGGGCCTTTAACAATAGAGAGGTAGTTGTCTTCAATGTGTTTATGGTCTGCAGAGATTTCCGGTAATTGATACTGGAAACATCCATGCATAACCGCCATATCGATTTGCTTTAACTGCTTCTCATCCATCAGTTCTAAAACTCTTTGATAAGTATCATCAGGAGAGGAACGAGGACGATCAGGAATAAACAAAACGTGAAGATCAAATTTGTCAATATATTTAATGTCAACATCTTTAACAAATAATAAATCGGCATTAATGCCAGAGTTCTCATTAATGTGGACAAACTTCTCCATTTGTCCCGCATCGTGTAATGGGGTACCATCTACAATGATCAAAAGACAATCGTGTTCTTTATGCCATTTTAATAGATAGTAAATCGACTCTTCAGTCGTAAAAGTATCTGGATGGTTATTGGGCATGAGTTTATCCCAGTAATCACCATCCAGTACAGTAATGTCGTAGGAATAAGATGTTTTATCGTAAGGAAAGTAATGTCTTACTTCTTCAAATATCTTTTCAGAAGGGGTTTGAGCATGACAAAAATGCACATCACCAAACACCCGTCCCTTTATTGGTCTTAACATCTTCTTATCCTTGTAAATTTAGTTAGTAATCATCGTCGTCAGAGATAAAGTCAAGACTAACATTATTTACAGATTGGGTAGAAGGTTTCTCTTCTTCTTTTTGTTCAGGTTGATTTTCTGCTTTAATCTTATCTGCAATATCCAATACACCCATGACTTTAAAGAATTCACGCCATTTGGCTTTGTGGGCTTCAATTGCTTCAGGTGATACACGTGAGACTAAAGCATCAAAATAATCTTTACGTTCTGCTGTACCTAATTCATGGTAGTTTTCAGCATAACGATTGATTTTAACTAAAGTACCACCTACCGTGTCATCACCTGGTTCTACTGTATCTTTATCGGCAGAAACCAAGTGATAGAATCCATCAGGATAAATAGAAGGTACTTGTGCGACAATCTTGCCTTTATGGGTAAGATTAACCGGACGATAAACACCACCTGCAAACTCTAACCAAGTTACATCGTCGTATGGATCTTCTGTAGACACAAATCCGCAATGACGTGCTAAGTAGTTATTGATGTAGTCATGTACATCCATGGTGGAGAGTTCTTCATCCATTTGTCGACGGATGTCTTGTATTGTAGCCATGTGTTCCTTAATAGAAAGGTTCATGGCTTCTTCTACAGATTCCACTTCGTTTAATGAGTTTTGGTTTTCTTGTTCCAGTAGATTGATTTCTGCCATTTTAATTTAATATCCTTTATTGAATCTATCCAATGTGTATTTAAATACACCACCTTCGTAAATCACAGGTTTCTCGACTTCAATATAGCCTTCTTTATCTGTTACCGTAACGGTTAAGAATAAGCCAATTGCAGCTTCATCTAAATCCGATAAGAGTTTCTTATTACCTTGTAAGTCCGCTAAGGAAACTTCTACTGTTACAGAATCGAAAAACTTACTTAAGTAAGACTGTAAGTATACTTCCATAGAAGTACGCAAAGCTTCTACATCATTAACATTATCAGCATTAATGACTTGATAGGTTTTAAAAGTACGGTAGTAAAGTGAGGATTGAGAACCATCTGAAGTAAAGAAGTTAGCCAATAGTCTGTCTAGCTTAATATCCACACCTTTGTCTATCCAGCCAATTCCGTCTAATGTCGGCACCATTTTGACATTAGGATCTTTATTCGTAATTGCCATTTGTCTAATCTTTTTCAAACACAAAGTAAAAAAAAGAGTAGACAGGTTTTCCTGCCTACTCGTTTCCAATTCACATTATAAGTAATTACCGTCCAGACTTGTCGGGTCGATAATTCCTTCTTCCTCATCCTGCGATGAAATCAGATTGTATAAAGCATTCCAGTTTTGTTTGATGATGAATCGCTCATTCACCATTAACTCTGGAAGTTCTTCTACTTCATCATTGTAGTAGAATACAAACTTGTCTTCTGCTTCGTCATCTAACCAATCTTCATCACCATACTGCATCGCACCATTCATGACATTTTGGAAATATGGGTTCTGTGAACCCACTAATCCTGGATAAGGATTATCACGTTGCCATCCTTCCATACGACCTGACATAAACTCTTTCAAGAAGTATGGATTTGCCATGGTATAGTTTTGGTTATTAATTGATGCGGTACGGAAATCGTCTACGGTATAGAGTCGTTTGAATCCTTCATCAAACATATTGCCTGTACTGTCTAAGTTATTCTTAGCCAGATTAATGGAACGCATAGCTGATGCATGGAAGTTGGACATCAATTGATCTTGAAATCCTTTTACGACTTCTCCATACTGAGCAGATAAGCTTTGGATTTGGTTTTGAATAAAGTTTGCCGTATCTAGCGATATGGCTCCGTACATGTGGTTACGCATTGCATCACGACCACCGGAAATTAACATAGCCATAATAGTTTCCTTATAGAGACTTAAGCTTTAAATTGATTCATGAAGCTAAGCTGTTCTGGATTAGGTTGAGTTTCTTTTGTCATGGCTACGGCAATAGACATGGTAGTAGGTTTAGGCAATGAAGTCACACCATCTGCCGTATAAGGATCAATCAAGTTATTGACTGAATACTTAGGTTCAAATGGTTGTAAAGCACGTGCCGTAATATTATCTAAGAGCAATAGGAAATTTTCTGTGTCGCCATCGTAGTCACCATTGTACATCGGAGCGATAGGACCTGATGTGGAGGCTGACATATCTCTTGGATCGGTTTTTACACGTGTTACCCTCAATAGCAAAATCGAACCATGTTTCAATGTTGGGTTACGGTTTAATAGGATAGGAATACCATATTCACCACAAGGTGCTCGAGATTCCATGATCAGTTCTGTCATGATTTGGTGAATCTCTTGATTATACACCATTTGGTATTTGGTCATGATTGCCATGATTTGGTTAGCGGAATATCCTTTCTTATATAACTTAGAACGAATATGTGGACCAAATAAAGACATTGCACCTACCCAAGGTAACCATACTTCATCAAAACGATGCGGTTCAGTAATCGCTGTTACTACGAAACGCGCTGAAAAGTGAGAGCGTGTTGCGTCAATATGTTTACGGAATAAACCATACTTCTTACTCAAGTAAGTTGGGTCGATTTCTTTACCGTAATATTCTGCCATTTCGGATAAGAACTTAGAAGTACGAGACTGCTTCGTTTTAGCGGAGGTTTTGCTTCTTAAGTTTTCATCATTGTCAATACCTACCATGCGCCGTACTGCTTTTAATAGCTTAGGCGTAGAGGCATCTACCCATTGCTTACCATTGGATTTTTCAATAATGGTTAAAGCACGATTTGGAATTTGTACGTATTGTACCCAGACATCTTTACGATTCTCTTTAATCAATCGATAAAGTTCAGGTCCTCGTTCTTCTGCCCGAGTATTGAATTCTGGATTCAATAATAGGAATTCCATGTATCGATCAAAATTGTCGTAGAAGAATTGATAGCTACGAACATTCAATCCGTGTTCATCTAGTTTTTGTAATGCTTTACGAATAGGGGCTGACATCTTCGTGATCTTAGGTTTATAATCCGGATCTGTTAGCCATTGTAAAAGATTAAACTTAAACGATGAACGTTGTAGATAAGATTGTAATTGATACCAAATCTTGATGTTCATTAAAGCTGGAACACCTTCTGGTGCTCTTACCCAAATCTTATCATCTAGATTATTGGTCACAATCTCTTCTACGACTGTATCACATTTCTTACATCTTACTCCCTTATACATCTTCATGGACAATGCACCACAAGAGCATCGTGGCACATTATCGAATACTTCGCCTACTTCTAGCATTAATAAGCTATTAATCGTAGCTTTATCTTTTTGGCTACGATTCGGCAGATCATTGACGATGATTTTCGCACAGGTGGTATTGTTGTAAATCTCGTCACTATTGACGTATTTTAAGTAAGTTCCCATTTGTTTACACTTCCTTCATGTAGTTAGTTTGCTCTCAAAATAGATCATCAAAGATAATGCTATTTCTAAAAAATAAAACCTATAACAAACATAAGAAATATTCCCTCCTAACCCTTTTGAGGCTAGGAGGAAACATTCTATACTACATTAGTAGTGACGACCGTAGTTGAAAATACCTGCGCCTTGTTTAGCACTGGCTACGTTTTGGTAGCCGAGCTGAGCACCGATATTAGAAACCATGGCGTTGTTGATGTGTACTGCGTATTGTGCTTGGTTAACTGGAACAACAGTATTGCTGTTGAGCAAGTTCATACCAGCATGACGCATACCCAATACCAGAGCTTGGATGAATCGAGCATCGAAGTCTACACGTACGCCATAGCCAGTGACTTTAGCAGAAGGTGCTTGACGTTTGATGACGTCTTGTTGGATACCCAAGCGTTGCAGCGTATTCAGAGAAGGATCTACAGAAGCGTAAGTCCAGTCTGTTACGATAGCCATGTTTTCTACTTGACCATTGACTTGGTTCAGGAGCAGACGACGGTCGAAGTCTTGCAATGAACGGATGGCTTTGAGTTCGTTGTTGTAGTAAGAACCCACGAGGATCTGACGATCACGCAGTGTAGATACTACACGACCATCACCACCGAGTTTCTTATACTCTTCAGTGAACGCACCGTTGGTCAGCAGAGTGGCCAGATCGATCAGGTAACTGTTGTAAGAACCTGGTTTCACGGCTTCATCGTAAGATTCGATGGCTGCTTGCAGGATGGCGTTGTATTTCCATTCGCCAATGGTACCCAGACCTACTTCCAGAGAGAATACTACGTCAGGACGGAAGTAAGTGTTCAGGGTTTGTACCCAAGCGGCATCGTCGTATTTAGGATCGTCAACTGGGAACGGTTCGAAGTTAGGCAGACGCAACATTTGAGAAATGTCGTAGCCCAGACCTGCTACTGAATGCAAGCTGTTAGGAGCTTGTTGTTTCGGATTCAGTGCAGTCATTACCCACCAGTAGTTGTCCCAAGAAGCAATCACGCCGGATACCAGACCGAAGAGGATGTTACCCATGGTCTGGCTGTCAGATGGGTTAATGGAAGTGAATACCACGTTAGTGACGTATACACGAGTTGCATCCACCGGAGTTTGTTGACCAGTGACTTGTGCAGCACCATAGCCAGTAGAACCCCAAGGATTCATGGCGGATGCCAGACCAGCAGTATTTGGAGATACCGGCAACAGATCAACATAACCAGTCAGGCGAGTCACTTCACGAGCGATGTTGGCACCATCCAGGAAAGAGCCGCTGTTTTGAGATTCATCACGAGAAGATACAGTGTGGATGAAGTCAGCACGAATCGGTTGGCCAGCGTGGTCGAATACAGGAGCAGTGTTCAGTTTGCGTTCGCAAGTCAATACTTCAGTATTTTTGTGCGCTGCAAAGTTCATGTCGATGAGTTTACGTTCACGACGGTTTTTCTCATATTCGGCGTGAGTGATACAAGCCATCAGGTATTCGATCAGATTGTTCAGGACAACACCTTGATCTTTCAGATCGATTTCGTCAGTGAACAGAGTAGAACCACCGCAGTAGACAGCATCTTCTTTGAATTTGTCTTTAGCGGTTTTCACGAACAGGTTCACGAGTTCTTGTGCATTGAACATTTGGCTAGGCAAGATGTCGATGCTGAACTTACGACCATTCAGATCTACTTGTTGTTCACGCAAGGTATCAGTGGATTTGCAAATTGCTACGGCGTATACGCCACGCAGGTTTTTCTCACCATTCTCACCATTGCGACGAGCAGTTACCAGCATGACGTCTAAAGGCAGTTGAGGATGGTTGTTGTGGTCCATCGGAATGATGCCGATGTCTACTTCATTTACGGCAACGCGAGCTTCCAGAACTTCTTTCAAAGTTTTCTCAAAGCTCATCAGAGAACCATTGATGACATTGAAGCCACCAATGCCACGGTTACCAGAGAAAGTGAAGGGTTTAGCGTTTCCCAAGAAACCGCTTTGTTGTTGGTTTTGTTTATCGTTAAAATCGATAGCCATTTTTCTTTTTCCTTTAAAATAGAAGGGTTGTTTACAATTAACGTTAACTGTAATAGATAGAATATAAAGATTGATTGAATTACATTCTGTTCCCTATTACACATTAATAGTATAGAGTTCAATATTTTTTAAATTACATTGAATTCAATACTAAAATGTTCGTTTCTACAAAAAGAGATAATATATCTCCCTATGCTAACCCTTTCGGATCAGCATTATATTCTTTCATATATAAGTAGTAAGCTGAAGATTTTATTTACTACCAAATAGTGACTCAGGATTGGCGTAATAGTAAATCTTCATATGACCGTCTATTACTTAAAAATTTTATTATATCAAAAAGAGTTCAGCTAATGTTTAATATTGTTGGTATCACGAACCAGATACGTAAGGAAGAAACTTGGCATTTGGCTTATGCTAACCGAGTGATCGATAACAGATTAAAAAGAGCCATTAACTGGTATCGTAACAACTATTACTACGTAGCTGGTCAACACATTCTTTATCGGATTTTACATCATCTGGATATTGGGGAGGATATTCCTGATGAATACGTAGAACAATACGTTTATAATACGGCTTTTGTGAAAGCCAATGCTTTAGGATTTACTTCTTATCGTAGTGTGGGGAAATTACACTATGGAAACTTCTATGGTCCAAATACAACAGAAGTAATCACTATAGTAGAGAATAACTGGGATTGGGAATATGTCAAAAGAGAATGGCAAGAATTGAGTCCTGTGATTGTATTACGTCATGACCAAACCCATGTCTCTTATAACTTAATGACGATTAAAAATTATGTTGATAAACCAGGCTTTGTCATTATCCAGATTGATATTAATCTATTAGTCATGCAATACTTAGCTTGGCGTATTCATCATCGTCGTATTAAGGTAGTCAATCCTGAACACAAGATTCCTAATATTGGTTACTTCTTAGGCATGGTCGTTTTACCTAACATGTTACCTTCTCATTTGAACCAAGTGATTATTAATAAGAACTGTATGTTAACAGATGACAGTATTTCTCCTACGATTGATTACGTAGGCACTTCGTTCTATGTCAATACTTCTTCTCAAGAATTAGATGCGGATATTAAAGACATCTTCTCTCGAGCTAGAAATGGTAACTACAATATTGCTAAGATTTGTCAGAACATCCACGGGATTGGTGATGTAAGAGCCATTACTTTTATGGATAATCCTCCTATTCTTTTAAACAGACAGAATAAGTGGGTTTATGTTTTAGCCATGTCTCGTTTCTTAAGACATTGTTTGAATGTTCCTGCTCAACCTTACATGTATGTCAATCGAGGATATATTAATCGATTCAAATACGAACTTCTAAGTTTAAAAGGAGGTAGAGTATTTGACGATTATCGAATAGCAGATTTAAAACCTCTGTTTGAAAAAGAAGTCGAATGGTTGTTTAATTTGTAAAATAAGATACACTCCTCTATCCAATTAAGGATAGAGGAGTAATGTTTTATGCTTTCTCTGCTAATTGAGATTTGATCCGATAACCTTCCAGTTGCCAGATTTTCTCAAAAGCATTGTTATAAGCGACTTGTTGACCAATAGTCTGGTCAAAGTTTTCAGGATCGATACAAGCCGAATCACCGACTACCGTAAAACCATTTTTCAGTGTAATCGCACAAATAGTTACCGTAGTATCTGGTACTCGATGATAATAAACACGTTGTACCAATGATTCCAGTTTCTCTTCATCTAAAGAAATGATTTCACTCATTTTGATTTCCTTTAATAATAGTCAGATATTAATTTGCTGTTGAATTTATCAAAGAAGAAAAATCCTACAGCTTCCAGTGCAATGTAATAAGGTGCACACAAGTTAATCACAATGTCTCGTTTCGCTACCATAGGAATAATCTCAGCAGGAATCGGTTGAGAAGTAAATACTCCGTAAGGAATATTAATGGTTCCTAAGTAGTCTTTCTTCCTTTTTCTCATGTTCTCACGAATATCATTAGCCAATTCTTGATTCACAAAAGAATTTAGCCAATTTTCCATATCGGTTTTATTCGCAATATCTAACTTCACGTTAAATGAAGAATAAGGAGGAGGGTCAGTCATGCCATAGTGTTTACCAAAGGTTTCATTCCAGAACTTATAATTCGCAAAAGGCGACTGGTCTTCTTCTTTCTTATAAGAATCTTTCTCTTTAATTTGGGTAGAACGATAATAAATAGGTTCACCTTTTTCTAGAGAATGAATGATCTTTCTTTCTGCATCTGCGACTTCTTTTAAGATATCGAGTACTCTGATCTTTTCATCACTATGGAAATTGTACAATCTTTCCATAATCTGTTCAGCGTGTTTAATGATGTCTTGAGGACTATTTGAGTTCCTCATGTGGACACCTTTCTTCTCAATATCCAATTCTGAATAAACGTTACCTTCTTGAATGGCAATCGTAGCAATATAGTGTTTCGTACGATTTAAGTTTACGAAGATCACGAAGTTAAATTCATTCTTCATGGCAATACCCCAGATATACTTTTCAGGTACACCTAGGTTTGCTGACATGGTTGCTAATAAGTGTTTTAAAGTTAATGAAGACAACATTACCATAGCAGAATAAACACCTGTTGATAATTGTTTGTCTTTAAACCCACGAGATTTATTTGTATACCATTTAGTCCATGCTTCTGTCGTAAAGATAGAAGAGTCAGTATCTGACATCAATACGACTTTACGCAAGATTGCTGGTAACATGGCTAGTGAAGAAGGTAAGTGACGAGAGCGTAAGAATGTTTGAATATAATCCTTATACTCTTGGAATACATGATACGTATTGATGACTTGTGAAGCCATATCCAATACGGTTTCTGTTTTCACGTATTCTGATTCTCGTTCACCAATCACTTTATCCGAATGGACTTGAATGGCGTGAATCTTAATTTCATCTAATGCACTATTGAAAATCTGTCCTGCTTCTTCTAATTCCAATCCTGGAATTCTCTCTACTTTTTCAGAAAGTTTACCAATGAATTCGTACATGAAGTCTTCATTGAATTTCTTCATCGCATGTAAATCGTAAATATAAGCAATACATGCTCTTTCTTCACGAGTACATTTAAATAAGAATTCTTTAATAAGTTGTTCTTTCTCAGGCCATCTCCAATAGTTACGGGTACATTCTAAGATGTAATCAAATAACTCTTCTGTATTAGGGACATAGAGATTGTATTTATCTAATACTGATTTTACTGCTTCTAAATCAATATTAGTGGTTAATGCTGCTAGGTTATTAATCGTCACATCGGCAGAATGATAATGTCGATTTCCACCTAGGAGTTTTTCATTATTGGCATTTGCATATCCAGAAGTCATCCGACAGTTTGAAGTCAATACGGGATGCATGGATATACAGTAAATTGGAGTAGAAGGTAATGAAGAAGCACCAGAAATAGAGTTAATGGAACGCTTAATGTTATTCTGTCCATTATTGGCAAAGGCTTCACCTACTGCATTGCCCATCTGTTTCATCTGGAACTGACGTTTCTTTAAGGCTTTACGTTTTGGGAATGCTTCTTCTACGTATTGAGAGATGTAAGACATTTTACGTTTATGCGGCATAAAAGTCGTAAACGTAGCAGCCATAATCTCTTCACCTGCAAAGGTTTCTTTTAAGTATTGCAATAAGGTAGAAGTATCATCTTCGTATCTATCACCATTTTCATCCTTACGAACACATTTGATCTTAGGATTCTTAATAGGGAATAAACCATTGGGTTTAATGTTTTCAGCAATAAATTCCTTAGCTTCTTCAAAGGGAATAGATTCCATAACAGATAGGAATTTAGCTTGTTGTTCTACGTAATCTCCTACTGGATTGAGTTTACGAGTATATTCGTGAGATTTTAATACAAATACATTTTCTTTTAGATCGTAATTCTTAACATTAATACCAGAGAGATCATTACGAATAGCAGCAGATGTACTCATTGTATTTTCCTAGATTAAAACTTTCAAAGGATAATGAATACATAGATTAATTTACACTCTACCCCTAAGTGGAGTAGAGTGTAAATAGATCACCTTATTGGGGTGGACGTGGGGTGTTCTCAGAACGACCAGAAGGCGTGCCTTCAGGATTTGCAGCACGTTCACCTTCGTTACCTTGAGCAGTAGGAGTCGCAACAGGAGGAATGAAACGACCACCGGCTTCAGCAGCGCCTGGAACAGCTCCAGCGCCTTCAGTGCCGGCAGCAGGATTCACTTCTTCACGTTGCGGTGCGGCAGGAGCGCCAGTCATCATTGCGTATTTAATGTTTGCCACGGCAGAAGTATCATTTTCTACATGGGGAATTGTTTGTTCATTAAAAACACGCTTAGCATTACGAATAAGAGGAGAATCATCTTTAGAAACCTCTCCTTGGAGCCAATATACAACTTCGCCGCCTTCGTAAGCTTTTTTAGGCTCTTCTACGCCTGTAGCTTCGACTTCTTGGCTGCCTTCGACTTTCTTTTTAGCCATTGATTTAATCCTTTTTGATCAAAAGAAAAATAGAATGAATTAAGATCTTAAATCTCATACAAAAACATATAAAACTTACTCCCCCTACCTCCGTAAAGAGAGGTAGGGGTTTCAGTTGGGTTGCAAGCGTAGGTATTTCCACTATCTAGTCTTACTGGATATTAAAGGGGAGATCGTCATCTCGTTGTATCTGGGATCCAATGTATTTCTTCATAGAGGTAATTTCGAAGGTGTGAATCCGAATATTACCCATACCGCATTCGTGATCAAGAATGACTATAAAGAAACCACTCAATGTCTAGCTAAGCTTGGGGAAGGCTATTGAGTCAGTACGGCTGTTTTGGTCCGAATTCGCTTTGGTTGAGCGAGGAGAGTTTTCAAAGCTTCGGAGCGTGAACATACTGACTGTAGACGATTAAGAATAAGTACTAAAGTGTCTTTCGGTCATATATAGAGTACTAAAGGGAGAATTAGCTCTCTGTTAAGACCAAATTAAAATTGTTGTAACCTTGGATAGAAAGTGCTCTACGAATAATCTCCAAGTCTTCAATAGATACACCATCAATTGTAGCAATGATACGATCTGCTCGAGTTTCTTGCAAGGTTTCTAAATTAATCCAATCCATGGAATAAATGGTTTCTAGTCCAGAAGAGTTAACTAGCTTCACATAAATCATGGTCATAGGGTCATTGTTATAACCCACGGGAAGATGTGGACGCATTTGCTCATGTAAAGCAATAATGTCTACACCATTAGAAATTGCATTTTGGGCATTGAGTACCGCTAAGCATTTCGCATTCGCAATACGCGTACCTAGTACTTCAGGAGCATAAGTATCAAAGGAATAAACCTTGCCGATTTGTAATTGTCGATTCACAGCCATTTTAAATGGGACTCCACGGATTAGTCTTATAAAGAATGATGTTAAAATTGTCGTACCCACCAATGTGGTAGCAGTTGACTTTAAAGAGTCCATCTGCTTGTAATACAGGTTTTGGTAGGTATAATTTATTCGTCATCATGATCGAGAGTACTGAGCGATACAAGCGATAAGCTAATTCAATTAATCGATTCTCTGTTTCAACATCTAAAGTGATTTCAGGATAGATATTTAAAAAAGAAAACTCATTAAAGAAATCATCTGGATTTTGCATTTGAAAAAGATGATCTTTCTTTCTCAGTACTCTATCGATTTCCATTATGTATAAATGAAACTGGTTTACACTAAAGGTGAAAGTACGTTTCATTTCATTCATAATCTCAAAGACTAGATTCCCATCTGAAATGTAGTACTTCTCTGATAGATCGATATAGTAGGCTTTTAAAACGAAGTCTGGATCGTCTTTTAGCCTTTGGTGCGTTAAGTTCATACGACATTATCCAGAATCAGAGATTCCTTAGTAAACAAGATATAATTGTTTTGTGAAGACAAGTACATGCCTTTGTCACTAATGAATCGATAATACGCTTGAATGACTTGAAAGAGTGTGTCGTACAATTGTATTCCCATTGGGGTATTTTGGTAATGTTCAATATTCTCTACGAAAATGTCTGATAAGAGAATGGCTTCTGTAGAAGCTTTTGCATCGTAATCGATGTTGTTGTAGGGTCTGTTTCTAGAAATGAAGTCCACCAACTGATGAATGTCGATATGGTGGTTGGTCATTTTATAAATTAAATCTGTCGCGATTAACAACTGGCTAGGGATGTTAACGCTAATAACAGTTTTCTTGCCTAGGGACATATGTGTCTACTCCAATATTGTTTTGGTATCTTAAGCAATAAACAGAGGCTACTGGCAGGTAGTCAATGTCTTCTTGCACTTGAATATAAACACATTCTTTATTTGCTGCTTTTGCTTTATCTAAAACTTCATTCACTAAAGTATCTAAGTACTTTAGGATGGTATCTGCTACTTGAATGTCCAGTCCTATATTTGTTATGGTTTCCACGAACTGAACATATTTGTCTGAATCATTGTCAGGATTAACGTATTCGTCGTATAGCTCGGATAAGTGTACTAAAAAAAAGTGGTGTACACTTTCGTATCCACAAGTACGGAAATCCCAAGAGGATAACTTCTTCTTGAGAAGCTCCTCTTGGAAAAATGCGTAAATGTCAATAAGACAGATATCGGCTAAATACGTGACTGAATATCTATTTCCTGAGTTGTAAATCGTATTTTCCATACTTAGTACTACTTTCTGAAAATAAATTTTACAGTGTAAGTTTTGCTGCTAATGCTCGTTCTTCCATTTGTCTTCGACTCTCTACGACATTTTCTACGTAGATATCAGATACGTCTAAAAGAACCCGAACAGGATCTACTTCACTACAAGCTCTGCCTGTTTCCGCTTCTTCAGTCTCGCAAGCAAACTGATGCATCATTTCCCATTCAATTATTCTGTAATCTCCTAAACTTTTTATATAGATGAATCCGTTTGTAAAAGTGGATACGTAAACATCTTGTTTATCGAGTTTAGAAGTAATGATGATATCTTCGACCAGTTTTAAAAGATTGTATACCAGTACAAATAAAGGATTCGTACTGAAATCTTTTCTTTCTAATCCGTCTTGGATTAATACTTGATAATGTAGAGGGAATATACTACTTACAATTTCTTCAACCACATCATGCATTCGGTAGAATTCCATTCCACCAAAACGTTTAGGTAGATCTCGTCTTAATACATAATCAACCACTTCTTTAACTAATGCTAAAGTTTCTGCATGACAAATACGTGCAAATACAGCATTACTAAATGGTGTATAGATGACTTCTTTTGTTTTAATGTCTTTTACTTGGCATTTTCTAAAAGTATTGAATGCCTTGATGGATTTCTTGTAAGTGATTTCAGCACAAGATCCATCAATGTCTTCTAACAAGTAAGTATTACCTGGGATAATGATTTCACGATAAGTTGCCCAGTTATAAAACCCATAGTCTTCTGTTTCAAATACAGGTTTAGAATAGATTCCTATTTTCACTAATTGCTGCTCTACGTCTTCTAATATTTCTCGTACGTTTAAGCTAATGATTTCTTCGTTTTCCATGATGGTGCCTTAGTGTATAAATGTAATCGTTAAATAGAATGGATCAATAACAAAAGTAATCGGTAGTTTAATGCCTTCGTTATTGATGTTCTTATCTTGAATGAATGAGCAATACTGAATATCTTCTTGATAAGCTTTCTCTAGTGCTGAAATGGTTTTAGAGAAGAAGTTCTCTAAATGTCCACTTTGGATTGCCGAGATTAACATTGAGATATCTTTACCGACTTCAGTGTGTCCTGTTAAGTTTCGATCGAATGTTAGTAGTAGATTAACGGTATCGATGATTTGGTATTGTTTATTAACAATTACCCAACAACCCATTCTTTCTAACCAATAGTTAAGAATGATGTTCAAACCAGCATACCAAGACCATACGTCTCTTTTAAATCCACTGCGTTCAAATTCTTCTTCGTAAATCTTATTAATTCCTAGATTATAAATCCAGTTAAAACTTGATAAAGTAAATCGATGGTTTGTGATGTATTCACCTAAGAGTTCTTGCGAGGTTTTCTCAGTTACAGAACCAATAGGGTTTTCTAATAACTGATGTCCATATCGGAATACATCTTGAATCGCTTTATCGATATCTAAAGCGAAAAAAGTTTGTTCCATGATAATTTCCTATATAGTTAGATTATTTTGGAATATTTGTCATAAATTCATAAAGTCTGTAAAAATACGCATAGAAAGACTATACCTACCCTGGTAAGGGGTAGGTATAGGTCTTAGTTAGTTTTTCATTCCTAGCGCATTCTAGAGTGGTTAGAACACCAATCCAGATTCGTTGTCGCTATCAGCAACATTAATGGATGAACGAACACGAACATTTTCTTTCTTATCGAATTCTTCAATGCTCTTCGTCAACTCATTAATCACACGAGCCATCAAGTCACTATCGTGAATCGTGAAGTGTACGTTATAAAGAGGTTTCTCTTTAGAAACGTATTCAAACTTACCTTCTACACGATAGGTACATTTGATTTCTTGATGTTCGGTATCTTCTGTCGTATTGATGGTAATTACAGAGATAGGTTGAGTATCATCCAAATCTGTTTTCAATACGCGTTCCAGTTCACGTTCATCTGAATCTACTGGGGTCACGACATTAGCCAGTAAAGACAAAGAAGCTGGAACTGATGAGACTTTGGTATAATCTAAGAAGTTAGTAATGTCAGCAGAGTCTACACCATGAACATTACCGGAAGTCAAGATACGAAGATCCAGTACTGCTTGAGAGATTTTCTTATTGACTTCTTGTGGGGAGAGTTTAGGAGAAACAGCAGAAGAAGCATAGTTTTGGAAGTACTTCACTACTGCAGGTTTCTTAGACTGACGTGCAATCGATTCGTAGCTACGCAATGTGGCTTGAGTATTGTACGCATAATTGCGAGTAGTAGCATCACCCACCACAATAGACATGACATTACGATTTTCAGCCATCAATTCTTTCATCAGAAGTACTGAAATGACCGAACCTGAACCACCTGATGCAGAATGGATAATCACATTCAAGATATCGTCGTCAGCAGTATGGGAATTCACAATACCTGCCGTATGCGGCATGATTTTATCGATATTGGATTTACGTACTTGACCATTACCATCCAAATCAGGAATCAAGGTTAAGTTAACCCCGTGCTTTTTGAAGAAGTCTTCATTTCGTTTGTAGTTAGAAACGGAAGTGTCAACCAATACGACATTCAGTTGGGCTAACTGAGAATCGTCTTGTTTGAGGTGGTCTTCCAGTACGGTTTTCACGCAATCGATACCCGCACCACCGACACCGAATAAGTTTACAATATGCATCTAATATTTCCTTTCGAACATTATAGAGCTTTATTTTGCTCAATATAATAATATATTTATATAACTAATTAGATTATTCGTATGAAAATTATAGCTTATACTATTTATTAAAACACGAATGAAAGGATGGACTTATGTCTACCGTGAATATGTGTCTAGCCGAAATTCATCAAGTGATTCCAGAAGAACTCATTGAGGAGGCATTTGTCACACCTTATAGGCAAGATTACTATCGTCCTGCTAGTGCAGATGCTCGTATCATTACTGAAGTATTTGAAAAACGAGTGATTCCTGATTTATCTTTGGAATATGCTCATCAAGTCACGATTCCTTTAGAAGCTTGTCAGATTGAACGAATCAATGTTTCGGACTATGTGGTTGTCGTACCACCTAATGTCTTACAGAATAGAAAGATACTGTCTGTATTAGGGGTTAATACGGTTAATCTTTATAATAACTCTTTCTTTGGTTCTGATGGTTTAGCAGCAGGGGTATCTTCTGTTATGGCAGCAGGTGCGAAAATGGCCGCTGGGAATAGTTCTATCCCACCTAACTACTTAGAGAAAACAGAAGTCATTTCTCCTAATTCTTTTATCATTAAGCGAGCACCTTACTTAAATCCTAACTGTGTGATTGATGTATTGGTTGAACATGATTCTAAATTAAATACGATTGATCGTACAGCAATTGCTTATGTAAAAGAATTGAGCCTATTGGCTTGTAAAGCTTATATCTATAAGAAGTTAAAGATTCGTGTGAATCGTGCTATGTTAGATGGTGGTTCTGAATTGTCTGCATTTAGTGAATGGTTAGATACTTACGCAGATGCTGAGGAATTGTATCAAGAGAAGAAACGCGATGCTTCTCGTATCCTCTGGCAAGCAGATGAAGATCAAAACTGGAGACTCTGGCGTTTGACCATGGGTAACTTAGTTTAATTAAAAAGAAAGAATACGTGAAAATGAGTTTTACAGTGGTACCTGTTTATTCATTTAAACCTCAATTGAGTACTGAGTCAGCTATTTTACCCAGACGATTTCAAGATGATGAACTCGTTCCGATTATGGGTGACTTTGCCACTCAAATTGCTTGTCGTTTAAATGAGATCTTCCGTAAGGATGGAACTGATCAAGAACACATGGTGGAATCTATGGGTCGTGACATGGGTGATAAGAATGATCCGACTAAGAGTTATACCATTGGTCGTAATGATGTCATCAGTGGTGTTGATGATTCTATTCCTGCTATGCGTGATGGACACTTAAGTGTAGAGCATGTAGAGGGTGGATTAGGATTATACGATATTACAGGTGAGATTGCTGGATTGATTAAAGGCAATTCTCATCCTTTTATCTGGACAATTCAGTACGAGACTTTAACCAATAAACACATTGAGAAAGTCAGACAACTGATTGTTGAAGGATACTTTGTCAATTTGATTATCTTAGTACCCGCTGGTATTAAAATGGATGAAGTCCAACTGAAATGTGGTGATCTATTTGGTTTGATGGAAAGTACAGATAGATTGGCTGTCTTTGCTACTTTCGTCATGACCAAAGCTTAAAGCAAAAAAAAAGAAATACTCCTCTACCTGTAATAGGTAGAGGAGTATGCTTTATTGCACAATGTTATTGTTAACTGCTTGACTCAATGCATTCAAACTCAGTTTTGCTAACTTGTGAAAATGAATTACATCGAAACAGTTGACATTGGGTTTAGTGACTAAACCTTTAGTCGTGTTAACATAAGACAATGCTTCTGGTGTCAAGTCTAACTTCAGACTAGCCAATTCTTTCTTAATGGATTCTCTGATCTCTTTATCCAGAGTGATAATGAACGAAGCGGTAAAATTGTATTCTTCACTATTACCTACTTGATCAGGAAGGTAGAGAATACGAATACAAAGTGAAGGCCTCTCTTTAGGATTTTCACTATCGGATAGATAAAGTACGATATCATCAAAGTGGAAGCAATTGATTGGTAGATTAGCGACTTCGGTACGATACTCAAACTCAGTCATCACTGAATCATCAAGGCATACCATCGTCGTTACGACGTCAAAGTCTTTAAGACGATAGTTTTCTTTATCTCGGAATAATTGATTGGTCAAATCGTCCACAATAGACTTAGGTAAGTTCTTGTGGTAGAATACGGTGAATGCTACTTTCTGATTGATCGTAATCAGTTTTGGCTTCACGTATTCGTAAGGATCAGCTTCATCAGTTTCCGTATCGACTGCTTCCAATTCTGGTAAGGTAGAAACCACAAAGGGATCACCATATTCCAATGCTCTCGTGCAGATATTGATACCTAATTGAGCGAGTAGGTTAATATACTCTTCTCGCTCTTCTTGGGTTTGTCCTTCTTTGGAATAGTCCAGAATATACTTCACTGGTACTTTACCTACTGGACCAATGATCAGAGGAACAACTTCTTCGTCCTCTTCCAATTCTTCCAGTTCAGGATCGTATTGGTATTCTTCCATCGATTAAGCCTCGAATAAATCCAGAATAGCCTGAATACGTTCTACCGTAGGTTTATTCACACCCAATTCGAAACATACGTCATCACCTGGATCACCCAAGTTTACAACGTAGTTTTGAAGATTCAAGAAGGCGGCAACTTCATCCATGTAGAACAGAATCATTTTACCAATTTCCATAGTACGGTAAGTGAAACGTTCTTTATCTTCTTGTTGATCCAGATAAAAGAGATGATAGTGAACGTTATGCAAGAATTGTCTAGCTAGGTTATGCAATACTTCATTGGCTTCTTCACGAGTGATGTCAAGTTGTTTGGTTTTCATTTTAAAAGTCCTTTAATAAAAGTTAGAATAAAATTACACCATGCTCCAGTTGGAGATAGTGGTTTGCAGTTCAGAGGGAGAATAACCCTCTTTAGGGAAGATGTCGAAACCTTCTGGATTGACAAAGAGTTCCAAAAAGTATTCAGCAATATCGAAAACGTTAACTAAACAAAGTATTGCGTTCAATTGGAATACTTTATTAAAGTCTACGTTTTTGAAATTTCTCTTGATATAGCTACCAAGATCCTCAATTACTTCATCAGAGAAATCACCTTCATTTTCCAGATAAAGATAAGTCAAGTATTCTAAGATACCGACTACGTATTCTTTATCCAGATTACGATAGAACTTAATCATGACGACTAAGACGATTAAGTGAGATTCCTCTACTAAGAAGTCACCAATATAAGTGGCGTGATCCGCACACAAATTGATGTAGAAATAGAGGGAGTTAGTTAGGTATCTCGATACCTCACCAATGATACGTTCAGTCTGCCATTTCTTATCAGCAAAGTGCTGAATGTAATATTCCATTAAGAAGATTACTGAGACATGATAAACCAAACAGATTTCATCTAGTGAAGCATGAGTTAAATCTAGGATAGGGTTAGTAACATCAATCACGGAATTGTGATCAATTCGTGTAGGGAATCGAATCTGACGGAAGAGTTCATCTTCGTTCGTATTCAATACCCATTCATGGAATCCTTCTTGAATTCCATTTATAGCATTAGCGTGCATTAATGCATATGAGCTACCTGCTATATGTTTAATGGTTTTGGAAACGATCTCTTTGTCTTCTAATAAGAGATCACGTAAGGACACTGTTTCTCTATTTTGAAACAGTGGATTCTTAATTACGTCGGAATAAAATTCCTTCAGTACTGATTTGTTCATTTTTAATTTTCCTTTAGAATTTAGATAGTAAATAGCAAAAAATAAGTTAGAATAGAGAGATTGGATTAGTCCAATCTCTTTAAGTATATGTGCTAAATCGCATGAATGTGCGATTAATTCATGTTAATAGTATGGATTTGAAATAATTTATAAAGCGAGCGAAACATGATCCTTTATTTGTCTCAGTGGGATAAATATCCCTCGGCAATTGTACATACCTCCACAAAGAATCAGTCGTTCATTGACTTAGCAAACGTCTTTAAAAAGATGGGATTAAAGAATTATTATTTCCATTTGGCTTTGCATGATCCTGACTTGGAATTTGTGGATCCTTTTGCTGATAATTTGTCCCCACAAACCATTGTAAAAATTGCAAACGAGATTGCTGTCAATCCTTGGTATTTCTTCCGAGAGATTGCCCAAACACCAGACTCCACTAGTGACAATAGAATGTTCTTTAGAGCAAATAGGGCGAACATCTCTTTGTTCTGGTGTTTCTTTAACCATTGTCAATACTTCTTAATCCAACCACGTCAGACAGGTAAGTCTTACTCTACAGATATCATCATGATGTATTTACTCTGTTTCCGTAAGAGCCTGAAGTTATTGTTGTATACAAAAGACTCTCAATTGCGTATGTTAAACGTGATTCGATTAAGAACTCTGATTGCTACCTTACCTGCTTACTTAAATCCTTTAACTCGTAAGGATAGCAATAACTCCGAAGGTATTACGGTATTGAATAACAACAATTACTATAATACCATTATTGCTCAAGAGTCTGAAGATGCGGCGTATAAGAAAGGTCGTGGTAATACGGTAGAAGTACGTCAGTGTGATGAGGTAGCCTTCTGTAAACTCAATTACATTACCATTCCGTCTATGGGTTCTGCGATGGACGCGGCGAGGATGAATGCTTTAGCTCAAGGTAAAGAAACTGCTTCTATCTTCACGACTACTGCTGGTAAGAAAGATACGCCTCATGGTCGATGGGCTTATGAAGTTTGGAATGAATCAGCTCAGTTTGACGAGAAGTATTACGATTCTTTTAATGCAGAAGAATTTGAGAAGAGAGTACGTGCGGATTCTAATCCTTCTGATCCTTTGGCTAAGACTTTTGGTTTATTCCAAGTACAAGGGACATTCTCACATCGTCAATTAGGTTATACTGACGAATGGTTAATTGAGAACATGTCTCGAAACAAAGTAACGGGTGAAGATGCTTTACGTGACTATTATAACGTATGGACTTCAGGTACAGAGTCTTCTCCATTTACAGTAGAACAAGCACAGATGATTAAGAACAGTGAAACCGATCCGCTCTTTAGAGACATTGGTAAGTTCGGTATCGTCATTAACTGGTATGTCAATCAACATGAACTTTCTGACTTATTCAATCATTGTCCGATTATTGTGGGTCTGGACTCTTCTTCAGCTATTGGTAAAGATGCCTGCTCATTAACTTTTGTGAATGCTTTGGATTTGAATATTATTGGTACGGCGAGTATCAATAAAGTTAATCTATTCCAGTATTCTCAATGGTTGTGTGATTTGATTATTCGATTCCCTAAATTACTATTAGTACCAGAGAATCGATCATCAGCTCAAGGTATTATCGATTTCTTGATTGAAACCTTACCAGCACATGGGATTAATCCTTTTAAACAAATCTTCAATACGATTGTCCATGAGAAAGATGAGAATCAAAGAACCTTCTTGAACATGGATGCTCATCCGAATCCTGCTTCTGTAGCGAATATGTATCGCAGTACCTTTGGGTATAGTACTTCAGGTAAAGGTCGATACTCTCGTGATAACTTGTATGGTGAAACATTCTATCGGGCAATTGATATTATTGCCGATAAAGTGAAAGATAAGAAACTGATTCGTGAGTTATTGGGATTAGTGATTATCGATGGTCGGATTGACCATGGTTCGGATAAGGAAGATCACGATGACCAAGTCATCTCTTGGCTATTGGCTTGTTGGTTTATCTTCAATGGTCGAAATGTAGGATACTACAATATCAATCGTGGACGGTTCTTATCGAATGTCGTTTCTGCAGGCGAAGAAATTGATCCTGAGAAAATGATGAAGATGAGAGAACAAGAAGCTTTGAAAGATAAGATCTCTGCAATGTACGAAGAATTGTCTAATACAGAAGATCACTTCGAGTTTGCTAAATTAGAGAAAACCATTAAGTTGTTAGAATCTAGGTTAACTCCAGAATCTCGTTCTCAAATGGCTATGTCTATATCTGGCATGATTGAAGACTTGAAAGAAACACGTAAGATTAATGCGATGAAATCTTCTCCCGATATGTTAAACGATGTCATGGAAGGATTGAAGTCTATGTCTGATGTTTCTTTGAATCATCCGTTCTTAGGTAATCGTAATGATTACTTTGATACGGTTTATCAACCAAGCAATGACATTAGCAATATCAATTACTGGTTAGGATACTAAACAGAAAAGAAAGACTCTCTACTCCTTTTTAGGGAGTAGAGAGTACTTTTCTATTCTTGTCCGTTTTTCAGGATAATAGACATTTTAATGTCTAGGAAAGCCGAGACCACTGCATTGATCCTATATTCCTCAGGATAGATCCTAGGAAGTAAAGTAGGAATCTGTAGTGTAGAGTTCATCACCTTTCTCATCTTCGTGGGGAAGCACTCGGGCACAATGCCTGTAACTTGATAGATGAAGAATTTCTTATATCTCGTAAAAAAGAGTCCTTTATTCCTTTCCATTACATAGGTTCTTTTCACAACCACAATGTCCATAGAACAATTGAATTGATTCCCAATGGTAATGATGGTTGGTTCAGACTCTTTAACTTTAGTGAAATTGAACTCTGTTCGAACCAGACCTGAAATCGAACGAGTGGTCTTGTATGTTTTTTGAAAGAGTTTTTTCAAAAAGCGCATATCTCATTCCTTAAAGTGTTTTTAATAACTTTAAGAATAATGTAATATTGGCTATTAGAGTTATTTACGTTATCCTTGATAGTGTTTCATGGTAAATGCTCTTAATACAATATAGAGCATTACGCCGGTACGAGTAGCGGCAATAGCAGGTCCTGATTTGACTTTAGTCGCACGACGAACAATGTCTTCTATATCTGCACGAATCTCTAATAAAGATTCCTCAGTAGAACGAGAAGAAGTATAGACACCTTTCATCTTAGAAATCAATCCAGCAATGTCTGAATTGTTTTTCATGGTATTGCGATTTAAGTATAGGTAAGAGAGTAGATGATGCATGAGTTTAGCAATGATACCATCTATTTCTAATTTACCATCAGAGCCTTTTCCATAGGTATCGCTGATCCAGCTTAATGTGCTTCTGAACATTTGAGCAGGCATGGTTTTATTACTCGATTCAATAATGGATATTAAATCCAGTTTAATAAAAGAATGCTTATCAGCAATGATTCCTTCTAAATAACGTTTGTAGGTTTCGAGAGATTTCTCTTTGTCTTTTAATACTTCTTCTCCATCTGTATCGATGAAGGAAGAAGAGGACGAAGTAATCGTCATGGTTTGCAGATTCTTCTGTACGTTGTAGATATTCTTTAACATGTTTTTAATACGAGACTGAGAGTCTGTAATCATGTAGCCTACAGAGTATCCTGTATTACGAATATCCACATCCATTTTCTCAATGGTGAGTTTATGGATAGAATGCTTCATGTCAGTGGTATCATCACCACGTTCACGCAATACGGCTAACCAAGAGCCTAATCGTTTAATGGCGTACTTGTTTGACATGGAAGATAAAGTAGCTTCTGCTGTTTGTTTAGAACAAGGATAAGGCCAGTGTCGTTGCATACGTGAAGTCAAGAAACGAATGTTCATGATGATCACGATATCAGACATGGCTTTCTGTTTATGTTTATCAGGAATCTTAGAAGATTTCCAAATAGAATGGGTTAACCAAACGCAGCTTAATGAGAATGGGTCAGATGCCACTACGTAGTGTACAGGGGAGATGAGTTCTGCTAGTGCAGGAGCGATCTCTACTTCGTCAATTTGGAGTATCTCTTCAAACCATTTTAACCGGTCTGAATTGATGAATTTTACTACGGCATCTCCTATAGTATCTCCTCCGAAGAATTGAGCATGTTCAGGAGAGCGAGTAATAAAGGAATTTAAATATTGTTCGATTCGATCACAAAGCTTTGTGTCGATAGGTAAACTGGAACAATAGTCGTTAAATACCTCTCGGACATTTTTGTACATGAAATAAATTCCTTAAACTAAAAAAGAAAATAGGTTAGTGTATAATCAGAAAATAGAGAGTACTCCATTTAGGAGTACTCTCTAATTCTTTATTACTGCGGATCTAATGGAAGACATTCTTTCCAGAATAATGTAAAGTCAGTGATGATCTTAATGGGATCAACATACTTCTCGTATTCAGGAAAGATATAGTTCTTCGTCGTCACTTCGATTAATCTTGCTAATTCTTTCACTGCTTTTAAGTAATTGGCATTAGAATAGTGATCAATCTCGTAACGATGCTCAATTCGGGTAACCCATTTCTTTTCTTTACCTTTTGCGAATAAGTCGTAATTGGTATCCGCTTTACCTTCTACTTCACGAAAGGATGCAGAATGAGTAAAGCGATTGGTTTGAGGTGCAAAGGTCATCTTAGTGATAACTTTATGTTCCTTTGGGAACTTATTACCTAGGATGAAGGTGAATGTCTTCGTTGAGATATTCGCTATAAATTCTAAGTAGGCTTCTGATTCCACTAAGAAGTCATTAATACGATGTCCTAAAAGATTACGATCGTGTTGATCTTTCACTTTCAAGAGTCGACAAATATCATCTACATCGATTTGCAGATATTCATGTCCTTCTTTGACTTCTAAACGAATCGGTACAAAAGTTTCTGCATGTCGAGCAAAAGCAACCTGAGTAATTTGATCCAACTTAGGATAGTTCTCTACTGCTAAGATTTCTACAGGGTACTTCGTGAATTGTTTAGAATGGGTAGCGATTAAAGTAGTCGGCAATAATGCCTCTTCTTTCGTAATCTTTTTAATGTCATGACGAACACGTTCGATGTTTTCTTCTTTAATGAAGATTAAGGTAAAATCGATAATCATTTTGCTCTTCCTTTATAAAGTTTGGGTTTAGGATATCCATTTCAATAATATAGATTTAAAATAAAAGAAAATACTCTCTACTCCTTTTTACGGGAGTAGAGAGTAGAGTACTTTTAAGAAATGACTACTGGGAACGGAGCCATGCTGTAGAATACATCATTGTTATTGTATCGAGTAAAGAATACTAACGATACAGTAGAAGTATTGGTACAGCGAGTAGGTACAGAAAGATCTTGATTCCACATGCTAATCGGGAACTCGTGTTCTTGACCTTCTACTAACAGTTTAAACATGTTAGGTTTAGGTGCTTGGTTTTCACGGTTCGTACGATATTGCGGTAAAGTAGAATAGTAGACTTTTCTAAACCATTCGTCAATATCCGAGCAGTTATTGGCAAAGTTATAATGGTAGTTTGTACCAGACATGATTCGTACATTACAAATCAAGTTCTCACCATAAGGCGGATTCTGATAAGCTTCAAAACCAATCAACCAACGATCTGCAGTATTGTCACCTGCATTACGCAGTAAACGAATATCGACTTGTTGTGGATGAATGTGTTCACGGAAGGTATTATTCAATACGCCTAAGTCAATCGCTACGTTCAGTTGTTGGTTTGGTCCGTAGAGTTTACCATTCAATGAACGAGTAGGTGAGTTAGAAGTAATGTATACATCATTAGTCACATCCAACCATTGGTTACGATCTAACGTAAAGAGATACCAGTCTAATTGATAACCTACTGTGTCGTTTACCCAACGTGGGATTGGGTAGAGTTTCACAGAGTACGCACCATCACGTTCAGTAATGGTATAATTGAAACTACGGGTAATGAAATAACGGTTATTGTTATTAATAACGTTTACAGATTTTTCATTAGGACCTAAGTAGTATTTCAATACGAGTACACCACGTACACCTACTGTGGATTCTGAAGCCCGATCTAAGTAGAGCAAATCAAACTTATTACCATCAACAGGATAAGTTACGGTAGTACCATCGGTATAGTGTACTTTACCCATTAAGTTAATAGAGTTTTTCAAGACTTGTTCTGGAATCAAAAGATTCGATTCGTCTTTGGCATCAATATACGCAGATTCCAGAGAAATAGCCGATACGAATTTATCTGCATCAGATACATCTCTTAAGAGTGCGGATTTCTCTACGATGAAGTTAGTACGAGAAAGTAAACCACCTTTATCATCGTAGATCAGAATCAGGATCATTTCTCCTTCTTCTAACTTGTGCGCTGAATAGAAAGGTGGTAAGAACCATTGGGTGTGATTATTAGCATCACGTTGTTGAATGGGTTCTAGAGGAATCTCATTACCCACTACGTTAAAGCTAGAATCGTACCGTACCGAAATAGGTAATCCACCCGCTCCCGCTACTGTGCCTTTAAATGCAATCGCATGATGAGGCATAGAACCTTGGATGTGGAACTGTGCCGGTACAGTCAATGTAGGACGTACTACGGAATCATCGTAGAAGATTTGTCGAGCACAAGGCGTGGCTAAAGTACCACCTGCAAAGAATCGACCTTCATCACGAGTCATCTCATCCGAAGCAGTTTTAGAAGAGACTTCTTCTAATTCAGGAATCAAAGTCGTTTGATCAACTGAAATGACCTTATAACGTGTTAAGGTATTAATGTCCCGTACAAAGTCATTGACTTTAGGCACGTACTTACGACGACCTTCCTTACCTAGGTAGATGTCATGCAGTGCCCACTCTCGCCAGACTTGAGTATCGTCTAAGATAGGTGGTTCACCATCTATCCCTACGATAGACACGTTCGCAGCTACACCACGACCGTATACGGGTTGGTTCACGGGAATATTGTTATCACTCACGTGCCTTCTCCAATTCTAATAAAATGCGAGATCTCAATCTCATTTCTAAAATAAATTCGAACAATCTGTTTTAAGAATCGTACTTCATGGTAATCCAATGTAGTGACCTCATTCTTATACGTTGGATGAATTGTCACATGTTTCATGGAAATATTATCCAATCTAAAATAAGGCTCTGCTACAAATAAGGATTTATAGTTCGATTCGACAAACTGAATTACTTCTTGATCTGTATATCGACTTTCAATGTTCGGGAACTTATATTGCTTGCGTTTTAGATCATGGATGATTCTAGACAAGATAATCGAGTAGACTTTATAGAGTCCTTCAATTGGCGGATTAGAAGTAAATTCTTTGTCTTTAAAGAATTGCCCCATGTAGTCCGATACTTTCTTATCTAAGATATCTGATTTCTTCTTAAAGCTATAAGTGTCTTCCGTATAAGTCAAACGTTTCGGCACAATGATGTCACGAATCTCGTAAGGCTTACCTTCTAATTCAGAAACACGTTCAGGAATTAAAGAGCCTCTTTCAGAGAATCCTAATTTGGATTGATCAATAATACCATTACCTACTTTAAATAAGTAATTCTTATCATCGAAAATTTCCCAAACACCATTACGAGAGAGCATGTGGTTATTGACGTAACCTACTTGTCTGTTTACGGTAATCCCTGCTAATCGAGTACCTTCACCATTTTCTTTCGGACGAGTCTCTACAAAGGACATCATTCGATACGTAATCTCTTGATTGTCTTTGGTTAGGTCTAAGCATGATTTATTAATAATATAGACTTTAGGGAACTCCACAAAATAGTCTACATTCTCAATCAATGCTTTTCCGTTTAAGAAGACATCCAAATAGCCATAAGGCACACGAACTGGACGAACAAATACATTGTCTTTTTCAGCATTGTAATAATGCTGATTTAAAGTAAAGTTTAAAATCCCTTTAGTAAAAGGAACTAAGATGGTACGACAGAGGAAAGTACGATCCGTTCTCACGGTAAAGGTATAATCGTTTAATAAACGAGTAGAAGTACCTGTAATCACAATACCTCGTTTACCATTAATCGTACTCCAAGCCCAAACACCTTCTTCATTGGTTACATCTTCCCATCGATCGGGTTCTTCTTCCAAACCTTTGATACAAGCATAGACTCTAAATTCCTCATCTTCAGGAATTTCTACGTTTAAGATGTTAATCGAGTCGTTAGGCTGGCGCGTACCAATACCAGAAATGAATTCTACCAATCGACAATCAGGACTCGTTACAGGATATTGATTATAATCCCCTAGTCGTCTCCAGGATAAGAGATAACCACCTTCATCGTATTCGAAAATAGTCGAGTACTTACGGTAAGCATAAGGAACATTGACTAACTTACCACCTAAACCATCATCGATAAAGGTTTCGTAAGGATGGAGGGATTTACCTGTATAGTAAGTCGCAGCATTATAACCATAAACTTCTTGGACTTCAGTAATGTCACAAACCGCTTTAGGTTTTACAATCAATCGAGCTAGAGCAGAAGCTTCTAACACATCTGCTCGCCATTCGTCAATATTACTTCTCATGCCTTGCATGGCAGCTAAGCGATTTTCGTAATCGAGCTTATTGAGTTCGTGTAAACGATTATTGACAAAAGGCAAAGTCTTCTTACCGTATTGTTTACGATAATAGACTCTAAAGACTACGTTTGCTATTTGTTCGTTAATGAAGTCATGGTTATCCATCATCTCTTTTACTAGATTTGTAGAGATGGAGAAATCACAGTTGCTGACTTGACGAATATTAGTTTCTGAATTACGATGTAATACTACGCCTTTATACAAACGAGGGGTACTATTAGGATAAGCACATAAGTGGAAATCACAATCATCGTAGTATTCAAAGAGATTCTCTTTATAAGAGAGATTGTGCGTAAATAGGTATTTACGAATCTGATCGATTTTCGATTTAAACGTAGGTACAGAACCTACCTTCATTTCAATCACTTTAGTAATGGTAGAATCGTAAATGAGTTCTACCACATCTTTCTCTAGGATTTCTACCGTAATCGGATCGTTAACGAGATAACCATTGACGTAAGTAAACACTCGACCTGGTTTATCCTTATACGTATTGTAGAACGTGATTAAAGGATTCTTATCAGAAGACCGATAAGGTTTAGCGTATTGAATCGCTATAGTCTCTTTCGGTAGCTTCTGATCGTCGTAGTGATGTAATACGTTATCGTAGGTTCTGAAGAGAATGTCTTCAGTATTCATGTCCCAATCGAGTTTCAAATCTTCTTTAATAATTAAAACCAGATTCTTTTCACGAGTGAGGGTATAGTAGATATGGCTTAACGGAATGGTAATCCCTTTTTCCGTATAGAATTGGAAAACCACTGTATGTTCCACACAGTGGTCTGCCATGTTAAACCAATGAGATCGATCGTGCCAATCTACGTAATGAAAGTTGAAGACTTCTTCAGAAACTTGTCCTACCATGTAAGCGTGATAGCGTTCGTGCTTAGTCGGAAGATTATAATCCTCCGTTACTAACTTAACATGGTTACGTGTTCCACCGAAAAGCGTAATACGTTTAGGACGAACAATGCTTTGGTTATCTTGATACGGAGCACCCCAGAGGTTGTAGAGATAATGACCTATTAAATAAGGTACACTCATTTGGTTCACTCCTTAATAAGAATTAATAGTCGTTAACGATGCTGTTTACGGCTAAGATAAAGTTGGCTTTATCGCGTGCAAAGTTACGCAAAGCCATTTTGGTTAAACCTGCGTTTTTGAAGACTTGTTCAGACAAGCAGATGACTAAAGTCGCTACAAATGTCGGAATGTGTTCTACCGACATAGCAAGGATTTCTTGTTTCTCTAAACCGATCCAGACATTAGCGTTCAAGTTCTTAGCAATCACGGTGTAGAACAATCCTTCATTGATTTTTTGTACAGCAGGATTGGTAATCTTTTGTCTCAGTTTCTCCAAGAAGTCACCTACATTTTTGTAGAACTCTTGATCGATATAACGATATAAGAAACTAGAAGGAATATTGATCTCACGAGCTAACTTAGCAATTAATGCATCAAATTCCAATTCTCCTGCGTAAGGATCATTATGCAACATGGAGTAATACATCCAACCAGACAATGAACGCAATGCTAAGACTTCTTCATTGTTCAAGCTAAAAGCCATAGACAGAGAAGAAGTAATCAAGTCTACGTAAGTCTTCACGACATTAGGAGACAATGATTTAATAGAACGCGTACCATTATTAATCAAATCTGCTGTTAAAACAGTACGAATGGTTTGCAAAGAGAATAATGGTTTATTAGCTACTACATATTCGCCTTCTTGACGTTCACGAATGAACGAAGACAAATCGCAGAAAGTATAAGTCAATCCCTTAACGGTTTCAATCGTTAAAGGATGAGAAAAAGTGGGTACGACAGGATTCGGATAAATGAAAACGGTTTTATTCGCTTCATTGATTTTCATCCAAGGATATTTCAACCCTAAGGATTGTCGGATTGCTATTTGGGAACGATCAGTATTGAATTTACTACCAATCGTGGTTTCGTAAGGTGAATAAAAAATGGCCATTTATTTTATTCCTAGGTAATATTAAATTTAAATAAAAGCTTTTATCAGTAAAGTCTCCGTAGAGAACATCATACTTTTTACTGATAAAAATTTCAATGTATCCTATATATTCAATCCAGTTACCACGATATTATGAATATCGTGGCTAATCACGTTATCAAATTAGACATAATCCATGTCTAATGTATTGCATATTCGCTTGTCAATAGAACATTACCGGTAATGTTTTTCATGTATCTTGTCTCTTAGTTTCATTCTAGAGATAGCGAATACAATTCAAAATTTATTTATGTTTTTTAAATGTCTATTCTCTTTTACTATTAGGGGATAAGACATTGGAGATTCTAAAGAATGGATATCTACATCAATAATCCTACGCCCCACAGTTTCCACTTGGGTACTAAGGATCTGTCTGGTAGACCTCAATCCGTCGTTTCTATCCCACGTGCTCCGCACATGGCTTTCTGCCCTTTCTACAGTGAGAAAGGTCCTGTTGAAGAAGTGGTGGTAGATGGTACTGCCTTTACCAAATTGTTTGGTAACAAAACGTTGGATCCTCTTTATAAATACTACAACCACTCTTCTGTGTTCATCGAAGGTATGCTGGCTGATGGCGGTACCATCATTGCTAAACGTATTGTACCTGAAGGTGCTGAACGTAAAGCAGGCCTGCGTCTGTCTTTGGAATACGTTGAAGTTGAAGTAGATGAATACGAACGTGATCCTTCTGGTCAATTCCGTTTAGATCGTGGTCAAAAAGTAACTACTGGTCGTAAAGTCCCTGGTATTTCTTACCGCTGGGTATTGGAAGAATTGAAACCAGAAATCGTTACTCTTTCTAACCGTACGATTCTGAACTCTGGTTTGGGTCATGCTGCTACTAACCAAGTTGACTTTTCTGTAGAAGGTGTGATTGGTAAACGTTATCCTATCCTGGACTTCGAAGTAAGCTCCTCCGGAGCATGGGGTAACTTGACTGGTATCTCTATTTGGGCACCTAAAGTCAATGACCAATCTCCTCTGAATACTACTGCACTGAATGATACCAACTCTTATCCGTTCCGTCTGCAAGTATTCACTAAACCGAATGCGACCAGCAACAAAACTGTAGAGACTACTGTCATGGGTGCGCGTGAGATTGATTTCTCATTCAAACCTGGTGCGGTATCTAAAGTCGGTACTCGCTATAACCTGGCTGAGACTTTCGTTAACCACTACAACAATGTACGCTCTGACGATCCGACTATTCCTTCTACTTTCGGTTCTTTCAGCCGTATCCATGTTTACCAACAAAACATCGATACTATCTTGGCTGTATTCTTGCAAAAAGAATTGGACGTCTCTGGTTCCCAAGTCCCTGTTCTGAATCCTCAAACAGGTGAAATGGAAAACGTGACTCGTTACTACGGTGACTTTGCTGCTGTAACTGAAGAAACCAAAGCAGATGCTAAATACCTGTTTAACTTGTTTACTGGTATGCACTCTGATGGTCGTCCTTACCAAACCTTCCGTGTGTCTGACAATGTTACCACTACTGAAGGTGAAGTGACTACTCTGCGTGAAGGTTCTGTACAGTGGTCTACTGGTGGTACTGATGGCAAAATGAACGATACTAAGTTCGCTGCTGCTGTTGATGCACTCTTGGAAGACTTTGCTGATGAAAACGGCAAATACATGGACGATACTACCTATAACGATTCTGTATTCTACGATACTGGCTATCCGATTGAAACCAAATTCAATCTGAATAAATACCTGGCTAATCGTAAAGACCGCTGGGTATGTGCGACGACTCACGTAGCTGGTGAAGGTATCATCCTGCCTGCTGAAGAGAATGCTCGTTTGGCTGCTATTCGTAACCGTTTGAAACTGGCTCCTGATTCTGCTATCTTCGGTACGCCGACTTTCCGTGCTATCGTAGTAAAAGGTAGTGGTAAATTCCGTAGCTCTGTTTCTAGCTACGAGAAACGTGTTCCGCTCTCTTACGAAATCTGCCGTTTGTTCACTAAGTACTGGGGTGCAGGTACTGGTCGTGCCAATACTCGTTGGGATCCGACTGAAGGTGACAACAACTATCTGCGTTACTTGACCGATATCTCCAATCCTTGGACGCCTTACGTTCGTCGTAATGAAGCTTGGTCTGCTGGTGGTATGTGGGCTGAACGTAGTGAATCTGGTCGCTTCTACTTCCCTGCTATTCGTACGATTTACGAAGACTACTCTTCTACCTTGATGAATGCTCGCATCATGTTGTTCCATGTTGAATTGAACAAAATTGGTGCAGAACTGCGTCGTCGTTTCTCTGGTAAAGACTGGTCTCAAGCTCGTCTGAAACAAGAAGCAGAATCTTGGTTCTACTCTCAAGTGAAAGACAACAAGTTTGGTGGTACTATTGACGTAGAAGGTGAGTTGTACTTCACCGCGATCGATACTGAACGTTCTTGGTCTTGGCACTTTGTGGCTCGCGTATACGGCGACAACATCAAAACTGTACAAATGTTCTACAGCGAAAACTACCGTCGCTCTGACAAACCTGATGACTTCAGTGGCATCTCTGCCTAAGTCTATTAGAATTAGAGAGTTAATACCTATTAGCTCTCTTTCTTTATTTAAAGAATCTTATTACAAGGTAAACCAAAAATGGCTCGTATAGAACCCGTTTTTATGACTAAAGGCACAGGTGGTTTTGCTGATGGTATTCAGGCTCCTGTAGTAGGTCTCATTGAAGGCGGTAACTTCGGTTATGCTAAACAATGGGCAGCTTGGATCAACAACACCCCTTACACCTCACGTCCTCTTATCTCTTTCCTTTTGGAAGCTCCTCTGGGTTTCAAATTGCTTCCTGAAGGTAAAACCCACATTGCTATCTTGCGTAGCTTAGTGGAAACCATTCGACATCGTATTAATGGTTTGGGACACAAACTGACTGTCTCTACTGACCAAAACCAAGCTTTTGGTGGTTCTGGACAAAAATACGAAGTATTCACCAACGTGACTGAAGATCAGTTGAACGTTACCATGTCTTTCTGGGAACGTCCTGGTCTGGCCATTGGTCGTTACATGCGTTACTGGATTGAAATGCTGATGATGAACATGGAAACTAAATATGCTTCCATTTCTACAGTAGCTGGTACTGCTGATTACGATGCAATGCCTGACATGTACTCCATGTCTATGTTGTTTATCGAACCAAATGCAACCATGACTAAAGTGGTTCAATCTTGGATCGGTATTAACATGTGGCCGAAAACCTCTGGTGATAACGAAGCAAAACACGATAAAGAGAACCCTTCTGAAACTCGTGAATTGCAAATCGAATTCTCCGGTATCTACCACTATGGTCCTGGTGTTGACTTCTTTGCTCAAAAATTCCTTGACAGTATTAAATTAATCAACGCGGCAACATGGTCGGAAGAGGCCCTGCATGGCAATGCAGGTCTCGACGCAATGGTCGCATCGTCGAGGATGTCATATGGGGAAACTGTCAGAAATATCAGTAGGCGGCAATTCAAATAAACAATAGATTATATAAGAAAAGTATAACTTCCCTCTTATATGAGATGTTGTAGTTTATCGTTATAAATAAAATACCGTTCTCCTTAGCTGGGGAACGGTATTTTATTTATTTGTTCGTTTATTTTTTATAGAAAGAAACCCAGATGAAAGATATTAAATTAAACTTAGCCGAATGTGAACAAATTGAGGGATACCCATTCCTATACCTGTTACCAGATGGAAAGGTATATAACGCTAACTCCAAACGTTTTATCGGTGGTAAACATTACCATGATGCAGAAACAGATAAGTATGTTAATCTGGTGTCTTTAAAAAGAAAGATGAGTAATGGGGTTGATTTATCTGGGTTTAAACCTATACCTGAGTTTCCAAAATATTTAATTGATGAAAACGGTACAATATACGGTACTAAGAACAATATTGTAATGAAGAAAGCTCTTGATAGAGGAGGGTATGAAAGAATAACCTTAAGAGACGATACTGGTAAGAGACATTTTAGACCTGTACACCAGTTAGTGTTGTCTGCATTTAACGAGTCTGAATATAAGAGATTGAAAGATTCTTATGTAAAAGGACAAAATGACTATTTAGTAGTAAACCACATTGATAGTAATCGTACTAATAACCACATTAGTAATCTAGAAGTCGTTACTCAGCAAGAAAATATAAGACATGGTATAGAACATGGTAATTGGGCAGCTAATTCAGTAGCGATTAAGTTTTTAGATAGTGGAGAAGTCAAGAATTTTGATTCCATGACTACTGCTTCTAAATACTTAGGTCTAGACGAATCTACATTTCAACATCGCTTCGATAACAAGAAATATCTAAATGTGGTTTATTCAACTGGAGAACATCGTGATCACCAAATTAAATTAGCCAGTGATGCTGATTTTGGTACTCCTATTTATTTTGTGGATAACGGAAGAGGTTCTAGTACTGGTATTAGTGTTATTGATTATCGAATATCTCCTTTCCATGAGGTAGTCTATAAAAGCTTTAGTGATTATTCTAGAAAAACTGGTATTAGTACACCGACGATATGTAGAATGTTCGATAAGAGTAGCCAACCGGTGCTTTCTAACTTACACCGTCTAAAGAAGCTAGATAATTTTGAAGAATGGGTTACTACTGATCCTATATTAGATCACCTAAAGTTGGTTAATGCTAATGCATTGGTAATCATGAAAGAAGGTGGTAGTGAGCCACCAGTAATATCTTTAGTGTACAACCATACAGGATTGCATGGCTGGAACCATCATTCTGAAATACTGGAATTAGCTATTAAACATAAGCCTTATATACATAACCATACTGATCGAATATTTTACGCTTATAGTGATTTTATTAAATCTAAATGGTTTAAGAAATGGGGTAATCGATTTAGTGAATGCGAATATTATGGTTTTAAAGGAATAGAATGTAACATCTAACATCTTTTATTATGGGAGATTAGATTTGTGGATCTAGACTAAAAAAGAAGCTCCGACGAGGAGCCTCTTTAGGTTAATTAGTAAACACTACTTAACCAATCAATGAACAAGTCATTACTGGCTTGTTCGTGCAATGCTAAAATGTTTTGTTCCTCTTCGGTTAAAGGGTCTTCTAGCATTGACTTTTGTTTGATCACTTGGACCAAATAGTCAAAATCCACATTTCTCACCTCCTTTCCTTTACATTGACCTAAATTAAAATCCTCTACTCCTTTTTACGGGAGTAGAGGATTCTTTTTTAAGTCTGTTTGTAAATGACAAATATTAATTAGGCTTTTCTGCTAAGAAGAAACCAGCTAAAGATATTACTAAGTCTAAATCATCTTCTTGAGCAATGGTACCTGGTTCAAAGCTAAATCCTTTAGTAAGATACAGAGGCATGATTACAGGATTTGCTGTTTCGTATAATGTATTTGGCATTAAGCATTCTGAAGGAGTGACTTCTATATTGAAAGTATTGTCTTCAGATTGAGTAATGCTGTTAGCTACTGCCTGAATACTATCTACAGGAATAGGGTGCCCAAATCGAACACATTTCATTAAAGCTTCACTATTGTAAACGACATAGAGTGGTTTAGTTGATAGTTCTTCAATCTGTTTTAAAACAGGATGATCTTTATACTTTTCTTTATTACTGAATAGTAAAGAAAGAATACCAAATGAATCAGCTAAAGTGAATATGTCTTTCATGATTTAGTTACCTCTGAAATGACCCATGATTTCTTTCATGATGTATTCGTTATTGTGGTAGGTGAAGTCAAGTACCTTTTGCAGATTCTCTGCTAATGTTTCGCTTAAGGAATCTTTGTGGGTAGCTTCTACTTGATAGCGAGGGCCTGCGATGAAATAAGGAATAGCTTCTTGATCGTCGTATACGAAGTGTACACCATGATATTCAATATCAGGATCTGGATTGAATGCTACGTTTTCTACTAAGACTTGATGCAGTTTAATCACTTTAACTTCATTAGGCAGTTTATGCTCAAATACGAAGTTAGTGAATTTAGCATCAATAGAAAGCGCGAAATAATCACCTTCTTTGGATTTCAAGATTAAAGCTCGTTCTTGCTTAATCTCTGGATGGCCATCATAGAATTGTTCAAAACCACTTTCTTTAGGGAATTTGAATGCTTTAAAATTACAAGACAAAATTGCCATAATAGTTTCCTTTACATGTTGAAAAAAAAAACGAGGGTAGAATTCTACCCTCATTAGATTTGCTTACTCGATAATTTTAATCAACGAGTATACCCAATTGACGTTTTATATCATCTACTACATCACCCACATAATTGTTTATATGGGTAAAGAATGGTACTTGGTTATTGCGAATAGCATTCAAAATAGGCTTAGTGATTTCTTCACCTAATTCAAAGTCTTCCGGAATAAAGCCACGATCAGAAAGACCTAACACATATCCGTAACCACCGTCGTCGTAGTACTCGATATCAACATCATTTTCAGATTCAACCGGACTATAGGCGATATCGTAAACTGCTACAGATGCCCAAGTACCATTGATGTTATCCGATGTCTGGCTTACTTTCAGGAAAGACTCAGTATAAACTTCCGGATTATGTTCCAAAGGATCGTATACGTCTTGGTTATTGGTAACCAATAAATGAAGACCTTCTTTATTCGGTACTTCCATCGGAAAGGTTACATAAGTGTATTCCGATTGGTTATAAATCGCTTGATTCAAGAGATCTTGATTGACGATGTAAGCTCTAGTGTGGGTTACGACTACCATTTTGATTTTCCTTTACTAAATTTAGATTAAAAATAAAGACTACTCCTGTTTAGGGAGTAGTCTTTTCTACTTACAAATCTTTAGGTTTTTCACATAAGTCAAAACCAGCGATTCGTTTTAAACGATCCAGTTTCACTAAGTTAGGATCAGTGACTAAACCTAATCCTTCTACTAGGTAAATAGGACGCAAGATATAGTTGTTACATGGATCTTCATCGCCACCGGACATGATTTCAGAGAACCCACTACCTGAATCCATATCGACACTGGCTCGTACTTGACCATCTAATACGGCAAACATTTCGATTCGACCCATTCTTTCTAGGCTAAGATAGTCACGAGTTTCATGAAAATCTTCTTCAGGAACAAGTTCTGAAACGACCGGAGTGATATCCCATCCTTTGGTAGTTAATCGACGTAACTGATCGTAGAAAGGGAAGCTGGTATAGCGATCAGGATGAACAATCATCTGTTCGATAATACCCAGATTATCCAGAACCAAGAGACCTTTATCGTAACCAATTGAACCTTCTTTCTTTGCCGCATACTGCTCTTCGAATATTGAGTTTTGCATCTTATTCGAGAATACTTCTGAAGCCAATTCTTTCTTGTCTTGACAATCGTACACAGTACAGAGAAAATCAATGATGTTCTTATTGGTTTCGGACTTAGTCAAAAGCGTAGCTAATTTCAATAAGCTAGTCTTGTAGATTATTTCATCTACTTCTTTAACGATATCTAAATCCAGTTTGGATTGCTCGGTCAGCTCTTTAAAGGCGTTGTGCCATTTCGTAAAGATTTCTTTGAGTTTTTTATGGTCGTATTTTTCGCTATGGATAATGCGATAGATCCAGTTTTCATAACTGGTTTTAGGATATTTATATACAGTATCCAGAACCAGTTCTACATCATTTTTCAATTGTTCAAACATTTTTAGTTCCTTTACAAAGTTAGATTAAAAATAAAAGCATGTGCTTATTACACTTTAATGGTATATATATATATATCTGAAATAAATTATACTATACTCTCCTTGATTAGGGAGAGTAGAGTAATGATATTTACATTTGGACTATTTTCATGAGATCGAAACGAACAATCCCTTCTAAATAATCCATATTGAGAATACCTGTTTCAGAAGCATAGACAGGCGATAGAATACGTCCTGCGGTATTGATATCCATTAGTGTAGAGATATTGGTTTTCACCATTCCGTCTTTCAAATAGAGATGGCGTACTTTACCAATTTCATATCCTGTTTCAGTATCGTATACAGTTATACCATTTACTAATGCATTGCGAATAACTGCATAACCTGGTGCTCTCGTAGACTTAGGATCTTTCAGGAAGGTTAAGAGTAGTAATCGATAATCGTATACCATTACACCTTTACTTGCTTGAGTATTCCACTTTGTATACGTAGTTTCTAGTTTCTCTTTTGCAGAGAGAATACCGTATACACTACGTACTTGAGTAATGAATTGTTCAAATTCTTCTTGATCTAATCGATAAGCGTGTTGAATAAACCAAGCTAGACTAGGATAGAGTTTTGGATTCATTACCTTGTAAGCGAACATCTGTGCTGTATAGTAATTTACATCCAAACGGACATCTTCAAACATGTCGTAAGTCGGAAAACGACGTACATGATCTAAACGCTCAAACAAGAATTTAAACACAGTATCATTACGACTCTTTTGGTAATAGTCTCGTAATGTTTTACCATAGTTTTCTTCTTTTAAAGCATCATTGGATAATAAGAACAATGAACGAGCTAAAATATTAGCTTGATCAATCTTATACTTTTTCAATTTCACCTTACCATTCCTTTTAAATAGTTAGATTAATTAAACCTCTTGAAGATCTTTCACGGGTAAGTTCTTAATGTATTCTGGACGAATAATGAAAGTATAGACGTGTGTATATTCTTCCATTTTCACCTTAATAGTTAAGCGAATAAGCTTAGTCACTTTGTCTTCTGTTAAGAAATATTCATGTACAGTATAGCCTTTACGTACAAAATCAAAGTGGTTCCAGAATCCTAGAATAGAATTCTCAAAGAGCAAGTAAGTGTCTTTATCTTCAAACATTACTTGGGTCACTAAACACTTTTCATCATCTTTAGTGAGTGTGTTATTACCTAAATCAAAACGAGTACCTTTGGTTTTGATTAAGTTAAAAAGAATACCAGCTAGAGTATTCTCTAGTACGTTAGTGAAACCTTCATTGTGATTGATAGAAATGTGTTTGAGTAATTTTGCTGCCAGTTCTACTGGTTCAATGATTTCAATATTAGTGTCCATAATAGATTCTTTCATTAGAGGCTCTAGAATCGCTCCAGAGCCTCGTTTAGTTAGTTAATTAGATAAATCCTCATAGAGGCGTTTACCATTGCCGTATACGCCATTTATGGCTAAAGAAATACGAGCTTTCTGTTGAAGTAGTTCTGATAGCTTTTCAGTATCTTCTTCTAACATGGCTTTCTTAATTTCCACTCGCTTTTCTTGAAGTTCTTTCATCAAGCTATCGAGGTTATCAGCAATGGATAATAGAACTTTCTCCATGTCTTATCTCCTTTACTTTTTAAACTTCAGGACTTTAGCTGGTTTGATTTCACGATAATCAAAACAGTGTAATGAACGAATGATGTTTGCTGAATTATATCCTTCTGGTTCATTATTAGTGATTACCAAAATATCGCCAATATCGTCCTTACTGATTAGGTTTCGAATAACAGGAATAGGGCGAGGATATTCACCTGACATGTCCTGAATACGTTTAGATACAGGATGTTTCTTCTCAGTATCGTTAGCTTCTAAATATTCCAACATTTTAAATGTATCGTTTAATTCAAAGGTTGCTACTTTCATTTTAGTTTCCTTAGTGTTCAATCCTTTTAGATCGGCATTTAATGGTAATAATGCCGGAAGACCTATCGTCGACACCATCTTAAAAGTTACTGAATTTGACAGAAATGATTCAACATTACTAATCACTATATTACCTTTAAGAGGTATGGTTTCGTATAGAGGTTGGTATACCCCATTAGAATTTCTTAATTTGGTTAATGTATTTTCCATAATAGTTTCCTTTAAAAGAATTAGGTTAATCTCACTTTAATAATATATTTGCAAAATAAACTAAAAAGAAAACTACTCTCCTACCCCGATAAGGAGTAAGAGAGCAATCTTTAATTAGGTTTACGATAGTACTCATGACCAGCAGTATTCTTATACGTCTCGACAATCTTTAAGATGGTGTGTCGACGTACTGTCACTACTTTGCCTTGGTCGTTTGCTAAAGAGTAGTTACCTGAACGAGTTTTGGTAGCAGGTTTACTGTTGTCTCGTTCAAAGACTACTGTAATCTCACCTGATTGATTATCTTCTAAGATTTCGTATAAGGAAAACTTAGTCGGATAATCTTGTTTACGTTCAAAGTAAATCAATGGATAAGCTGTAACATTAGGTTCTTCGTAAGTTTCTTCTTCTGTTTCTTCTACAGGAGTTTCTACTTCTTTAGTCTCTTCTGTTACTACTTTCCCTTCTTGTTTTAAACGAGGACATTCTTTACAAGCTTGTATAAAGATTTGTTCAGACTTTACCTCGATCTCTTCTTTAGTAGGGGAAAGTGCTTCTCCCCACTTCTTAAAGAGATTACCTATAACTTTCAACATAGTATACCTTTTTTAACATTCTGATCTATCATACATGGTGAACTTGTGGATCGTAGGACGAATGTGCTTGACAGTCATGCCGTTTTGATCCTGAAACTCTTTAACCACTTTGTATTCCAGATGAGGAATTAAGACAAAGTCATCGATAAAACGAGGATGTTTAAGTTGAAGATAATCCTTCCGATGGGAGATCTTAGCCATTGTCTTATCTAAACGTGTGTAGAGTTCGTATACTTTACCAACTACTTCATCACCTAGATAAACATCCACACCTTTAGCGAAATCTTCTTTCAAGAGCGAATGCTGATCTTTCAGATAAAGATGATCATTCCAGCGTGCATAATCACGTAAAGTTAATCGATTATCGTAAACCTCTTTTCCTTCGCTATCTGGGAAGAAAGCATTGACACTAACAGTAAAACCAAATCCATTTGATTTAGAGCTAGCAAAACCATCACCAAGCTTACGATCATACTCGCATTTAGTGAAATGATTTACTACCAGATTAATAAATGTTTTAAGCCGTACGTCATCATCTAATCGATAAACCAATTTCAAGAACTTAGCTAAGATAGGATTCTTTTCAATACAAATGATTTTCATGGTAAACATAGAACCACTGTAATAGTAGAACTCATTAACCAATGATTCTTTTTCTTGATCAGTAAATTGTTTATCGAATTGATTCAGTTTACTTTCAAGAAACTCAACTACTTTAAGCTTAGCATTGTATTTAAAATTCCCAATAGGTAAGTTAAAGAATAGTGGGTATTCAGTTAACTTAGAACAGAATACCATTAAGTTAGCTAAGGGATAAACTGCTTCTCTTTGTTTAGGGGTTAACATTACCATGATTACTCTTCCTTAAGATAGAAGTTATAAGAAACGATCCTGTTTTCAAAAGCCAGTGTGTAATTAGAACGATTGCCTTGTTTGTCACGAGTACAGCCTAAGATTCGTTCTGCTAAATAACCCCAAATGGAGTAATCTTGCAACATCTTTTCTTTAAATACTTCTTTAGCAGCTTCGTATTGATCTTCTAAACGATCCAAGTAAACGTTAATATTGGTTACGTTTAATATTTCGTTTTTAGTAGAATCAATTTCTACACCAAACTGAGTAACCAATTCATTAATACCGATACGAATCTTCGCATCGATTTCTTTCAATTTAGTGTAATGTTCGTGGAGATTGATTTTATTTTCCATAATAGTTTCCTTTATAAAACGGGGTTTATTTAATTTCCGCTAAAATATCTTTGACGTTCTCGCCTGAATTAGAACGTTCTATAAATACTTTTGAATGATCGATTCGATCACTTATTGCTTTCATTGTGGTCTCTTTATCTTCTTCACTTCTCAAATGCTTAGCAGACATTAGGCTAACTACAGAATTAGAGAGGATAGCAAAACTAAGTCCTCTGAAATCTTGATCGTATTCAATATACTGATTGACTACATTCTCCAATTTAACATTGGATTCTTTTGTACTGCTATTTGCAGTATCTACTGCTTCAAGAATAGCTTTCAATACCTTAATAATTTTAGGTACAGGATAGTACTGGTTTAACCGTTTAAAGTATTTGTCTACTTGTTTACCTGAAGCTTTTAATTCAATATAGAGCTTCTGAATATTCTTTTTAGATTTAATCATTTCTATTTCCTTTATTCAGAATTAACCAATTATCAAAGTAAGCTCTTTGGGCCGATATTCAAACTTAGCATGTTCTTGAATAAATGCCACAGTTTGGACTTGTTCTTTACTCAAGAATTTATCTTTAATCACGATCGGAGTAAAGAAATCAATACACAACAACAGAATGTCTGATCTTTTATCTATAGCGATATCTACTCCGGTTACATTAGGATAATTGCGAAACTCTTTAGTTAACTCATCTTTGTTTTCTTTAGTAAATTTACCAGTATAAACTTCTTTTGTAAATTCAGTCATTTGAAATTTCCTTTATAAAGTTGGTTTTGGATATCCAATTTAATAATATAGATTTAAAATATAATACACTCTACTCTCCCTAATCAAGGAGAGTAGAGTAGTGTGTATTATCGTTTCAGTTCGTAGAAAGGACGTTTCTTATCACCAAACACGTAGTTGTAGTGATAGATTTCTTTCAGTGTATTTTTAGTCAATGTCACAAAAGCACCAGTAGAATCTTTAATGCGGAATGATCCTGACATATTGGCTTCTACGACTTCATCTTTCAGGTGATTGAAGAGTTTGTATTCATCACCATCTTTAAAGATAGAGTGGCTATCTATACGAGTTACAAAGTTAGCACCTTTACGATAGAACGCAATAGGTCGGTATTTCGTACCGGCTTTCTCACCATGTACTTTCTGATATTTATCTTGCAATACGTCTCGTGCTTCTAAAACGGTAGATAGGAATTGGTTAATATCTTTCATGGGTAGTGAGGAGAATGCCACCATTTGGTGTTTCAGATCATCCAATAGATTCATCACGCCCATTACAATATCTGCTTTTTTAGTAGCCATTTTCTAATATCCTTTTTGATGTTTAAATGTAAAGTGAATAAGACACTTATTCAAAACTAAATAGTCTCTAAATTAATTTCCAATACATATTAGGATAAAAAATCAAACTCGTTAAGTGTATGAAATTCTTAAACCCCAAAACACATTAAATAGGTAAAATGCACCATGGATTTAGAAACACAAAAAGAGCTTAAAAAGCTAAGAAAAGATATACGTCATACTTTCGAATTGCTTAAAGTGGAAACAGGATGCGATACAGAGAAACTTTTACAGTTTCTATTGGTATCTCGTCCTTTTGAGATTATTTTTCCCTCTGTACAAGTTGCAGAAGGAGATGAAAAGAATCAAATCATCGATAACATTATCGATTTGATTAAAAGATATTGTCATCTCTTACATGAGTTTACTCGTAGAGAGACTATTTTCTATCGTCAAGATGGCAAGCAAGTTGTCTTCTATATTAGTAATACCACAGCAGATAATCTAGCTCGTTGGTTTATGTTTAATATTGGAAGATACATCTCTGGCGAACAATACAATTTAAGGTGTCGAGTAGATAATGTCCACAATCCTAAAGGACTCGTATCTGCATTTATTAAAACTTTCAATTTAGCTTAATCATTAGCTATCTTTCTAACTTTATTTCAAAAAGGATTTTCTGCAATGACAGAACAAAAAATTAAAGTCACGAAACGGGACGGTCACTTAGAAGAATTGGATATCGCTAAAATCCATCGAGTCGTAGAATGGGCAGCAGAAGGTTTGAATGTTTCTACTTCACAAGTAGAGATCAATAGTCACATTCAGTTTTATAATGGTATCATGACTTCTGATATCCATGAAACTTTAGTGAAGTCTGCTGCTGACTTGATTTCTACAGAGGCTCCTGATTATCAATACATGGCAGCTCGACTGGCTTTGTTCCATATTCGTAAAATTGCATTTGGAGAATACACTCCTCCTCACTTATACGATCATGTTAAGAAGATGTCTGAATTGGGTTGGTACGATAAAGAACTGACTAATTACTATACTGAAGAAGAATTCAACGAATTAAACGATTACATTGTACACGATCGAGATTTGACTTTTGCTTACGCTGGTATTAAACAGATGGAAGCAAAATACTTAGTACAGAATCGTACTAATAAGAAACCTTTAGAATCTCCACAAATTGCTTTCATGTTGATTGGTGCTTGTATCTTTAGTGCCTACCCTAAAGAAACACGAATGAGCTATGTGAAGAAATTCTACGACTCCTTATCTTTGTTTAAAATCTCTTTACCTACGCCTATCATGGCTGGCGTTCGCACACCTACTAAGCAATTTGCGAGTTGCACCGTCCTTGAAGCTGGTGATAGCTTGGATAGCATTAATGCAGCTACTTCAGCTATTGTTAAATACATTTCTCAACGTGCAGGTATTGGTATTAATGGTGGTCGTATTCGTGCTTTAGGTAGTGAGATTCGTGGTGGTGAAGCTGTACACACAGGAGTCATCCCATTCTGGAAAATGTTCCAAGCAGCCGTTAAGTCATGCAGTCAGGGTAAACTGTGCCCAGCCTACTAGAAATAGTAAGTTAAAAATATCGCTCTTAATTGCTGGAAGTCCTTAAAGCGTAAACTACTCGTATATTAATTACAGTGACAATGTTTACGATATTACAATAGGTAACCAGCAGCTATTAATTTATTAGTAGTTCAACGACTAGTCGAAAGACGTACCACTCAAGTGAGGTCTCTGTAACGGAGTTTAGGGAAACAGAGCGACTACTACAGTGGATTAAAGTAATCCTCTATGTAGTTTCCTGAAGTTAGGAATCTTACCAGATAATGCTGGAGAAGAAGATATAGTCTCAACATTTACTGAAAGGTAAAGCTGTCTATTATAGACAGGGTATTAGCTAGCGACTAATACTGAAGATATTTGGCAATTCGAGGCGGCGCTGCTACCCTATACTATCCTATTTGGCACTTAGAAGTAGAATCCTTAATTGTATTGAAAAACAATCGTGGTGTAGAAGACAACCGTATTCGTCAATTGGACTATGGAGTACAGTTGAATAAATTGATGTACACTCGTCTGATTAAAGACCAAGACATTACTTTGTTCTCACCACACTCTGTAGAAGGCATGTACGATGCTTTCTTTAATGATCAAGAGTTGTTTGAAAAACTCTATACTGAAGCTGAGAATAATCCTTTAATTCCTAAAAAGAAAATTCCAGCTCGTGACTTGTTTAGCTTGTTGATGTCTGAACGAGCTAATACTGGTCGTATTTACATCATGAATGTAGACCATTGTAATACTCATTCTTCATTCGATGAGAAAGTCGCTCCGATCCACATGAGCAACCTCTGCGTAGCTGGTAATACTGAAATCCTTACTGATAAAGGTTATGTATTTATCCGTGATGTAGCTGGTACTAAACAAAATGTATGGAATGGCTATGAATGGTCTGAAGTAGATGTAATGTTAACCAGTAGTAGCTCTGAATTAATTTACGTACACACTAATAATCATCGATTCTTGAAATGTACACCTTACCATAAGTTCTATATCGTAGATAAACGTGGTGAACAAAAAGAAGTAAGGGCTATCGACCTTAAAGAAGGTGATAAACTTATTCGTGGTGATTGGCCTGTTATCGATGGTGGTGTTAATCTAGATAACGCGTATGCTCAAGGTTTTGCTTCTGCAGATGGTTGTACTATTAGTAGTAACGTGACCAGAATTGACTTGTATGGGGATAAGAAAGCTTTGCTAGATGTTATTACTGAAAATACCAGTGGTATTACATCAGTCAGACAACAAAGAACTTCTAACAAGGATAATTCTGAAAGAATTGAAATTAGAATCCATGGTTTAAGAAGTAAGATTTTTGTTCCCGATGCTAGTTATTCTCTTTCTAGTAAATTAAAATGGTTAGCCGGATGGCTGGATGGTGATGGTTGTGTTCATCGAAATGATGATAGCGAAGTCATTGTAGCCGCTTCTACAAATCTAGAATTCTTGAAAGAAGTACGCTCGATGTTGGAAACAATGGGTGCTACTGCTAAGATACTTAATTTTGGTGAAGAAGGGTATCGACTGATGCCTGACGGCAAAGGAGGTAAGAAAGAGTATTACTGTCAAGCGAAATGGAGACTTTTGATTAATTCTTACCATGCTCAAAAACTTCTTGATGTTGGTCTAGAACTTAACCGTCTTAAAATAAGTAAACGAGACATTCAACGAAATTCTGCTCGTTACGAACAAGTAGAGGCAGTAATTGATTTAGGCGAGTTTGACGAAACTTATTGTTTCACTGAACCTAAACGTCACTTAGGTGTATTTAATGGCTTGCTAACTGGGCAGTGCCTGGAGATCACCTTGCCTACTAAGCCTTTAGAGAACATTAATGATGAAGAAGGTTTGATTTCTCTGTGTACTTTAGCAGGGGTAAACTTAGGTAAGATTAAGAAGTTAGAAGACTTAGAAGAAAGTTGTGATCTTTTGGTTCGTTCCTTGGATGAATTGTTAACTTATCAGAATTATCCTGTACCTGCGGCTAAACGAGCCACTGAACTTTATCGTTCATTAGGTATTGGTGTCATTAACTTTGCTTACTATTTGGCTAAAAATGGTAAACGAGTTATCGATGGTTCTGGTTTGGAATTGACTCACCAAACATTTGAGGCTTTGCAATATTATCTATTGAAGTCTTCTGTTCAATTGTCTAAAGAAAAAGGTGCTTGTTTAGGCTTTAAAGATACTAAGTATGCTAAAGGTATTTTGCCTATTGATACCTATAAGAAAGACATTGATGCTTTCGCACCATTTAGCTTGCAATACGATTGGGAATCTTTGAGAAAAGAGATTCAAGAGTTTGGTTTACGTAATGCTACTCTCTCTACTCAATTCCCTTCTGAAAGTAGTTCTCAAGTAAGTAATGCTACTAATGGTATTGACATTCCTAGAAGTCCTTTAACGGTTAAAGCTTCTAAAGATGGTATTCTGAAACAAATTGTACCTGAATACGAACGATTGAAAGGTCAATACGAATACCTTTGGGATGACAATAACAACCAAGGTTTCTTGAAGATTGTTGCTATTATTCAGAAATTCATGGATCAGGCTATTTCGACCAATACTCGTTATAATCCTACTGCTTTGCCTAATGGTAAAGTACCGATGAAGCTGATGCTTCAAGAACTCATGCTGGCTTATAAATGGGGTGTGAAGACTCTGTATTATCACCACACGAATGATGGTGCGGATGACACTCAAGATAGTCTAGATGATGGTTGTGCAGGCGGAGCTTGTAAGTTGTAAAGTAAAAAAGAAGTTAAGGATTTATTCTTTAGCTTCTTTTCTATTATGAAAGGAAAAAAGAAAGAAAGACAATGCATGGTACACTGTCTTTCTTATTCTTACTAGCTACTACTTAGTAATGGTAATAATGGTCGTTAACCCAAGAATCTAATGACTGATATTCGGCATGTAATAATGCTTTTAACAAGTCACTTTCCTCTCTAGTTATCGTGCCCATTGCTTCCTTTATTTGGAGAATTTGGATTCGGTAACTTCGATCCACATGTTTCACCTCCTTTCTGTAACATGATTTGCTTGTGAAAGCAGTTACGATTTAAAGAGCTTAGATAAGATTCTTCTTATCCAGTTCTTTTTATACGGCATACCACCCTCTACTCCTGCTGGCACAGGAGTAGAGGATTGTCGTTTATGTTTTGCATTTAATTAATGTAAAGCTTCTCTTAGAAACTCTTGATAGATTTCTTCATTTCCTATTTGATACAAGAAAAGAACGAATCGTTTTAATTCTTTCTCTTCTTCTGTCTTAGGAGAATGAATGCCTTTCAAAAGTCCTAAGAGATAACCTAATGGTTTCTCATTAATGATTTCTTGCAATATTGCACCATTGTAGTAATGATTACCTTTTACTTCACGTAAACGATTAATCCAAAGATTAGCAATGGTTTCAATTGGACTTCTTGGTTTAAATGGTTTTACTACATCGGTATAGTATTGTGCTAAAGGCTGTGACAAAGTAGGGGTAAAGACCTGAACGTATTTGTTCAAGTCTCCCAATTGAATAGCCTTTTGTTGTAATTTAGGATTCAACATCTGATAAAAACCCCACCATTCTTTTCATATCTCGTTTTACTTTATTTCTCGTTAGAATACTTTTCCTACGGGTATTCTTAGACTTCAGGTAAATAGGTTTAAGATACAGACACATGTCACTACCATCTCCCCATGGGATGAAACGAGCTTTAGGTGTATCTGCGTAGAATTTCTTAGACTTAGACATTATTGACCTTTCTCAAAATTGATGACGATTTTGTAGGTATGTTTGATTTTCAATTCATCTACAAAACCAAATTCAGCAATCAGTTTAGTGATTCGATTATACGTTAAATCGCTATCACCTACTATCTCAATAGGGATATGATTTCGTATCTCTTTAAAGAAGTGGTCTTCCTTATTACTGGCAGATAAGCCACAGAAGCTAAAAGACATAAAGTTATAGAAGTTAGCCCATGTCTCGTAGTGGTCTACAGTCAGTTCTGCTGTAATAACTTTTATATTTGATTTAGAGACTTCTTCTTCGCCTTTGTATTCACGCATAGCGTGATAGTCCATATTCCACTTAGCATTATTTTCTTTAAGAAAGATTTCTACAGAGTTAGCTAAATCATTGTAGAACTCTTGATCCATTTGATTATCAATATTTGATGACATTTTGATTTCCTTTTAAAAAAGAGTTAGAGTACTCACCTAAATAGTATATAGTTAAAATAAAACAAAAAAATAGAGATACCTTGTCAGGGTATCTCTATTCTGTATTATGCAATAGGAGTTTGTTGTTCCTTATCTACTGTAGTACGATAATGCTCTATTCTTTCGATACAATGCTCGTATGCTAATACAATGAATATATCGAATTCACGTTCATCTAACTGATAGAAGAAACAGAGGAATTTCTTTAATTCTGTTTCTTCTATCAGTATCAGGAACATTTACATTCTCTAGTACTTTCTTCAGATAAGCCAAGTCTTTATTCTCAGTTAAATCACGAAGCACTTTTAAGCTAAAATGTTTACTGGTTTTCATGGATTTCAATCGACTCAACCACTCTCGAGAAATCTTGCTGGTTGGGTGAATCGACTTTATCATTTTCTCTGGCGGGACGTAAATGTCATTTAAAGTATAACCTCTTACTTCCTTGATGACTTCAATAAATGCCATTGCGTCACCGAGAACTAATGCCTTATCTACTTTAGCGGGTTTTAGTAACATATAGCCCTCTCTTTAAAATTCTGCAATCAGTCTCAAATCGTCAGGATAGAATTCAAACTTCTCTCCTTCATGAATTGTCCAAGCTTCTGTTTGTACATACTCTTGGTTTTCAGTATCGAAAGCCAGTATTTCTTTAGTAAACTCTATATAAAGATAGACGCCTGCTTCGTCTTCCTCTTCTAAAGCCATGTTGACAATACTGTAGCTTTCAAATTTTTCAACAATCTCGTCTACACGAGACTTTTCCAATGTGTCTTTATACACGCGCATAATAGCCCCTATTCAATATCTTTCGGATCGACAAAACCATCTTTATTGAGTCGCTCTAATATTCCAGTAAATGCAATAACGGCATCTTCAGGAATAGGTTTCACTTCAATAGAAATAGGTTCTGAAACACCTGGAATACTATCCATGTTGAAAGTCGATTTAAATACTCGATCTTTCTTATACATTTCTAACCATTCGTTAAAACAGCTACTGATACTTGGATTAGGAAACTTATAGAATTCCTCAGGTGTTGCGACTATAGGTACTACATTATCCAAGTAAGTATCGTCTTTAAGAATGTATTTAGCGAAAAGATAAGCTTGCCAATATCTTGATAGAAAACTATTGTCTTCTTCTCTAGGGTATTTCTTAATCAGAAATTGATTAAGAGGATTCAGTCTGAATAATTCTCCATGTAAATACATAGGAAAATCTGATATGGTTTTGAACATCTTTAATCTCCTATTTAGTCATTATAGCATAGGTTAATTTAGCCTTTAATTCGCTAGGACTAATATTCAGAATCTTTTCTACACCAGCTACGGTTAATTTAGATTTTTCAAATAGAGAATACCCATCTATTGATCCGATAATGAAACTATCAGTTAAATAGATTGTTTCGTTTCCGATATTAAGGATATTATAGCCTCCAAGCTTAGTAATGTCTGGCTCTACGTAGATGCTATTGTCTGTAAAGATAGGAATAAATTTTCCTTTCTCTTTTAATGCTTCTAAATCCTGTAATATGTAATCACCGGTATTTGAATCAAGATTCTCTATATCTATCTGTAACTGAGCATTACAATGATCGAAACTAACAAGCAGTCGAGAGGTTGTTTTAAGAGTAGGTTCTCCAAACATACCTTTAACGATATTGCGTTGCTGAGTTACAGGATTATTGATATTCCATGTTGAAGAAGCTAGGAAGCTGATAAAGAAGTTACCAGTATCTTTTAACCCAAGTGACCCAGCTAGATCTTTCTTTTTGGTTGATTTCAAATTGTTTTCAATTTGTTCGATAAAGAAATGATCATTGTTTATATTGATTAATTCTATTTCTCTTAGGGCTAGATCTAGAAGAAAATGAAATGCTTTCTTTTTCAAGTCTGTAATATACTGGTTAATACTTTCACCAGATAAACCAAGGCTACTACTGTTAACGACTCTTCTTAAGATCCAAGTATCTTTGAGTACAATCTTATCCATCGTGACAAAGTAAATGAGGAATCGTTCGCTCCATTTTCTATAGTCCGTATAGACATTCTTAAGATTAATAGAGAATTGGTGTAAATCTCCTTCTTTATCGTAGAAATCAAATTCGTAAATACCTATTGCTTTTTCCGTATAGTCTACACGTTCAAAGAAGGTTTCAATCAAATCGTACTCAGGGATAGGTGGAATACCTAATAAAGTATAATTATATTTAACATTTAAGCCTTTTGTATTCATGTTACATTTCCTTTATGTTGGTTAAGTAAAAAATAAAGTAGAGAGTACCACCTCCCTACTTTATTCATTAGATTAGAAATTGGTTTGCAAGATTAACATTTTCAAAACTTGCTTATCTTCTACTGTTTCGAAGATAGGGATAAGCTTACCTAAGTTACGGTACTTCATGACCTTAAAGTAATTCTTATTCGTTTCTTCTTCCCAGTATTGCTTCAATGCTTGAGTGGCAGGATAGTCATTGCCTGGTTTAAACTTAGCAATGATGACTTCACGAGCATCTTGATAGTCTAGAGTAAATCCGTACGAGAAACCTAATTTATGTTTCTCTAACTCTTCATCAGGTAATTGTGAAAACTCGTAAACTTTGTATTGATGCTCTTTGCTGTAATAAACAGGAACGAGTCTACTTAATTCTCCTACTGCTGTTTTGAGAAAGTAGTCTCTAAAACCATTGGCATCAGAAACAGGTAGTCCAGCAAACTTACGTTTGTTTACATGGGCATTTCGAGTAAATCGATTAAAAGTAATCCTGAAAAGTAATTCACTACGAACATCTTCTACAAACTGTTTAAATGCTTCTTCTGTAGACAGTTCGTAATAACTCATTAAGAACTGTTTGAAGATCAGCATCTTAGCACGTTTATAAGTGATTATTTTCTCGATTCTTAAGTAGTTTACGAAAAATTCAGGGAAGAATTCAATACTGTTTTTCTTCAGTAGTCTTTCTACTTCTATACAGAATCCTTTATCCACTCCAATCTCTTTCAGCTTATCCAAGTGGGTAATCCACTCCCTAACTAAAACAGTTTTTGTTTTAACATGAGGAGTATTTGTCTCACTTTTACGTTTCTCTATTTCATCATCGGATAAATAAGAATCGTACAAGGTATTCCAAGTATTACCTTCTAAGATAATTTCTGCCATTACTGTGGCTAATTTACTTACTGCTTTAACCATGTTTAGTGATTCGGTCATTTCGATTTTCCTTTCGGTTTAAAATAAAAGAAGCTTTATTTATAGTAGCCTTCTTCTTACTACTCACTTTAATAATATAGATTAAAAATAAAATAGACTACTAGGTTTTACCCTAGTAGTCTACTCTATATTCTTTACAATTCAATATCTGCTAAGTCATCACTGTCTAAAGCAGAATCTACTTGTCCTACTAAGTAAGAAGAGATTTCTACTTCTTGTGGTGCTACTTGTACATTATCGGAAGTCAACCAAGTATTAATCCAAGGAATCGGATTAGAATTTGCATTTGGGAAGATAGGTTCTAAACCTACTGCTTTCATGCGGTGGTTGGTAATGTAATCAATATACTGGCAAAGAATAGTTTCATTCAAGCCAATCATACTACCATCTTTAAACAAGTACTTAGCCCAATCTTTTTCTTGTTGAGCTGCTTCTCTAAAGATGTTAATACATTCTTCTTTAGTTTCTTCAGCGATCTCTTTCCATTCACTTCCTTCAGCTCCAGAAGCTAATGTATTGATGATGTGCTGAGTAGTAGTTAGGTGAAGTGCTTCATCCGGAAGCTGTCCGCTATGGTCGTTAATCATAGCCGGTGTGCAAAGACACCCGCCCAATATCACTACTGGGAGCAGACTATATCACGATCTGTAATCTATACAGACCCTCTGCGTTTGGCGAACTAAACAATTGTCCGCTACTCTACTCTCTCTAATTTAAATTAGGATTTCGATAGTCGTTAGAGTTTGTCAGTTTAAAATAATTTAAACGTCTTTACTACGGGATTGTCTCATTGAGAGTTTCCCCGTTTAGCAGAGTTATTCGACTATCATCACTGATAGAAGCCGCAATGAAGTTTACGGGCGATGAGTTTAATGATCTTAGCATTACCTTCCATGAGTTTACGCTCGGCGAAACTGAAGCTCGCGGCGAAAGATGTGTAAAACCGAATAGCTTCTAAAACATTCACTACAAACATGCAAAGATAAAGCTTTTTCATCAGTTCACGTTTAGATACAGTAATGGTTTTGAATGTATCGTATACCGTACCGTCAATTCGTTTACTGATCTTGAATTCACCTTCTCCTAGAAGATTGTAATATTGAGAATACTCAATCAAGTCATCGTAGTAGCGTGTAATAGCATCCGCACGTTTCTTGATTTCTTCATTTACGACAATACTATCAAACTCTTCGGTAGGATTTACCAGTACGTTACGCATAATGTACGTGTAAGAATAAGAATGTATAAGCTCGAAACTAGTCCACCATAGTGTCCAATGTTCTAATTCAGGAATAGAGATCAAAGGCAAGAAGGCAATAGCTGGGCTACGTCCCTGGACCGAATCCAAAAGCGATTGATAGTCCAGATTACGGAGGAAAATATGCTTTTCGTGTTCTGGTAGACTCTCGAAATCAATACGATCTTTAGACAGATCGATCTCTTCAGGACGCCAGAAGAAAGACTTTTGTTTTTCGGACAACTCATTGTAAACCTGATACTTAGATTGATCGTATCGCTGTAGGTTAATAGACTGTCCTAAGAACATGCTCTCTTTAGTAGCGTCATTAGGCGTTTGGTCAAATACTGAAAATTTCATAATAGTTCCTTTACTAGTTTAAACCTAAAGCTGTTTCTATTTCAGACATAGTGCAAGCTAGATCTACATCTTGTCCACCTATTGACACTCTGGTATTAGGAAATGGGAGTGTCGGATAGGTGCCTTCTGTTCTAGATGTACTTATAGAGAATCCACTGTAAAGTCCACCTAAATATCGAATAGTCTCACCATGTTTCTCTACAGTAATACTGACTAGTTTCTCTTCTTTGATATTAGCGATTCTTAGATACTGATGTGCATTAAAGTATAAATCACGCAGATTTGTATCTGTAGAAACCACTTTACCATCTAAAGCACTAAATAATAAACTCATCCTTTCTTCATTGAGATTACCTTTATCTATTCCATCTTCAAAGGTTAACCTTAGTGTATAAGGAGTGACGTAATCAACAAGTGGATTCTTACTTTCTGTTCCTACCATTTCTTTAGGTTCGATAACACTTAATCCTACTTCTGAAGATAAACTAGTTATTTTAAAAGAAGGTAGGTAATCACTAATACTAAATCTAGGTAGATTAATCATGTAACCCAATTCGTAACATTCATTTCTGCTAAATAGCTTCATGTTAGGAATATCTACATGGTTAACTGATCCTTCGTGCAGAAAGAATATATCCAAGAGGAAGAAGTATCCTGCTAGAGTCAATATTTCTATTTCTTTCTCATTAAAAGAAAAATTATCTAGTTTAAATAGATTTTTAGAATAAAACTTTTTAGCGTCCATCGCTAATAAAAAGAATATCGTATCACGGTTATATGGCGAATACTTGCCACATTCTTTATATTCCTTATTTTCTAACCATAGACTCTCATGCTCGTCATCTACACTGTAAATGACTATTGTATAGTCGATTTTCTCCCCATCGTCATTAACATGAGTCTTGTACTCAATCGTATCGATTTTAAAACGATCGAATATACTGTGTTCTTTTAAAATACTGAGCGATTTGTCAAGGTACTGAGATGTCTTGTTTACAAGATTTGTTGTTTTACAATACATAATCAGATCTCCAAAATAGTTTAAGAAATTTCATATTGGAATTCTTCCATTGTACAATTGATACGAATAGTGGTTTCACCACTCGTTACATATAGTTCTGGAAATGGTCTTTCCTTAGTATTTCCATTAGAAACAGTTCTTGCTTGAATGTTATCTAAACGGAAAGTATAAAGAACGGATTCATCATCTCCTCTGTCTAGACGAATATAAAGAATAGATTTATTCTTTACTTTAATACTTAGATAACGTCTATTAGAAGATTTTGCTAAGTATAAATTACGAATAGAAGAATTTGTAGTGAATCTTTTTAATCGAATCTCTTTTAGTATTTCGATCATTACTTCTTTTTCTAACTCATTAAGTTCTATATTGAATTTAATAAAGTTATCTTTAATACTTGGTACGGAGATAAAGTACTCCACCTTATCTCCTTCAATAAAATCTGAATCGAAGTAATAATCATCGTAAGCTTCGTTAATTATTGCCACATTAAAATCAATACCTAACATGTGATCTAAACGATAACAATATTCACGATTTAGATTACGATAATCTAAAGCATTTGGATTCTCTTCACGTTGTGTCGCTAAGTAAAAATGAACCAAATGGATAAACTGAATGAGTTTATCGTAATCAAATTCAAAATCAGTATATTCCTCTACGTCATCTCGGTATTTGAATACACCTTCTGCAAATAAGAGATAGGTTACTAAGTCTTCTCTTATCTTGGCTAAGTGTTTAAGTTTATCGTTTTGGATAGAAGAATAGCCAATAGTGATATTGAAATCTTCTTCTAGATTATAAGTTTTGAATTCTATAATTCTGTTTAAGAAAGATTTCTTTTCTTTTACTCGAATTACATTCGCGTGACAAATTTCTAGACTTTCGTACTCGTCAGTACTTTCTTGTTCAAACTGTATGGTTTTTAAAGCTTTCATTTTCTCAAATTTGTATTTGAGATCTTTCTCGATATGGTCATCGATAGCTTGTAAAAGCTTTTCATGATTCTGTTTAGTTAATGTTAATTTCATGATGATTTCCTTTAATAGTTAGTATTAGAGTAGACGTTTATATTCGTCTAAATAAATCGGTTTAGGTGGATGATTACGTCTACACCAACCATCCCAAATTTTACTTTTTGGTTTTAATACTTTTAAAGAAGCTTTTACTCTTAACATGTAATCACGAGGATAAGTTGGGCTATTGAGATCTACATTGAATGCTTCTCTTTTATAAATAGCCATCACTGCTTCAATATAACTATTAAGAGATCTTCTTTTAGAAAGTCTAACTCTCTTCAGTTTCAGTCTTTTGCTTTGCATTTAAATCACCTATTACTTTGTAGAGTTTTAAAGTATCTTCTTCTAGTTTCTCTTTCAATTCTGGATTTTCATCCATGAGTTTACTGTGATCTACCCAATCGTAAGTCCAGTCACTTTTACTCTCTTCAAAAGACTTTTTCATCTCTCTTATAAATCGAGTAAAAAATAATTTAATCTCAATACTGACTTTTTGTTTAGTCTTTCTGTTTTTGTTGTATCTCTTAAAACCACCTATTCTCTTAGTCTTAAAAGAATAAGTTGAATAGGATTTGGTATTCTTTCTAAACTTCTTAGATATAGACATTTTGCTCTCCTAATACTCTAGAGTACTGTTTAGGTACTCTAGAGATATTTTTGATTTAGTCAATTAACCTAATATGCCTTTTAAAGGATTTTCACCTTCTGGAAAGTCACCTGCTTCTACTTTAGCAATGACTTCATCCATCAGTTCGTTAGGTTTACCAAAGTTTGCTTCAACAGCTTCGGCTTCTTCTTTAGACAAGACAATTGTACTGCGCTCTTTCAGAGCGTCTACTGTCAAGTTATCTTCGTCTACTACCACTACACCTTTAGGTGGCCAGTCAATATCGTATTTTTCTTTCAATTCCTCTTTTGTTACTACACGGAATCGTTTATAAAGGGCTTTACGACCTTCAATACGAGCTTTGACTTGATTCAGTTTAAAATGACGATGCTTCATTTACTCTTCCTCTGATTCTGTTTCTTGTTCTTGCGGGTAATGACGTTGTTCATCACCTGCTTCTTCGCCAAAACGTGGCAATACTTCTTCTACTACGCGTCCCATGTTAAATACTCCTTAAGTGTTAAATGAATGGGTTTATAAAGGGATTTCTGAAGGATCACAATAGAGTTCTATTGCTTCTTCAGGATTTACTGTTGGAATGATCTTAGTGATCGGGAAAATGCCTTTGTGACTAGTGGATTCTATTCTGAATTCACCTAGTCTGAAGGAATGGGTTAGAATACTACCGTCGGTTACGGTTTTCACATAGAGTACATTATCTTTCTTGATAAAGGATAAGTACTCACTCGGATAAGGTGTACCTAAGTATAGTTTTCTGTAATCTTTATCGATACGGATATTTTTATCATGTAGTTTAAACATGAATTTATCTTTTAAGGTTTCTAACAAAGCTTTCTCGTAAGGATTCTCTGTATTGAAAACCATATTGACTGAATAGGCTTGATCACCTACCTTAAAGTATACATTGACTATATTGTCTTCAATAGACTTGAATTTTAATGTTAAAGCTCGTTTGTCTTGATCACCTATTAAGATACGAATATCAGAAGAGTCTAGACCTAATAGGTCGTATAAACGATACTTATTATTGTCTTCTTTCTCTAGTTTATATTCGCCTTTTAAAACTAAACCATATAAGAATAATTCTAATCGGAATTGATCAAAATCATCTTTGTATACGTCAGTATAACCTTTACCACCAATACGCTCTACTACATCCATACTGGCTCTAAGATCATCTAAAATATTGAGAAAGTTTAGATTCTCTAAGAATGAATCTTCTGCATGGTAGGTTAAGTCTCTTTGTAAAGGTGTGTGTCCTAACGTGGATTGCTTAACCAGCTTCGTTTCAGAACGCTCTGTTCCGTAGAACTTGGTTAGGATTTTATTGACCCATTGATTTTGAGTCAGTGGAATATGTTTATTAACATTGGTCTGGTAATAAGGATGATGTTTTATAGACTCTATACTGTATTTATTTAAAGCTAGGTACTTTTCTTTAATTCTAGAAATATCTTTAGAAGTAAATAAAAGTCTCTCTAAAATAATGTCTTTAGAAGTCCCTCTAAATCCACTTAAAATTTCGAATTTCATTTTGATTTCCTAAAAAGATAGAATAGGTTCAGAATAGACTAATACAGGACTATGGATATCCATAGTCCTGTATTAGTCTTAAAGTATTTTACAAAAGGTCTAATGACAAACCTATGCTGAACATAGTGAATGTTAAGACAATTGATGAAACGATAATAATCATGATTTGTGTATCCTAAATATATTTTTAATGTATAGTGCTACACATTAATAGTATATATTTAAAATACATTAAGTACATTTACATTACTACCTTCGGCTCTTGATGCCTGGAATGCTAAATCATCCCAAATAGGTCTTACTAAATATTCTAATAAGTCTTCTTCGATAAATGCGTTTCTTATATCGGATCTTAGCTTTAACTTAAATGGACACTCGGACACAAAAACTAGGAAAGCTAAAAGTAAGAAATCGCAAAGTTTAGAGATAGGCTCTTCACCTATCAATTCCCTACCTCGATATCCATCTATAGATCTGGCTAAGTCAGTAAATATCTGATATTTTGTATTACTGTCTTGCTGATAAATGTGGTCACTGTAACTAGATGTTCGAGATAATCTATTACTATCTTTAGTAAACCCATTAGTATAGTTAGCTTCAGTACTGGTAAGTTTATAAGGAGGTATTTCATTATTACCTACAACACCATGTCTGGGAATACCGTCATGTCTAATATCTATATAGAGGAATTTAGTACCATACGGAAAATTTGTTCCGTAATATTTATTAAGAGGCAATAGTAATTCTCTAGACAATACTTCATATCTCAAAAAGGATATCGAGGACACGTCTTCGAAGGACATTACTCCATCGATGAATAATTCTGCAAATCCTATTAGCGACATGTGTTTACTTTCAAAAGGTTCGCCAGAAGTAGTTCTCCTAAATGGATTAGTATAGGGAAATTTACCAATAACAGCATGTTTAAAAGATGTCTTTTCTGGGTTGTCTAACATATACCTATAAGCATTTAGAAAATTACCAGGTGTTTTGTTTTTCTCGTTTAGTTCGAAACCACCATTCTTATAGCTACCAAGTATTGTACCTGTTGAAATTCTATAGTTATCACCCTGTAATGATATTGCAAAAGGATTTAATAAACTATATACGTTATTCTCAGTACCGTCAACAATTTTCCTTTCAGGATCGTATATAGGGTCATCTATAGCGTAATCTGTATTGGAAGTATCGCAGCCAAAAATAGGAATGACATGTTTTCCATTTATTAATGGATTTAAGCTAACTAAGTCATGTAGTCTTAATCCAAATTTTTTATTTACTTCTCTGATAATACTCTCTAAATTTGCAGGCTTGCCCCTGGTCGTCGTTACTTCCTTATAGAAATTACCATTAACTGGGTTTTTATTGATAGCCTCTAAGTAGTTAGATTTTTTAAAAACAGTATTCGGTACTAAGACTTCTTCTTCGTTAGTAGGGCGGTAAATAATCCTTCTTACTACTGCGATATAACGTTCCATAATACTGGCTAATTCACCACTGAATTTTTTTATATCGGCTTTATGGTCATTACCATTGTAATTGGTAAATAAACCTGGAAATTTCTCTAATAAAATACCAACATACAATGCAAATCTAGCAAACAAATCTTTTTCTGATTTAAGATCATCGTTAAGATGCTTGAAGAACGGACCGAACCATTTATTATCGATAATTATATTCTTTGTCCTGTCCACATTAAAACGACCACCAAAATCTATTTTTTTCATATAAGCCGGTTTATCTTTTAGATACGTCGAGACCTCATCATTGATGTATATTTTAACATTATTACTACTTAAGTTAGCTATACTGTAATACTGTACAAAACTATGCGGATTTAACATATTAAAATTTTCATTAGATGAGAAATTAATACAATCATCCGTCGTTAATGGTGTTGATCTTGTAACTCCTTTTTTATTGATGTCTGCTACAAATTTGTAAAAATCATTTCTAAGCTTATACAAAGCTGAAACATTGTTATGTATTGTTTGTACATATTGCTGGTATTCTAGACCTCTATCTTGATAACTTTGTTTAAAATAACTAGGGGATATCGAGTCCAACCCCTTTGGGTTAGTTATGTTAAGAATTTTCTCGTACTGTTTAACTTTTATTTTAGAGTCCCATATTGTTTTCATTTCCCCTCTGAGAATGTTATTGTAAACTGTTATAGGGGTAGGTTGATGTCTTGTGGGTTTATAATCGTAAAAGTTGTTGATACGAGACAGATATACATTCAAATGCACCAACAGCATGGAATCCGTAATACCATGAGTAAGGTCGTAAGGTAGTTGAGTGTAATCTAAATCTGAATTCAAAGGACTTTCTGCGTACCGTTTTAATCTTTTTACGAAATTATCCATACTGTTTAGATATCTTTCGATAGTCTCTACTTCGGGAACGTCTGGATTATTAGGATCTTTTGATTCTATATCTCCATTATTAATCAAATAAGCCATTTTTCATTACCTCTAAAATTAAAAAAATAAAAGTATTACTGAGTCATACGAAATCTTAAAAGAGACACTAGGTTAATCCCTAGTGTCTCTTTATTCTATTTACCAGATAAGTTCTTCACCTGTACGGCCTTTAGGTGTAATAATGACTTGATTGGCTTTATACCGACGTTTACGGTTATAGTTTTTCAATGTCACACTTTCATCATTGAAACCAATTACCGTACCAATATCAAAGATGTTTTCCTTATAAGTCGGATACCAAACCTTATCACCTACTTGGATATTTTCAAAACGTTCTTTCTGAATTTCTTTATCTTCTTCAGAAAGAGACATTTCTTTATACCAATAGAAAGCAATAGAAGGAGAGATAGTAGCAAACCAAGGTACTTCATTAGACCAATAGTCAGTAATCAAGTTTAACCAACCTACTTGATAAGCAGTCTTATAGTTAACCATATCATCAATATCACAAACACGATTGGCTTCTTTAGTACGGTATTTATACTCGTACAAACCTTTAAAGAGGTCAATCATGTATTCCTTATCCGCACCATTAGGAATGATACAGAATACATTATAGGTCTTACCACCTAATTCCATAGGAATGGTTTCCATCTTATACTCATGGAAATTCTCTTTCATGAACTTCCAGGTACGGGAAACGGCACCGAATTCATATTCAGCAGAACCCATGTAATCGAAAGAGACAAAGTAGTCAATACCATATTTGTTTTCTTTAAATTCTGGGATATGTTTTTCTACACGTTGAATGTAATAGTTTTTGTTGTTTGCTAATGTTAACATTTTAAATATTTCCTTTACAAAGTTAGAATAGTTTAAATAGGATTACCAAATAGGTCGTAAATACTGTATTTAGCACTGTAATTAATTACAGCTTTATAGTACAGTTGCTTGTCAATGGTTTGTTCTTTATCGTAAATCAATTCACCTGCTAGCTTAAATAGAGTACCTGCATGAAGGGTTACTAGGTTAGTAGATAAAGTGGATTTACCAATATAAATAGAAAGGTTCTTACAGTATTTCTTATAGCTATCAGGAATACCTAATTGGCAATTAAGACTACTTAAGTTCTGTCTACCTAATCCAATACTTTTCGCAATCGTCAATAAAGATACTAAAGTAATATAATCTACACAGTTCTCACGCATGGTGAAACTATCGTAATTAATATCTTTCAATTTATCTGTTAATACACAAATCGCATAAACAAATGCTTGAGATTCATTACGACCTAATGTTTCAGTTATGGTATAAGGTGTATGGATTAAACCTTTTTGATGTTCGTCAGTTAGGTAATTATCTAATATATAGGATTTACTCACCAATACCCACTCGTGACGAAACCATCCTTTCTTGATCTTCTTACGAATCACAATAGGATAACTCGGTTTATAACCTAGGTATTCTTTCTCTACCTGAATAGAAAGACCATTCTTCTTAATCTCTCTACCATAATAGCTTAGAATCGTTTTACTTAGAGATCTAATCTCTCCTATCAATTCATTTACAGAACTACCAGCGAGTTTAAACTCGAGATCTGTAGCGTGTTCTGGTTTCAGTGCTAATCGCATGTTACTTTTCCTTTATACAAAATGGAATGAAAGTTTATTTATATTCGATACGGTTTACAGAGTAGACAATATCACCCATGGCGTCAATATCGCCTCGTATTCCAATAACCGTATTGGCTAAACCTTGATCAATGTATATTCCGTGACTGTATTTAAAATAACATTCAGGAATGCCCAAGTCTTCGTACCACATTCGGATATTGTTGATTTCTATCTTACCAGATTCAGTATAGAACATCCAAAGAATCAGTAAAGAGTAATACCGAGAACATTTCTCCAACATCTTAGGATTACTTACTTTACAGCTTTTATACATTTCTCGTATATTCAGTAAAGAATACACCAATGCTTTAATCGCTGTATTACCAAATCGTTTCGCAATCTCGTAAGGTGTTAACAGTAAATGTTCTTTATTCGCTTCAAAATAGAAATCTAAGGTACTAATATCCGACTTAATGAGTTTCTTCTCTTTAAAGAAAAGATACTTCTTATCGGTAGAATAAATATCAATCCCATGTCTAAACCCAGTATTGTCTAATGCTCTGACTTTAAAACTGAGTTTATGTTTTCTGACATGTTCTCGATACTCTTTCACAATCATTCGAGAGAGTACTTCAATCTCTTCTTTTAAGTCTTCTAATACTACTCTTTTTAAGTAAGACTTAATAACAAACTTAGACATCTTAATACTCTCCATTATTTACGTTTTGGTTTCAAAGTGAAGAAGTAGTGACGACCTACTTTACGAGATAGTTTAGCATGAGGGGCTGGCTTCTTTCCAGTAGAGAAAAAGATCGCATTGCGAGAAGTATCATTACGCTTATCCATAACGTGTTGGAAATACTTCTTACGAGCTAAAGACATGATCTCTTTTTCTTTACTCGGATTGAATACTCTCCCACCTCTTAAAGAACGATTACGAAACCATTGGAATTGTCCTTTAGAAGCCACTACCTTCTTTACTGAATTAGCAAACTCATGATGCTCTACTCGATTCAGTATTACATCCGCTACTGCTTCTTTGCCTTTCATGCTTTCGCCTTGAGCTTCGTAGTATATAGCCATGGCTAAATACTTTACCTCCTCATTGGTATTGGCTATTGCTGGCTTAAAAGTCAATACCAATGAAGACAACAGGATCCACTTTAATGCTTTATTTGCTTTCATGATGATTTCCTTTACTAAAAATAGATTATACAAAAAAATAGATTATACAAATTAAAAAATGAAATACACTCCTGCACCTATTAAAGGGCAGGAGTGTATTCTAGAGTATGGCTAATTAGCCACGAATTTTAGTAGTAGCAGGAGCAGGTTGTACTTCACGTACAATGACCTCTCGTACTACTTCTTTAACAACAGTAGGTTGAGGTACGACAACCGGTACACCACCGAATACGTAAGATACGCCAACAGCGGCACCTACATTTTTGCGGGTATCGAAGTTAACACCGGCTTTAGAAACCCATTTACCAGACTTGCTGATGTGCGCTACACCCAGAGCAATTGCTCCCTCGTACTTGAAGTAGCCTGCTCCAGCGCCGATAGAGGTTTGGCCAGGTACATGAGGTTGAGGAATTGCAGCGATCGCATTCGCACCAGCAATACCGGCACGAGCTTCACGGCGTGCGTCATGGATTTCTTGTTTCAGGCGTGCTTCGCTGCTGGATACACCACGTACCAATTCAGTCAGGTTATTGATGCGATCAGTGTTAGATGCCACACCGTTTTGTAAGCCAGCGATGGCTTTATCTTGGTTTTCATTCCAAGTGGTGTGTTTTGCATCAGCAGCTTCTACTGCAGCTTTGTTGTCGGCGATCTGTTGGTCTTGAGCAGTGTTCCACGCGTTTTGCGCTTCGACTGCTTTATTCAGGTTACCAATTTGCTCAGTATTGCCGGCGATTTTGTTGGCATTGATTGCTACGTCGTCTTTAACAGCAGCCAGTCCACCATTCAAGCTTACGATGTCTTTAGCGTTTTGAGCAACTTTGCCATCCAGTGCTTTAACGGCATCGGCATTCACTTTCACACCTTTGGCATTTTCGGCAACTTTATCGGCAACTGCATACAACTGAGAGCCATTTACAGCATCGGTAGAAGTAGCAGTAACACGACCAGCGGCTACGTTAGTGATGGTGCGTTCCCAACCTGGTTTACCAACTGAAACGGTAGAGGTAGGACGATGGCCTTTGAAGGTACCAAATTTAGTACCATTCACTTCAGCTACAGCAGTACCTACAGCAGCTTCGGTAGTAGAACCAGAACCGATTGCTACATCATGCTGGTTGACGGCAGTAGCACCTTGACCCAATGCGGTAGAGAATCGACCGCTAGTGATGGCACCATTACCTACTGCGGTGGATTGGTCTGCAATGGCTTTAGTGCCAGAACCCAGAGCGGTAGATTGACCACCCAGTGCATTGGCATGGAAACCTACAGCTACGCCTGCGCCTTTAGCGACCAGAGCGTGGGCACCAATAGCGGTACCCGCATCACCATCGTCACCTACTACTGCACCTTTACCGTAAGCAGAACCAGAGTAGGCTCCAACATAGGTATCGGAACCTACGACTGTTACGATATTCGCAATACCTTTGGCATGTGGGCCTACTACAACGGATTGGTTACCATTCACGATGTTTTCGTGACCGGCTACTACGTTCAGTTTACCGGCTACAGTACCATGGATACCAGCGGCAGTGTTAGAGTCACCTTCTACAGCCATGTCAGTACCGTATACAGCATTGCCAGCACCAGTCACGATGTTTTGATCGCCAGTAACGGTATTGAATTTACCGTCCACCAAGTTTTCGGCAGAAGCTTGAGAGATGGCAGCTACGATGGACAAAGCGATCAGAGATTTTTTCATGTTTAATTTCCTTTTTAGATGGATAAAGTAAAACGTCATTACGTTTTCCCGAACTATTCTCATTAAAAGAATAATCCCGTAATGACTACGGAGGTTAATAAAACAAACATTTACGGATAGAAATTAAGGATAATTCCTCAATTCCACTAAAATGGTATAGATTTGAAATTTTCTAATTTACACGGTATATTTTCCATTTCTATACTTGACCTCCTCATTATCTATCACTGAGGAAGTATCCGCTTTGTATGTCTTTTGGAAGTTCTTCATCTTACGAGGTTCTTTGTACCCATGATAGAATACTGTTTGACCTCCAAAGATTTTATTAAAGGTAATGACTACCATACCAATAATTAGATAAAAGAAATTTAGTACCAGTTTAAAACGAGTGAATACACACCAAATAAAGAAAGCAAAGATAAAGAGTTTAATCATTTTAAAAGTTCCTTTAAAAGTTAGATTAGAGATAGATTTAAATAGGATTACCTTACGCTTAGGTAAAGCCACTTAAATAGTATAGGTTTCAGTAATTTTAAAAGACGACATAAATCCCTCACTCCTCCTATTTAAGGGAGGAGTAGAGAATATAGATTAAGAATAGTCTACAAAACATTCAGGATCGATTTGTAAGAAAGCACTTTCTGCATACACATCTGGTAGATCAGATTGATCTATCATGACTAAGTAATCAGAGGGTACGACTTCAATCTCTCCTGAAATGGTATCAACAAAGATACTTTCTCTTAGATTACAAGGTGCATAAAAGACATTATGTTTTTCTAACCATTGTATCGTTTCATTCATTTCAGTAAAGCGAATATAAGAAAGAATCTTCATGATGGATTTAATCCTGTCCAGTGAATGTTTTAAATAAACCAATAGAAGTCGCTAACATCACTTTCTTATCTGTATCGACTAAGTCTTGGTTAAACTTCCAACCTAATCGAATACGTAAGCAACGAGACTTTAAGAAAGGATATCGGTATACTAAGTAGTATTCAAAGATACCATTAGAAGCGACTTGAAAGAGTTGTCCTGCTTCGTATTGATCTGATGCATAAGGATTACCAAACATTTTAATAGGTCCATGTAAGGTAGTCCCACATACATCGTAATCGAATGTATAACCTTTGTTACGACAAATCCAGAATACTCGTCTAATAAAGATAGACCAGTAGTCTTCATTAGGATGTCGTTTCAAATGGTCTTCATCTCCGTCGATTGGATTGTCATGCGTTAAGAACCATTTAAAGATAACAGGTATCTTTCCTTGGTAGTTATCACGCATGGAGAACCAAACAATCAGAGGAGAGAAAGTAATGGTCAACACATTCACGATCATGGATGCAATGAACATAAAGAAATAAATCAGTACTACAATCGCAAATTTCTGTTTTAAGGTTTTATCCATTTAACCTCTTTTTATAGTTTTGGTATTAAATAAACTTCACATCCTGTACAAACTCTACTTGATCACGAGATTCTGGATCTTGTTCGTAGAAAGTAATCTCAGGTGGAATCACGTCATTCATGACTTCTTGAGGAATGACTTGTACATCTTTACCTTTCAGTAGATCAGGATTACGATTCAAGAATACTCTCAGTTTATCGTAGATGGCTTTACGAGCAGTGAAACCATGAGCATCACCTACACGAGTGGTTTTGTGACCAATGTTCACTTTATCACAGCATCCATCGATATCGCCTTTATCCGCATAAGCATTAATACCATTCTTAGACCAGAACCAGAATGCAGCAGCAGTACCTAAGTCTTTCTCTAAAAGAAGATGAGGTGAAGTAGAAGGCAACATGTTACGAGAACGGAAGAATTCCATGTAGTTATCCTTACCTGTTACTTGGATAGGACCTTTACCGGAATAGTTCCAACCATCATCACTAGACTCAGGACCATTACCCATACGGTTTGCATAGCAATGGTTAGCAATCGCACGAGGATTCTTAGCAATAGCCAAAGCTTTAGCATTAGGAGTGCCATTAGGATTAGCATAGCGTTTAGGCCAAGTGCGAGCCAAGCCTTGTGCTGAGTAGTTTAAGTTTTCTTTCAATACACGCAGGTAATTGGATTCAATCATTACATTCGCCATAAATGCCGCTACACGATTAATGGTATTAACCTTATACTCTTCAGCGTATTTAGCAAAGTAAGGTGCCCATTCAGTAGCTACATTAATCGAACAACCTGCAGCAGATAAAATCTGTTTCCAGTTTTCAGCTTTCATTTGTTTATCCCTTATCTATTTAAAGATAAAATAATACCAGTCACTACTCTCTACCTAATTTAAAGGTAGAGAGTAGAGATAGACTAAATTAATTGTGGAAGTAGTTCAAAAGGCGAGTTTTAGCACCTTCAGAGAAACCATATTCCAAAGCTTTAGTCATGTCAATAGAAGTACGAAGGTTCTTCTGACGAGTCATCGGATCTTTCAAAGAAGTCAACATGTTCATCAGGTTAGAATAGCAACGCAAAGATACAGGATCCAATACTAAGTTTTCTTGGAAACGAGAAAGATTCAAGAATCCCAATACTTCAGGTTCATCACACATCAATTGCAACAAGAAGTCCATGGAGTAACGGAAAGAAGCAGAATCCGTTTTGGTAATGATGTCCATGATGTTGTAGTAAAGACCGACTTGCATAGCAGGGCCTTCATTCACTACAAAGTTCTTGTCACCCATCAATGTTAAGATGTGGCCATTGAATTGTTTCATTTTAGCCACATAGTCAATAATACCAGACAAACACATTTGTGCAGTAGTAGAAACATGTTTAAAGACTTCATCTTGAGACAAGCGATCGTAAGTATTATTGTACGTACGATTCTTATCCAGTTCTTCTAAATCACGTACACCATCTTGTTGAGATTCTACTACGACTTCAGGTACGACTGGTTTAGCTCTCATGTCAATCTCGTACAAAGCAGGTTCCAAGTAATCAGGATCGTTAGGATCCAATGCTTCTTCGCTGTTAGGTGCATCTAAACGATCTTCATTCTTAGGTTGTTTAGCTTCTTCAGCAGCTTTCTCTTGAGCTGCCAATTCAGCTTCTTCCTCTTCACGAGCTTTACGCTCTTCTTCTAGTCGTTGACGACGATTCTTATTGAAGTTACGATCTTGGTTTTGACGTTGATAGATTTGTTGTTTAGTTTCTGCCATGATAAGGATCCTTATTGAAACAAAGTGAATAAAATAGTTTTACATAGATTTGTAAAAAAGAAGTTTGCGCTAGACTTCATAGGTTTAACCAAATCCTACTAAAATCAAAAAAAAAGAACATCCCTGAAATAGGAATACTCTTTTTATTAGTAATCAGGAAATTAATCCTGATTACCAAAGATGACTTCATTGATCATTCTGGTAATGATCATCACTACACCTGGCAGTACTACAGTCCACATGCTAGCCATACCGATGGATTTCATCAGACTGCCAGTAGTGTAGACATGTGCTACCAGTAATGGTACAGAAATGAAGCTAGAGATCATTACGATGAATGAAATAAAGCTTACAAAAGAAGTGAAAGTATCAAAATGTTGTTTCATGATTAGATCCTTATACAAAGAGATTAAATGTTTAGTAGAGTTATCTCTACTAGGTTCACTTTAATAGTATATACTTGAGATAATCTATAATATAAAAATCTAATCCTTCTTTTATACCAAAGTCATAAACCCCAATGGTCCCTAATGGTTCTTGTCCTCTTAAGAATCTCCAAACTCCTTAACCCCCTTTTCCCCAAAAAAATCTAATAAATATCGTCAGTCGAACCAAGTCCTCCTTCCCATATTTATTAGATACAAAAAGTAAAATTTTAGTCTAATTTTCTCTTATTTTTGTCTATTAAAAAACCCTATCGGGAATCAGTTAGACAAATTCCCAACTGCTCCTGATTTTACTAAGTATTGTAAATCAGTACAGTGGTTACACCACGCTATTTGTTGGGAATTGTCTAAGCTATTATTACATGCTCTATTATACCTAATACACTTATCCATACGGCTACGAGTATCCATTTCGCTTGTACGCTCCATTCCTACTCTACACCTAGGTGAATAAGTGTATTGGTAATCTAATTCCATCTAAAGCTATTCTAGCCTATTCTACTGGCCTCGCTCACGCTCTGCCCCTCTTTCACTCTTTCTCTTATTTCCCTAATAATACAGTATAATGTATTTCTAAAATCTCATTTTGTATAATAATAAGATTTCTTCTCTAATAATAAAAGAATTCTTATTATTGTAAAAAGTAAATCTAATAATACTCACTAATCGTTCGTATAATACCAATCAAACTACTTTATTATTCCTTTCACTCACCCAGCGGTAGCGTATATGGGTGAAAGGAATAATAAATATCCTAATAATACATTTCTTTTCTAATAATAAAGAATAAATTCTATTATTATAAAAAACATTTTTATTATTATACAAAATAAATCTATTTCTTCTTAAATTCCTCGTAAATACGAGTATTTTTAATTCTAATAATATTTTCTCTATAATAATAGAAAAGTATTTATAATCTAAAATAGATTAAAATAGAGTAAATAAATAGATAAAATAAAGAATAGTAAAGTATAGAGAATATATCGTATTTACTAGCTACAAAAGCAAATATAGCTGTTCTGTAATGTTTATAATGTGTTTTCCTGATGTTTTGCTTTTGTAGTATTTATTAAGATTATTATTAGTATTATTGTATTTAGATTTATTATTAGTAGTATTATTTAAAATATATCTAGATATATTACTTTAGTAATATAGATAGATATACTTATTAATTACTAATTAATATTTATATTAATTAGTTTTAAATACTATTTTAATTTATTTAAAAAGAAAAAGAAAATTAAAATAAAAGAAAAAGAAAAACTCAAAAAGGAATTATCAACCTAAATCCACTAGACTAAAGATTAGGTAACAGAATACCAAAGAGTGAGTAGCGCGTAGCGGCTACCACAATGTAGACTTAGGGTAACAATAACCACAGTGAGAGTAGCGCAGCGCAGCAAGCGCTCTAGAACTCTCCTAGAGACATTCTAACCATTAAGACTAGATAACCACTCTATTTCACTTCTAAACTCAATCCTAGATCAATCTAGAGTCTATTAAGACTAGTCCTTAATCCAATACCATTATTCCCAATACTAACCAATAGAATCTACTAGTCTAACTAAGACTACTTACCAGAGATCCCTTAGTAGATTCTAACCAAATACCTATACCACAAAGTGCATATCTCGTTTTAAATCACCAATATCGATTACAGAGCCATAGAAGCGATTTTAGAGGGGTTTAACCTCAATGATGATAAATGTCCTTACTCGAAAAAGAAAATCAATCTGAGAGCATTCTAGAGGGATTTAAACACTATGCCTATTTTTCAGATTTTAGAATTCAGATCTAAAACTACCCTAGGAGAGTTCCTATAGTAGCTTAGTGTGGATCAAGATGGGTTAAGTGATTAGTAACGGTTTATAGTGTAGGAAATTTTCTAGATAGAAATTTTTCTAAGTTACCACTCTTGTATGAAACGATTAACACGTTTCGTATTGTTATCTTTTTTCTTTTTTGTTCTTATTATTATTTTTCTCAGGGCTGCTCGGGGCGACTCGGGTGGTCTTGGGAGTATTTTTGCCTTAGAATTATTTTTCAAGTTTACACTCTGTATGAAGAAGTACTGATTCAACTTAGTTTCAATGCTTCTTCTCATTGTTTTCGTTTTGTTTTTATTAAGCCAATTGGCTAAGAACCACCCAGTCTAGTCTTAATCGTCATTCTAAACATCTTCATGGGAGCTTATTAATCCCACCCCGACGATAAAAGGTTTAGATTGGGATCTTTTTAGAAAGGAATTTATTTCTGTAAGTTAGTTATGTATGAAAGGAAGTAGTGACGACTTTATAATAGAGTGATAATTTTCCAAAGTTAGTACTCTATTATGAACTGTTTAGAGAATGAAATCTCCCCACTACTACCACCAACCACTAACTACTACAACTAAAAATAATACTACTAATAATAAATCTAAATACAATAATACTAATAATAATCTTAATAAATACTACAAAATCAATACTTCTAATAACACTTTTTAAACTTTTCACAACTTCTATATTTTCTTTTTTACTACTTTTTTTACTACTTTTTTATCTTTATTTACATTGTTTTAAAACTGAGAATAAAAGTTTATAGTGTTTAGTTGATTTAGATAGTTTGGACCTATACATTCTTATCGAATGTTATAGGAATGTATAGGCTAACTGGCTATATTAGCTAGACCTATATCCACTAATAGATTGGTTAGTATTTCGTATTCTATACGATTGTAAACCTAACCTTTCTAGGGTATAGATCCTATTAAGATCCCTGGTATTTAGATTTCGGTATTTGCTTTACGTTGGTATGGTGTTGGTCGTTAATGTTGGTTTGGTTTCAATCTAGGCTTTTCTGGCTAATGTAAAAATGTATGCGCTGTTAGCAGTGTGTTGATCTTCTCTCACGAGGGGTGATATGCTTTGTTATCGTTCGATCATGTCTGCGATGGGTCTGAAACATGGCTTCTCTCCAGCTTTTCGGCTCGCAAGAGTTGAACCTGTGTAGTAATGCACCAGGGCGAACAGGCGGTACCTCGTTCGACTTAGTAGGCGGGTAGGCTAGTAGAAATACTGGTTTACGGCACGAACTGTAGAGAGGTGTGCAATATCCCAAGAGAGTCCGCTATACGGTCTATCCGGTTCGGCTAGGTAGGGTTTCAGCTAGAGGCAGTCTATTTCTCTGTATCCCGTTGGGTGTTGTTTCCGCAAGGAAATAATATTCAATGCGTAATCCAAAAGATTCTTGATTATCTATTTAGGTGTTCATGTCTTTTCGATTTGGATATTTAAACTGATTTTCAGGAGTCTTTTGAGCTTACGAGTTCCGAATGGAGCTGGGTATCGAGAGATAGGCGGCTTTTAGTCGTCACTTTACTTGGTCGAGCTGTGCGGTTGCTATGCAAGGTCAGGACTTGAGGGTGCGTATGCATTCTCTGCAGGGACTGTTAGGCGCTTCGGTCGAACGGGACTTGTCAGAAGGCTTAGGTTGAAGCTAAACTGATGTTAACGGCTAACGCTGTGCTGACGTAAGGTGAATGCTGAAGTCTATTTACCAGGGAGGGCTGATGGCGAAAGCTTGACGTTCGTTCTTGGGCCGGCTAGTGATGATCCTGCCTCGTCGCCGAAAGGCGGCGGGGTAGGGGAGCTGGTCGGTAATCGGAGGAAAGGAATTGAAATATATCGTGTTTAAATCAAAAAAAAGAAAATACCTCTCTACCCTTAGTAGGTAGAGAGGCTATAGACTTTAGTCTACGTAGTTGTGGAAGAACCGGTATGCATCACCCAAGGTATTGAAGAAATGAATACCGCTATTAGTGACTACAATAGAATTAGCACTGTCTGCGACAAATTCAGTACCGATAGGTTTTACCACTGGTTCAGGCTCAATACCTTCAACAGAATGGCGATAAGTTTTCATGTCACTAGCTACAGTGAAAGATACACGATCTTTTTCTACTTTAATGTTAGACACTTTAACATCAGTCGAAGAACCGTATGCTTCCATTAGGCTTTTTGCTTTATCCATAGCCCATTCGGTATCGGTATCGTAATGACCTTCTTCAGCATCCATTTCAGGATTATTACCTAACAACAGATAACTTTCTGCCAATTCAGAAACTAACATAGTTTTCCTTTCTAATTTAAGATAAAATTTTACCAAGCAATTCGTCACGCTTAGTCAAATGATATTCGACACACTCGTCTGCATCATCAAAGGTAGCTATGGCGCCATCTACACTGATTACCGTATATTTAGCCGTACCAATGAGTAACGCATCATGAATCGTTAAGAAGAAAGGTTTACCATTTACAGTAACGTTAGGATCATTACAGGTAATGAAAACACCGTGTAATGGTTTCTCGTTAGCATCACGATTAATCGTGATTTCTTCTACAAAGCGATAAGATCTCAATACTTCAATGGTATTGTCTAAACCTTTATAGAAGCTACCTACATTTGTGTAATACTCTTTATCACTGCTTAAAGTAATAACAGAGATCAAAGATTCGTTTAATGTTTTTAACATGATCTCATTCCTAAAAAGATAGATTAAACAGAATAGAAAATACACTACTCCTCTAACAAGGAGTAGTGTATTCAATTTACTTATGGTTCACTAAGTTCGTTTTAAACTTAGTAATCTCACAAACCATGGACATAGCCAGAGATTCCATCTCTTTGCTATTAGTGCGAGGAATCCAAATGGTTTGATTCAATTTAGATTCCTTACCGAGATTGAGGTATTCTACTTTCGTTTTAATAACGACAGCAGATACCCCATGACGGATCATCAGGTTATTGAGATCTTTAGACGATAATAGAAGTTTATCTAAAGCTTCATGATAGGCAGTATTCACAGCTTTCTCAAAATACTCTAGATATTCGTTCGCTTTTTTATTCAGCGAATTATCACCTTCCAGTACCACTAAGTCAGCAGTGTACTTTTCAGAATACACCATGGATTTAGAGATGTCCTTGAGAACGATATTAGAGACGTTCTCGAACTTTACAGATTCATCAAACATCTCTATTACTCCGTTATCAGGTTATCGATGTAATCACCTACGTAGAACAGCATTACGTAGATAAAGATTACAGTAACCATCGCTATAGCGGCAGCAATCATGGTTTCTTTACGTTCTTTAGTTAATTTCATTTACATTACCTTTCGTGGTGAGTTTAGATACAGTGTTATAGTACTGTTTACCGATCATTAATAATTCCCCATCGGTATAAGGGAGCAATTTTTCATCAGAAGTGTTATGGTAAGTAACACCATTGGTTACGATAAACTTCAGATTCAGTTTATCCAACATTTCGTTGATCGCATGACGGTTACGACGAACATGACGTTCTGATTCGCAGCTCGCCAAAATACCATGGTTAAACTCATGACCACCGTCCTTCATGAATGAAACATCGCCTAGATGATTACCGTATTCAGTTAACAACATTTCCACACTTGTACGGTACAGCTTAATGTGGTCATTTAATACTTTACGAAACACTTTATTTTTAGTGGTACTGAATTTGTACCATTCGGTAATTGCCAGATATAAAGCAGCAGAACCAAGAATACCAACACAAGACAAGAAGATAATTTTAAACATAATCAGTTTTCCTTTATACAAAAGTTAGAATAGAATAGAATAAATTTCAGAAGAGGGAATTATATATGAGATGTGTGAATTAAAGAAGAGAGATTGAGATCAGGCAACCTCTCTTCCACTTAGTGTCCTGATTCACTAGGGCTAAATAGAGTAGTTATGGTTAGTATACAGCTTCTAACCAATCTTCAAACAAGTCATCATTGGCTTGTTCGTATCTATCGAGGTAATCTTGCTCCTCTTTAGACAACGTTTTCTCATTCAGTTTTTTATTCTGAAGATACTGCACGTAGTACAAGTTCACATCTTTCACCTCCTTTCTACGACAAGAATATTACTCTAGGATACCGTGAGTATCCTAGAGTAATGTCGTTTATGTTTACCACTAATAAAGCAAAAGATTATTCATCTAGATAAGATATTGAACATCTCTTACTAAAGTTTGAACTCGTTTAAAATCAGGAAAGGTTCAATCTAATGATATATATTTATTTTAATCTAAATTATAGACAGAAAGTTTGAATGGAAAATGGAACTTGAAGATAAAGAATATAAACAGATTGAATCATTCTTAGAGAAACAAAAACCTAAGGTAAGAGCCAATGCTAAAATCATTGAGGCAGAAGAAGATTATCCTTACATGCTCCATGGTTCAATTAACGATAACATTAAAGTATTTACCCCTCGTCTAGCAGAGCGTTATGCCAAAGGTCAAGAAGATAGAACAGTAGATCGTGTCCATGTATCGGAGACATTGGTCGGGTGTATCATGGGTATGGATGAGTTAACTGGTTACTTGCAATACAATACTGGCGAAGAAGAAGCTGAGGTCTTTAAAGGAGGTTGGTATATTTACGCCCTTCCTTACAAATACGCATTACAACCTAATGTCAATCTAGTACACGATGCAAATCGATCTTCTGAAGTCTGGTTAGTCCCTTACTCTAAAGAAACCAAAGAGTATAAAGGTGAAATCATCGCTAAAGTATTTTTAGAAACTATGTCTTATGCTAATTTAGGATTGGATGAGAATAAGAATACTTTAAGAAAATACATTACAACTTACATTGTAGAAGTCTTAAATAAATCCATTAAGATTGATCAGTCTTCTAATAAGCAATATCCGAAAGGCTGTTATAAAGTAGAGATTACCCGTACTACAGATAAAGGTCATCACGTCAACTATTCTTTCAATGAAGACTTAGTAAGAGTAGGGAAGATAGACAGAGAGGAGTACAATAAGAAGAAAGTCATGGCACCTAAGATGCTTTACAAGAACAAAACTTTTTTCAACTGGTAGTACTTATATATGAAAAGTTAACAACAATCTGTTTATACTCCTTAGCAAAAACAATTGTTTGACTCGGTTCCCTTGATGTTTACATGACGCTCTCCTTATGTAAAACACAAACCTAATGCCAATGTCTTTACTGATCTGATTTCATCGTGTTCGTTAGTAAAGTTTAGATAATCGGGAGATGAACTTGTGATTAATTGGCAACTCCACGAACAAGTAATTTGATTTGGGTTATTTGTTCCTAGTTATGTTTGATGGCATAATTAGTCTCCATAATAGTTCTGGGCTATCCTCTCTACTCCTCATCGGGGTAGAGAGGCTCTAGCTTTTATTTTTGGCTATTCTATTTTACATGAAACATTACATTCTAAACCCGTAAACAGAAAAGGAAATACTATTATGGCTGAATTAACCATTACTCGCGCTTTGTCTCGTGCTAAAGTAATTAAGAAACGTTTGGACGAATTGTCTCGTGAAGCATTTGTAGGTTATGTACGTAAAGCTGGAGCTGAGAAATTAGGCGCTCAACAATACGCTAAGAATTCTCAATCTAGTTTTGATGAATACCAATCACTCTTGAAAGAGTATGTAGCGATTAAAACAGCTATTCACCAATTCAACGACACTAAAAAAGTCACCATTACTGAATTCGGTACTTTCACTGTAGCTCAACTCTTGGTAGAGAAATCTATCTTGGAAGAGCGTCGTAAAGTATATCGCAATATTCGTGAGCAAAACAATGTTGCTTTGAATACTATTAACAATGCTCAAGAAACCATTGCTCGTGAAGTATCTAAATACCTAGCGACTCAAAACAAAGAATTGAATACTGAAGTAATGAATAAAGAATTCTTGGATGACTTGGCTAAGAAGTTTGAAGAAGCCAAACAAAAAGAATTGGAAGTCATTACTGTATCTGGTTTTGACCATTTGAAATACCTGGAAGAAGAAGGTAAACGTATTGAACTCTTTACTAATGAGATTGATACTATTCTTTCAGAAGTCAATGCTACAAACATCATCAACGTAACTTTCTAAATAAAATAATTTAGAGTTACCTCTTTTATTTGAGAGGAATATTCAGTATTGTTCTAATAAGTACGTATCCATCCATTTTATTTATCTTTGAGTGTGTTTAGGGCTTTTGGTGAAATAACGTACTTATAGAATAGTTTATTGTATTTCTCTCAACCTAGTGCGAGTGACGGAATTCGGTAGACGTATCGATGGATAAAAAATTATATTGTAAAGTTTGTGGTTTCGAAAGAAATCCTGGTAGGAGACTATGTGTTGACTGTAATTTAAAAAGACACAGACAATATCCTAGATACACATGGAAGAAGACATGTTTAGCATGTGGAGAAGAATACGAATCTTTAAGAAAGGATGGAAAATTTTGTAAATGCTGTTATAATTTACAAAAGGAACTAATAAAAGAAAATATAGCTAACAACAACTATGTAAAAAAGAATAAGACGTCTAAAAATTTACATCGTGAAATTGCAATAGAGTCACTAGGTCGTAACTTGAAAAGTGACGAAGTAGTGCATCATCTTGACTGTAACCATTTAAATAATGAAAAGAGTAATTTAATAGTTATGAAATTAAATGACCATGCTAAATTACATCGCTATTTAAATGATCAGAAACTAATTATTTATAAGACAATTGGTGCCGAATATAATGAATACTGGTGTCGTTTGTTACCAGTGTTTACTAACACATGGATAGAATTAACCAACGCTAAGATTTTAAGACTTATATAAATTAAAATCCGAAGCCTTTGGGCATGTGGGTTCGACTCCCACCTTGCACACCACATTGGAGGAATCCCCTAGCGGCAATGGGATCTGACTGTAAATCAGATGCGAAAGCTTCGAAGGTTCGAGTCCTTCTTCCTCCACCAGTTTTTAAAGATATGTTAATCACTTACCGAATATCAGTAAAGTGAAGACCCTTGAGAAGATATGTGAAGAGTCAGCAAGCAAACTAGACTACGTCCTAAATACTTATATACATGTATTTTAATCTAGGAATGATTAAAGATTCGCATACTCGCCAATAATGAGTAAAGCGCTATTGTTAACACTAACATAGAGGTTAGTCACTTAACAATTAAACTTAAAGTTCTAAAGATCAAAGTTCTAAATACATAAAGTTCAAAGTTTTAAAACGGTAGCGGAATAGATTAAGAGAAAGGCTACCACTGAAAAGCTTTAAACCTATATAAGTTAAAAGTTCTATCAAATCCTACTGTTGTGGTTGATTAAGGCATTCACCCTTTCTGATTCCCGTAGGCTGGTTTGATGGTTAACATATCTCCCCTACCCCCGCCTCTACTTAGTGAAGACCAGGCTAAGTAATGTATTGATAAATTGCTCTGCGACTCCTGCCTTTCCATCGACCCACTGGAGCAATTTATCACTGGCACTTCTTACGAGACCGTAATGTCAAAACGTGTCCTAATGGCTATTTGGATTGGGAATGTGAACGATATGGGTATAGAAAGTCCTTTTTAGGATGGATAGTACTCTGGACATTACTATGAGATTACGGTCTCAACCCAATGCTTCTGTATATTGAATCAATATAGAATGCGTTACTTTCAATTTCATGATGACTACTTCGATGCACTCTCTACCTATTCGGGTAGAGAGTGTACCTTTTTATGTCTTTATAAAATCAAAAAAAAATACTCTCCTGTAAAAGGGAGAGTATTTTTCATTTTAACCAAATAACGGAGGAGGTCTTTTGACAACCTTCTCTTTCAGTATATAAGCAAAATTTATCACGGTTGGTTCGGCAATTTGATCGATGATGACTTTGAATAGACTTCCATTAGGAGCAACCAAAAACCAATCAAAGCTTTTCATAATGCCAAAATCAACAGAGAAATACAAACCAGCTAAATTAATAGCGATTTCTCTTTTGTCATTATACCGACTAAGAAGATTAGCCTCATTCATGATTTGATAATAGAGAACGGATGCTTCGTAAGTTAGACATGTTCGTTCGTGCGTGTCTTTAACTTCGTCGCATTCAATAATCTTGAATAGTTTCCTTTCCAGATCTTTAATCAACTCATCGAGTTTACCTTCTCTTACTTTGGGTTCTACTTCTTCTAATTTAGATTTGTTAGCTATTTCTACCGAATCTAAATTGAACGTATAAGCTTTAGACATGATTCTTCCTTAAGATACTTGGTAAGCAATACCGCCTTTATCACCAATGAACTGAACACTGAATATCTTAGATAGAACAAAGATATTCCAAATAGCTGACTCGTCTTTAAAATCAGCAGTATTAACGGATAAAGACAAGTAACCTTTATTCCAGATATACTGAGGTGCTGAGTTTTTAAGAGAGCTTAACGCCACACATTTGTGTAAGTCATTAGGCAAGTAAAGAATCTCTTGAATATCAGTATTACCTTCGTAGTAGTAATTGATAATCTTGATTAACTCTTCAATGTCTTTATTTTGTTTCAAGACAAAATGTTCAGACATTTTGTTGCTACGAGTAAGAACCAATCCTACACCCTTAACTTTAGTCAAGCGGATAGAATACCCACAACCATTACAGAATTCCAAGAATATTGCAGATTCAGTTTTACTGATACTGACAAATCCTTCTTTCAATATCGTGAAGGTTGCTTCGGCTAAAGTCAGTTCTTTGAATTTAATATTTTTCAACATGATTATACTCCTGCACGTTTTCTTCTAATTGCCATAGAAGTCATTTTGTGCTGTTTGATTAGTTTAGCGTAGAACGATCGCATTTGGTGACAATATTGTCTACGATCCTCAATATTAGTAACCGTACCAAATCCTACTGGTGGTTGACCGTCACTAGTCTCTGGGATAGGATAGAGTTCTTTAATCTTATCCAAGATGTATTTACCATCACCCATGATCCGAGTACCAGCATCGAAGTTGTGAAGACACATGTAGTCAATGGTAGTACTTGCTGTAATGATGTGTCCTGAATGGTAAGGATTCTTATAGATGATAAAGTTATCTTTGCTTTCAATATTGAAACCAATATCTGCTTTACCTTCGATTTCTACATCGCCAGAAATGGTACCAGTACCATAGACACGAATCTCACCATCTAAAGAAGCATCTCCAGTGATATAGGCGTGGTCTGTTACGACAACTTTACCATTCAGTTTAGCATTGTCTGCCACAATGGCATTTTGCATGACAAAACAGTTACCATTGATTTCAGCATTACCAGTAACTACCGCACCATCTTTAACCGTAGAGTTACCAGCAATGATAACATAGTCAGTTACATGAGCATGTCCCAATACAGAAGCATTATCCATCACTACAGCTTCTTTACCTACCCATGCCCAGCTATCTTCTTTAAAAGAGAGATTGCTTTCTTTAGCAATGTATCCACCTAAAGTACCTTTCTTAACCGTACCAAAGTCTTCCAATGCTTTAATACGAAATACTTTCTGACCTTTGACTGTAATCGTATCATTAGCCAGCATGACATATTTCTGGTTATGTGGAGACATCTTCAGCTTAGTGGGTGTTTTAGGTTTCTTAGCTTTAGCCTTTTTACTAGGAAGAATACTGTGTATGTTAGTGCTAGTAATTTCACAAATAGCAAACATGACATATACGGAAACAGTAGTGTTCTTAGTAGGACTTAAGATTTGGCTTAAGTTACCTTGAGTCACTCCCAGTTTATTAGCTACCTTAGTGATGTTCAAACCACTTTTGTAGATAGCTTCTCGCAGATTATTTTTGATTTCAAAAGTATCTTTTTCAGATTTAGCAAAAGTTTTCATTATACAAATTCCTTTAAAGTTAGATTAAGAAAATTAGTTTAGCAGTTAGGAATATATGAATGGGATTCGAAAAAGGAGAAGTGCGCTTACACCTCTCCTTTACTTAGTATCTTAAGTTTCATTTAAGGCACTAGGGCTAGAATGATTAGAATCAGTAAACAGTCTCTAACCATTCTGCGAACAGTTCGTCGTTCGCTTGGTTATACCAGGCTAAGAATTCCTGTTCGTCTTTAGTTAACCGTTCTCCGCAGAGCTTTTTATTCTCTAGGATCTGGGCTAAGTAAGATTCCACACAATACACCTCCTCTCTGCTATAAGATTAATCCTCTTATCAGTGAAGCTTAACAAGAGAACGATAGCTACAAACATATTTCGTTGATGTTTGCACTTTAATGATATATGTTTAAAACATATTAGAATGCTCCTCTCTACCCGCAAAGGTAGAGAGGGGCGATATGTTTTATGTTATCAGATTTTGCCAATCCAGTTTAATACTGTCTTTAGCAGAGGTATGCATACCTTTCATGGAAATCAACATGATCTTAGAACCAGGCAATGCATTTACAGAAGCAATACCATTAGGATAACTAGAGATGTTAGGCCCTGCACAATGTTCGCAATAACTATTGTTTTTGCTTACACACATACGAGGAGATCGCATCATTACTTCTTTACCTGCTAATGAAGCAATGTTCTCTTCCGTAATCTTAATAGTCGTACCATTCTGAATAAAGTAGTAGTCTAAGTACTTCTCATTCTTTTTAGAATCTTCATCGAAAAGAATAGGTTCACCGTATTTAGTACCACACTCTTTTCCATCGACTTTTAAGTTAGCAGCAGAACGCACAGCATTCTTAACGTCTACACCACCTTCTTGTGTCTCTAGGCCACGTCCAATAGAGCCTGAGTAAGCGTCATTGACATAGGTAGAAAGATTCTTAGGGTCTACCCCTTTATTCAAAGGACGATTAATGTAAGTAGGCTCTTTCGTATCGTCCAGACCTTTAGCAAAACCAAAGTGATAAGTCAAACGTTTACGAGCATCATTAAAGACCTTACCTGAAATCGCAAATCCCATGAAGTCATCGTCTTTCAAGTAATCTTTATCGATCTTCTTCAACTCATCATCAATCATGGTTTGAATAATCGGATCGTCTAACTTATCCTTATATTCTTCAAACAATTCTTTCTTACGTTTCTCTACAGCAGGATTAGAAATAATCGCTTTCTTCGTAATAGAAGGAACAACTGTTTGAGTAAAGTTAGAAAGATAGATTGCGTTCTCAGCGAACTGTAAATACTCTTCAGTAAAGACTTCGCCTTCTACCAAATCATTCTTTACATCATCACGAGAACGTTTCCATTTACGGATAAACAATTTTTCTACATCAGAAGGAAAGAATCGTTTATTAATGTAAGGGACTTTACCTTTAAAAGGATCAATAATCAATAAGTAGTTTTGTAAGAGATTACCTACTGAAGTTTTGATTTCTCCCCAATTAGGAAAGATAAAACCGTTGGGTACAGTAATCAATTCTTTAAAATCCAATAAAGGTTTAGAAGTATCTTGACCATCATCAATATACTCTTTAGTGCCAGTATCTTCATTTAAGTAGTAATAGCCATTAGCATCTGCTCTAACCAGATAATGTTCTTTTTCATCTGTACGGAAAATGGATAAACAACTCTTTACCCAATAGGCATCTTTATACCATTCTCTTTTCATTCCGGTTAACCAGAATTCGTGTTTTGTCATTTCACACCTCTTGTTTTGATTTGGATCTCTTGTACTGCACGCATGATGATGTCGTGAGATTGAGAGTCGAAGATGTAGTTATCCAAATGAGATTCAATGGCTTTTACTGTGTCGTTAGACCCATCTGAAGACATCAGTGCAAAGATGTAAAGATTATAAGCCATCTCTTTCAAATCCATCTCAAAGACTTCTTTACCGTAAATTGATAAATAGCTTTTTAAACTCATCCCTAGATTGACACCATTACGAATCAATTGAATCGCATAGAAGCTATCATCTCGCACTACAGACATAAATTCCTTAATCCGTTGAGAAGCACCCATGATATCAAACTCATGCTTCTCTTGAACTTCTACTTGTTTCTTACCTCGTAAAGTATTCACCAATCGTTCACGAGTAAACTTAGAGATTTTCTCAATGGTTTGACCAAATTCAGATTCATCAATGGTTAATCCTCCTACTGTATTTAATAGTTCGTAGAAGGTAATCACATTGTCTCGATCTGCTTCTAAAATAGATAAAGCAAAATCGACTTGTTCATTGTTTTCAATATCAATAGCTTCAGAATAGATTCGATATAAAGTAATCGGATCATGTACAAACTCTTCTGAAACAATAAATCCAATTTCACCCAAGAGTTCTTCAAACTGCACACGAATAAAGTCTTTAACCCTTAGTGTTAATTCATTAACCGTAACATCATCATTACTACCACGGATGATGATTTCTAAATTGTCTGTCCAATCTTCATGAATTCCATCGATAAAATCAATGGCTTCTTTATACTCTTTCGCTTCCTCTGGAGTCCAGTAGTCATCGATAAAGTTTAGAATAATATTCGCCATAACTCTTTGTTCCTAATAATTAGAATTTAAATATAGCGTTAACTATATATGTGATGATTTCTATTTTCATAGCTATGGAAACAATAATAGAAATAATCTAAGAATATTCTGATTGAATCAAAAAAAACCTTTCCTAACCCCATTAGCTAATGGAGAATTTATTAAAATGTCAAAAATGGATAACCGCATTAGTTTGCACACAGGTATCCCCAGCTTCGATAAACTCACGATTGAAGCCAAAGGTATTAACCTAGCCCCGAACTTAGAAACCAAGTTTAAAAAGGCAAAGCGTCAAAAAGTACTCGATATCGATCCTTCTCGTCCTTACGTAAAATCACGCGATGGCGAAGCTAAAGTCATTGAGCGTGTTTCTGCTATTCCTGAAGAATTGAAAGATCAATTCTCTCAAGATGAGTGGGATGCGTTGCATGACTATACTTTCGAATCTTTGGAATCGACTTACAAAACCATTAAGTTGATGATTGAAGCTCCTACTAAAGCATTCAAAGAACTCTTGACTCAAGATGAGAAATACAAACCTTATGTTCAAGAAGTTGAGAAACTGAAAACCATGCTCGCCATGAATACATCAGATACTCGTGATCTGGTGAAAGAAGTCAACTCTATTCGTAAACTCTACGAAAACTTCTTGAATGAAGATGGAACAGTAAAAGCAGATGTCCCTACTCTGGATGCTTACATCATTGAAAAGATCATCGACATTAAAGCTCGTTATCTCGTCTGTACTAACCGAGTACGTGCCATTACTGAACCTTTGACGAAACATGTGTCTGATTTCTTCTCAGCCATGAAGTTTGGTTACTACTTAGACCATCCTGATGAAGCACCTGAAGATGTGAAGAAATTTATTGACGAACGTCTCTACCAATACACCAATACTACCCCACCTACCCAAGACCACATTGAGGAAGCCAATCATGTCGGACAATGAAATTAACGAAATCAAACAAGAAGACATTCAGCCTTCTGTACAAGAAGAAGGTGTATTGCCTCTGTCTGATCATGTAGAGGTCACTGAATCTACATTAGCTCCTTCTACATTAGAAGAAGATGAAGATGATGTAGCAGTCTTCAACCCACCTACTGAAGAAAAACCAGAAGAAGCTAAAGAAGAGAAAGATGAATATACTTCTTTAGAAGATGAATTACCTGTATTAGGTACCATTCAAGCCGAACCTGAAAAGAAAGAGACTAAAGACGCTAAAGAAGTTTCTAAAGAAGAAGTCGTACAAAAACTCTTGAAGATTGTCGGTAACGATAAAGACGACTTGAATCTTTGGACACCTTCTATTCGAGTACTGGATGAAGAAAACAAACCCGTATCTAAAGATGTCCTTTTGGATCCTAAACGTCGTATCTTGACTGATATTGAAAAGATTGATTACACTGATCCGAAACAGTTGGAAGAAATGATTCAATCTATTTCTATTCCTGCTGAATCACCGGACAACATGGTACGTTACTTGGTAGAGAATCCAACTAACTTGGAAGAAGAAAATCCTACCATGATTGTTCAATCCATGTCGGATGCTCGTGAACTCGTTTCCACAGACTATCGTATGTCTGAGAAGATGCTCAATGAAGACGACATTGAATTGACTCAAGCTGTTTACTTGGATGTGGATCCAACTCAACGTACTCGTTCACGTCGTACCAGTATTAAGAACACCGGTGGTAACTTAACAGGATTGCGTGCTAAAGCCGCCATTATGGACGCACTAGGCATGTCTACGCTCTTTACCTTGGTTCTGCCTCACTCAGGTCTGGTAGCTATTGTGTCGCCTCCTGTAGCCGCAGAAATCATTGACTTCCAATACATCTTGGATACCTCTAAGATTAATATTGGTCGCTCTATTGGTGGTTCTAACTACGGTACAGCAACATGGTATATTAACGATAAGTTAGTAGATTTGTTTATCAGCAAATTGTCTTACATTAACTTGAAAGACTCTTCACCTGAAAACATTCGTACCTTGTTAGACCCAATGGATATTCCTACCATTGCCTGGGGTCTGGCTTGTACCATGTATCCTGATGGTTATGTCTTTAACCGTACGGCTCTTTTAGATAATGGTAAAGCAGAACACGTACGTGGACGTATCTGGTTGCCTGATATGGCGATTTACGCTAACTCTCGTCTCTCTACTCGTCAGAAACAACATCTGATTAAAGCAGAGAATACAGCCATGTCTAATGAGGAAATCCTCTCCTATCGTCGTGACTGGAAGAAAGAGGAAGAAGTGCCTAAGTTTGAACGTTTGATCCATACTCGTAAGATCACGCGTAAAGCGGGTACAGAAATCCAAGACATGTATGTAGAATTGGGACAAAGCAACATGGAGAACTATGTAGAACATGGTTCTGCATGGGATGTCTACATTAAAGATGCTGTAACGGAAACACTCTCTATGGCGTCTGATGAAAACATTCGTTCTCGTTACTTGTCGGATAAAATCCAAACTACTGCTTTGCGTGAGTATTCTCACTTCATTCGTAAGATTCGTATTGAGCGTTATTTGGAAGGTTCTGATAAATCAGAAACCATTACCATTGACATCGATTCTCAAGAATCTTTGACTGAAACCTTGGACAGTCTCTCTAACGTACCTGAATTGCGTAATACGCTGATTGAGATTGTAGTGGAATACATCAATAAACAAATCAAAGTGGTTTATGGTGTACCTACAATTTCCGAGTATGAAGAGAAACACAATGCTTCTCCAGTAAGCAATAAGATCGTACCAATCAATACGGTTATTGCTTTTTTTACACTGACCGCTCGGATTTATCAAACACTCGGGATCCGGTAACGGGTAACGTATCCACTGTAGTAGAGGGATCCATTAAGGATCCCCTATTCGGTGTGTCTTATGTCAAACGTTCAGAAGTCTATCCTGAATTAGAAGGAACAGATGAAGGCGAAGAAACTGTACCCATTAATGTAAACAATGAAGACTTCTTAAGAGTCTTAGTGAGTTCAGGTGCTAAACCCATTAAAGACGATGGGGAAATGCATCTCTCTTTATTATCGTTACATGATGCGTGTTATGGTTTAGATACTCATTCGGAATATGGAATAGAGAATCCTGATGGATCTTACCAGCTCTCTCATGATTCCTTACGTCCCATGACGATGAAGAAGCCTTATGATTTAGTCGGAGAAGGTTCTTACTTAGCTTTACTCTCTGAAGAATTTGTACTCTTTGAAGTTTACCAGAATACGGGTATTACTTTACCCCAATGGCTACAGATGACTCGAGTAGAACACAAGGTAATTAAGAAAGCAGTCGATCGTAAGAAAAAGCTGCAGACTTCGATTAACGAACAGACTAATCAAGAACTGAATGAAATGGCAAAAGAAGTTAAAAAATAAATCTGAAGTGGTAACTAAAAAAGAAGGTACTCTCTACTCCTTACGGGGTAGAGAGCGTTTCTGAATTTATGTCTTATATTATGCGAAGATACTCTTGTCCTTGGTTCTTTGCAACATAGCAAAATCTAGTCAGAAAAAATGTTGCTTAGCATTAAGCAACGGAAGAGGCGGAGACGACTACACTAGGTAGGGTCTCTAGCCAATTCCATATACTCGTCTACCACTTACTTACTACTCTACTCCTAATTAGGAGTAGAGTAGAGTGGTTTTATGTTTTATGCTAGATCTTTCATCAACATAGGTGCTGCGTGAAAGAAGTCAGTTTGAGTAATTCGACAAACTGTATAGACCACCCCAATAGGAATAATCAAGTTACGTTCTTCAGAGAAGTAACTCACAATCGTCGAATAATTCGCACCCATGTATTTTGCCACATCTTTCAAAGTCTTGTTATTACGACCCAAGATGACTTTCAAGTTCTTACGCAATTCACGATTCATTTCGTGAATGTATTGGTTATTAGACTTCTTAACCTTTACTTCACCAGCTTCGGTTTCAATGAACATATTCTTTTCCTTCCCTTCTTGCTTTCTCAAAAGCCAACATGTCTTTCATTAATCCATATCCTTCACGAATACGGAAATACTTAATATCCGGATCACCTCGATAATCACGATCACCCAAACGAGCAATCGTTAATCGACATGCTTTCTGAAAGATCCCTACATCGACATATTGGAACAATGTATCTGTTTGTTCCAAGTAATCTTTAGAGATCTTAATAGCCGGTATTTCCACAGAGTTAACGAAGTAGAGTACTTCTTTCATCTCTACTGCTTGTTTATAAAGATCCTTACAAATGGCAGTCATGCCTTTTAAGGTTTCTTTCAATAAGCTGTTATTGAGATTAATCAATACTTGTGCTTCTTCGTCTTCTGCTTGAATCTCTTTCTCTGCTAATTCTAACATTACCTTAGTTAAGTAAATGTTTTCCGTTAAGAAAGCAAAGTCGGAAATGGCAGACTCTTTAGGCGTACCTTTATAGAACTTCTCTATATTAGCTTGGATTTGAGAAATGAGTTGTTTCCGGTTATTCGGATCAATGGGTTGCGTTTCTTGTTCGTTCAAGATATCAGTCATGATGGTACCAGATACCGAACCACGATGGATGACATCTAATCCTTTAGAACACTTATTGTGCACCATCATGTTCTTAGGATTGATATTAGAACCTGTCTTAATACGACGATTCTTTAGAACTGCTTGACGCTTTTTAGCTTTAGCAGCTTTACGTTGGTCTTGTTTAGACATGAATAATTTCCTTAAATAAAGTTAGAATAGAAAGATAGGATATTAAATTAAAATCCTATTGCACGTAAATAGTATATATTTATTTTAAAATAGAAAACATAAAAAAGAACACTCTCCTCTACCCTTTCGGGAGAGGAGAGTAAAACGAGTAAAGGAACTATGTGGAATTGCCACGCCGTCATAGTCAATTGAAAAAGCAAATAAAAAATGTTGAACGGGATTAAATACGTCCGTCAGTAAATAACCCCGCACAGATTACTCCGAAGAATAATCTGTACGTGATTATCTAAATCACAATGGAACAAACATACATCAGGAAGTGAAGGAGTAAACCAGATATACCCGAGAACCAGTTGATTACTCCTTCATAACTAGATGTCGTCTGTATTTTTCTTATTAAGAGTCTCTAAGTGCGAATACTTGATCCTCATGCGTGCGATACGTTTATTAGTTTTGTATTTAGAGGATGTGTCTACATCTCTCAAAATACGGTCGTAATGCATTTGTGCCTTGCGGTCATTCTCCATTCGGAGTTGACGATTACTTAGTAATTTTCCCATTTTAAAAACAAGTGAAGTAAGATTTGATTTAATAACAAACATTACCTAATCACTTATTGTTTAAAATAGAACCAAGGGCTAGTATCTATTTCAAGGTATTCTTGACCAGGTAACATTTCCGCAAGAATGAACTGTCCGTCACCTAGGTATTGTTCTACCACTAAACTATAATAAAGGGTAGGACTATTGCCTAATAAATTAGCAACTTCTTGTCCACTCATAACTTCATGCACATTGATTAAAAAATGGTACATGCAATCAATGTAACAGTTACATATAGATATTGCCAATTCGTCAAGAATATACGCTTCGTGCACTAACTTACTGTATAAAGTATCTGCAGTTAATTTAATCGCCACTTGATCTTTAAACATGGGTTCATGCGTATTGATGTGGTTATAATGACGATTGATTTCTCGTTTACCTACATTCAAGAGTAATTCATTAATCACTTGAGTGTGGTTAATCGTAAATCGATTTTGTACCAAGGTATCCACGACCCTAAACGTAGGACCGATGTTCACCATGATTCTCAGTCTAGGTTTATTCATTGTACTATTCTTTCGTATAAACAGTATAAAGCGTATTCGCTATTACCATTAATTGTCTAGGTGTCAAGTCAGGACTAATTTCCTGTTTAAAGAAAATTTTACGAGTCATCCCAAACTTAACAATCCCTAAACTTTGTAAGTATCCAATCAAGTAACTGATAAAGGTTTTCACAATGACTACGTCTATCTTGTTACCTGTATTAGTTGTTCTGAAAGCAAACTCTAATACTAAGCTATCAATTAACTGCACAGGATCCATTCCAATAGGGATATTGAATTCCTGCAAGATATCTAAGATATAGTTTAGGGATTGTATTCCACCAATATTGTTAACATCGATGCTATTAGCAGTATCGTAGAATACTTCTTGTAAATTGACATAATGAGAATAGTCAGCTCCCCATTTAGGAAAGCTGACGAAATCCATGTGTCCTAGTATAAGATCGTTTTGCATACGACGTCGTACTCCATTTCGACATTGTTCACTTCTTCATTCACCAATATACAAGGATCACCAATTCTTTTGTTTCGTTTACCAAATTGAGAATTCGCACTAATGTCTCTAGGGATTAATTCAATATCCAGTTTAGGATTCTGAAGAATATAGTTAAAGAACTGAGGAAAGAGATTTCCTAAGTAGTTTATAAACTTCAAGAAGAATAAAGCAATAAAGATCCCTTCATCCTGTTCTAATCCAAACTTTAAAGTAATGATGTTACCAAAACAATCTCTAATGACTCGATCATCAGTAACATCTTTATCTTCGAATATAAACTCATTGTCTACATAAGCATCTTCAGGACTGTAGTCAAAATAGTTTACAAAGAACCCATCCCAAAGTCTTACAGCAGTATGCTTGACAATCTCTTCATTAACCGGTAAAGAAGCAAAGTAGATATCCTGATAAGTAATAGGTGTAGATACGAGCAGAGAATAAATGGTTTCATTTAATCCTTCAACACTGATCACTTTCTTTGGATCGTATCCTTTAATGGAAGGATAGTTAATTCTTCTAGAGAAAGGCTCGTATCCGAATAGTAAGATACATTCCTGAGTGACTTCTCCTAAGTTGATATTCAAGAGTAAGTCATTAGGCAGTAAATACTCGGCTCTCTTCGGTACCATCATTATCCTCCCAAGGTGGAACATCTACAGGCAATACTTTACCCGTCGTGATAAACAAAAGATTCAAACTCATGATGTTATTGGTTTGTTCAAAATCCAAAGCCACTTGACATTCAATCTCTTTTCCAAACCAAGACTTATCTACCACAATCTTAGCTTTACGAATAAACAATCGAGCAATGAATGCTAAGTAATCTTCTTCTAAACCCGTTTGTACATCATCCCAAACATGAGCAGGATTACCTTCAGAATCTACAAAGATTTTCTTTTGTTGCTCTAAAGGTAAAGCCAAGTAATTACGAATAAAGTTTTCTACATACTCGTAATCATTATCCGATAAGAATCCATCCATTCCATCAATCAAGTATTTAATGATTAATGAAATATGGATTTCAAATTCTTTCTCCAAATACTCACGAGCTTCTTGAAACTCTTTTTCTTCACTAGGTGTTTCAGGTAGAGAATCAATCTCTATTGTAGAAGTACTCACTAATACCATAAAACATTTCCTTCAAAATTAGATTAATTTCAATTTAATAGTATAGGTTTATAATTTAGATAAAAGTTTACCTAAGTAATTCCTACCTGCCCAAATGTCTCTATCCGCAATACTCCGATGGGATAAATCGACATTAATCCCAATAATAGCAGGAAAGTCGTAACCACAATAAGCAAAGAAGACATTAGCTTCATTCAACTGATCTAGATAATCTTTAAACTCTTTATCTTGATAGTAATGTTCTTTCTTACCTTCTACCATTTTCTCAATAATCACTCGTCTAAAGTCTATTCCATTTCTGTTAATAAAACCATATCGATTAAATTGATCTAGTAAAGCTTCTTTAATCTCTTTAATCATTTTCTCTTCTGTCTTATAAACAGAAACATCAATTTCTAAATAATGAGCAATCCATTCTATCATGAAACACAAGACATTAGGATAGACTTTCATGATTCCTTTAGGACTTAATAGATTTAAATCAAATCGATAAGTAATCCCAAAGATGTGATCACCTTTAAAGAATAGATGATTATCAATAAATCGCTCTGCAGCTCTACTCGGTCTATGTTTACTTTCAATACAGAAAACATATTCGACTTGAGTATCTTTTAATTCTTCTACTAAAGTATCTTCAATTTCTTCCCAAGATAAATTCCCACATCCACATCCAATAGCCGGTAATCTTAATTTAGTAATCCAATGATATCCTTCAGTCTTATCGTAATCATTTTCAAAGGCTCTTAATCCTTCTAGTATTAAGTCAATACACGAATCATCGTAAGGAGATATCTTAGTCGGTAAACTCACTAAAGTTTCAGTAGCAGTAGAGTATAAGTGATATTTAGTCTTATTGATTTCACCACTCTTACAAGCTTCTCTATATTGGTTATACCACCTAGGATACTTTTGTTTAAAATATAATGCTAATCCTTTCCCAGCAATGCCTTGTGTGTTAACAGGTACGCAATAAGCACTTTCTTTATCTAAGAATAAATCTTCTTCTACAATGCGTATAGGCATGTCTTTATTCCTTCTTTTATACTTAATCAGAAAATAAATTAAACATAAAAGAATACTCCATTCCCCAGTGAAGGAGAATGGAGTCGTAATTCTTTATTTAGGTAAGTAACGAATAATCGTATACTTCTCACGATCAGGCATGTATAAAGAAGTATAGATATCTGCATGTTCTTCTTCAGGAACGTATTTAGCTAATACTTTATCCATCGGGAAGTAAACCACATTGTCTGATTCGTTTTCAGGCAAAATTTCACGCAAGATATTAGTCACATGGATTTCGTCAAATTCTAAACAATCTAATGCTAGATCGTAGATAGAAGCTCCACCAATAATCCATACATCTTTATACTTCTCTTCTAAAGAAGCAATCTTCTTCACAAAGTCTTCAGGTGTTTCAATACCATAAGCATGAATAATTGACATGTTATCGTATTCATCATCAGACAGAAATCCACGAGATTGACGATTACTCACAATCACATTGGTGCGATCAGGTAGAGGACGTTTAGGTAAACCCATCCAAGTATTCTTACCCATGACAATCGCACAGCCTTTGGTTTGTTCTCTAAAGTAGTTTAAGTCTTCAGGTAAATTCCAAGGCATGGAATTATTAATCCCAATGACATTGTTACTGCTTTTGCAGACGATCAGTTTGAGAGACATGTATGTTTTCCTTTAATGAATAAGTCATATGTTTTTGTATGGCGTTAAAGAGATTATCCAATTCTTTAGTAACGTAGCACAATTCAGATCTGGATAAGTGAATGCCTTTAATGACTGAGGTATAAGAACCAAAAGTGAATAAACCTTTTTGACGATACAAGAGTTTAATCACTCGCTTTCCTTCTCCAATTTCAATCCAGTAAGTCCCATTATACTTAAATGGATTAAATCGTTTTCTACGATTAGATTCAGTATTCTCAATCTTAATCGGAAAAGGAAAAGTGTTTTGGTTATTTAAGAAACATTGGGTAAGTAAATGTAAATCCCCAATGAATCGTTTAGCAGTATCAGATAAGTCTAATTTCATTTCTATTTAATTTCCAGTGTTAATTACATCAGAAATAATAGATAGAAATTCTTGTTTACGATTAAGTATAGTGTCTATAGTGTCTCGAGTAGTTTTGTGGCGCAATATTAAGTTTTTGGCTCTTTCCATTAGCTTATCAACAAATTTGTATTCTTCTCGTTCTGTCAAAGAAGCTAAGAAGTAATAAGCGATTTTATAATTTAGATTATCCGACAGACAATCAGTAGTGCCACTATCCTGTTTCATGTAAACGGTAACGTCGTAGTTAGCAAAGTTTTTGCTGTCAGCATTTTTAACCAGTATGGTGTATCGACTGTCATCTTCGGAAAAAGAAACTGTAAAGAAAAATTCCTTTTGATGACATTCAGTCCATTCAGCAGTATCTACATCTTCAGGATAGTAAATATCGATACTGTAACAAAGAGAACGACCATTATGTTTGATATGGTTTATATCGTTAATTCGGTGTTTGGCTCTTTCACCAAAGACATTATAGATAGTCCCTTCTTCTGTTTTTTCAAAACTAATTTTATCCGTCGATAATTTTTCAGTTTTACTGACGACCTCTTCTAAGAACTTCTTCAGTTCTGTTTCTAATTTATCTTGTGCTTTTACAGTGTGCTCACCTAACATAATCACATTTCCTTTTAAAATAAATCTAAGACTTCAAATCCACTTGGGGATTCTACATCAAATCTCTCGTTTAATAAATCACATAAAGCTCTGGCTTGATTAATCTCAGAAGTACCAAACATATCCGAAACAGTATTGTTACATTTCTCTACATTGACTTTTAGTTCTGTCCAAAGCCAAGGTTTACTATCCAGATATTTACGCCAGAGTTCTTTATACAAATAATAGGTTTCTTCCATAGGCATTTCTCTTAAAGGTGGGTTACCTTTTCCTTCTTCAATAGAAGGATAACCTTTAATGAAACACTGGAAATGATGCTCAATTGAGAGACCATCGTTTAAACGCGCATAGAACGCGCTGTAGCGCTTATCTCCTTTAGATGAGCATTCGTATCCACCAAACCTAGACCACGTGTATTTGCTCATTATCGTGCCTTTACGACCCCTTCCTGATGTTGGTACTTACCATCGTAGGGATTTAGTGAAGAATCTGTGTGTTCTGCAAAGTAAATCGTACCAATTCCACATCCTTCGTAAATCGTCATGATCATGTTGGTTTGGTTATAGATTTCCAAAACCAATTGTCCTGACCAACCTGACTTTAAAACAGTAGGAGCCATGTTCATGCCTAAGCGAGCATAGCTACTTTTACAGAATAGTAATCCAGTAATGTTATCAGGAATATTAAAAGATTCTAATGAATGTGCTAAAACAAATTCACCAGGATAAATCTTCCAATACTTTACTTTCTTCTCAACAATATCCCCATCTCGATTCTTAAGATAAACCGTTTTAGTTTCAGAAGGTTTTTCTACATTAACAGGATCAACTACATCCCCACCTAAAGGATCTAAATAACACATTAATCCTTTAGTTAATTCTACTCTAAAGAACTCTACACTACCACCTAAACGAATATCGTATCCATTTTGAGATAAACCATGAGAAATCTCTTTAGCAGATCCATCGAAGAGTTTAGATAGAGAACACGATTCTTTACTAGAAATAAATGGACTGATTAAAGGCTTCTTTTGATGACATAAGTTAATAATGTCTTTATCGGATAAATACATTGTTTAATCCTTTTTACAACTAAAAAATAAATATTCAAAAAAATAGATTTAAACCAAAAAAAAGAAACCCCACCCCATATAGGAGCAGAGTTTCTTTTGTACCTTGGTTAGAATTTCCACCAAGGTTTAGGTGCAACGGCAGGGATTACTTTACCGATACGTTTACGAGCAGACTTAACTGCTTTGTTGACTTTCTTGTGGTTATGGGCACCAGCCACAACCAATCCACCACCTACTACTGCGCCGGCGAGAGCTTTACCAAGAATGATTGCTACTTTCTTAGCAACCACTTTGGTGTTAGATTCAGCAACGGCACCAGCGACAGTTTCAGTTACTACGTTCAGGGTTTCTTGAGCTTGAGTTTGAGTGTTCATTTCAGTTTCCTTTTCAGAGTTAGATTGAGTTTGGTTGGATTGGGGTTGTTGGTTTTTGCTGTCGAGCTTTGCAAACTCTGCAGCGATTTGAGCGTCTATCATTGACTCGTATTCCTCATCAGTCATGCCGATATTATCCGGAATAGCCTCGTCGATCAATTGGTTGAATTGATCCATGTTACCTTCAAAGATGTTTTCCATGTCTTTGTCTCCCTTATACAAAGGTTAATAGGAATACTCTAGTACCCATGGATAGGTACTAGAGTATCGTAGGTTAGTTAGAAGCCGCTTTCTTGGCTTCTTGGTAATCCTTGAGAAGAGCAATCTCCTCGCGGATCAAGTCCATCAGATTCTCATCTGACAGATAACGTACATCACTGTCTGTTGCCAGGCAGTTGCGGAGGAGCACGCGCTCGTCCAAGTCTTTCGGCATCAGCTCAGAGAGCAGACGTCGAGAAGACAGCAGAACAGGAGGAATCGTGTCGGAAGGAGTCTTCATGTAGACCCTTCTGAACATGTCATAGCGACTGAATTCCTTCAGCCATTCTTCAATGACTACTTTCTCCTCAGCTTTAGCCTCGGCTTTATCAGCCTTAGCTTCAGCCTTTTTGATACTTCGTTTGTTAGCAGCATCATCTTTGTCTTTTTGTTCAGACATGGCTTTTTCTAATGCGTAGCCTACGCCGGTTAAAACTGCTGCGCCCAAAAGGGTAAGAATGATTCTGTTCATGGTGAACTCCTTATACAAAGGTTAGTGAAAAATATCGATAGAAGAGGGATTCTCCTATCAGGTTCACGTAAATAGTATATATCTGAAATTATCTAGAATATAAAAAAGAATTACACTCTTTAGTAATGTATGACAAGCACAGACTAAAAAAAAGAAAGAGAGACGATGCTGTTAACATCGCCCCTCTGTTGATCTATTTAGTAATTGTTATCTAGCCAATCATCTAACAGATCATTATCTTGGCTTGTTAATTCCAGAAGAAGTTGCTCTTCCTCTCTGGTTAAAACAAAACCATTGGCTTGCTTCCATTGAAGCAATTGTAGACAATATCTTTTCATTGTCACACGCCTTTATTCTAATATAATAAATGAATGTACCTATTACATTCCTTATAATGCTATATTTCTGAATTATATTAGATTTAAAGGTAAAAAAGAAAATACTCTCTACTCCCGTAAAAAGGAGTAGAGAGTAGTATCTATTATTTAAGCTTTAAAGTAAAGATCCTGATGGAACTTCACTAAAGCTTTGATAAATTCTAATTCACCAGGAATACGGTGATGGTCTTCTACCTGTTCAAACATGTCGATAAACTCTTCAGCCGTACCACTGAAGAATCGATAGTTCCAGACATCAATCTTAGTAGAAGTCGTAATGAAACCAGAATCCACACAAGGATTACGATAGAAAGTCCAATCGTCTTTCTCAGCGACATCAAAGTTGATTTCACCGATACCAAATAGAATCATACTGTTACTGATTATACCTCGAGCGACCATCATGTGTCCAGATACCATAGCATAATCTTTAATGACGGCCTCACCATAGACACGAGCATTTTCAGATACAGTAGCATTATCTTGTACTGTAGCAAATCCATTTACTCTAGCGTGATCAAAAACATTACCATTGTCTTTAACACGAGCATTACCAAAAACATACGATTCACCAAATACACGAGCATGACCTTCTACGATAGCATTTTGTAATACTTGTGCATCGTCGTAGACATGAACATAATCACGTGCAATGGCATTGTCTTTGACTTTGGCATTGTGATAAACCATCGCATCACCATAAATCCAACATGGTCCTTCATGAGATAAGTTGTCTTCACTCTCTACAAAACCACCCATATTTCCGGCTTCTACATCACCGAAGTCTTTCAAAGCTTTAATACGATAAATCGTAGAGCCATTCATGGTAATTGCTTGATCTTTTAAAATCTCGTATTTTTTATCCATTATTCATTTCCTTTAAAATTAGATTAAAAAAGAAAACACTCTCCGACCCATTGCGGATAGGAGAGTATTACTTTCAAAGATTATTTGCCGAGTTTCTCAGCACCCAATTCGTACATGGCATCACGAATGTGTTTGTGTTGACCACCGCGAGATTTGGCATCTTTAGAATCGGCAATAGTCAGAGTGCTTTCGATGCGACCGAACTTGGTTACTTCAGTCGCTTCACCACCTTTTTCTTTAGGAGGAGTGCGGCTGATGTATTCACGAGTCACCAGATGCTCTGCGCTTACACCTTTAGAGATGTGGAAGTTAGCAGACAGGGACTGCAGGTTTTTGTCTTTAGCCATTGCACCAATTGCTACTTCACCAGTAGCCAGAGCAGTAGCGGCAGTAAATGCATTAGTCACTTTGAATACTGCTTCCATTTGTTTCGCATCTACGTCCGCACCGTGACCAGCCATGTAAGTCATCGCAGCATCGATTGCTTCTTTCTTGGTTTCCAAAGCTTGAGACTCTGGATTGTATACCAGATGGTCTTTAGCGATGATATCGGCAAGTTCACGAGTTTGTTGATTAATAGGCATTTTGATTTCCTTTTTAAAAGATTGAAAAGATATTAAATAAAAGATTACTTCTACATGTAGAAGGATAACTTAAAGAACAGATTCTCGCATTACCTTCATGTTAATAGTATATTGTTGTAATATTTTAGAATATCTTCTCTTTAAAGAAAATCAAGGTAAATACCCATCAAAACCATCTAGTGTCTCAGGTGCAAAAGAAATGGGTTTGTAAATGACATCAAACTCTTGCATTCCAATATAGAGTAAAGAGTTATCAATCGGACGAATACGAATCCTCCCCGTATCGTACTGGAATCCATTATCTTGGAAATCTAGTACTTCTACTTTTAAAGATTCTTTTCTGTATCGAACAATATTCAAAACAGAAGCATCAAGTTCTTCAGGAGTAGGGACAGGATTTAAATAAGTATTCGTAGTAACCACATAGTTACCATCTTGAGTCAATACTCTGTCAGCATAGACCCACCACTGAGCACCTAAATGTACTCGACGATAAGGTTGAATGAAAGTCTGACCTTTCCATCTTTTAGAGTTAGGAGAGACTTTCAGATTCACTCGTGTATTCTTTAAGTCTACATCGAAAACCTTATCACGAATATCTTCTTTAGTAACCTTAACACTTTGTCTTACTAAAGTCTCAGGTTTACCAATAATCAGATCACTTACTTCCATTGGGAATTCACTTCTTTCATTCACATGTCGAAGTAAGTTCTCTTCTTCAGTCAGATTAGGATCAATCTTCATTTAAGATCCTTTCTCTATACTCAATTACCAATTCATGAATACATTGGATTTAACAGGTTTCTTATCCATCTTAGCAATCTCTGCTAAAATAGAAGCTGTACATGATTCTACAGATACGGTTTCATTAGCCAAGAGCTTACGAGCAGCTTTAGGAGAAACTTCTACATCCAAACCACCATGAGACACAATAGCGTCTTCCGCAGACATAGGCAGAGCAGGTTGGTTAGATTCTAAAGAAGGAGAAACCAGTTTTTCAGCACAGCTAATACCAGGTTCATTCACGTAGTCAAACGTAATTACTGTATGCAATACTTTACAGTTTTTACCATTGATGACTTGACGAGTCGTCAGAGAACGAATACTGAAGCAAACATTTGCACCTTTAGTCTCTAAGTCTTTCTTCAGGAATTCACCATAAGGGCCAGTAGGACGAACCTTAGCCATGATACCGACACATTTCTCACCAGTTAAAGGATCAATGTATCCAGGTACCAACCAGATTTCACCAAAGACTGCACAAACGAGTTTTTCATCAATACGGATATTACGCTCTAAAAACTCCATGTCAGTTTGACCAGGGACTTTAGAAGGATGACCGTATTCGGCTTTAATGAAACCACCAGCAATTCGTTGATTAAATAAAGTGCCAGGTGCAAAGAACTTCTCAGCACCTAGAGAAGAGTAGTATTCATTCTCTCCAGTTTTAGGATTGATGTTTTTAGATTTGTGATCCAAAGCACCAACACAAATGGTGTAATAACCGTTTTCATCCGGAGTGAGAATACCTTGTTTATCAGTACCGTCTAAACGAGTACAGCGGTAAACAAAATTAGACATGTCTAATACTTTCTTGTTTTAGTATCTTAATACGTAATCAATCAGTTCTGTCTGAGTTGTCGGATTACACAATGATGATACGACCCCAGTGTAGAAGTAACTACCGGTTAACTTAGTCAATGCCGAAGAAGCAGAGAAGTTAACAGAAGATGCAGGTACAAAGACAGGCATCACTTTATCAGGATCGATATCGTTCAGTATTTCACGATAGTACTGATTGATGTTATTGGGGTTACGAGCAATAATGCTAATCGGAATAGCCAAAGATTCAAATGTATCACCAATCGACTTACCAGCATATTTACCCGTTTGGGAGAATACTCGTCCCATGTCAGCATAAGAGATAAAGAAAGGGACTTTACCTTTCGTGACAAACTCTTTATAGGATTTACCAATCAGTTTGTCTTCTCTTACGACCACTAAACTTTTAATCAAAACACTACCAGGCTCGTAAGTGAGTTCGTAGTATTTTTCATCATTAATCGTAATGGTGTTAATCGCATCAGGATCTGAATGTACACTTGCCATACAGTTAAAAATAGCATAGTGTGTTTCCTCAGGATTGGTAATCAGAAACAAGCTATAAAAGCTAGTGTCACTACCCACACGAGCAAGACCTACCATTTCGTAACGAACGGGAAATATAATCTTACATCCTGTGGTCGTAATCAGTTGGTTATTGACTTCTTTCAAAGAAGCCATGATTTTATCTTTATTACGAATACCGTATCTCATGGTAGGTCTATTCCTTTAATTACTCTTTGACAATTTCAATTTGTCCTGCTACCCATTCAATCAAGATATTGATAATAGCAGTAGAAACGATAGTCGCTGTATCCAATTCTGCTTTCGCATTTTCAGCTTGAATCAAGTGTTTCAGAATCAGACTAGCCATGGTGTCTTTGAAGAACAATTCACAAACCACATCAGAAACCACGATAGGCAATTCAGTTTCCAAAATACGAACGCCAGGATAGTAGGCATTCAGGTATTTAGAAATAATACCACGATATTCCAAAGTCGGTTTGTCTTCAATGAATGCTTTCAGTTCAGCATGCTCATCATTCTTCGTATTGTCAATCAAAGTCAATACAGCAGAAACAATGGCATCAAATGTACGTGCGGCACGACGAGTATTATCAATCGCATTAGCAGTAGTCAAGATCAATTGACCACGACGAGCCAAGTCTTCAGCATTTTCATTAATGGCATCCAATTGACGATAAGCCATCGGATTACCACTGTTCATGATACCTACCAAGATATCCGCTTTATTAGCGACTTCAAAAGCAGCATAAACGTCGTAGAAGACATTAATGGTTTTGGTTTCTACTGATACAGAAGAAATCATGGTTTTAGCAGAAACAGCACTAGAGTACATATTTGCAAAAGCAAATACCACACGAGTACAAGCCACTTTAAAGAACAAGCACCAAGTTTTCAATTCAGCTTCAGAAATTTGCAAACCACGAATCGGCTCTTTTTCCAATTTCTCAACAGCCAACAAAGCAGTCAAGTACAGAATAAAGTTTTTGTAAGTACCGGCAGCATCATTGATGGTGTGGTTAGGTTGTTTCAGTAAGCTCCAAACATCTTGGAACAAATCACCACCAAATTGTTTCGTATAGACTTCAGACAAAGTCATGATACCTTCATTGGTTTCATCATCTTCAGTACGAATCAATTCTACCAACAAACTGTTTTCAGGATTTTCAAAAGTCGGCTGAGTAGCTGGTCCACGTTGACCTGGGTTGTACAAAGACATCAGGTTTTGAATACGAGGCAAGATTTTCTCGTAGACAAAGCTTGGTACTTCAATTTGATTGATTTTGAATTGAGAGAAAGGATCTACTCGTACAGAGAGTCGTTCACTTACATCAGCCACGACATCACGAATAATAGGGCTGACTGTATTACGAGTAAAACTCAATTGGTTTTTAAGAGGATTGATGCATTGCTCTTCAATCGCATCGTAAGCTTGATAAATCGCTGCACCTTCAGTAAAACCAAATTCAGTATAGCATTTATCAATCACACTACCCAAAGAATGTTCTAAACACTCCTGAGAAGCAATCAAGCTTTCACTAGGCATAGCGTTTTGTACCAAAGCATCCAATGCAGTACCTGCTACAGCCTTCAATTTAGTACCAGGCAATAAAGTACTTTGTGCAACATCATTTGCCAAGTTGATTAAGTTTGGTCCAAACATTTTAATTATTCTCCCTTAGCAATAATACGACGTTGCAGTTCTGCTAACGCCATCTCTTCCAGAATAGGTTGATTAATCAGTTCACCTTCTACAGAGCCAGACGCTCCAGTCACATCACGAATTAAGCGCTGTGCAAAAGTACTGACTAATGAAGCTGCCGCAGCCAGTACAGTAGCATTTTCAGTATCTTTAACCATTTGATCCATAGTTACGTTTCCTAGATCTAAAAAACAAAAATAGTAAAGCTTAGAAATAATAGAGTGCTCTAGTCAATAGAGCACTCTTATATTCCTAATCAGGTAAAGTAATCTTTATTTATTCGACAGGTATTCCTGTCCAATGCGTTTAGACATTTCCACCAGAATGCTGTTGGACATACCCATTAAGAATGGACTGTTTACAATACGATTATAAACCGATTGACTACCAAAGACAGCATCAATCTCTTCACCTGGTTGATTATCCTCAGTATTGATCCGAGGAGATTCTTCAAAGACATGAGCAATAGTCGCCTTTAACTGGGCGCCAAAAACCAATTTCGTAATATTCACATGATTCGCTACATCACGCAGTGTGCTAAGACACATCCCTAGCTTTCACTAGGATACTAGACTATATCTACACCCTAATCAATATTAGGGGCTTCTTGTTTCCATTTAAAGCTTTCGCTACCCGCTTGGGCCGTACACGGAGGCTAACCCGTTAGTCGTTGAACGTTCCTATTATAAAATAGGCTTCGCTGCTGACTACCCATTGTATCATCCATTACGATTGTCACTGTATTCTTAATAAATACGAGTACGTAAGGCTTTAGGGCTTCCCAGCAATTAAAGAAGAGATCACTTACCAATTACTCAGTAAGCGGACAATTAATTTCATCGCCTTGTGATAAATAGTTTTTGCTCGTAATGGTAAACTTAATTACAGCAGTATCGAGTAATAAGGGATTACCATTGACTCGATAAGTATCGTCTACCATTCCAGTATAAGGCATCTTACCTAATGCCTTTTGTCTGGCTACAATCTTAGAGTCAGATAAGTTTGCAATCTTCCTCAAAGATTCACTCATGTCTTCTTTATCACCATTATAGAATACTTCTACTTTATCGACTACACCTTTTACACTACTCTTAGGCACATTAGCAGAAATACTCTTTAAGAGATCTAAAGATTCTTCATCAAAGAGTTTCGTATCATTCGTTAAAGCATCCTCAATAAAGCACAATGGATCATCTACCATTACCTGAGTACCAGGCTTAGCCAATCGATGAATACTTTGTTCAAAGTTTACGACCACTTCTTTAACTACAGTGGTTTGAATTTCAGTGTCTAAACTCAATCGTTTTGAAATAGCAGTCGAGTCTTCATACGTATAAGGACTCTCCATTAATGCCACTCGTACTAATTTACCAGGCTTGTAAGCAATGCCTTTGGGATTTAATGGATCCTTAGTAAAGAATCCAGAGTGATAAGCAATCACATCACCTGCATCTAATTTATCTCCTACTTTTACATTAGAGACAACATCATGAGGCATGGTGAATCCACCACTACTACCGAACTTACGACCAATCTCTACATGACGTAAAGTACCATCTTCGTATTGTACCGTAACAGCATAGTCATTGACTTCAATGACTTTACCTGGTTTATCAGCAGTCGCAGCAAAAGTATCTCCAGCCCTTTGTACCAGTTTATTATCATAGCCCGTACGAGTAGGCATTATATGATACCCTGTTGCTGCAATCGTGTGCAATTGCTGCGTCCCAATAAATACTGCTCTTTTTGGCTTTCATTAAATAACACAAGCACTATATGCATTTCTGCATATTCTTGTATTATTACAATAATTAGACTATATCTTACTATAAGCTGGTTAGGCTTACAGTCCGTCCGCTTCAGGAGTCCGCACTAAGCAGACTCCCTACTCTACTCACTTCCACTCGTTAATCCTTATTTACTAACAAGCGTGTTTTCGATAGTCGTTGAACCTTATTCTACTTTATATTCAGGAACAGTAACGAATATAGAGTTTTCTCGACTGTGGTATTCATTAAACACTCTCCCGTCTTTCTTGACGTTCAATTTTAATTTAATTCTACCAAAGAAGAAATCTCTTTCGTTATAACCAGGAAGATGAGTAATGTCGTGGAAGAAGGTATCAAAGTCATTCCAATAATCAGGCATCCTTTCGGAATCCATCTTATAGAATTGTTGTTTAATTCTTCTTCTAATTACACTATCTATCTTATTTCTAGGTAATTGCTCAAAAGCAGAATCTTGGCTGCGGATTTTCTCTATTACTTTGCTTTTTACCGTATCGGTTTGATTAGAACCGCCCTCAGGTATATTGCTATCCTGAGTTGGTACAAAGTACTTGGCGAGAGGTCCCCGCAATTCAAACGGTTTAAGGACGACCCAATCTCTATAAAAGAGCCATTTATAACCCATTACATCAAGCTTGTTCCTACACCGATACGAAATAGTTGTCTTTCCTACATTAAAGAATCTGCCTGCATCAGATACTGATAAGAACAACATTGGTTTTTCGTTTTCATTGTAAACCAATATTGGTTCTAATTCAGTTTTCTTATCAATCAATTCTTTTAACGGATCCATTACCAATCTCCAAGGATTGGGATTGTCTCGGAATTTAACTAAATGCGAATCTGGAACAAATGGCTGTTCTTCTTTAGATAGCCAAAGCCACAGTGTAGATAACGGTAAGTTTAAATACTCAGCCGCATCGCTTAATGTATCAAAATCGTACTCTTGCGTAGTTAAAATATTCTTAACAGAAACAGGTCTTTCTTTCTCAGTTAGAAAGATTAGACCTTCATTAGGAAACTCTTGATCTGGTCGACAGTATTGCCATCCTTCTGGGTAAACCTTGTGAGGATTATCCATACGTCCAGAACCAGTAATTAAATCCTTGCAAATACCTATGTGTTTCTCACAAGCATTACAGCTTTCAAACAAGATAACTTCTTTAGTTTCCCAATTTCTAGCTTTTACAGGGATATACCTATTGATATATCCGCCTTTATCGAAAGCTCTTCTTAAGTTTTCCTGGTTAGTCACTAATTCTAAATTCTCTAAACGGTTATCACTTTTGTTTCCGTTTAAATGATCAGTAACCATTCCTTTAGGCCATTCGGTAGATTCAAGAATATAAGTCAACATGAGTAATCGGTGGATAAAATTCAGTTTAGACTTATTTCCATCGGAAAGATTAACAAATAGATACCCGTCGTTATTCTTAGTAAGTTTAAGCTCTTTGACTTTATCGAATAGGGTGGAAATGACTTTACCATTTTTACTGATAAAATATCTTCCATTATAACCAGGAATTTCTTTAAATGTTTCATTGTTAAACTGCATTGTTTTTAACATCTTCAATTCTCCAAAATAAGAGTGATTAACCTCAGATGTTTTACAACGCTATAAATATTTTACAATATGCAGTAGACGCATAACTTCTTGTGAGTTTAAATAGCTCAGCTCAATCAATCGTCCATATCGCAACAAGGCATCATCATGATCGTAGCACTAAAGACATTCTCTGGTTTCAGATCAGGATTCATTTCACCTGTACCTGTATTCTCAGGAATGCCGTAAAGATTTGTAAACTTAGGATTAGCTGACATGTAGGTACTAATACCTGCATCTGAGCTATCCTTCGTTGCTTCAGAGACGATACCAATAGCGTTTAAGTGGTGTTGTCGTGTTCTTTTCACCATGGATTGTTTAGAACGACCACCATTACCTGTAAAGGTAATTTCTTCACTTTGCTTCAATTCTTGCAAAGGATTCAGTGTTTCCACAATACGTTTTGTGGTGTCTTTATTAATAGCCATCCAAACGGCTTCAGGATTCAATTCTACTGGGTAGTTGGCTTTGATACCGTGACGATTGTGTTCACGCAGTGCTCGTACTAAATGCATATACACTTCACCTGCCATTCTTTCAAAACCACGAATCCTTTGTTCGGACATGTCGACTTCATCTTTGTGCTTATAATCCACTAACATTTCTACACAGCGAATCAATAAACCACCAAAGTCTACAGGCTCTTTCATGTCAATCAAAATCCGCTCAGTAATTGGATCGACAAACATGTTATAATAAAGATCAATTTCTTTTAAGTAACGACCAGGAATCTTAATAGATTCTAAAAGGTTAAAGAATTGCTCTTTTTCATTCAGGTCGTAAATAGACAGACGATTCAAATCTGGAATCTTACTCAAGCCTGCCATGATCAAGCTTGTAATTCTATCTCGTTTAGAGAGGACTAGATTAAAGTCATTAAAGCGAATAGCATATTCATGACTTTCTAGTTTCAATCGTTTTCCTACTGGTTCAGTACGATAGTATTTAGGTTCTAAAGAAGCTAGTAACTTAGTAATGCCTAATCGGTAGCAGAGTACCAACCCAATCGGAATGGCTTTACCCACGATATCGATATTAACGGTTTCAGTAGGTGCTTTAACAGGATCTAATCCACACAATGTTTCAATCGACCCTAATTCTACTAAATTACCATCTTGAATAGAGTAGAAGTTATTGTCTGGATCAATAGCTACAGGATATTTCTTCTTGTGTGTACCCACGAATACCATATTCGTCGTTTCAGCTTTAATGACAAAGTCTCGACCAAAACGCTCTTCAGCACTCTTGCGATCGAAATACAAGAAACACTCTTTAGTGGTAATCGCTTTAAAGTTACGAGACAATACTGAATAAACATAAGGTGCTTTTAAGTGATTGTCGAACATGTCACCAGAACGTGTTTCTAATACGTCTTGGTTTTCATTATCAAAAGCATTCTTACGAATACCGGCTACTAACCATTTCTCGTAGTTAAAGGCACGAGAAGTATCACGAGAAGCAAATGTCTTACCAAAGTAACTCGATAAAGATACCGTACTGTCGTCAATCTTACGAATCGGTAAATCGTATCGTTGATGGCAGTAAGTATAATTCTTACCGCCAATCGTAAATGTACCATCAGGATTAATCTTAGGTAATTTCACTCGTATCGTAGAAGCTTCACCTTCAATCGGTTTAATCTTCATGGAGTAAACAGTATAAGTACCAGAAATGTTTTCTACTTCTGATTTCTTAATATCCTGTACGACTACACCTGCAGCTTGTACACCTACCATCATGGAAGCGACATCACGCTCTAAGAATTCAGTAATGTATTTTTTATCGAATACTTTTAAAGTCGAAATGCCTTTAGTATCTTCTTCAGTAATATTGAGTTCTTCAGGCTTGATATCAATCATCTCACCTACAGTACGACTACCTTCTTTACTTAATGTTAAAGTATTGTATTTACCAAAAGCTTTTCGTATCCCATCGAACTTACTTACAGTCATGGGATTACTTTTGGCATATTCCTCTAATACGAGTTTACCTTTAACACTGGGAGAAATAGGCGCATCGACTTTCTTGACTAAAGTAACTTTATCTTCAGTCTTGTAGTTTTTCAAATCCAATACATCAGACGTATCGAATTTACCACCAATGGCTTCATCAAACTCTGCTTCTTGTTCAGAAACGATTGGCACTAACTTGCTTACCTTAGTGAGCTTATTTAAAGTCTTAGGATCGTCGACTACTTCGACTAATTCTTCATCTTCTTCATCGAGGATATCAGAGACGACTTGTACTTCTTTATCTTCATGTACTTCGCCTAATTCATTGTAGTACTCATCTTCAGGACGAGAGACTTCTTCCTCTTCGCCTTCTTCAAAGTCTACATCTTCTTCCTCTTTTTCAGCATTTCTCAAATCCTGACCATACTGGCGTTCGTAATCCTTAGGATTGTATCGATTAATGTCATCCTCTTTAGCAATAACATCATCTTCATCTGTTTCAATACTAGCATCATCACTCACTTCAAGATTCTTTTCAGCAATCTCTTCTTCAGTTAACTCAATGCCTTCTTTAGTCAAAGCAGCAGTATGCAATTTCAACAGAATATTGATAAACTGCTTACTCATCAGACGAGCATCAATCTTACCATTAGGATTCTCAAAGCTTTTTCGCCATTCGTCTAATAACCCTAGATTAAATACTGTAAAGACATTATTCTTTACTAATACTACATTAATCTTATCTAATAGACTCTTAGGCATTTTAGCAAATACAGATTTCTCTCTATTTAAACCAAGCCACTTCCACATCTCCAATACAAAGATGTTTTCTAAGTTATCTAATTTCCTAAATAACTCTACATTCATCCCAGTAATGGATTTCTTTAAACTAGAAATAGGCATCAATTCATTCGGTACATTGATTACCCAGAATTGATTATAATACCCATTATAGTTATTCTGTACATCTACCATACCTTTCAATACAGTATTCAGTACATTCATGTTTTTATAATAGCCTACATGAGTCGTATTACCTAGATACTTATATCGCCTATCTATTAACGAATAATTCAGTACCAAAGGCACCATCATCTCAGGCTTGTACTTATCCATTTCCACGACTTTCTTAAACCGTCGATTCAACTTCAAGTACTTTTGTAATTCTACTACTTGAGTAGCACTTTTAATCCCTAAAGTACCCAATCGAGAAGCAATATCCATGTAGGAATAAATAGGGACTTTTAAAGAGCCTTTCTTAAATAAAGCATTCTTCTCACTAGGACCAATATCTGCACTACTACTCGGAACATAGTGGTAAGCAGATTGTTTCGGTAAGAAGAACTGACTGGTATTAAAGATCCTGGGATTCCCATAATGGGTAACCATTCTGTTCCCAAGCTTTAATTGAAATTGTTCAAAGTTAATCATTCTGAAAAAGCTTCCTTTAAACAGCAGTTTATAAAAATGTTAAATTAGTAAAATATACTCTCCAGGGACGAACCACTGGAGAGCATACTTCATCAAAATGATTTCTATAACCTTAAAGAATATTCCCTATACACTAGGTACATCAGAAAGGTTATGGCAAACAAATTTAACGGTATCGTAGTTCACAGAATAACGTATAGAACCATCTGGTCCTACATAAGCCCGTTTTTGTTTCTTGTACTGAATAATTTCATTGCGTGCTTCTTCAGTTAAAGCAGAGAGGATATTTTCCCTATCCCCGTCGAACGGTGACCAGTAGAGAATGAAAAATATAAACAAAATGTCTCGTATTTACGAGAGAAATACCTAAATATTTCATTATCGGGTAATTGATATTAATTATATTAGGTATAACTACTATATGAGACATTAAGATTTAATTAATCTTTCCGACTGGTGAATGGACTATATCATCACCGACATGCTTGTGCTACCAACACAAATGTTTCGGAGTACCATGAGTAAGATGGTACTGATGCATAGAGGTTTATCAGACCACTGCACCTGCCCTCCATTTCAGGATTGTCATCACGACAACGCCTTACGCCTTTCGGCTAGTCTCTGAACACAAATCCTTCTCTAAATAGAGAATAGGATTCTTCGCTGCGGATCGCCCTACTGATTTATCTCTTTTACTGTACTCTGGTTAGTTACTCCAGACCCTACTGCGTATTACTACCAGTAGTTAGTGTATAAATCTTTTACAGGGTGTTCCCGTCAATTAGAAGGGTTTTGCTTAGTTGTGTTTCTACAACTTTGGGGACCACGACTTTTTCAACAAACATTTATTTAAAGAAAGGAAATTCGCATGTTGCGCAATTACCATAAAGACATTGATAAAACCTGTTTCTTCCGAGATCCAAATAATGGTATTAAATACTATACCGATATTGATGGCAATATATTTAGAATAGCAAACGGAGACATGAAGGTTATTACGCCAAAATTCATTGAAGGCCAAAAATACGTTTATATCCAACCTTTAGACAAATGGATTCGCGTAGCTAACATTGTTAACTATTCCTTTAAAGGAAAGTATCAAGATGTATTTGACGAATTAATGGAACAACAAATTATCTTCTTAGATGGAAATACCAGTAATATCCACCCATCTAACATGATTTGGGGAAATGCTAATTCTAAAGACGATAAAGAAGGATTTAGAATCATTCCAGGCTTTGTACAATACCGAATCAATCGACAAGGTGTGATTAAAACACCTCGAGGTGGCTTATTAAAAGGACGTCCTACTGAAGGATCAAGTTCACCAGGTGCTAAAACTTATCTGAAGCTTAATCTAAAAGCAGACGTTAGTGGTAAAGTAAGAAATGGTAAAGAGTATCCTTACGTATTAGTCAGTATACATCGTTTACTGGCATTAGCTTACCTACCGATACCTGTTAACTTCTACAACATGGATGTTAGCCATATTAACGATGATTCTTTAGATAATCGAGTTGAGAATCTAGAATGGGCTTCTCGATCAGCTAACAATAACCGAGCACTAGAAAACAACCTAGTAGCAGGAACCAATCCTGTTTTAATTAGAAACTTCAATACCGGTGAGGTGACTAAATTTGGTAGTATTGGACAGTGTGCTCGTTTCTTCAGTATCCATAAAACGAAGATCACTACTTTCTGTAAGACTAAAGGACAAAAGGTATTTCCAAATGGTTATCAGTTCTGTAGAGAAGATGAATTTACAGAATGGGGAACCACTCCTTACAATTACAGTAATGATAATGCTTCTAAGTGGCAGAATAGTATTAAGAAAAATGCTATTGAGACAGCTTTGGATATCAAACTTCCATTAAGCATTTACGATGAGAAGACTGGAGAAAGTTATTTGATTGAAGACCCTAGTGAATTAAAACGATTCTTTGGTCTATTACCTGGCTATAAGATCTTTAAATAAAATTTGTATATAGATAAAGTATAAGATAGTATTAGGGAGGTATTAGTTTACTTCTCTAATATTATCTACTGGTGGAAATTTCGTCCCCACCTTGCCCCCCGAGTGAAGCTAACGGCGGACATAAAGAAGTAATGGTGTCTACACCATTAATAGGAAACTGATAGAATGGTTCTACGGTTTCGTCAATTTCCCAATCGTCATTTAGCATACGACGCTTTTCAGCTTTCGTAGTCGTCATGACTTTGGCAAAGCTAGGTACGTTACTTTCAATACCTGTAATTGGATAACGTACAATACTGCTTGGTGCATTATCAATTAAGTGTATCGTCGCAATATACAACAATTCAATAAAGGTTAAAGGCGTGACTAAATCACGGCTTTTATCCTTAGGTAATTCTTCAATACCATTGAGTATCTTAAAGGTTCCGTCTTCTCCTTTATAAATCAGAGCAAGATATCGACCATCTACTTCAACAGGATTGTGTCTTACACTTGTAGGACGGAATCGCTGAATCAATTTCTTAATCCCTTCATCCGACTGAAACAAGTCATGCCATTGTTGGGATAAATTCACTTCTTCAGACTTCAAAGTTTTCTTATTCACCAATCGAACAGGTTCTAATGGGGAAACAAACTTCTCAGCTAAAAAGCTATTCTTAATCCCACGTACAGAAAAAGGTAGACAACCGACTAACTGTTGGAATAAACCTACCATGGTATCGTTAAAACCAATATTGGCTTTATCGTTTAAGAAACGACCTGAAGGTTTAACAGCCGTAATCACGTTAGCTGTACCATTAGCTACAGTACGTGAAGCCCATTTACCTTGAATCAATTTCTTCTTACCATGTCCTGTGATTTCACCTAGATACATGTAAAGCTTCAAAGCAGTCTTCTGTATCGCATTACGCGTAGAGTTTACTGCGCTAAGATTCATCTTAGTGGAAACACTGGATAGAGAATTTGCTAAAGAGATTAACTCACGATAGATTTGGTTAATCTCGTCATGATCTACCATCCCTTCTTTAAATTCCACATCTCGATAGCCTGCTTGTAAGACAATAAACTTATCGAGTTTATAGATTCGTCTGTGTTTCTTTAAAAGTTCGTTGAGTTCTTTACGCTTAGGTGAGTTGGTTTCAGGCATGACTAATTCATCTAAGTGCCGCATGAAGAAGTCGTATCCTGTTTCACCATCTAAAGCATTAGACTTATCAAAGAACTTCGTTTCAGGATTCCACTTAGCAAAGGTAATACCATCCATGATTTCTTCTAATAAAGAAGAAGAGGAAATCAATTCCCGATATACGACAGGATGGATAATCTCGACATTTAAGTCAATATACGCTTGCTTGGTCATCCGCTCTGGAGAACCCATTGCACTGAAGATTTCGTTAGACCATAAGCCTTCTGGATGAAGTTGATAGTTTGCCCCTGTAAACATCTGGGTAGACTTAACAGGATTTAAACTACGATACAATTCACCTTGATTTAAGTTCAGTAAACTAAGATTAAAAGGCTTTTGATGATCAAGTGCTTTTTTGATCTTATCGTCCATAAAGTTTCATGACTTCCTTTCTGGTTAAAAATACATTGAAGAAATAAAAGCAGTCTTATCTATATAGCAATTAATCTATATAGAAGATATGACTACTTTGGCTTGTAAATAGAGCCATCTATAAAATATTCAAGCTTTAATTAAAATTAAAACAGGAGTACTTACATGGCGATTAAAAATCGTGTAGGTAAAGCTGTAGCCGATGACTTGGACTTTAAGTTCGATTTTGATAGCTACGAGGATCAGTTCCCAGATAGTTGGGATACGGTATCCGAGGAATACAGTAAGGCTGAAGCTTCTCGTTCCCCAATTACCAAAGCACGCAATAATGTTATTGCAGGCTTAAAAGACGGTTTAATGAACCGCACGGGGATGGAGCAAGTCTTAAAATCCGCCTTCCCCTCTGAATACGGAGAAACCTACGATAACATTACTTCTGTATTGTCAGGTGTCAGTGAATCTTCCGATCTGGTTAGAAAAGAATTTAACCGATTAAAATCTCGTGGTAAAGCTTACTTAAGACAACTCGCTCCCGTAGGGGATATGATGGGTTTGAGCAAGCTTACCGATAAACTCAATGACTGGGGACGAGACGATTCCGATACAGATACCTACGGTCAAAGTAATATAGATAAACAGCGTGAACGCGAAGACAGTATTCAGGCTTCTTTAGGCGAACTCTTCTCCATACAAAACCGTGTGGCTGAACATCGTTCTAAAATCGCAGAAGCCAAAGAAAATCAAAAAGAAGCTGTAGAAACCGTTCGTTTCGAAGGACAGATTAAAGCCTTAGCTTCCATTGATTCTTCTTTAAGAAATCAAGTTTCTTTCCAAAATAAGAATACGTTTAACTACTATCGTAAATCGATAGAAATCCAATTGCGTAAGTATCACCTCTTAAGTGATATCTACAATACCCAAACACGTACCTCAGAAGCCTTAATCCAAACCTTAAACGAAATCAAACTCAATACTGGCTTACCTGAATTTGTTAAAATGAGAAATTCAGAAGTCGCTAAAGAAATGATGCGTTCTAAAGCGATTGAAGGAATACATAAAGGTATCTTTGGTAGTGGTGATTTTATTACTAAGTTAACTGAAAACTTAGTGGGTAGTGTCCGTAATGCAATTGGTAGTTTTACAGATATTACCGATTTGTTAGACCCTATGGTCGAACAAGGTACTTCTACCATTGTGGATGATGATCCATTAGGTCGTGATGCATTACACTCTGGCGTGGCTAATGTCTCTCCTACTCTCTTTGGTTTATTGGGTAGGAAGATATTAGAGAAATCCAATAAAACGAAGTTTGGTCGGAAAGTCTATAAGAATGCCCAACGTTTAAAAGCCTTTAATGATAACTTAGGCGAAAACGTATTAGGTGCTTTTAAATCCGGTAAGATCCATCAGTTCGGACGTAAGATAGATAAAGAAGGTACCTTATCCGATGCAGTAGTAGACTTCATGCAACAATTGGTTTACCAGTCTGTCAACCAAAGACAAGGTGCTCAATTAGACATTGAAGGTTACGATAACTACGGAGACCAATTAGGACGAGATCAACTCTCTTCTAAAGCTCAGCGTGTGGTGATTCCAGGATATTTAGCTCGTATCTTGAGAGAGTTAACCATTATCCGAACTGGACAAGACGCTCCCTTACTCGAGTATAACTATCGTACCAATAAGTTTACTTCTTCCGATAGTCTTACTAAGGATATCTTAAAAGCAGCAGTCGGACAAAAGAATGTTCAATCTATTCGTAACCTCGGTACCAGTGCCATGCAAACTGCTGGCTTGTTCCAAACGAATAAGTTAACCGGACAAAGAGAATTAACCGATGGGTTTACGAACAATGACATGCTCGCTATTGGTAATGTCTTAGTCAATGCCGCTTCGAATAATATTGCAGTTGATGCGAAGTTCTTATCCAATCCTAATTCTTTCAAAGAAGCTATTGGTTCAGAGAAAGCAGAAATCCTAGCCGCTCGTTATCGTAAGATTTCTCGTGAAGACAAAAAAGAAAACAAACAAAACCGAGTACGTGGTTTCTTTGGCTACGAAAAAGATCGTTTAGGTTCTTTAGGTGGTAGTGCGAAAAACGTATTGAAATCCATGGGTATTCCTGAGAGTACTTTACAAGCCATTGTCAATGCAGGACATGGTGGTAAACTCAGACAGATTGGTTTGATTGATGGAATGGGTAATGTTAATACCAATAAGTTAATTGAATTATCCCAATCCATTGACAACTACGATGACTTCTTAGAAGTGATTGGTATTGATGATGAAATAGGTCCTTTAAAGAGAAAACGCTCTAAAGGCATGAAAGGTCCGAAAGGCCCGACTGGTACTTCCTCTTATCAGGTAGGTGACAAAGTCATTATCCCAGGGATTACACCTAATCGTCCTCAAGACATGGTTTCTTCTCAACAAGGTTTAGCAGCTTACTTAGCCGATTCTAACGATACACCTTACTTAGAAATCATTTCTCATCAACTCTCTTCTTTAAACGAAACCTTATCAGGCTCTACAGGATATATTCCAGAACCTAGAGAATCTGCATTCTCATCTGGCTTATCTAAAGCTTTCGCATGGACGAAGAAATTCTCTTCTAAGTGGTACGGTAAAGCCATGGATCGTTTCCATCAAGAATGGGAAGGTGAGAGAGGCCAATACATCCGAGATAAAGCCCATGAGTTTGGTGTAAGAGGTAAAGTAGCTAAACGTAAGTTTGATCGTAAGACTGCTTCTGCGATTAACAAGATTAAAGCCAAAGGCAAAGAGATTGGTGACTTATACCATGGTGATTATCAAGAGCCTATTCTGAAAGCTCGTGACTTCATTAAAGGTAAATACCGAGATGCTGAAGGCAAAGTGATTGAAAGTATTTCTGACATCAAAGGACATGTGTTCGATGAAGAAGGAAATGTGATTGTCACGAAAGAGGATTTACTCAATACCTTTTATTACGATCCCAAAGGGCGTATTCTAGAATCCAAACACATTAAGTCTTTAATGGATGGATTTGAAGATCAAAAAGGTAAAGCGAAATCTCGTTGGGAAAGAGCGAAAGAAGGATTTAGTAATAAGAGAGAAGAATACTCATCTCGTTTTAGATCATTCTTAAATACAGCGAAATCCGATTTAATGGGATTTTCTCGCAACTTAAACTTACCTGAACCAACAACAGAACAAGACCATTACTTACACACCATTGCTCGAAATACAGCTTCTACCAATGACCTCTTAATGGAAATGTCATTGAAGTTAGAAAACATGCAAATGATGGCAATCAATCAATTTGCCATGGGTGATAACCTACCGGATGAATTGCGTCCTCGATTCATGCAAAGGGTGAAGAATCTATTTAACCGAAATCGTACCTTCCATTTACCGAATCAGCAAAAACACATTGCTCAACGTATTTGGGAATTCGGTGGATGGTTAGGTAGTTCTACTACCTCAATGGCAATGGCAATGACCCGTGCGTCAGGTAACCTATTAGGTAAAGGTTTAAGAACGGGTTTATCCTCAGCTACCAGTCTTTTAGGCTTGGGCATGGACATGGGTTCTGACTTCATTGGTTCTTTAAAAGGTAGAGCCAAAGTCACTTCTCATCGTGCTCAAGACTTAGCAGATGCTAATAAACATAAAGTCTTAGACGTTTATCGTAAAGGCGATAAAGAGCCATTAATTCGTGCCAGTGAAATGAAGAAAGGTAATTACTACGATGAAGACGGTAATCCCGTAAAACAATTCGTTGATGTAAAAGGTGACCTTTACGACATTGATGGTAACTTAGTCTGCTCTTACGATGACTTTAAAAATGGTTACGTAAAAGACGGTGGAACGTATAAGATTGTTAAAGCCTTTAACTGGTTTAGAGACTATACTTCCAATTTAGCCATTACTGCTGGTAAATGGGGTTTCCATGGTTTAACCTTACCCATTAAAATTGCCAAAGCTGGTTTCTCAGCCGTACACGGTGTTCTGCGTCGACAATTGAAGATGCAGATTAAAGACATCTACGTGAAGGGTTATCCAGATAAACCCGTTATCTTAGCACGTGATTTACGACAAGGCAAATGTTTCGATAAAGAAACGGGTAAAGTCATTCATGACATTTCCCAAATTTCAGGTCCAGTTGTAGACAGTGAAGGTAATGAAATCTTAACCAAAGAAGATTTACGTTTAGGTTTGGTAGATTCTCATGGTAAAGAATTTACAGACCACTATCGTAACTTCTCAGGTACCAAACAATGGTTAATTGCAAAATCTGTAGGGGTCGGTTTAGACATTGTTAAAGGCTCTGTAAAACTAGGTATTGCAGGTATTAGAATGGGTGTGAACATGGGCAGATCCATGTACAACTCAGCTAAAGCATTCTTAGGTTTAGGATTTAAAGCAGGTACTAAAGGTTTACGTTTAATGGGTGGGGCTTATAACTCCATCTACGATAAGCTAACAGGTAAGATTAAAGATCCTGCTGATGCACTTTATGCTGGTCTCTCCATGACCAATGAAACTAACCAATACCTCTATGCTATTCACACACTCTTAGATCAACGAATGCCGATGCCTAATGCTAGAGCATTTGGTGATGTAGATGGTGATGGACTTCGTGAGAATGGTATTGCCGATATACGTCAACGTAATCGATTAGCGAAACTCAAAGCAGCAGAAGAGAAAGCTCTAGCTAAGCGTGATGAACGTTTAGCGAACATGATTGGTGACAGAATCAAAGGCAAAGGTAAAAATAAGACTAAGGAAGAAGAAAAAGAAGAAGACAGTATCTTCGAAAACCTCTTAGAAGGTTTAACCGAAGGTATTGGTATGAAGATTCTTGGTGCCTTAGGATTAGGCAGCCTATTTGGTGGTGGGGGCGATGATGGCTCTGCTGCTGATTACTTACCTGATGGTCCAGATGGTGAAAAAGGTAAAGGTAAGCCAGGACGTAAGCCTAAATCAAGAGCTGCTAAAATGCGTCAAGCCATGAGCCAGAAGTTTAGACGCTCTAAAGCTGGTAAGGCACTCAATGCTGCTAAGTTAGGTATCTTCGCTAAAGGACAGCAAGCAATGACTGCTGGTCGCACTGCACTAGCACCTGCCGCTCGTACTGTAGGCACTGGTTTAGGCATGTTGAAATCTGGTGCAGGTAAAGGTCTAGCTCTAGCTGGAAAAGGTTTATCTGTAGCGGGTAAAGCGATTCCTTACTTGGGTGCGGGTTATGCTGCTTACTCTGGTATTGAAAACTTATCCGAAGGTAACTATGGTGCCGCTGCAATGGACCTAGGATTAGGTGCAGTGAGTGTACTAGGGGTAGGTGGTACCCTGTCTGCTTTAGGCTCTGTAGGAGGCGCTGTAGCCGCCGCAGGAGCTGCTCTATTACCTTATGCCTTAGCCGCTGCCGGTGTGGCTCTAGCAGGTTATGTAGCCTATAAAGGCGCGCGTAAGCTCTACGACATGTACAAAGGCAGTAAAGTAGGTGATTTAGAAAAAGCACGTTTAATGCTTTACGGTTTTGATCATGAAAAAGATGATGACTGGACAGAGAAGATCCTGAAGTTTGAACGCTATGCAATGGATGCAATTGTAACCGGTCCAAATGGCTTTACTTTAGATCCTAAGAAAATGGATCCAGAAGTCGCTTACGATCTCTTCGGATTTAAAGAGAACGATGCGATGCAATCTCAGAAATGGGTGATCTGGTTTAATCAACGATTCATTCCTGCGTTTAGTAAATCATTAAACGTATTGAAACAAATCAATCCGAAGTACACCATTGAAGACTCTTACAGTCTAGAAGGTGAAAATGCTACCAAATACTTAAATGCCATTAAGCCTGGACCTAATGAATACAACGCCATGTATTCTCCGTTTAAAGACTTAGAAGCATTGTCAGTAAATGGTGCTCAAGCTTTGGAATTCATCAATAAAGTATTAGAGAAAGTCTCTAAAGGCGAATCTCTAGGAAACGATGGATTCTTGAAGAAGACTGCTAAATCAGTATTCAATGCTGTTACCTTCCCAGCCAGAATGACGTATAAAGCACTGAAGTTTGGTGCAGACATGCAACAAAAAATAGCGAAGACAGTTTTGAAAACAGGTGATAAGTTCTTAAGCAGTAAAGCCATGTCTTGGACACCTGTCGGCATGGCTTATACAGGAATTAAATCTCTATTAGGATTTAAAGATCCTGTAGTGGCGACTAATGGTAATACTGCTGTAGGTGAAGATGGTAAATACGATCCATTCCTGTCGATTAAATACAAGGCTTATGGTTTAAGTAACTTGAATGATACAACACGTATTTCAATCTTGAATCAAGTCGAGAAGATTGTTGCTGAAGACATTACTTGGAGTAGTGGTGTAGCCACTTATGCTAAGGATATTGCTGAATTAGTAGAAAGTACTTATTCACTCTTTGGTATTGATAAGAATGATAAGTCAGGTATTGAAGTCTTAGGTCGTTACTTTAAGTATCGCTTCCTACCTATTTTCGTAAACTTAATCACTGCTACGAATAAACATTTAAATACAACGGACTTGAATAGGATTTCTAAAGCTCGTCCAGCTATTAAAATGTTAATCGTGAATGATATTGTTAATATTCCAGTCATGATGGATGAAACCAAAATGACGACTTGGGACTTTAGTCTCAGTCCATTTGGTACGATCCTGAATACGAATAAATCATCGATAGATGGCGATGTGGAGAAGTTGAAGAAAGAGGTAGACGCTAAAGGTCAGTCGGATGCTAAAGTCAAAGCTGAAGAAGCAGCGAATCAATCTAAATCATTAGGTGATCGTTTTAAAGACGTTGCTAAGAACTTGTTCAAAGCTACGCCATTTGGTTTCATGTTGGATAAATTACTTCCAGACAGTCTTAAAGAAGCAGGTTCTAACCTCATTAACGATATCGGTAATGCGGCTGGTAATCTGTGGGAAGCCGGTAAGGAGTATGTCACTCAAGGTGTTACTGGCAATCTTTCAGCTAGTAAAGAGAAATACCGTGATGCAATCTGGGCAGAAATGGCTAAGAATGGCATTACTTCTAAAAACGAAGTAGCAGCATTCTTGTCTCAAATTGCTACAGAAACAGGTAACCTTAAATGGCTAGAAGAAATTGCCTCAGGAGCTGCTTACGAAGGTAGGAGAGACTTAGGTAATACTCAACCAGGTGACGGTAGACGTTTTAAAGGTCGTGGCTTAATTCAACTGACTGGTAGAGCAAACTACGAGAGATTTGCTAAATACGCAGGTCGTCCAGATATCATGCAGAATCCTCAGCTGGTTTCTCAAGATCCTACGTTAGCAGTACAATCTGCAATATTCTATTGGAATACTCGTAAAGGATTGAGAGAAGCTGCACAACGAGGAGACATTGATAAAGTATCACGATTGGTAAATGGCGGTACTAATGGCCTGAAAGAAAGACGTGAAAACTTTGCTAGTTATTTAAACGGTAAAGGTCCTTTGTGGAAAACTGAAGCTGCTGTTAATCTTGGCAAAGCAGGTACAAACACTCGAGCCGATTGGAACAATATAGCTGGAACCAATACCAGAGCTGACTGGAACAGAATGAATCAGTCACCTACTCAAGCTCCATCTAAAGAATACATGATGGGTATGAAGGTGTTCTCTAATGCACGTCAACACGTGATGAATAATAAGTCTCTGACTGATATTCAACGTAAGAAAGCATTAGCCGATATTGATAAATCTGCTCACCAGTTCATGGAACAAAATGGACCTCGTGAAGTACAGTATAACTACGATACTTCTTACATGCCAAATACTGGCACTAAGGTAAACGCTAAGACAAAACCAGGAATGGTGGCGGCTTGGTGTACGCGTAATGGTGCGAATGCCCACACGATCTTAGGTAAGAAAAAAGGTGGTAACTGCGCGGCTACTGTAGGTTTAGGTTTGTATCATGCGGGTTATCTCAAAAACCCTCGTGGTAATGGTCATGCTTATTCGTACGGACAAAAACTCTTGAACTTAGGATGGAAAGAAGTTACTGGACAAGCTTATCAAGTAGGTGACATTGCTGTATGTTATCCTAACCCAAGAGCAGCTTCTAGTGGTGGTCGTAAATACGGTCACGTTTCTGTCTACAATGGTTCCGTATGGTGGGCTGATATTCCATGTCATTCCCCATGTCCTTATCGTGATAGAAATACCGCAGGCTATACAGTAAAAGTATATCGTGATGGTAACTACATGAACGGCGGTACCGAAGTCGATGCTTCTCAAGGTACAGGTGGTGGCTTTGCAGGTTCTGTAGCGGCTACTGCCGGAGTAGGTGTAGCGAAACCAGCAGGTTTCACGACTACTGTAAACGGTAAGCTCACTAAAGAACAAATCGAAAAAGGTAAGATGTATGCTCAATACGGCATTACTGAATCTGGTATTTCTGCTGCTTCTAAGTTGTATAACTACACCACACCTGAAAAAGAAGCCGTTAAGTATAATTACGATACCAGCACTACTGTATCGGATAAGACTGATGGTAAATCTAAAACAGGTAAAGCGAAGAACAAGCATGTAGATCCTAAGAAGATTGCTACTGACTCTAAGATCACCACAACGAAAGACAGTAAAGACCATGCCAGTGCAATTGCTAAATTGACTGGTACTGTAGATCCTTCTCAAGCATTTGGTAAATCAGATTCGATTGTCAATATCTTGAAAGACTCTGGACTCTCTTCTGCTTCTAGATCATCTAACCAATCAGATGTCTCTTCAGCATTGAATGGTACTTCTGTAGATAACAATGGCGAACCTAATGATGCATTAGCTCGTCTTCAAGCTTCTGTACGCAGACTCTTAGGTATTGGTAAAGTAGACGCCTCTTCTGTTAATGCTGCTTTAGCCTCAACACAAGACAAACGTGAAGAGATGCAAAAAGAACAAAAAGGCACAAGCTTACTCTCTATGGCTTTGGATAAAGCGAAGAGAGCTGTCGTAGCCAATACTGATAAAAACAACTTAAAAGAATCGACTAAAGCGGCCGTAGAGCAATCTAAAGCCATGAAGAACGATATCGTCTCTGTTTCTAATGAAATCTTGAAAGAGAATAAAGAGCAGACTAAGTTGTTAACCGATATCTTAGCCACTTTGAGAAAAGAGAAAGTAAAAGGAAAAGAATCTTCCAATAACTTTACTCATCAAGAGAGAATGGGATTTAAACAGTTAGCCAATGGCTCTTCTGATTTAAAAACCCCATCTGGTTTAAGTAAACCTGTGATCAACATGTCTAAATAGACGCATTAACGAATACTCCGGACACTAGGCTTTATACCTAGTGTCTGGGGATATTTGTTATGATTTGAATGCTCTATTTATGCTTTATTTTATTTAAGGAACTTATCCATGGCTGATAAAACAACAAACAAATTTACCGATAAGGATTGGGTAAGAGAACTCTTTGTTGTGGGACAAGACCAATTAGATGGTCTGTCTTTAGATGAACGAAACTGGTCTACCAGTGATTATAAATTTAACGATACGGGGATGGGTGGTTCGATTGTGATTAATCCTTTACCGCAGCCTTCTCCTTGGACTGATCCGATTACTAACCCAGTACTGATCAAGTATAACTACGACGGTATGGGTCAATACTTTTCAGAAACTTTCGATGATAACTATCGCGTTGTAACATTCCGATTTGGCACGATGGCATTTACTTCGTTCTTAGGTTTCTTGTTTAACATGTATCACCCAGGTGCGGCAGCATTAGTAAACAAAGGTCGGGTACATGAGATTATTTTCCAGATTGGTCGGATTATTGGTTTTGGTGCTTCTCTAGTCGCATGGCCTTTACACGCCATGGCTTTGTTAGGACAAGCTGTAATGTTCATGACACGTAAGCCTACATCTCGCTATGCTTACTTAAAACCAGGCATGACACAATATTGGGGTGCTGCTCAAACCCTCTTAAACCACTTCATGGTAAACTTAGGTTTAACAGGCAATGCTAAAGAATGGAAAGATTATGCCGCTAGTGATGCCGGTATCGAATCTTACTACAGTATAGATGCTGATGAACGCGAGGCTGCAGCAAAAGCTTTCCCTGACCTTTATGGTAAAAACAGCGTTCAAAAATTCATTAACGATACCCCAGGTTCTTATTTGGACATTATTGCTGTAGCTAACCGTGGACAAAGGTTAGCGATTAAAAGACGCAAAGTCGTTGAGAAATTTATTGATGGTCGAGGCGGTAACCTATTGGGTATGTTAGAAGACATGTACCGTGGTCAGAAGAGCCATGCTGGCGCTTCCTTAGCCAGACTATTTAACCTCTGGAAGAATGCTTCTATTTATAATCCTAGTTCGGCTACTGGTGGGGTGGTGGGTAGTTCTATTGGTGTCGGTCTAGGCTTAGGCGAGCAAGCTCAACAATCAGCTCCTACTACCGATGAGAATGGCAATCCAGTAGAAACTCCACCTCCACCACCTGAACAAACACCACCAGTAGAAGGTGCTAATTCTCCTAGTGCGGTAACCAACGATTCTGCAGATGCACCTAGTGCAGAGGAATTAAATAAAGACAGTCCTGGGTTGTTAGAGTACTTTAAAACCGAAATAGAAGAAGGTAGTGCTTTTGTATCTTTCCGTGTAGATGATACGGGTCCTGTATCAGAAACTTTCAGTAACTCTTATCGTGCTTCTGAATTGGCTGAAAAGATTAACTCAACGGCTGCTTCTGCTCGTTCTACTTATTTTAACTTAGCAGGCGGTAATATAGGTGATAGTGCAGTAGCTAATATTGTTGAGTCTGTGGTAGGTGGATTGAAATCATTAGCGGAAGGTGTGGTCACTGGCATTGGTTTAGAAGGTCTTCTGATTGCTGGTGGTGGTGGTATGGTGACCATGCCTAAGTACTGGGAATCTTCAGAAGTCACATTACCTAAAGCTTCTTACTCCTTTACTTTAACTTCACGTTACGCTAATAGACGTTCTGCTCTTCAAGATATCTACATGCCATTAGCTTGTATCTTAGCAGGTGCGATGTCTCAAGCAGTAGGTAAACACTCTTACTCAGCACCTTTCTATTGTGAATTCTACGACCGTGGTAGAATGCAATCTCGTTTTGCAGCGATTGACTCTCTCACCATTACTCGTGGCGATGGTACTGTAGGCTTCACGCCAGAAGGTTTATTGATGTCTTGTAACGTAAGCTTTACTTTAGCAACTATGGAAGAACATGTTTCTATGCCTTTGTCAGAGAAGTTTAGTTTTACAGAATCATTGACTTCATTGCTTGGTGCCGCAATACTTAAAGACAGTGCAGCTAAAATAGCAGGTGGTGGATTAGCAACACAGTTAGCTCGTGGTTTGTTCGATGATGATAACCAGCTCTTAGACTGGTTAGCAGTATTGACAGGCATGTCTTTGAATGAACAATACTACATTGGTGCTAAATTAAGACGCCGTATTCGTCAACGTCAATTGGATGTTACTGCGGCATTTTCTACTCCGGCCATGGCTTCTTTCTTATCAGAAACCACAGTCGGTTCTACATTGTCTGCTTTGGTATTTCCATACCGTGCTGGGCGATAAACATATTGCGATTACTCCTACTCCCCGAAAAGGAGTAGGAGTAATACTTTATGTTTTAACGTACAGTTACATTCGCTTTAAAGTCGGCAGGTGATACTAACATATCAGTTCTTTGTTTACCATTTACAATAAACTCACTGTGGTCTTTGGTAAACTCACTATTAAAGCTCGTAGAACCTTTGGTAAAGACTTGATGTAACAACATCAATACCTCATTGGTTTTATCAGTATATTCGTAATGAATCAGACCTCTGCCTGTTTTTCCTTTAGTATCTTCAGGATTCAAATAGAAACGATTAGCTAGAGCTGTTTTAATCAATGCTTTAAAATCAGTAGAAGCATTCATGAAGATTCGTAAATTGAAAATCTTCCTTTGGCTTCCTCTGTCAATCCAAAGCATTTCTCCACCTCTAAAAGCATAGATCGTTTTCATCAATTGTTCAAAAATCAGATTACGATCTTTCTCTTTATTAAAGACAACACTAAAGGTAAATTCAGAAATCATCTTCTCGACGACTTTACCTGAGATCATTTCCATTCTTTGTGGATCAGAAGCACCAATGGCGTAATACATGGTAGTATAGTCGCCATTCTTCGCTAAGTCGTAAATGATATTGGAAGTGACATCCGTAGCTACATCCCAAGACATGCCATTCTTTTCACCACTTACTAAGTTCCTAAATTCAGAACCAATCTCCAAACCTAAGTTAGAGAATTCTTTAATGACTTCTGTAACGGCTTCTTTAACCGCTAGTACGTCTTGTACATTAACTAATTCGTAACCAGTGATATGTTTGGTTAATTCATTCAAACCATTCAGAATGGATAAGTCACCATTCTTAATCTTCTTAACTTCACCACCGACTTTAATCGCTAGTTTAGCACCTTCGATAATACTGTCGATTTTCTTAGTATCTAAACCAGCTCGAGATAAAGCTGCTTTTGCACCAGGCGCTAAACTCTCTACTGCGCTTAAGAAGTCTTTTTGTTTAATCGCATTCTTAGCTGCATTTGCACTCTTTAAGTATCCAGATACCTTAGAGAGCATGTCTTTACCACCACGTAATTTCTCACCTAGTTTATTTAAGTCTAGGTTTAACGTATTGGCAAACTTATAAAGACTATTTAACGTACCATTATTAAAGTCTATTAAGTAGGCATCTTTCGTAGCCATGCTATTATCTTGAGAAGAGTTATAGACGGTGGTATTTTTATTCTTTTTATCATTAGCCGCACTCTTACTCGTAGAAGCTGTATGTTTACCTTTTGATGCGTGTTTAGGTGGTACGGGTTTACGTTTCACCTTTTTACTGTTTGTAGCCATAATCGTCTTTCTTAAAACTAAAAAAAGAATAGTATTCTAAATCATACGTCTAGACTACTACTCTCTGAGGAAAACCCCAGAGAGTAGTTTTATCTAGATATTTAGTCGTTCAAATCAACCAGTTTCGGTTTAATGTTATTCAAGATACGTGTCATTTGTTTATCACGCATTTTGAACTTATTATCCGAATCAAAGTAGTAAGCTACATACGGTAACTTATTACTCATCACCATTTCCAGAAGATCCGGTTTAGACATAATCGAATAAACCAAGAATTCTTCTAACAAACTGTCTGGAATGAATTTGACTTCGTATTCATTTTCCCCAGACTTGATTTGTTTGTCTACATACTCACGTAAACGAGCACCGCATAAGGATCGAATGTTCTCATCCTTATTCTTCAGCTTATACCAGGTTACGGCAGCAGAGATGGAAATGAAACTACCATAACGAGGATGATAGAAAACTCGAGTATGGTCAATGAATAAACGTTCACCTAACAATGTAGCAGTATCATTGAGATTAATACGGATATGGTCAATACCGTCTTTACTCGGATCGATATTGGTCATGTCCAATGTTTGATCGACAGACAAGTCCAGTTCACTCATCTTGATTACCCTCCTTACGAACTTGTTTCCCCAGCGAATACAGTTCGTGATTGATTTCTGCACTTTCTTCATGCAGTTTTTGTTGATCGATTAGTTCTTGATTACGTACCGGACGTTCGTACTGTGTTAAACCTACACCACCTACGTGAGCCGTATAGGATTTAATCGTACCAGACTTACGTTGCATGGTAATGGTAATGTCTACCCAAGGTAAATCCAGAATATGGAAGAGTTCACCCAAGTACTTAATACTGATGGTTTCTCTTGATAGCTCTTTCAGTAATCGAGCTTTCTCAGCAGTGATCTTATTCTGGTCTAAAGTATTACCAGAGTAAGTACGCAGTGCTTCTTCGATAATCTCAGTCATTTGAGAATAGATCAAAGACTCGTCTTCCATTTGTGGATAGCCTTCTACACCCTTACCATCATAATTATCCTTAATGATACGACGTAAGAGTAAAGCTAGTACGCCACCCCAAGTATTCGTTACATCCTGTACTGAACCATTTTCAGTATCCGTAATTCGACGGAATCCCTGCAATATGGTATCTTTAGAGTTCATTCTTAATTGCCTCCTGTTTATCGTACTCCCGAATGTAAATAAAGAGCTTTTCTAAGAGCAGTAGATTATACGTGCTAATCAGAAAAACATCTTTATAAGAGCCGACGTAATTTTCAAAATTAGTTAGATTAGAAAGTTTCGTTAAGAAGTCCTTAACGGAGTTTAGATAGATGTAAGCAGAATGCAATACAGATACATCATCTGGCAGATTACTTTTGTAATACTGTCTAGGATTTTTGTACGTATCGAAAATGCTACACCTAACCACATCTCTAAAAGAATCATGTGGCTTAGAGGTTAAGTAATTATTCAGATTCGTTAACTCAACCAAATCTGAATAGCTATTATCAGGTGTCGAAATCCCATAGCAACTAGTTGCTAAGTCTAAACCAATCTTATCCGGTAGTTTAGCATAGTTTTCATTGTCCATGAGTTTATTGACTTTAACCATGGTTAACTCAAGGTAAGTTAAGTAATCCTCAATGGCTTTCTTCTTACCTTCAGCACCGTACTGTTTAGAAAGTTCACGAAATCTGTTTATGGTATTTCTTGCCCATACTTCGTGTTCTTCTACTTTCTTATTGTAAGCTCTTTCTTTAAAGGGAAAGAGACTTACTAATTTAGCTAGCATAGAAAAGTCCTTTGTTACAGTTAGATTAGAAAAGAAACAATTATATCACCTCTGCTATCGATATGGTATAATTGCAGTAGTTAAGATTCAAAAGAATAATGTAATCTCATCTTAATAGTATATTTTTGAAATAAACTAATATAGAACGTAACTATATAAGCATTATGAATAAATTATCTTTTTAACACTTATATAGGGAATTTTAAAATGAGTGCTGAACAAATGATAGAAGGAGTGAATCTGGATCAACCAATTGCTCCTCCTGCAGTAGATCCTATTGCTCAATTTGAAGTCAGAGGTGAAACCTCTAAGTACGATAGTCAAGGTATCTTAGACGAGAACATTAAGTTACGTCAAGCAATTGTACGAGCTGCCACTGCTGATTTAAAAGCATTAGTGAATGATCCTGACTTAGCTGCACTAGCTTTGAAAGCTATGGATGCGAATGATAAGTCATTGATTGCTACAGCTCGTCTGAAAGTGGAAGAGGAAGGCAATGCCACTGATGCTGCACTGGTATCTGCTCTGGTAGCAGAAACACTCTCTCGTAACGAAAGAACCCGTAAAGAGAGAATGCAGCAAGATGCCATTCCACACGATCCAAACTACAAACCACAAGGTCGAGCATTTGAATTGCCAGCCGCTTCTCGTGATATTCGTGATGATGAACTTGTAACAGGTACAGTAGTCATTACTCAAGAAGAAATCATGTCTACTTTAAAAATCAAAGTAGCAGATGACGATGAAACTGAAGAAGAAAACAAAGAAGAATAAATAACTACTCCTCTACCCAATTAAGGGTAGAGGAGTAAGCTATCATTATTTACCTTTTAAGAAGTCTTCTGCTTTAGCAATAGCAGAATTCAAAGCCACGGTAATGATTTCTGCATTATAGACACAAACAGAGAAAGCTTCTACAATTTCAGCAATCTTAGTGGTAGCATTCGCAATCTTAGCGATCATGGGCTTAGAATAGCCTTCACTAACCATACCAGTCAAATCACGAACATACTGGACAGCAGTATCGACTTCATTCAGCAATTTCTTACGATCAATACTGTTGATCAAATCACTATTGTCTTCAGCCAATTTAACGACAGCGTAAATGTCAATACCAGAACTAAAGACATCTCCATACTTCGCTACCGCATTAAAGTCATTCGGTTTCTTCATGGTACTTAATGTTTTCAATTCTTTATTGATCAAGTCTGCTTGGCGAATATAATTCATGTCAGAGAACAATGTAGAATCCGTTAACCCTTTATCTGTAGAAATCACTCGACCAATATCAATACGTAATTGAGCGACTTGGCTGATGACATCTTTCAAGGATTTACTCACTTCGAAAGATTGACGAATATAGGTTTCGTAATCTACAGCCATGCCTGGTGGAACATCTACATCCAAATCCAACATGGCGGCATAATTACGACTCAATTTGTTTTTATCCAATCGGTTCAAACGGGCGGTATCCAGCATAAGCGTTTTACTGTTTACTTTATCAAAAGAGAATAAAGACTGCGCGGTTAAACGCAAAGTATTGAATGTTTTGTTAAAGAGTTCAGTAACCGCACCAAACATACTTTCATGAGACACATCCAAAGACTTAATCTTTTCTATGTCAGCCTGTAGTTGTTCGACGGATACCATCAGTGTAACATCCCACTTTGACGTGATGGAATATTTATTTTGAATAGACATAAACTTACTTTTCCTTTTATGAATTCTAATAGACTAAATCTTTTTGAAACAGATATAGTTTGAACAAATACCAACTTTAACCCAATTCTCAAATACCCGAGGTAATATTAAAATGATTACTGGATTTTACCAAATGCCAGCGAAGCAATCGCCTTACTTACGAACTAATATCAACGTCGGATGTCTTATGGATATCCCAACAGGTTCTCCAGTAAAAGCACAACACGGTCGTTACATCACTAATGGCGGACATAATGGTTCTGTCATTCTTGTTGGTCCTGGTAACTCATATAAATCCGCTCTGGCTGACCATATCAATGAAGTCGCCGCATTCCGCGTCCATCGTTACTCTACAGGACAAAAATACGATACAGAGAACAATGCCTACATCCCTGGTCTTGAAGTACGCTTAAAACGCATTGTAGGTGCCTTAGCAGAAGCCGACTGGTTCCAAACAGGTCGATGGATTGTCACCGAGTCTTCTATCTATAAAGGAGACGAATGGTTTAAAATGGCTAAGGAATGGATGTATGGTAAAAAGAAACAAGGTGCCTCCATTAAAATTGAAATTCCTGCTCTAGACAGAGAAGGTAAACCCATGAAGATCATGCTGCCTACTTTTATTACTTTAGACTCTTTGTCTAAGTTTGAAGTAGAAGCCGTACAAGAACTTCGTGATAAAACAGACTTAGGTGATGCTAAGCAAAACATGATCGCCATGAACTCAGGTAAGTTCAAGAAAAACATGATTGATGAATTACCTGATTTGTTAGTAGGTACGAATACTTACTTAACAGGTACAGTTCACTATGGTGAATTGAAACAAATGGACCCTTATGCGCCTGTACACAAACCATTACAACACGTAGACAATGGTCGTAAGATGAAAGGCGTACCTGAAAACATTACTTTCTTGTCTACTTGCATGTGGGGCATTAAAGCCGTAGCAAAACTGCACAATAAAGCTGACCGTAATGTCATGGAGTATCCATTAAAGAATGCCGCTAATGACAATAACGTCGATGACTTGAACGTCGTGTCTATGCAACAATGGCGTTGTAAAACAGGCCCTTCTGGTTATACGCTCAATATCGTGGTTTCTCAAAAGTACGGTGTATTGGAAGAACTCACTAATTTCCATTTCTTACGTACACATGGTAACTATGGTTTAAATGGTGAGATTACTCAAACCGGTAACTTTAAAGATGTATCTTGCATTCTCTATCCAGAACAAAAACTGACTCGAACTACTGTTCGTACATTGATGGATGAAGATCGTCGTTTGGCTCGTGCGATTCAAATCTGTGCAGACATGCTCCAAATGTCTGTCCATTGGTCTACACATTTGCGTTCTATTGATAATCGTCTTTTAGAACTCACTCCAGCTACTCTGTACGAGAAAATCAAAATGGAAGGTTACGACTGGAACATGATTCTGGATACGCGTTACTTCTGGAGTGCAGATGACGAAAACCATGATCAATTAGAACTCTCTACCATTGACATTATGCGTATGGCTTTAGGTACTTATCATCCTTACTGGTTAGAAGCTGATAAGAAAACCATTAAAAAGAAATATGCGAAAACTTCTAAAGTAGAAGAATCCATGATTGATAATGGTGATAAACCTAAGAAGTAAAGTTTTATGGGTAGGAGGTCATTCTAGATCCTGACTTCCTTACCCTTTTCCATTAACCTTAATATTAAGGAAATTTATTAAAATGACTCAAGAACAAATTACTGAGACTACTACTCCAGTAGGCGAAGAAGAATTCACTGAAGTTACAGCTCCTGTAGCTGAAGAAGAAAATACTGAAATCAACAACGAAGTACCTGCAGAGGAAACAGGTAATCAAACAGGTATTCAAGACAAGTCTTTTGAAGCCTTGATTACTGACCCTAACTTCATTCTGCAAGACTTCCGTGGTTTGTGTGAAAAACATGGTATTGGTTTTGTAGACCTGATGAACGATATGGGCTTTAATGCCGCTACTCTGAAAGCATTGCTGGTTAACAAACCTATTACTGAACAAATCTTTGTATTGGCTCGTGAACTCTCTATCATCATTTTCAAAATGGGTACAGACAGTGAACCTGCCGTGAATACTTTGGATGTTCGTACTACCTTGGGTAACGTAGGAGATTCTAAAGAATTCTTGGAACTCTTGGATACTTTCATTTTCCCTTACATGGCCGAATATGTGAAGAATGGTAATCTGGATCCTAACTGGATTCTGCCTGAAGATCCATCTAAAGAGTTGCAACAAATGGTTTCTGAACAAATCAGCATTAACCAAGAAATGGAGAATGCTATGAAAGAAGCAGATGTACGCATGGGTGAATTGAAAGAATTGGAAGAAGCCGTAGAACTCACTCAAGGTGAAACCGTCGTAGCTGTAGTCTCTGAAGAAGAACTGAAAGAAGCTTTGGAACATGCTACACCTACTGGTGACCTAGAAGTCGAAGAAGTTACTGAAGAGGTAGAAGAACCTCAAGCAGATTCTACTGATCCTGTAGATACACCTGCTGAACAAACTGAACAGTAAAACATAAAGCATTACTCTCTCCTCCCTTAACAGGAGGAGAGAGCGTGCCATGCCGTATGTTTAGAAAGTAATGTTATTGTTACGCAACAGTTCTTTTAGCCTCATGATTTCATTGTATTGTTCAATGACTTTTCGCTCAGCTAAACCTAATTTATCCGTCAATACTTTCTTCGCTTCAGTAGCTTCAGTGAGTTGTTCTAGTGTAGACTTATTGTCTTTCATTCTTTGCTTACGGGCTTTTTCTAATCGATCGTGTGAGGTATTATCCACAATCATGATTTCTGATAAAGCCATCGTCTCTGCTTGTACATTAACACCTAACATGGAATCGGCTAATTCTTCAAACTTCTGAATCAGTGGATCCAAGTTAGTATTCAGAGGCATTGCCCCTAAACGTAAACCAATACCCACAGAGCAATAGTTTACCCCAGTACCAATAGGATAGGATACTAAGTAATGCAAAGGAAAAGAATAGACTTGTCCACTGTCTGTTCTTAAGAAGATAATCCGACCACCTTCATCCGAATGCTTCTGATAATCTTCTTTAGAAAGATTGTGTTTCTGATAGTAGGTAACGAATGGATCAATACCCATGGAGAACAGTTGACCATAGTTGGTAATGGCTGTACATTCCAATGTGGTATTTAAAGGCAAGTAGGATTGAAAAGGTGTTTTCAATTCCCACAAGCCACGTGAACCTACTGTAGGGTTACTTAATGCCATTTAATCATTTCCTTATTTATTTAAGAAGTTGTATTTAGCAGCAATCAAGTAGTGGAAGTCTTTGTACTTCATGACTAAGAATAATTTATTGTTACGAGTCGTACGGGTAAAGATTTTCTCACCATTGATGATTTCTCCACCAGGCAAAGTGATTTTCTCACGAGGCAGTGAAGAAGTCGGTGTCATGGTTTCTGCGACTTGTAGCATATCTTGAATCTTCAAAGAGAATGCTTGAGTATTGGCTGATTGATAACCAAAGTCAGTAGAAGTAGAAGGCACATCAATAAAGTCAGGGAAGACTTCTTGTAACTTAAACTTATTCTCTTTATTCTCTTGAGAACCACACACTAAGGCTGCAACAGCACGATAGTACAAAGAGACTGCTTGGATATTCGCTTTGATATGGGTTTCACTCATTTCATTCATGAATGGTGTACCATACTTCTCAATAGCAGTTGACAAAGTCACAAATGGAGAATACAATGAAGCTTGCTCACGTACTTTGTTTTCATTAGAGAGATTATCCCATTGAGGAACAATAATGAATTCATTGCGTTTAAAAATATCTGGAAAGACTTTCTTCCATTCATCACGAGAATGGGTAGAGTTTTTCAAGATAGCTGCTTGAATTGCATCTTTCACTGCGTCAATAGAGTCACCTGCATCGCCCCAAATCAGTACATACCAGTTGGTATCCAATTCAGGATTATTCTTAACTGGATGATACCACTTAAAGATATCCAAACGGAAAATCGTAACAGGGGAGTGTGCTTTCTTAGAGTTAGCAATACGAGTCAGTACATCCACAGGACGTTTAGCTAATTCTTTTTCTACCTCGATACGAGAAGAGAAGAAGACATCAATATTCTCTACTGGTGCAATAATATCGATTTCGTATTCATCGTATTCAGAACGGAAAGAAGCGTCAGAGAACCATACCCAGAATTCATTGTCTTCTAAGTCTTTAAAACGTACCCATTGCACGCAGTAGTAGCTTGTGTCATTAACGACTTCACCCAACTCAAACTTTTGAGCACGCGCACCAAAGGTATTTAAGAGATCACGTTTCAATTCATCTACGTAAATCTCACGAGCACCTTTTAATACATACTCGTAGATGTGTTTACTAATGTCTAATGCCAAATCTCGATCAGCACTATTGATCTCAATATTGCGTTCGTTCCCCATAGTACTGAAAACATTTAACATGATGTTCTTGTCAGTATTGTGTGAATAGAGTCGTACGTCTTTTTCGTATGTTCTGCTTTCGG